AACATAGCGAATTGCATATCTAAACAAAGGAGCAATGAAATGTCGGAATTCCGCAGAGCATTTCGTGCGTCAGGTCTTGATGCAAGTGGTCAAAATGTAATTAACGTAGCAAACCCACGAGTAGATGAATTGCTCGACGGTATTAACCAAGGCTACTTCATTGATGAAAACACTGTTCAAGAGTATGATCCATCACGAGCGCACTACAAAGTAGATTTCATCGTTGAATTTAACCAACGTCTCTACAAAAACATCATTGAAATCACCGCGCCCGAACCATTTGACCCACAGAAGTGGAAGAAGATGCGTACCGACCCAGAGTGGGAAGATACAGATTCTTCAGTTGGTGCAAACGTAGGTGACTTATTATGGTTGACAGCTAGTTCAGCAATTACAATTACACTACCAGAAACGCCATTAACCGGCGATACTGTTACAATCAAAGATGGGCGCGGTATTCTATCGACTTACCCATGTACGATTGCAGCAGCAGGCGGTCTAACTATTCAGTCGTATGGCATTAATGGCGGAATTCAATCTGATGCAAGTCTATCATTCAATCGCCCGAACAGTACAATTTATCTTGTGTACAACGGGATTGCATGGACGTATCAAATTGAACAGCAACTATACCACACGTACCTAGATGACAGCCATCCAAGTCAACAAGGTGGCTATCTAACTACTGGTGGTTACTTTACGAACGTAGGTGAAACTGTCACATACGAAGGTTCAGTAAAAACAATCGCGATCTCTCTACCGCTACACCCGAACGTGGGCGATACAATTCATCTTAAAGATGTTGCATATCTTGAAAGTCAAACGACAATTCAAATCGGCGTTCGACCAACAGCAGTAGGTCAGGTTGTTCAAGACCCTGTTTCAGGTGATCGCAGTGCAGTAATCAGCTTAGACACAATAGGTGGAGCTGACATCACGTTTATTGATGACAACGGCACTGGCGTTTGGGTTATCACTATTGCGAACAACCCGCATTTGTGGAACTATGTGGGTGAATCAAGTGCAGTTACGCTAAAACCACGTACTCGTTACGCGATTGAAATCGCTGATGCAGTTAGTGCAATGACAATCACGCTACCAGAAAAACCAGTTGATGGTGACTGGATCGAGATTTCACACAACAAGACTGCGCACAAACCTGTAACAGTTCAAGTTCACCCGAATTTTGGTGATGATGACCCAGGTCACGGCCCAGATGAATACAAAGTATTCTTGGACTTCGAGACTTACCGTTATCAAAAATATCGTCATTACGTCGATTTCGTTCCATTCTTCGTAGAATCGTTCGATATTAGCGACTATGACAGCGGTTACTCATTCGTACTGTACTATGACGGAACTCGTAAAGTATGGTCATTCGGTAACATTGCAACTCGTATCGACATTGCAGATGAACTTCACCGAAAACGTCCGGGTATCGTGCCACTAGCTGACCCAACTGAGGCTCTAGCTCACGGCATTGAATATGCACATCCAGAAGATGTTGCAAAACCATGGGCTGATCAGAGTCCGTTGAAAGATCACGTAATTACCGTTGAAACTTTAGATGCACGTCGTGCAGCCGAAGATCAAGTCGGTATGGCTCGTATCGCGACTCTTGGTGTTGATGAAGCACTTGAAGAATCACGTTCTGGCGCGTTAGTTCGCTACCCAGATAGTGCATTCCGTCATGACATCATGATCACGCCGAGAAGCTTGAACGCTCGTACAGCAACTGAAACACGTCGCGGTGTTGTTGAAATTGCGACACAGACTGAAACACGTAGCACAACTAACGATGTGCAAGTGATCACGCCTAAGAAGTTTCATGCTGCGCAAGCGGAAGAGAATTTAACAGGCGTTGCAGAACTTGTCAAGGCGTCAAACAACATTAACGCTAATGGCACAGTAGCTTCCACTGCAAATATGCGTTCTGACAGAACAGTTAACGGTGTTGTTGATACTGTATATGACAAAACTGATCATCTTCGCATTGTAACTCCGAAAATGCTTGATGAATATCGAGCTACTGAGAACCAACCGGGTACTCTATGGGTTGCTAAGAGCACTGAGCTTCGTGTAAACGACTCAACAGTTGATGATGCAATCATCACGCCTAAGAAATTAGCAGCGTGGAAAGCAAGCTCAACAATTCGCGGTATTGCACGTTCAGCAACTCAAGCTGAAACAAACGCAATCAGCGGGACAGGTGAAGCGTGGACAACTGTTTTCGTTACACCTGAGACATTAAACAGTCGTACAGCGACTGAATCTCGTCGCGGTGTTGCTGAGATTGCAACTCAAGTCGAAGTTGACGCAGGGACTGATGATACACGTATAGTTACGCCTCTGAAAGTTGCAACATGGCTTGCATACGATCACTTTACTAGTGATGGCGTTGCTCAAGGCGCGGGTTACGGCGTATCGGGTATCTCACATACAGGTGACATTTGGAACGGCATCAATCTAGAAATCGCACTGGCAACAACAACGCAACGCGGTACCCTAGAAACAGCGACTGAAACAGAAGCTAAAGTTCAGCAAACGTGGAACGGTACGTCTTGGGACGGCACAGCAGCAGCAGCCGATAAAATTGTCACACCATTGACACTTGATCGCCGTCGTGCCACTGAAACACAATACGGTCTTGCACGTCGTGCAACAAATGCTGAAATTGACACTGCGACAATCGGTGGCGTTGATAACACACCAGTTTACGTATCGCCAAAAGACTTGCTTCGTTGGACTCGTACTTCTACGAATTCACGTTCTGATGAAACACGCTTCGGTGTTGTTCGTCTAGCTACGCCAGCAGAAACATTCGTTGGTAACAGCACTGACGGTTCAACTCAAGCATATACAGCTTACTTGCGTACACCGTATGCAGTTACGCCGTACAGCTTGAATTATGCATTGCGCAACTACTTGCCATTGAATGCAAAGGCTGATGACTCAGAATTGCTAGATGGTTTAGACAGTACTCAGTTTGCTCGTCGTGATATTAATCAAACGATCAACGGAACTTATACGTTCAATGCTAAAAACGTCGAAATTAATGCAGGTGGCTGGCTTCAAGTACAGAATGCACCGACTGGTGATATTGTTAAGCTAGATTGGTTTGATTCTGCTCCCCGCATTCGCGTCGGGGGAAGCGGTGCTTCATCAACTGCTACGTTCTCGATTCAAGGCGCGGCTGATTTTGTTCGCTGGCAAGTTAATTCGTCTGGTTATACTACACAAGCAAGTGGTGCGACTTTCGGTAGCACAGTTACTGAAAACGAATCAAGCGCAAACGTTGATGCAACATACGGGACTTATTCAAGCCCAGCAGCAGGTACACTTCGTCAGAAGTACTTGGGTATCAATAACGTAGCAAAAGCGGCTGAGAAGTGGGTTACAGCGCGTACAGTGACGTTCACTGGCGACTTGACTGGTAACTTCACAATTGACGGAAGCGGAAACGTTTCTACAAACGTGCAAGTTAACGACAATAGTCACAATCACTCAGGTGAGAACATCACGAGCGGTACGATCTCGAACGACCGACTAATCAAGTCAAGTCGTACGAACCCAGGTATTGTTCAAGTAACAAGTGATGTACGTACAGCAGACCCAGTGAATGCTTCAGACCCACACCAAGCTCTATCGGCTGGTGCAGGTAAGACTCTATCTGAGCGAATTGACTTGTTCACGCCAGATGGCGGTACTGGTGACAACGTTAAATACAGAGACTACATTCAAGTTGGCTCTGTAAGAATGTCAACAAACAATCAAGGCGTGCTGGAGTTCACATTCGGTCACGCAATTTAAGGTGACTTATGTACGAAAGACTTAAACGTGAAGGCGATTGGTTACTAATCTTTCGCCATGATTCTACAGGAGGTGTATTTTTCACCTCCGATGCTGAGGCTAGAAGTGTCGGGACGGATCCCGACATTGAAGCCAAATTCAGTGCGTTAAACTCACTTGAAGAATTTCGTCGTGAGGACGGTAAATTCCAATTCAAGCTGCATTACCCTGAAGTCGGCATTACGAATATTTGGAAACAAAGTAACAACTTCGCAGCGAAAGGCGTAGGTCAGTATCTGACAAACGGTAACTTGGCTGGAGGTCAATTTGTTACTGAACAAACGACAAAAACAGGCTCATGGGTCGTTGTTGAAAAAGAAAACCCAGGGTCATCAAAATACGTTGTCGAGCAGCCGACTGCGGCGGTCAACGATCAAATTGTGTTTTCAGTTCCACAAACTCGACTTCTTCCGAATCGAACATACACAATGTCATGCTGGGTTGGATATGAAGTCGATACTGATCATGATACCGCAGCTCTGTTTCATTCTCGCTGGTATGACGGTGCATCAAACCCATATACACTAGGTCACATCCCGGGTGATGTGTTTGAGTCAGCAGGCAATGAACGTATAGTTGATGGAATTTTATGGAAGCGTCATTATGCTCGTTTCACGACGCCTAGTACTCTGTCAACAAGTAATATGTACTGGTATTGTGGGTATACGTCAGATGTTGCTAAACTACCAACTGGAAAACGTTGGTTGACTAACTTCATGATTTCTGATGCTCCGTTGATTAAAAACTACACAGGGGATTATGATGCTCGTACTGGTGGGGTTCGTGGCTATGAAGCGATTTCAATCCAATCTGACGTTCAGTATTGGGGTGGTATTGAGTACAACACAGGCTCAAACTCACTTGCTGATGGGTCAGTGAATCACTCAAACTGGTATTATGCAATCGGTGCGCAAGCTGCGTCAGGCGGCTCTACGCCAGGTCCCGGACAAACAGTTAATGTAACTGAATTGTGGATATATGCGCCTGTAGGATCACGAGTCGGTGAATATGAACTTGCGGCTAGACACATTCGCGAATTCTCGAATAACAATTATCGTCTAGTTGCTACGGGTGTTGCAAACGGTAGTTCGAATCTAGCATCATGCTATTTGAATGATGTTAGGCTTTTCACGCCCGAAACTAAACAAGCATATCAAATTCGTCTTCTGATTATGAATGATGATTTGACAGTGAAAACAAGCAGTAAGTATCTTTTGAGTAGTTCAACTGAACGCGGAAACTTCGTCAATGCATTGAATAACCTGACGAATGAAATCTTCATCATCGTCTCTAACGGTTCGATGTACGGCGATGCGGCGGTTGATGCTGCAATTAATCAATACAATCCCGTCGAGTATAGAGGAAGTTCGTACTTCAGCCAATACAGCTACAGTTATGCGGCGTTCGGTCGTGCTGATTTAGGTATTGTATATGATCGATGTATATTCGACCACCCGTCAGACGGCGACAGCATTGTTGATACTGCATTCGAAGACAAAGACGGAATCGGTTCAGCAGGATTCGGAAACGCGCTTCTAGCACGTGATACGGTACCCGTTGATACTCGATACAATCTATCTGACTTCGGTGTTGTTGAAGGTCAATACCTGATCTACAAAGTAAGAGCGTGTATTGATAGAACTACTGCTATCGGTGGCGGTACGAAGTCGTGTAACTTGAGAATGTACAATGCGGTGAATACTGAAGTTGCAAGGCAGAATATTTTCTTCGGGTCAGCGGAATTATTCGAAACTCAAGAGTTTTTTGTTCAAGTCCCAGCAGGTGCAGTTACATTTGGCGTTTGGTCAGATCTTGACCAAGAGTACTTCGATTATGCACTCGTTTACAAAGGCGGGTTTGCAGTTCCTAGCGGAACACCTCATTTGATTTCGAATATAAATGGTCTAGCTGCTCAAGATATTGTAAATTCACCAATATCAGGCAACGTAGTGAATGACACAAGCTGGTTTAATGCATACAACTCGAACTCGAATCTATACGAGAATGTCAATATGCCAGTCAGAGAAACAGATAACGTTCATTGGGGGAATTATGTTCTTTCGAATGGCGAGAAGTGTTTCACACGCTCTACAGGCACACAATCAATGATTGAAATGTCTGAAATCAATATTGACCCGACAAGACCATACTTCTTGTCATTGTGGGTAAACTCAATTGATAAAGACGCGGGTTATTTACATTTTAGTTGTCGAGTCAAAGATGGCGCTGATGCGTTTAGCACATTGAAATTAGCCGATGGAACAGATGCTTCAACATTTGCAACGATTGATCGTGTTGATAACTTCCCTGCCGCTAACGGAAAATGGATTCTGATGCAAGCATTCATTCTACCGCATACGTGGACAGATGCTCAACATCAAGCGTTCCAAGACAAATATGAAAACTACTTCGGCGTTTACAACCCTGAAGATGATCCAAGTAGCTTAACAGCAAAAGGCGTTGGTTCATACACAACGAACGCAGTTAGTTTCTACAGATGGAAATCAGACCACGCCAAGATGTTCTTGCGCTATCGTGATGAGGGATCTGTAACTGAAAGTCAGACAATGTGGGCTTTGCCTATCGTGTCTGAAGTCAAAGTTGCTTGTTTCTATGAAGACACAATCACTGCGATTGATTACGCAATGCAATAAGAAAGCCCTTCGGGGCTTTTTTTATACGCGAAGCAAAAGGTAAGAGGCGGAAAAATTCCGTCTCATCTTAGTAGAATTAGTAGTTTTAGTGAAGTTAGTAATATTAGTGAGATTCGTGTTTACAAAAACCCGTTTGATATGTATACTTGATGAAGCGAGGGTATTATATGAAGTTACAAGATTTAAAAGCAGAATACCATGAAGACGTTAAGATCGATACGACTGCACTAGAAACAGCAGCCATTCGAATCCCAGTACTTCATGCAAAGTGGCTTGCATATAGAGCCGATGCAAGACAGCTTCTTATTAAAGCTGAAATGAAAATGGAAGCAGTGAGAAAAGACCGCTGGCTCTTTTATAGCGGCAAGCATGACGATGAAGTTTGTGATTTTATCGTTGAAAAAAGTGAAATGAAATACGCACTCGCTGGTGATGAAGCTCTTCAATTAGCGATTGCACGTTTTCAACATATGAAAGATGTGTTATCTTTCATCGAAGAAGCTTTGAAAGGCATTAGCCAAATGGGCTTCACAATTAAACACATTATTGATAATAGAAAAATTGAGAGTGGTATAGTATGATCATCGAAACAATCAAAGCAACACGCCTACAAGCTCGTAAAGACCGCAACAACGCAGTTGCGTCTGTCTTGGGTGTCATTATGGGTGAACTTGACCGTCGTCAAAAACACGATGATGAGTCTTGCATCAAAGTGATCTCAAGCGCAATCGACAACAACAATCTGGCACTTGAACATGCACAAGGCGACCATGTTGACATCCTGAACGCGGAAAACGCTGTTCTTGAGTCTTTACTACCAGCAAAAATATCCGATTCAGAGCTAGACACGTTTGTTTCTAACTTCGTGCTAGAAACTGGTGCAGATTCTATGCGTGATATGGGCAAACTAATGGGCGCTCTAAAGGCTACAGGTAAAGTTTTCGATGGTGGTAAAGCGTCTGCTCTATTCAAACTAGCAATAGGTATGTAGTATGCAGAACTGGCTTAGACATAAATACAAAGTAGTATCTCGGCGTCACGAGTTCGCAGATGAATTCGAAGAAGAGGTGCAAGAGCTACTAAACGACGGGTGGGAATTGAATGGCTCATTGCAAGTCAACGACTTCGCACTCTACCAATCACTTACAAAATCGGGGTTAGACTAATGGCACATTGTGTTGTATGCAAGCAACCTATCAAAGAAGGCGATGTCACGATTGATACGCCACAAGGCACAGTTCACGCAGGTCAATGTCAGCAACATCTAGCAGAAATGGCTATTTCTGAATCTGGCGGCGATCAGCAACTTGTCGAAACACAACTTCTAAACGGGTAAAGGTATGGGAAGAGATCGTAAACGAGATCGTGGGTTTTTCGACTGGCTCTGGGCGCCATTTGAATTTCTGTTCGAGTTAATCGGTGCGATTCTCTCGGCAATCTTTTCTGACTAATAAAAAAGGGAGCAAATTGCTCCCTTTTTCGTATCTATTATGCAGCAAGGTCGACTTTCTTGACTGCGTACTTGAACTCTTCTTGGTTGTAAAGCTCAATGCGCTGCATCCCATGCTTCATAGTATAATTGACATGCGTATACGGCTTCTTAGCGTTAGCTCGTTTCGGCTTGATCGCCAAGTTGTCGATAATGTCAAACAGCTTCGCAGTAACTTTCGAACCGTGCTTACGTAGAATACGACCAATCGACTGTAAGTTGATGATCTTACTCTTTGTCGGGTGTGCGAAAATTACGTTGTGTAGTTTCTTGATACTGATACCAGTCGAGAATACACCGTATGATGCGACAATAACTGCCCCGTCAATATCTTCTGCAATTTTCTTAACATGTGTACGGTCGTCAGTCTTAGTTTCACCTGATACGTAGAACACTTTCTCAGGATCGTAGACTTTCTTCAATGCTTCGTAGAGCAATTTACCATGTTTGATGTTCTTGAACAGCAATAGCGTGTTCTCGCCTTTCTTAGCACTCAGATGATGAGCAAGCTTAATCAGGTAACGATTTCGCTGTTTGTTCTCAAGAATGAATTTCATTTCTTCTTGATATGAACTGCCTTTCATTTCATCACGTAGTGGCTGAGGATATTCAAGCATCAAGCAATTGATCTTCAGATCAGTTACTTGCCCTTCTTCCATTAACTGTGCAGTCGATACAGGTCTGAAAATATCACCAAATGAACCCACGTACTGTAGAATATTAGCTTTACCGTCTCTAAGTGAACCAGTAAGACCTATTTTGTATTCACAACTGGTCATTTTTTTGATGATGCCGTCAAGCGACTTACCCGTTGCTAAGTGACATTCATCGACTAGAAGCATACCGAACTGATCGAACCATGCTTTATCTTGCTTAACAGCCGATTGCCATGTTGAAACAACAATACGGCAGTCGCCGATTGCGTCTCTATCTACGCCACCTCGAATTTGATATATGTCACCGTGTTCAAACAAGCGATAGTCTAAAAAGTCGTCACGCATTTGCTGAACTAGTGCAGTCGTTGGGACGATAATCAACACTTTCTGAGCTTCGTGATTTTCTAAAAACCAACGTGTCAAAAGTGACTGAATCAGCGATTTACCCGCCGATGTTGGTAGATTCAAAAGGCTGTGCTGATTGTTAATACCGTGAAATACTGAATCCATTTGATACCAGTACGGGCTAATTTTATTGCTGCCACCGTAAATATCAAGAGAAGAAACCCATGCTTCAAAATCTTCACGAGAAATTTTCTCAATCGGATCAAGTAGTGGATCAGTTTCAATCGTGTACATCATGTTTGATGCAAACGCTTTAGCTTGACCGACTAGACCGTATGGCAATAGACCTTGATACGTCATTAGTCGAATCTTGCCATCCCATATGCCCATTTTAAATTTAGGGTTGAATTTGTACCCGTCAGTTAGAAATGAAAAGTAATCAATCATTTCATGAGTAATGCTTGGCTCGGCTACGACTCTCGCATAACTCTCATCGAAGTACTCAATTTTAATATCTGTCATGTTTTTCTCTCTATGCGAGTTTTGTCTAAATATGTATAACTGTATTTATAGAGGTCTAAAATCATGACACGAGAAGAAATGATGTCCTGTATGACACAAGGATGTCTTAAATTAGAACGCGACGGGCGCAAATATCACGGCACATTGTGCAAGCATTATTTGCCTGTTCTTGAAACGAATCGCGAAGAAATGAGGAAGAATGAACGTTGTGTCGATACTCTGACATTCTTTGATTTGAACCAAAACGAATGGGTCACTATTACGTGCTAAGGAATAATATGATTACTGAATATCTAAAGAAACAGACTAAGAGAGGGGTCGCTGAATTCGCGTTGAAACATTATGACATCGAGCTTGACAAATCCCTTACAAAGAGCAAAATGATCGAAGAGCTTATCGCTCATGAAATCGTAGCTCAAACCGAAGTACCGCTAGAATGCGCTGTAATTGATTCTGAGACTCGTTGTGATTTAGTCGATGAATCAGATGCTAAAGACGCTGAATGCGTTGACGTTGATTCTCACGAGCATTTAGAACGTGTTGGCGTAGTTCTAGTCGATCCAGTTGATGCGATTAAGGTCGAAATTGATATTGAAGATGAATTCAAGCCTAAATGGATGCCTACATATCGTCGCGGTGATGAATTATATCAACCGTTATCGGCTGAAATCATTCATGATTGGCACATCGGTCGTCGAGACTCGCACGATCTAAAGACAATTGAACATTGGGTTAAGCTTCGCGGTGAATTGTTAGTTCATGAACGCAATTCAAATAGCTTCACTTATCTGAGGTAACAACATGCTTCGATTTAACGAATATGAAAACACGCTTTACGGCATTCATATTAGTCTTTCTCTTGAGGAAGAATGGGGAAATCACAATCTCGGTAAATTGATACCAGAACCCGAGATTGATAAACTACTCGAAACCAAGCCTAAGAATAAATGGAAGATTGCCCCGAATGCTGCTAAGTATCAAAACTTGCTTTTCAATATTGACTCGGCTCGTGTTGTGTTCAAAAACACAGTATATCAAGTAGCGTATCTGGGTAATATCTACCCACCGAAAGAAATTGGTATGCCAGAAGGCGGATATAAGTTCGCTGTCAAAAAAGCAATCTACCACTCGCACCCGAGTACTGAGCTTTACTTAGGAAAGAACCCTAAAGATCCTAAGCTGAATGATACAATCTCACTTGTGTGGTGGTTCCAGAGCGGTACTATCGTGTTTGATTTGTGGAAGCACAGTGAATACGATGAAAAACTTGCAAAATGGCGCAAAAAGTAATTGACATTAGTATTGTCTTGACCTAAACTTGTTTTCGTTGAGACAATACAGAGAGCACATTATGACTAGATTAGAACAAGCCTTTGCAGTACACAATGCAGAGCAAGTCCCAGTCCCTGAAGTCAGAATTGAGCTTTTCACGCCGTGCGGTGTGAGATTCACAACTGAACCAATGTACAATACTGCCACTGGTTTATACGATAGCATCATGTATGTTTTCGAGACCGGCGAACAGATTATAGTTGACGATGAACTTGATAGCTTTCACGAAGCGTATGAGCAATACCACGATACGCAATTTGATGAAATTCAAGTTCCCGTTGAGAAAGAAATTTAATTGAGAGAAATATATTATGAAAAACGTTGAAATCGTACGCAAAGCACTTGCTTCAAATGACAAAGTTAGCAGCAAAAACTTTCGCCCTGCGATTATCGAGCTACTTTCACATCGTGATCTAACCGTTGCTGAACTTGTCTATGCACTAAATGGCGGCGAGTACAACGAAACTCTACGACGACGTGTACAAGATAACGTACAGAACTCTGATGAGATCATCGTAACACGATTTGAGAAGTACGGCGTTCGTGAAGTTCACGTTTACTCGCTGAAAAACAAAGGTCGTCTAGCTATCGACATCCCAAAACGAGCGACGCCACGCAAGCCAATCGAAGGCATGGAGAAGCTTTTGACTCGCGCACTTAATCGCGGGCTGGGTCTTTCAGTTGCAGTTGCTGGTCAAGATGCGATTGATGCATTCAAATCACTTGAAGCAAAGCAGCAAATTCGCTATCTGACATCAATTGCATTGCGAGACAATGCACGCGACATTCTAAAACTTGTCACTGATGCAAATCTCGATAAAGAAGAGCTTGAAAAAATCAACGTATCGAACATGGTTCGGATGAATGCTACATACGTAATCGCGAAGGTAAATAAATCTTCTTCGTTCTTTGATAACATCAAAGCAATCTACGGTTAATTTAACCAACTGTTAAAGGGTGACTTCGGTCGCCCTTTTTTCGTTTACGTCTAAATACAGTAAACAATAAGGGGTTAAAACTATGATTGAATTTTTAACAGAAATGGATAAAGCAAGAAAAAGCGGCAAATGGGCTCAATTTCAAGCAATTACAGCAGGTTCGAAAGGCGAAGTTAAGAAACGCTTGCAGCGTAAAGGCGGGTTCTGGGGAGTTTTTGCTGGCTTGATTGCAAGTGCTACCGCAACTGGTGAGTTGAGAAAGCATAATCGAACGCTTGAAGATCACAAATTACAAATGGAAAAGGCAGCAGTGAATACCATTCACAGCCTGAACATTCTTAAAGATGCGATTGAACTTGAGCGTCCTCGTGACGAGGTAATTCAAGCAGCAAAACGTTTGAAGCTCGATAACATGGAAATGAAGAAATACGCTAGTGAAATGATTCGAGTCATTGATGAATACAAACGTGTTCACGACGATGACAAGAAAGCAGGCGCGCTTCGTTTCACCACTAAAGAGTTCGACCGCCATGATTTTCGTGAAATCTACCATCACTTGAACATGATCGAAGATAGCACGTTTTACGTCGATAAGGCGGCGTCAGCAGCCATGACAGGCGACACTCAATTCGCAGTGCGTATGATCAGAAATATCACAAACGCAGCAACGAGGTAATAATGAGCATAATTTTTGAACGCGCTACATTAAAAACCCGAAAAGGTAGTGCAGTAAAACGCAGCAAATGGGGCGTTGGTAAAGACATTGGCGGTTCATTATATGTTCACGTTGACTATGTTCCTGACGAGTTCAAGCAAATGGTTGCTGATGCTCGTACTCAAGTATCAATAGCAAATCCGCAATTCACACCGAACATTGTCCGAATTGACTATAAAAAAGGTGGCGTTGCGTTCTATGACTCAGTTGAATTTGACACTGTACAGGAACCAGCCGCGGGTATGATGATCACTTACAAAGACGGTGCTGTTTCTAAGCCACGTCAAGTCAATCAAATCTGGCATCATAAATGGCTATGGGTTGGCGATGATTACCGCGGATTTGATACTTCTCAGTCGTATGACCGCTCGGCACAGTGGCTAGACCATGACGATATTCCGTTTGCGAAAATCGGAAATAAAAAGACATGGCGCGAGTGGCTGTCTTCGGTTAATTTGACGGAATCACTTGACAAGCCCGCGAAAGTCATGTACCCGAAAGGCGACGTTCCCGTGGGTGACAAGAAACCAATCGAGGGTCTATTTCAGATAGGTAAACAAGTTTATCGCGTCATTCTAATACCGCGAGGCATTGATTGGGGTGGTAATGATGAGATTTTCAATTTCAATCCGCCTGAGTTTGTACAAGCTGTTGAGGTGCATTTTCAAGTTCGCGGTGAGAGTGGATGGACTAATGATCTGACTGCTTCTGAAAACCCAATGAAAGTATTTGCAACGGTAGTCAATGAAACAGTGAACTTTGCTAAGAAATACAACTGTGAGACAATTGCAACATCAATCAAAGATGGGAACGAGAAACGAATCAGTCTGTACAAGCGGTTATTCAATCGCCTTGGTCCGCAATACGGTTACAAACCATCGTTTGTGACTCATGATGATGTTACAATTTTTAACTTAGATAAATAGAAGAGCAATAAATGAAAACATCCTAAGAGTCAACTGAATTGACTGAAGCGCGTGCTGAAAAACACAAATTCACCCCGAGTCAGCAGATTTCTTACCTGATTGATAATTAAAAAGCGCATTTTGCGCTTTTTTTGTATCTATTGGTTGACGACTACACCAAAAAGCCGTAATATCTCTATCAACGAAACGAATCGTCCACAACAAGAGAGAATATTATGACTTCACTAAACAAATTCGAAAACACTTACACAATCAAATCAATCTACATGAGCGAGTTCGAAGCGCGTGTTGCATCTACTAACAAGATTGCAAAACGTCTTGGTGTTGCTGAAATCACATTTGAGTTCGGTGAAGTGTACTCAGAAATCATTATCATCAATCATCAAAAATATCGTGAATATTACGTTGATGTTACTATTCGCGGTGAATACCCGTCAACTAAAGGTTGGTCTTTCTTGACTCAACTTGACCACGCAACAAATCTTGTTCGCTCTAACAACGAGACTAATCATCGTCATCTTCTAGGTGACACAACTTGCGATCACTGCAACTCTAAACGTCAGCGTAATGTAACCTACGTCATTCAAAATGAAGAGACGAAAGAAGAAATGCGCGTTGGCGGTTCATGCTTGAAATACTACCTACCAACTAAATCCATCGACTCACTAGCTACGTTCTACACTGCAATCGCTGATTTCGGTGATGAAGAGTCATGGGGTGGTGGTTCTCGTAAAATCTCATACAACGCACTTCAGATTGTTACATGGGCTGCTATGTATGTTGAGCACAAAGGCTGTTACCATGGCGGTGGTGTGACTCGTCAGTGGGTTATCGACATGATTAATGTTGGCTCACCAGCACTGCGTGAAGAGCGTGATGCAATGCTTGCGGAATACGATTACGATAAGTGTGAAGAGCAAGCAAAAGAGATCTTAGAATGGGTTTCAACTCAAGAAGCGACGAACGATTTCATGCACAATGTTATCGCGTCATGTGCTGCTCCATTCATCGAGTACAAACAGACTGGTTATATTGCGGCAGCTATCTTAGCTTTTAACAAAGCAAAAGAGCGTGAGATTCTAGCTAAACGCGAAGCTGAACGTAAAGCAGAGTTGCCTGAATCTGAGCACGTCGGTATCATCAAAAAACGTGAAAACTTCAATGTGACACTTGAAAAAGTCATCGTATCTGAAGGCTACTATGGCGACACGTTCATCCATCATTTCCGAGACGAACAAAACAACCTAATCGTGTGGTTTGGCTCAACTCGCCTACGCGATAAAGAAGGCGAAAAGATTGAGAACGGCACTACAGTAACTGTAAAAGCGACTGTAAAAGCTCACGACGAGTTTCGCGACGAAAAACAGACAATCGTACAGCGTGTCGCGTTCGTCGCTTAGAATCGCTTACAGCGCGTCTCGTAGACACAAAAAAGCCCGCTAAATGCGGGCTTTTCTATTATGGCGTTACTGTAACAGTCCATGCGATTCGGAAGAATCGACTGTTAGTGTGTTCGCGGCAAAGTGTCGTTGCTGAATCAACTGCTCCTGCTAGAATGTCAACACATTCTTGAGAAAGACCAGTGATTGAACTCAACGGACTAGCAGTCTCAATCGCAGCTTTAAGCTCTTCATAAGTTTGCTTGTCTACAATGATGTATGACTCACCCGCGTGATTTAGTGCGGAAGTTGTCACATCATCGTACCCACTTTTTGCGGCGATTGCCGCTGCTACAGTCAAATCATCAAGAGTGACTGCAAGGTTCATATCAGTGTTGATTGGTGTTGTCATTTCAGTTCCTATTTAATTGTGATGAATTGACTATTGCGAGTTTCACGCACTAGCACCTTGCCGTCTTGCTCGACATAATGCAAGATTGATTTAACTACGCGAAGATCTGATGCAAGCACATCGTCAATCGAGACTTTACCTGCAACAATTCCCTTTGCCGATTCAACGGCAGAATCAGACGCAATCATGAAACGTTCATGCCCGCGTTTGAAAGGTAGTGGTAGAGGCTCGAAAGAATCATCTGTTGGAATCTCAACTTTAACAGATTCGGATTCTTCTTTGACTTCCGTCTCTACGACTGGCTCGGGTGTTTCTTCAAGAAGAAGTTCTTCCCACGGAAGTTGCTTCAGTGGAGTTTTACCTTCCGCACCCTCAAGAAGAGCTTTAGTCATAGCGCCTTTTGATTTACGACGATCAAGCTCTATGCCGTAAAACTCTTGTGCAAACTCATCTAGTTCTGCTTTAGTTAGTGAATCTGCGTGTGTTTTCAATTGACTCATTGTGAATCTCCAAATTTATCCATTCAATTATATTTATTACGGGATGCGTAACGTAGCATCTGTGACAATAATCGACGTTGAACCAGAACGGTTTTCAACAAATAACTCGATATAATCGTCTTTAGATATGTCCATTTGCCATGTCAATGACAAGAAGCCCTCTCTGCCACTATCAGCAGTTGTTGTTTTTGCACTTGCTGCAATCGGAACACCGTTTTTAGCTAAGTATGCGCGAATTACGATACCCTGACCTGATGATGGTTCAACTGTCATTGACGCATCAATACTAGTCGAAATGTCTCTAATAACTTGCGAAGTCAAACGACCTCCCGTTGAACCTAGGAAATGTGATGTTTCTTGAACAACCCATGTACCTGCCGCAAGTGTTGGAGTATTTACTGCCCCGACTACAGTTGGTGTCGCATTGCTAGATAATGACAACAAACCACCCTGAACCGTATTCGGGATAAGAGTGTTACCAAGACTTTCAAATTTGAAATCACGAGGTGTCAAACTTCCCGGTGCAAATAGCGTACCGTTCAGTGGTCCACGAAGACTACAGTTTCGAACGTTGATCGTATCAATAGTTGCTTGGATATTCGGGTTAAAATTGAAAATTGTCTCATTTGTCCCGATAGAACATGTCACTGTGTCGATGTTAATCGAGCCAGTTGATGATGTTCCTTGTACTGTAAAGTACGTGCAACCGGCTTGATTGTTTCCGAATACGAAGAACGTGTTTACTTCAAAAAAGCCCGGGTCGTGAACAACAAGCCCTTGATTGAAGTTTCTGAATGTACCGTTATTGAACACAATCGTAGATAATCCGCCGCAGTAAACTTCACCTAGACGGTCACAGTTATTGAATCGGTCAGCATACCGTGACTGAAATGAGAAACCACCCGCACCAGAAATCAAATTGAACATGTCGGCATTCGGGGCTTGGAACTCAGTCTGACCAGCGATTTCAATATTTCCTTGTGCCCCTAGATCATAGAACATGGCATCGGTTCCAGTATAAGTCAACACCGAACGGTTTATCGCTTTAATCGTTGCACTAATCCCCGCTCCCGGAAACCCTAGTGAATTTGCAATCGTAACATTACCATCAATGACATATTCCTTTTCTTCGAGTTTGTGCGTCAACACACCATTGATCACTTGTGGGGCTGGCAGATCATCTTCGCTGCGAACAAGTACGACATTGAGTGGGTTTTCGTAGTAAAGTTCCTCAAGCGCATCGTGAACATTCGTTGACGCGAATAACGACGACGTTAGGCTAATATTACTTGCGGTATAAGTTGGGTAAGTTGGCAAAACCCATTGAAAATCTTTTCGAACATATTCTTGTCCGTCTGCGGGTGCTTCTAACACACCGTCTGAGAGAGCAATTAACTCCCATGTGGCATTTCGTCTACCGTATAGCTGCCCATCGTTTGGCGATTCAGGTACAGCCGAGTAACCGAATCCAGGTATATTAATACTTGACATAGTATTCCCTTAGTAAATTATAGTGATTTTACCCGCCCCTCGCAGCCATACGCGCAAGTTGCTATTAAACATTCGACCCTGAGCTTCATAATGACCCTGAGAACCAATCAAATGAAAATCGGTATCTTCTGGTATAGGGTCTCTATCACCCTCAGTTTCGTTGTAATACCCACCAAATGCAATCTCAACTGCGATTTGCTCTTCGCTGTTCAGTACAGCAAAGTAATTGCTATCAGACCCACACGGGCTACTTGGCAAGTCGATGTATATCGCTCCGTTGTAATCTGGCAGATTGATGCCATGACTTCGACGACTACGATATTTCTGAATCTCGTATTTTGTGTATTCCATAAATCTTCCCATAAATCTGGTTGACTTATATTATTTAGTCATGTACTGTATAGGTTCAAAAGGAGAGCACAATGAAAGCGAATCTTAACTTGATGAAAAAATACATTGTCGGTGGCGCAGTACGCGACTCCATTCTGAAACATGTCGAGGGTTGGTCTAGATTCCCGAAAGACATTGATTACGTAGTAACCGGTTGTACGCATGAGCAAATGATGGCTATGTACGGCGAACCAATCGGCGCTGATTTCCCTGTTTGGCTTGATAAAGACGGTAATGAAGTCGCGCTTGCTCGTGTAGAGCGTAGCACTGGCGGTAAAACTACTGACTTCACTTTCACAACTGACGGTGTTACGTTAGAAGACGACTTATCTCGTCGAGATCTGACTATCAACTCAATGGCTATACCAGACATGACACCGAATAGTCTATTCATGTGGGGCTCGACTGATGACATCATCGACCCGTACGGGGGTCTAGACGACTTGAAAAATAAGATTCTTCGTCACACGACTGAAGCATTTGCTGAAGACCCATTGCGTGTTCTGCGTGTTGCTCGTTTCTATGCTCGTTACTACAGCATGGGATTCAAAGTCGCAGAAGAAACGATTGAGCTATGCAAGAAGATGATCAATGACGGTATGCTTGAGAATCTACCTAAAGAACGTGTGTGGCTAGAGACTCAAAAAGCACTGTCTGAGAAAGACGCGCACATGTACTTCGCATTTTTAGGTCAAATTGGGTTCTGTGCAGTACCTAGCGCACGCGAATTGCTTGAATTGAAGTTCTACAATCGTATGCCTTTTAAGTGTGAAGACGTGCAGCTAATTGCTAAATGGGCATCATTCGACCATCGTAATCGTTACACTCGAAAATTCGGTGCGACTAAGCAATTTGATAAAGCATCTGAGATCTTGATGAGTCTAAACGTTGCTAATGCATTTGATGAAACGATTGTCATTGTTTTACGTAAACTAGGTGCATACAAAGAAGGTCTACCGTTCGAAGTTGCATTATCGCAAGTAAAAGATGAAGTGAAGCGTAAAATGCTCACTGAGTTAATTGAACTAACTCGAAATATCAAAGTTGACGTTGAGCCGGGACCTGCATACGGCGAAGCTCTAGAAGATAAGCGAGTCAGTATCGCCTACAATTATTTGCATAGTCTATAAACGCAAAAAGGGACTCCGAAGAGTCCCCTTTGTTGTCTGTTTCAATTAAGAGTCTATTACAGACCCTTAACGAATACGCGACGGAAGTAAGCGTTTTTGCCCATTGATGCAGCGACTGGAGCACCGTTACCAACTTTAGTTGCCGAAGCAGTTGGATCTGCGAATGGGTTAACTTGCACACCGTAACGAGTCTTGAACCCGATTACTGGCTGGAAGTTCTTGCTGTCTGAACCACGTAGTGGAGTCAGCGGTACGTAAGGTGAGTAGAACACACCAGCGTCCATTTCAGTAGAACCTTTGAAACCAACTGTGAAATAATCGTTCACTGCGTATTGGTCGATGTACACTTTGAAGCGACCGCCTAGAACACCCGCGAACACAGTTTGGTTAGTGTCAGTGTTCATTGAACCGTCTTGCATACCTTGTGCAGCAGGACCAACAAGAGTATCAGTCATTGATAGTGCAGAAACTACGTTGCGTGATGCAATGATGAAGTTACCGTTACCACGACCAGTTTGACGACCGATTTCGTTCGCTTCTTTTTCGATTTGGATCAATAGAGCTTTGTAAGCTTCACCAGCCCAACGAGCGCCTTTCACGTCTACTGCGTCTGAGAAGTCAAACACACCAGCAGCACCTGCGCCTTGAGTCCAGCCAGACTTACCGATTTGAGCTTGAGAGTTAACTAGGTTAACGATTTCACGGTTCAGTTCAACCATTACTTCGTTAGCTAGGATACCGCTCAGTTCAGCGTCAGCGTCTAGACCGTGTACAGCACGTAGGTCTTGCGCAAGCTCGATTGAGTATTGAGCTTTCAATTGACGAGATTTCGCTTCAACAACTTGTTTGTCGATGCGGAATGACATTTCGTTCCACTCGTTGTTGCTTGAACCGTTGAAGTTCTCTTGTAGTTCAGCCTGAGAAGTTGCCATACCAGCGTCGATTTCAACAAGCAGACCACCCGCAACACCGTCAGTGTATTCAGTTGCAGTCATTTGACCAGCTACTGCTAGAGTAACAGCGCCTAGTGCTAGGAAGTAACGCATTGAAACGTCGCCACCAGAAGTAGTTACTTCAGCTTTGTACGGAGTACCGTCAGTTGCAGCACCAGTAGTTGGGAAGTCTGCAATCGTCGATGCAGCAGCTTGACCAGAGAACGAAGCGTCAGCTTGACGAGTCGGATGGAATGCTTCTGCGCCAGTTAGAGGATCTTTACCGTATACTGAGCGAAGTGTGAATACTTGGCTAGTTGGACCAGTCATTGGCTGGACACCAGCAATATCGAAAGCGATAAGCTGTGGAATAGCACGACGTACCATACCCATTACGGTAGGACCGATGTTAGTTACTGCACCAGTAGTAACGCCTTGTGCGATATTCGCAGGATCGTAACCGTGGTCGCCGTTAACTACAGCTTCGTTAAGACCAGCATTGAATGCTTCAACAAGTTGCGGGTCACGATACATCGGATCGTTGTTGATGTCGCGATCTTGGTTTTCAAAGATTTTCGACATGATTTTTTGCTTAGTTGCAGTTGCAATCTCTGGCATATCCGCACCTTCTGCTTCAAGCAAGTCTTTCCATTTTTCAGTTAGGTTCATTTGAATGATTCCTTAATTAATTCTAAAATTTACAAAAGTATTTATATAACGTGAAATCACGTTTTATTGCTTATCGAGTAGTACGAGCAGCTTTCAAGTATGCAGCCATAGATGGTACTGCGGATTCTTTCATTTCTTTGTCGTCTTTCTTCTCAGCGTCGTCTTCACCGTCTTTTTTCTCAGCCGGCTTCTTGTCATCTTCCATATCTTCTTTTTCAGCAAGCTTGATACCAGAAGCGAACTTGATAACACTATTTAGATTGTCTTCAAAGTTCTCGTCGAAGCGGATTGACTCGGCTAGGTCAGCAACTTTCTCTTTTTGAGATTCAGCCATACCAGCAGTCACGCGCTCGATGATGATGTTTTTCTCTACGTAGTTAGCGTATTCTTTGTGTTGGCGGTTTTCGACGATAACTGCGTCTAGACGGCTTTCAAGATCTTGAATGTTTTCTTCAAGAGCTTCGATCATGTCGATCTTCTCGTCTGGGCAGTGAACGTTGTTCTCGATGAATACATTTTTCATGCCTTCCATCAAGCCGTCGAACATAGAAACTTTCAGACCATTTTCAACCGCTAGTTTGTTTTCAGCCATCCAAGCTTCAACAACGTGATCTAGGTATGAATCAAGTTTGTTCGCCATTTGCTCTGCTAGATGTTCGCCGTATTTTTCAGCAGCTTCATTTAGCTCTTCTTTGTGTTCGTTGATTACTGCTTCAGCCTTTTCAGCAGCTTCAGCAATATGTGCTTCAGCAAGCTCAACGGCTTTAGTCTTGATTACACTTTCGAAAACAGTGCTGAACTTATTACGAACATCTTCGGAAAGTTCAACTGATTCAAAAATGCCATCCAAAGCAGTAGTGATTTTAGTATCGTCTTTTGATACCGCTTCAAGTAGTTGCTCTTTGATTTGCATCTTCTTCAATTCCTTAAATATGTTTTATATATTTATAAGAGAGTTTTTAACGTTTCCGCTAGTTTCGCAAACTCAGCGTCATTACTTTCTGTAATTTCTTCTGTTTTTACTGATTTAGCAGCTTCATTTGACTCAGTTACTGGCTTAACGTATGCAGCAGGCGCACTCGGACCCCACACTACATCTACACCAACTGTAAGACGAAAGTCTTGTACTTCGTTGATCCCGTCAACTTGCTTAACTGAACCAAGACCTCGTGAACTTACGCCCGGAACCCAACCGCCTTCGATTAGACCGCGTACGATTTGTCCCTTCGGAGTATTTAGTACGATTGCTTTTCCCATTACGTTATCGCCATCCCACCACAACTCAGTGATACGAATTGCAGCTTCAGCAGGATCGACGTTCGAACGGCTAGGGTGATTAAGCTCGCCCAACGCTTGATTCGTCTTGACTTGCTCTTGAATGTATTTAGATACGGCATTTTCCATGACTTTTTTCGGATATCTGCGACCATTACGGTTCACGACATTCGATTGCATGAAAATACCCTCAATGTACAAGTCGCCGCCTTTTTCAGCGGGCATTTTCGCTTCAACAAGCGGCTTTTCGCCAGTCTCAGCAGTTGCATAGCTCGATACGCCCCAGTCTTCAATTAAGAGTTGTAATTCCATAATTAAAGCCCCATTTGCTTACGCTTCTTCAGCGACTTTTTACGCAACTTATTAGCTTTTCGCTCTGCACTTGTGCCCTTTTGGCGTCTGCGCGTTTTAGCTGCTTTGCGAGCCGTTTTTTGTCTCTTCGATTTACTTAGACCAGTTGTCTGCGTCGCTTTTCGTGAGGCAGTTTTTCGGTCGATGCGCTTAGAGATCAGAGGCCCGCCCGCTTTCTGATTAGCTACCGATACTTGCTTAACCAGTTTTTCAGACAGATTGAACTCTGCACATGCTTCTTCAAATGTTAATCCGTTTTCAAGAGAACTCAGCACGTCAAGAACAACATTGACTTCATCTGTGATGTCTTTATTGCTGTGTACGCCGATGTCTTCAGCTTCGGCGAACGCCTTGATTGTGTCGCTAATATCTTGACGATCAAGATGACCGCCAAGTACTGCTTCAACCAAGTCTTCAACCATTTTCTCTTGTACGGCTTCGGAAATGAACTTCATTAGTCCTCCTGATTGATTTCACCGTCTACTTTGATTGAGCGACCAAGCTCTTGCTTCATGTCGTCAATGCGAGCCGCTACACGTTGCCCGATTTCTTGGCGGAATTGCGCTTCAAAATCTGCTAGTTTACCGTCGCGTGCCGCTGCTACCATTGTTTCTAAGCTCATAATCTGCTACCTCTAAAATCCTTGATCGTCTTGTTGGAATCGTGGGTTTGTCTCTTCTTCATCAATTTCGCTCTGCATTGCAGTGATCTGATCGTCAGACAAACGTAAAATGTTTTTCTGAATGTATTTATGACTGTAATATTTCCCAGCATAATCTTGAATGTCACGCATTGCGTTCATACGACTATTTAGAATCTCTAATTCCTTAGCCTCTTCAAAATATGAGTCTTGGTTGAATACAACGTAAAGTTTTTCATGATTAGCATCCCACTCTTCTTCAGTTATGATATTATTTACAATCAACTGATGTTTAAGCGGATCGGTAATTACAGTTTCGAATTTTGTTTGCAAACGCTTCACGAATTTAGTAAACTTCAATTCGTCACGTGTGATTTCTGCACCCTGACCGAAGTTAATACCGCCCGTCTGATCTTCAGACGCTGCACGTGATGTCGGAATTCGCATTGCTTTATACAACTTACGGTTGAAGTACAATACGTCTTCGATGTCTCCAAGCGACTGACCGCCAGGTAGTGTGCTTACCTCAGTACCCTTCGAACCTTCTCGGCGTGGTAGGTAGTAGTCTTCAAGCATCGACATTGCATTAGTCGTATTTTTAACTTGACCAGTCTGTGTGTCGTACACAACGCGATTTTTAACGTTTTGCATGATACCATTTACGTATTGCTGTGCTTTCTGAGTCGGCAAGTTACCAACGTCAACATAGAATACGCGACGCTCGGGCGCACGTGCTAGACGATAGATTACCAACGCATCTTCTAGCATTTTCAACTGGTTTGCAGGCTTGATAGCACGATCAAGATAACCGATAATGTACGGGTCATCGGCACAACCGCGCATTAATCCGCTGTGAGCGAAAACAATTGCATCTTTTGGAATTCTGAATGATGTCTGAGCACGGTTTGTTGCGCTCATCCATGACGGCATTTTGTAGTCAGACTGCTTGTAAACGTAATACTCAAGCGTTCCTTTTACAACTTCTACGCCATCAATAGTTTCTTTCTGAATCTCGCGCACTAGCTCCATTTTCATCGGGTTTAGCGGGCGCAATTCGATAATGTTGTTATCTTTGTCTAAGATTTTGTGGAAATAGATTCGAGAGTCAACATACCACTTTCTAAACCACTTGTAACCATGTTTACGCATTTGAAGCAAGCTTACAACGCGGTCGAATTCTTCATTGATCTTAGCTTTGATATTTTCTGAAAAGTCGGTGTTGTCTAAGTTCAACCACACAACTTCTTTATCGTTTTCATAAACGATTGCTTCATCGACGATTTCTTGAATCGCATCATCGACTTCGTGATATTCTGCTAGAGCACGATAGCTCTTGATTAGTTCCTTAACTGGAATCGTCCCTTCAGATTGAGCATCCGACGGGATAATTGCATGACCAAGTTGAGGTGCTAATAAGTTAGTATGAATCTCTTTAGCACCATCTACGTTATCTGGCGCAGAAAACGAACGGACAGGGTTTTTCTCGATTTTTTGAATGTCCTGCTCTTCTTCTTTTGTCCAGAATTTCATAAACTCTAACATATTTTACCTCAATAAAGGGGCTGAACGCCCCTATTGTTCTTAATCTAATGTGAAGTAATCAAGGCTGAATGTTACTTCAAACGTTTCGATTTCGTTGTTTGAATCCCAGTCAAGCGCAACTTCACCCACCACAGTCGGGAAAATTCCGTATACAGTTGCCGAAGTAGTCGGATCACCGTTACGGTCTAACTGTGTGATTGTACCAGTACGTTTGTACTGATCAGGCGTTTCACCTGAAATGTCTTTGCCTAAGCCTACAGCACGAGCTTGCCATGCCATAATTGCTTTGCGAATGTCGTGAGTTTCATCGTTGTACACAGTAACGTTCCAATCGTCGAACGTACGGTCGCCCGCAATGTTGTACTTACGGTTTTGATATGAAACTTCCACTTTCTCAACACTGCCCGGCGGCATTGAAGAGGCGCGACATTGAAATTTAAAGTTCTGTCCCAGATACGGAATCTCAACTTCGAACAAGTTAGGACGAGCGAAATCACCGTTGCTGAAAGCTCTTTTAATGTTGTCTACATTAAGTGCCATTTTCTCTTACCTTTTATTTAGAGGGGCTTTTTAGCCCCTCGTGATTGCTCTTAACCGATGATTTCTGCGAAGTCAGCGTCAGTTGACGTTGCTACGAAGTTCAGCGTAATGAAGTTGATTGACTTAGCAGGTTTCACGTAGATACTTGCCACAAACTCGTTTCTGTCGATGACAGAGCCAGGGTTGTTAGTCTCATCACACACAACGCGGAAGTCGTATACGCCACCTAGATCTTGAATGTTAGTCAAGTAAGCGTCGATCTCTGACTTGAAGCTTGAGCGTGTGAACTCATCGTTCAATTCAAATAGGCGGTACTTAGCAGCGTCTGAGATTGCTTTCTTCAGCAAGTTGAACAGGCGACGCACGTTGATGCGGTCAAATGCACTTGCTTGCTGTGTAGCAGTCTTATCACCGTACAGTACGAAACCTTGACCAGCAAAGCCGACTACAGGGTTGATACCGATTTGATACAGTGCATCACGATGCGCACGACGCAAGTCTACTGCTAGACGGTTTACGCCCTTGATCTGACCACGGTTGAAGCCCGCTGGCGACATCCAAGGTTGTGATACTTGATCAGTGTACGCACATAGACCAGCAATATCACCTGCTAGTGGAACCCAGCGATTGCGGTCGTTGTACTTGTCGTATTGATACTTATAGTTGCCGTCAATCACTGCGTAAGTTGTGCTTACGTTTAGATTGTCAACTACTGCTTGACCATTCGTAGGGTCGATGCCCGTACGCCAGCCTTGAATATTCGCTACCGCAGTACCTGCTTGCTTGTTAACAATCAGTGACTGAGGCGGAGATACGAATACCACACAGTCTTGACGAACGTTACCAACTGAGTCAATCGCGTATTTCTGAACAGTTGAAGCAATTGAAACTTCTTCAGCCGCCGCGTTACCCGCAATAACTAGGTTAGTGTAAAGCACTTCTGGGTCAGATAGCATGTCTAGACCGAACATCCAATCGTCAGCACCTGCGTTAGCATCTGAGCCACCACCGAAGTTGTACGCACCAGATTCAGTTTTCCATCCCTCTGCGATAGCAGTGATGTAAGCCGACCCACTGTTTTCAAAGTACTCATCAATGAAGATTGATTGACCGTTTACGTCTTTGTCGCCTGGGTTAGTCGAAACGATGAACGCTTCTTCAACTTCACCAGATACACGAACGATTACAGCGTATTGATTGCTGTTCGACGGACCGAATGTGAAGTAGCTCGATAGGTTGATCGAACGTGTACCGCCATCTGGGTAGATTGGAAGTTCGATGTCGCCTAGTGTGTGACCCGCTGCGAATGCAAATGCAGTCTGATAATCAGCGTAGTTGATGATCTCTACTGAGATTGCATCACCAAAGTCGCCTACATAGCGTGCAGAAAGACGTGGGAAACCTTGCTTCTCGATTAGATCAGCGTATTTCAGCGCACCGCCTTCAGTTTCGATTGCTGTCAACGCATCAAAAGCAAGCTCGATGTTAGGGAAGTAAACTGAACCCGTGTCGATAATTTCAATGTTTGTTAGTGCAATGTCACCTTGAGTTGGCTGAAGTGTGATAGTACCCACACTCGGGTAGTTCCCGTCAGATTTCGCAGCAGCGACGATTTCAGCAGAAGGCAAGAAAATCTTCGATGCAGCGTTGTTGTTACCAGCGTCAACTTCTAGAACTTTACCCTTTGCAGTTAGCGCACCAACGCCCGAGTAAGTGATTGTAATGTCATCACCCACAACACAACCGTTTGAAGCACCGATGGTGTATTCAACTGCGTTGTACAGTGGAGTCGCGTTCTGTGCAGTTGTTGCATCACAGATACGAACCAAACGCAGATCGTTACCATACTTCAAGAAGTTGTTTGCAGTCATGAATGAAGCTGCGGTATAGTCGTTTGGACGACCGAAAATAGTAACCAAGTCAGACTCTGAAGTTACCTGAGTGATGCTGTAAGCTGGACCCCACTCAAATTTCCCCACCATAGCCGCACGACCTGTAGCCGCACGACCGATAGCACTTGCAAGGTTAATCTCTTTATTTTCGATGCCCGGAGATAAAAGAGTCATTTATTTTTCCTTACCATTAAGTTGTTTGTTCATTCAATATTTATAACTAAAACATACCGAAACTATTCGTGCTGAAATCAGTACCGTAATTTTCAATACCGTCTGCAATCATCAAGAATGGCACGTCATCGTCCATCATATCGTGAACTTCTTGTTTAAAGATGTCATAAGACACGTTATATTCTTTTTCAACAAAATCACTAAAGCGATCTTGTGTACTCAAATACGCTAACAATGTCAGCGACATAACAAGGTCATCGTGAAATCCTTCTTCAGCTTCCCAACTCTTACCCTTCTCTACGAAAGTATGGAATTCTTTCAGCGTCGGAATGTGATTTATCTTCAGTTGGTCTTTCTCGATCAAGTCTTTCAGTGTTGAACACCCAATCGCTTTCGTTTTCTTATTCGGTTTCAGACCAAGACCACGTCTTCCGCCACTCGCCCGTTCTTCCATGATTACGTTTTCGTATTCAAGGTCACGGAAAAGTTCGTTCATTACAAGTTCACCTGTACTCGCAATCTCACAATATACATACGCTTCATTGTAACGATATGCTTGCTTCATGATGATTGCTGGTAGCAATAAGTGACTCGTTTTGTTATCATGAAATACAGCTACTTGTTCAAATGGGTATGAGGTTACGTCGATCATATGCAATGCATGATAATCTTGACCACGACCCTCTGATGTATCTACTGTTAGAATATATTTATGCCCCTCTTCAGGCTTCTTATAAACGCACCACCCGTCGCTGTCTTTCACAACGTCGATACCTTTCATCTTACTAAGCTTGAAACCATTGATCAGCGTACCCGCCGTCCCTAGGAAGTTACATAAATGTTCTTGACTAAATGCTTCTCGACTCGTGTTACCAATTGTTTCGCGCTTAAACGCTTCACCATCGTCGAATTCACCATCTTTGTATAGTCTGTTCTGAACTGCTCGCCATGTAGTCGTATACGGTTCGAAAGTACTGATACCCTGAACAGCCGCGTTCCACATGTCATGATAGTGATTCAAGCCGTTTGGCGTTGATGTAAGAACTACTTTTGATTCTTCACCTGATGAGATTACGGGGAATGTTGCTTTCCAGAAGTCATCAAATCCCGGCACGAACGCACACTCATCCACGTAAATCATTGAGAATGACTTACCACGTACTGCGTCTGAACCCGATGCATATGCACCTAGTTTACAACCGTTGTCGAATGTGATGTTACCCTTGTTCCATTCTTCAATGCCCGGTTGCAAGAAATCTGGCAGGTTCTCGATAACGTTTTTAACACGCTCAAGAACTTCCATAGACATACTACCCTTGTGCGCAAGAATACCCGCTTCTTTATCTTCATTGAATACGAGATAGTGCGCTAAGAATATGCCCATGATTGTCGTTTTACCTAACTGACGAGGCAGTAGGAAAATACTAAAACGACTACGGTCGGCGACTTCGAGCATTTCTTTCTGATATGGTCGAGGCACCATTTTAATGTTACCCAAGTCGATATGAACAATCGAACAATAGTTTTCAGCAAAATACACAATGTCATCACGACATTTCTGAAACTCTGCTTTAATCTCGCTCAACGGAGCACCAAATCGAATTGGGGCGTTTGCTCGACGTAAGTTCGGGATGTTCATGTAACGACTACGGCGATTGCCTTTGTCTTTGTACGTTTTGAAATCGCTCGGATCTGTTGACTGAATTCTTAGCTTATGAGCTTTGTCCATTCTATTGAGCACTTTCCAATCGTCGAGATAGCGAGGATACCACTGCATATCTTCGTTCGACTGCACATACTTGATGCCATTAATCGTCTTTTTCTTGAACTTTTTCTTCTGGCTCGACATCAATTATTTCCTCTTCTTTCTTATTACGCAAATACTCTTGTCGTGAACCAACTTCGTTCAGAAGATCACGAGCATTGCCAACAAAAACTGCCGTTTCGGCATTGATAGACTGAACCGTTCCGCCGCCGCCACCTTGCGGTGATGCGATTTCTTGTTGCGTGATGTCTTTCATTTGCTTCTGGATGTCAAGAATTTGCTTGTTGTTATTGGTCATCTGAGTCATTAACGTTGCAAAAACTTCCATCATACGGGGCGCGTCAGACATACTAGCGTTTTCAAACGCTTTCAGTGCTGCCATGCGTAGTAATTGTTGCTGAAAATGAGCATTGTCACGAACGGTCGCATAATCGGCTTCTAAGTCCTTAACACGTTCAGTCGGGTGACTCTCTACTTCTTTGATTACGGGCGGCTGAAATTCTTCAGGTTCAGGTGCTTCAATAGCCCCTGGCAAATCCAGCCCATCAACTTGAGTCAATGCCTGAAGTTGTTGCATTAATTCGTCGTTCATACGTTCCTCTCTAAAACGCTCTGTGAGCGTCTTTTCAATAATATGAGTACAAACACTCAATAAAATAGACAAACGCTGCGTACGAGCTGCACACAGCGTTAAAATAAGCATTTAAGCGTCAGTGTCACCGCGCAATGATATTGTTGCAGTTTCTGCCGCTGCCGCTGCACCCGGACTGATTGTACGACGAACCCAAACGGCGCGTTGTTCACCTGCTTGTAGATTACCGATGTCTAGACCTGATGCGAAATCAGAATGTTCACCGAATACTACCGCAGACAATTCATTACCTGAGTCAACTTCATCATCTAGCAAGATCAGCGAGTCAACGCCATTGCCTGCTACAGGGTCCAGACCGATTTCGATTGTTGAATCTGGCGATGCTGTATTTGCAAAGATGAATACTTTCGCATCATACAGTGTCAATGTAGCGTGTGTGTTCTGTACGTAAATCAAACGATACTCAACACGTCCTGATGCTGCTTCCGCTGACGGCACAGCATCAAAAAGACCGTGCAATTCACCAGACACTAATTCAGTAGCACTAATACCGCCACCAAGTGAATCAATTTCTAGATCATGCGTATTGCCGTTACCCGGTCCCGCTGCAACTACGTGCAGACTTTTCTTAAATTTCAAATCACCTGTTACGATAGGCATTGTTAGCTCTCCAAAAAGATAAGGATGGTCTTCATATTTAGAAGACCATACGTATTAGTTTTCAATGTTGTACGTCACGTCAGTGAAGTTCCAAGCAAGTTCACCCGGTAGGTAGTACATTTCGTAGCTGCTTGTTACTTGTGAAGACATGTTGTAGTTAATATCAGTAGATGCCGATAGTTCAGAACGTGTTGACCAATCTATGTCATTGACCGATGTTACGACTGCGCGAGTCGACCAATCTATGTCTGACACTGCTTCAACATATTGAGAACGATTCCAATCAACATCTAAGCTACTTTCAGCAATTGCACCCTCTGACCACTGAATGTCGGTGTTGAGTTCAACAAACTCACGTGTATCCCAGTCGATTGCCAGTTCATTAGAAGCAATTGGTGATACGCCCCAAGGCGAGTCGTATGTGCTTTCAATGATCTGACGGTTGTACCAGTCAACATCGTAGTCTCGACCGACGACATCACGAATATTCCAATCAACCAATAGCTCAGAACTCGCGCTTGAACGTGTTGACCAATCAATTTGCAATGCATCTGTGATGCTGAATCGACGATTCCAGTCAATTTCAAGATCGCTGACAATATCGCCACGTGTGTTCCATACAAGACCGTATAGACTATCAACGCTATGACGCCATCCGAACGTAGTAAGTGCTTCAACCTCTGAGCGAACTTTCCAAAGAATGTCGTAAGAGCTTGTAACCGCTTCGCGCTCTGCGTGAATGATCGTTTGTTCTTCATCTTGAAAGTTTAGGTAAATCGTTCTGATTTCACCAAACTGTGCGTTTGTAGGCGGATATAGCCAACCTTTCATTCGCAAGTTAAGCGTCCATTCGATGTGTCTCATATCACCAGCCGCACCCTCGAACGTTGTCTCAGGAACAGCCGATTCTAAGATGATCGGAATATCACGCTGGTCTACCACAACTTCATTTTCATCAAGCTCTTTGATCATTGTATTGAACTGAGGTTGAAAGTATGGTAGTATTTGTTCTATAATCTGAAATGCATCATCCTGATGTCGCGTATAAACGCTCACTTCAAATTCGAAGTCGTAAGGGACAGGGTTAAACAACTTGTTCGACTTAGGTCGGTCTCCCGTAAAGTCACGTGTCAGCTTACGATTTGCAATGTTTGTCTTTCGAGTAGCGTCATACGTACACGAAACCATGTCCAAGCCAATTCTTGGTAGCAGCGTAGCTACATTTGCCACGCTACCGTCGCCGTTAAGCTCTTGACTGTTCAAAGATGCAACAAAGTGCTCCTTTGATGAAACTGTAATTGGCACCTTTCTATACCCGTCTCCGCGAGACACGTATATGTTAGAGAACAAGTTTCCCATCAAGAGAACGTATTTTCGTATCGATCTGTGATAGAAATACCCTTTCACGATGCCCCCTTAAAAACTGTCGAATGGATTACTGTTATTTACATTGAAACCAATCGTTGCGTTGCGCGGGTCTGTAGGCTGAACGTCACTGCCGCTAGGCACGACTTGCTCAGACTCATAGAACTTGTCAACTTCATCTTCGATTTGAGTAATTTCAGCACCTTGTTCGATACCAATATCCCAACGCCCGTCAAGTGCATTGATTTTGTCAATGTCAATCATTTCGTCAGTATCTTCTCCAAAGTTTAGAATATCGTCAATTGAATCAATGACTGCCTCTGGCTTCTCAAGATTAATTTCTTCACCGGAGTAAACGAATTTAGTCATTTTCATCTTGCGCATAGGTAGAACACCGTTCATATACCAAGGGTCTTCGCGCTCAATCCAACTAATCTCAAAAAGACTATTTGCAAGAGGGAAGTAAATTAAATCACCCATTAACGGCTGCTTACCGTCGCCTTGTTGAGCGAACAATTTCGGGTTGATACAGACGTTCATTTCATCATTCACTTGAAATCCGAATTTACTGTACCAATCGCCGTCACCATCCCACCCTTCAAATGATTCGACGTAAAGAGACATTCGAAAGTTCTGAGTGAATTTACTCATTGGGTCTTCGCCGAACACAAGATCGACCTTTTCCATTTCTCTTCGCAGATACACACATTCAACCCCTCGGTTGATGATTGATTCTGCTACGAGCATGTCCGTTAGATTCTGCTCATTAGTATGATTCACCCAGTTAAAATAAGGGTTGACCAAGTGATTGTTGTAAATCTGATCATACCCTTTTTGACTTTCTAACTTAGCGAACATACCACCCGTATTAGTGTCGTATGCTCCCATAAATCACCCCATGAATACGCCTAGTGGAACAGTCAATGACATTAGCTCTTCACGTAGCCTCTCAATCTCTTGAGTTGCCTCATCGTAAATTTCCTTACCATCAATTGTAATTCCACCTGGCAATTGCAACCCTTGATGTTTTTTCAAGATAACGCCGTTCATTTGCTTAGTCATAGCGGTTGCCATGTCTTTAACCCAGCGAACTGAATAAGCATTTTGTTCAGCGAATTGGTTCGGGTTACCGATTGTGTTGTTCTGACGAAGAATGCTGTATGGGTCATCCCAACGCTCTTGTGCAGTCGTATCTTCATATGAGCCGATAGTAGCTGCTTTGTTACCAATAATACCAGTTGCCGATTCAGAAACCAACAACGCACTAGGAACAAATGCTTCAACTACAATAAGCTCACCTGCACTCAAGTTTGCATTGATACGAAGCTGCTTGTTTACGCCATTATACCAATAATCGTATTCAGGTGATAACAAGTCAGTCAACATATTTTTGTATGACATCAAGTTCCAGTAGTCACTTAGACTACCTTGACCTAACATCCCCTGATGATATGAGTTACACGACCCCGCACCGGGACCGCCAGCTAGACCTTGTAGAAAATCACTAAACCATGAGTAAGTAGCATTACCATCCATAGTGAAAAACGAACTTTCTGCACGCAAAATCTTAGTGATAGCAGTCGCAGGGATATCCAAGTCGATGATGCCTGTCTGAGCTTGCTCTTCAGATAATGAAATGATAGAATACGTTTTATTAACACCGTCTGGGTGATACTCAATGTATAATTCAAGCGCACGAGAAATACAGTCGTATACCTGATCTTCAGATACTTCGACGTTGACAATAGGCGCACCTAGGCGCCTTAAAATCAAATCTTTCATTTCACGAGGCGATGTGGCGTTATACGCTTGCATAAATTACCCCTTATAGTTGCATGAAGAACGATTCGTGTTCAATCGTAACGTTTGCCGCAGTACTAGCAAGAATACTAATGTCACCAGTGTCTTCAATGTCAGCAACGTGAACAATATTGATCGGCGTAACTGCACCTGCACGAAGCGTACGTGTTTTTTCAATAGTAACACTACCAGACGGATTGACAATATCAATCTTAATCGTAAGTGTTGTTGTAGTTGGCGAAACAACTACCCAGTTCAACATGATCGGCTTTTTAATACCAAGACCAGTTCTAGTCAAAACACCACCTGTGTATGTGAAACCACTTACGTCTGATTCAACGTTGAATAAACTGAACATGTCTGTCGGTGTTGTTGTCAACGATGCCGTGTTTGGCGTGTCTGAAGTCAACATTGCATAATCCAAGTTGGCTTCAAGCTCAAGAACACGAGCACGCAAAGTACCCACTTCAGTATCACTCTGACCGACTACAGTCAATAGACCATCAACATCCGACTGAGCTGAGTCAATCAGACCACGGTTTTCTTGAATAGTGTACCACGCTGTGAATTCAACCGGACTATCGCGATCCCCTAGACTAGCCTCTAATCCTGCCACTCTGTACGACACTGTGCCAGTCTCTGCGTCAGTAGCCCCTAAACGGCTCCATAGATTAGAAATGTCGTCGTTAAACGTCGATAGACGAGCTTTAACCGTACCTGCATACACGTCACCTACTGAGTACGAGCCAAGGTCAGTTGTAATGTCATTAATTGACTGAGCATTAGCCGTGATTTGAGTCTGACCGTCTGAAATTGCAGTTTCATTAGCCGAAACGCGAACAATTAGACCAGTTGTTGGAGTTTCGATTTCTTGTTGCAACAAATTTATGTCTGATGAGTTGTCACTAATCGCACTCTCTGCGTCGTCAAGGCGCAAATAAATCGTACGAGCAGGATCTGCATCTTGAGAATCGCCGATTTCGCTACGAAGTTCAGCAACGTCACCAACTTGTGAGTTTTGCTCCAACTCATACAGACGACCATTGATTGTCAACGGGATTGTGTTTTCACCAATTTCAGCATTGATCGTTGCAGTTTTGTTGTACAAATCTTCAATCTGATATTTCATACCAGTTGGGTTTGTACTCGGAGATGAATTCCCGTTGACATCGTAGTTACGGTCGTTACCGATACGACGTTTGATGAAATACAAGTCTTTACGAATCGTGTCATTATTCTCAACGTCATTTGGGATGTCATTTGGGTTACGAACACCAATATCAGCTTCGATGTCTTCAGCGCGACGATATAAACCGGTTGCCATAACATCAATAGTAGACGGTACACCAACATTGTCTTGAAGATCATCTACTTGATTTTCAAGAACATCAATATCGAATTCAGTCTGAGAAACACGAGCACCAAGGTTTGCGTCGCCACCACCCGTCAGTTCGTTTACGGTATCGACAAGTTCTTCGATTGTCGTTTGCTGTGCTTTTGTATTATAATGTGTGTTCAGAACGTTTTCTTGGATCTGTACTCCTGCGCGGTTTAGCACACCGTCAGAAACCGTGTCACCAGAAGCACCATTGATGCTTTCACCATTCTTAGCCCAGTTAATTCGAGTTTGATCGGGACGTTGAGAAGGATCTGGTTGACCATTTACATATCTAAGCTCTGTAATGATAGGCTTTTGAATTGTCATTTTTGTTCCCTTGTATTGTAAATGAACATAGCTTACTACTATTTATAGCAATACAAAGGATCAAGGAGGGAGATGTCTTTATGCGTTTATAATAGCAGGCACATTCATGGGTTTAAACAAGTATTTAATACTAATCATACTAATATCTCTAACTTCACTAAAACCACTAATACTACTAAGATGAGACGGAATTTTTCCGCCTCGATCCGTTTCTACCGCTTCGCTCATACAAAAAAGGGTGAGAAATCAATCTCACCCGTTTATTAGCATTGACTTTCAAGCTATACTATGCTTGTCTTTATGCAGTTCTTTCCCACATGTAAACAGTATAGTATGGCTGTACGTTGTTGTGCGCTTGGTTACCACCGACTGGTGATGTGTAGTATAGATAGTTGTCACTGTCTGTTCTACGAGAACCTGGGTTGTTACGACCGTATTGCTTCGCAACACCAAATCCTATACCATTACCATCGTAATGTTCACCCCAGCCAGCGTGTTTATGAGCAGGGATTGTTGCTTCAGTTAGCTGAACTTCATACTCGCCGCCAGTTTGGCGAACTGCAAAAGTTCTCCCGCCATATGAACCCTCTGAAACAAGAACACGACCTTGTGCCAATCTAGCCCATGTACCACCGAAAAGTGTAGCCGGTGATGTTGATACTAACGACATGTAAACTGAACCGACTGGATACATATTAAGCATTGCTTGCGATTCAATTAGACCATTAGTCATCAACTGAGTTCCGCCAACTGACTGAACATTGTTGATCTTCAGGGTACCCGTGACTGTACCACCTGCATCGCCAATCTTCTCGTTGTTCAACTTATAACCCATTGCTGCGCTTAGAGCTTGTAACGGATCATTCGTCGTCAGGTTATTTGCTATTTTAGCAACACCCACACGAGAACTATTTGCACTGAATAGATTCAATGTGCCCACTGTAACTGCATGTTCGTTCGACGCACGAGCGTTGGCAACTGTAGCGTCGGGTAGATAAAACCCTGCCTTACGAGTCGTAGTTGCTGTTCTAAAGTTAAAACGATATGGCGAAATTGCCAAGTTATCTTCAGTCGCTAATGTACTGTTGACTTCAGTCCCGTTTGCTAGTCGAATCAACCCTTTTGTAGTTTCGGATGCGTCTGATGCAGTTGTATTTGCCCACACGTCAAGCATTTCTTTAACTCGCTGCGGCGTCATTGCTACAGTCGTTGAAAGTGTGCCTGTTGTCGTTGCTTGCGCGTTCGTCGCTAGACGCACAGCACCTGGGTCAGATTCAGTCGCGTAAAATCTAGTATTAAGAGCATAGTTCAGCGTTTTTAACGTGAATGCGTGCTTTTGTGCAGCTTCTACGGGATCTGACGGTGCTACTGTGTCGATTGTGCTTTCGGTTATCAGCTTTACGAAACCATACTGCAATTCAGTTGCAGTTGCGTGATTTTGCATCCAATAATCAAGCGAACTTGGCGTAACCGCGCTATCTGTGTTTAGCGGGTCAACTACAGCGGCTTCATCACTTAATTTCGTAATACCAGCCACAGTCGTTGACGCGACTGGATAATCAGGTAACGGCTGAACAGCGTGATCTTGAATCAATTCAAGGCACGTCTGAAGATCATCGTTGCCGCCAGTCTGCCCGTCAAAGGCAGTACCAGCGACTTCAACTGTAACCGTACCCGCATCATCAATCACGTGATTGAAAATTTGAGTTCCTTTACTCATTTAACTCGTCTCCAAATATAAACGGGATAGAATGGCATCATGTTTTCATGAGCTTGACCGCCACCTACCGGTGATGTGTAATACATGTAATTATCTCGGTCAGTAGAACCCATGCCTATATTATTGCGAGAGCCAGATTTACCAAATCTCCAATAATCAACGTAGCTGTATTCTTTACAGTAATACGTCACGCCATACGGGTTTCGATATGTACCGTACTTAACACATGCAGATTTAGAACCCGAGTATGTTTCACCCCAGCTTTTGTGACTATGACTAGGCAAATGGCGCTCGTACAATGTAACTCGGTCGTCATCGCGATATGTCCCTGCCGAGAAGTAACGACGACGCACGCCATCGTCGCCCGTGCCTTGACCAATCATTGTTTGACCTGCTCTGATTCTATACCACACGCCCCCAAATACAACATTCGGGTCTACATTTTCGGTACAATGGAAAATGCTCCCGACTGGTCGACCTGCTAAGCCGATTTTAGCGTCAAGTTGATTGTTCGGGAATACTTCTCGCGTTTCTCTTACATTAACGTAATATGAGCCGCCATAGCTGTATTGCTTTTGTCTCGTAACAATATTACTGTAAATGTTGTCACATTGAAGCGTACCTGTAATCGTACCACCATCTGGACCCAGTTTATTTGCAAGTTCGTAGCCTAATGCCGCACTAGTTGCTTGAGTTGAGTCGTTTGTGAACGTAGCAGGGAGTTGAAAGAATCCGACCTTATCACTCGTAGCCAATAAATTATCAATTGTACCGGGAGTTATTGCATATTCGTTTGCATCACTTGCATTGCGATCATAGTTGTTTTGTGTTAACTTAAACGCACCTCGCTTTGAAGTTGTTGCTGATACATGATTCAACCCTTTGACACTAATCGCGATAGAAGCATCTGATTTCAATGAATCACTCGGTGCTACTGTTCTAACGACACCGGTTGATGTCTCGGTTGCTTGCGCCCACGGGTTTGGAATTTCTTTTTTAATCAAGTTCCACGTTCGCATAGGCGAGATTATGCGTGATGGGTTGTATGCTAATGATTCAGCTAGAGTTGCAAACTGAGCAAACCCCTGAGATTCATTAGTTGTGTCATCGGCAAGTGCATTTCTAGTCGTCATCATTTCTTCAAGACGACGATATGAAAGCAAACGACTAGCATCTGACGATGCATATGTTCGAGTCAAATCACTTGAACGTAATTCAAGTAAGTTACCTAGCTGAGTATCGGTTGCTGGTGATACAAACTGATCAACACCGTCTAATGTTTCGGGTGTAAGAACAGTCAATAAATCATCAAGTGCATTAGCTTCTGCTTGAGTCGAGTACTCAACTGCACCGTCCTCAGTCGGAGTTGCATAAGGTAACGGCGGCAGTGGTAGCAATGCGCTTGGATCAATTTGCTCCAAAATACTCTGAACATCTCCTCCCGCTTCAAAAGCTGAACCGGGAGAAGTGAACGGTTGCAGGTAAACATATTTTGCCTCGTCACTCGCGTGCGTGAATATGTTTGTTCCTGACATTATGCAATCCTTCTGTAGTAATATACAGTATCAGTGAATGTTGTTGTATCAGTGTGATACAATTCCCATTCCCCGTAACCTAAGCTCTTCTGACCGTCTGACGAACCCGTGACGACGCTTTTAGCTTGAATCCCAGTTGGACTACCTTCTGGGTCTAAAATGTCTTCAAACGTCGTTGAGTACGCAGGATTGTGCGGTCTAGAACTGCGGTGCTTCAATAGAAACGTGTTTGACGGTGCGACGTGATCTGTCGGAACAGTGTCAAACAGATTCGATGCGTGCAGAGCCGTGAAAACTTTTTCTGCAATGTCATTATCCGAATCGCCTACAGTCAACTGCACTGAAACGCCATATAAGCTGATGTTATCAACTGCCGAAGTCCCAGTGAATGTAATTGTTTCGTTGAACTGGTTCGTGTTAAACGGGTTCGTTGCGTCTGTTGACGAGATAATAGTACCGACTGGCAAAATTGCTGCCATTGCAAGCTGCATGATCGCAGCTTGAACGTTCGGGTCCCACGCGCCTTCTTGAATTTCGTCAATTGTTGAATCGCCTAATACCGCACCGCGGAAATTGAAGCGACCACCCGGGAATAAACCCGAGTCGTCAATTGCTGTTTGATCGAAAATCTTCATGCGCGAGTCATTGCTCCACACTCGTGACGCATGTCTTGCTTTAGTTGTCATTATGCAGTCCTTAACCAAGTGTATGCAGTGATGTATGGCTGAGTTACGTCAACTGCTTGTGCGATTTGACCGTGGTTGACTTTGATTGGCTCTTCTTTGTAGTAAGCTAGAGGAACTGTGTTCTCTGGATCACCAAGACAGCCGTTCAAGTTAATGTCACCACCCGATGTTGCTGAACGCGCAACTAAGCTATATTGCTCGTTGACATTTCCAATGTCGCGTTCGCCTTCACTGTTGTAGTCAGGGTTTGTTGTACTTATTAGCTCAGGGATGTTCTCTTTAGTAAGAGTCACACCAATCGAACCGCCTGTACCACCTGCTTGAACAATGTTTTCGTTGTTATTGTTTCGATGGAATTTCCCATCATCATTTGGGTTCCATCCCACGATTGTACGACCTGGCGCATAGCGAACCCAAGTACCGAATCCCATGTAATCGGCGGGGTTGTTCGGGTTGTTTGCATTCGTATACACTGAGCCAATCGGGAAGATACTTTCAAATAACGAAACTAGCGTTCCGCCCGGTGCAAATGTCTCTGGGTCCGGTAGAACTTCAGTAACAGCCGCAGACGGGTTTTGTGGATCAGTGTAAATGATCTTGTTGAATCGACGAACGTCTGCCCAGTCGTCACGAGAAACGAAAATCTCACGTGTACGCTCTTGCAAGTTGTCATCGCCTTCATCCCACGTCAAAAGCGTTCCGATTACGTTATCGTACCATCTGACTGTGATTACATCACTATCAGCTAATGCTTCTGCAAACACGATTGTATTCCAGCGCCCTTCAGCATCTTGAATGTAGTCATAATCATAATCACCGCCGTTCTGACTGTCACCATTACCCGCAGTGTTTGATTTTGTCAACTGAGTACCGTTCAGGAGAACTTCAAGAGTTTCTGTATTGAACTGAGTATATTCAGGAAGACCAAAATCTGATAGTGTAACTTGCATTCCCGGTACGAAATCTTTTTTAACAACCGCGCCCGGTGATTCTTGAACGCCATAGTTATTTTCATCAATCACTTTGATTGACTTCAGAACATAACTGCTACGGAAGCTCGATACGTCACTCAAATAAGTGACCATTGCGACCGGGTCTGCTTCATTTGCAGGCAATCGAAGACGGATTGTACGACCATCAAGTGGTGCTAAGTCGTCATTTGTCAATTGCTTCCAGCGATTATCAGTAGTTAAGTCAGTTGTACCCGCCGCTGATGTGTGTGAAATCAAGCATTCAAATGTTTGAACAAAACCGCCTACAACTTGAGTAACCACATCACCTACTGAATATGCAGTTGAACCTGCATGTGGTTGATAATCAGGAAAATCTGCAAATTCTGCCCAGTTGTTCTCTTCCCACGTACCGATGCTGTTGTGTTCAACAATACACTGCCATACTCGGTCATCACGACCTGTAACCACGTCCCCTCGAACTAAGTCACCTACGTAATACGTTTCAGGGTTATTAGCAACCCACGGTTCGACTGTGTGAAGCGGAACTGAGCCGTAGTCACTGAAGTCATTCAGGTCGTTTCCGAAGTACAGCAAGTTACCGCGGCGATATACTTCAACCGCAGCTTGGTTGTACACGCCACCATTCAATTCAAGTGACATGTTGAAATCACGCTGATCTTGACGTGCAATAATTGCACGACGTAATACGCTCGGAACATCGCCAAATGTCAGCCCGTTTACGTATTTCTGAGCAACATATTCCCAATGGCGGGGTGGCGTAAACACTAGCTCAAGATCTTGATATGCGTTGCTGAATTCAGCACCTGAGCCTAGTTCGTTCTGAGTTGAACCTGCAACACGTTTGATTGAGTCTTTCGAATCTGGGTATATTGTTACAAGCTGTTTGTCCCATGTACCCTTAACATCACGAACGCGAATCGCTTTACCGTAGTCTGCTTCTTCAACACCACTTGGGAGATACACATCGACTGCACCAAGCGACGTATCGACTGTCCATGACTCGCCGAAATTCGTATGTAGTTCAGGACCCTGACCATCGCCGTTCTCGTCGAAATACAGTTCAGCGTTAGCAGGGTTGTACGATGTATCACCGTTTAGATATGTAGAAGCAAATTTCCAATTGCGCCAAGCACCGGCAGCATAGAGTCTGCTACCGTCGCCTAAGTGACTGTATATTTCGTCGAAATTGTCACGGGTCTTAATGCCACCTTGTCGTAGGTAATCACCAGTACCGTCATCAACAATTTGCCCGACGTTGATCGTCTGTTTCATTATTGTCCCTTACGATAGTCTGATTGTTTCGATAGATTTGATTGAAATTGACACGTTATCGTCATTTGATGTAATATCGAGAACGATTGTTCCGTTATCAACTCGCGGTTCAATTAGAACCAAGTTACCGAAATCTTTGTCTGTATTGATTACTGAGTATTCATCAATATAAACGTCTGTTACATTATTTAGCAGCAACAATTCTGATGACATACGACGAGTAACCGCACCACCCTGAGCTGGGTCGCTGTTTTCTGCGTAAACCATCAACTTACACGCTGCATACGATAAAGTATCAAATAGCGGCATTGTGACTGTCACTGTCTCTGGGATTGTGTAAATCGTGTCGTTAACTGGCGCACCGAAGTCACCTAAAATTGGGATGATTTTAATACCCCACTGAGGTGTGCCTGCTAGACCAGTACCATCATCAATTACTGTACAGATTATGTGGCAGTAATTGTTACGAACGATTTGTGTGCCGTTTAGTTCAGTCGCACCAACAATTGCATCACCTGCTGATGGTGCGATAACAATCGGGTTTGTGTCTAGAGTCGCAGTCGTGTTTTGAAATTCAATTCTCTCACCGCGCTTTGCCATACCCGCTGTTGTACCGATTTTCGGCAAGTTTAATGTCATTGATGCCCCGCCGCCTAGTGCTGACGTGTCAATGTCATACTTACCACCAGTAATGATTGATGTTAGCAAGTTAGTGTTGTTCGGACCACCTGAACCACCCGCAGTTGAGCTTGGCGGAATTCTCTGCCAATAGCCACCTGCAAAAGGGCGTGGCGACGTGTCATTGTAAGCAGGGATATAGTTTTCACCTGCTTCAGTTAGTTCAAAGTCTGCGTTAATGTGGTAGAACTCGTCAGAGTTGTCACGCAGCTTATTACCACCGTTGTGAATTGTATCACCAGTACCAACCGAACCCGCAGTACCAGTTTCTAATCTTTGTCGTCCCATCTTAATCTCCAAGAAAGGCGCGAACACGCGCCTAATGAGTTGTTTACTTTATTTATTAGAAGTTGTAGATCAAGTTGAACTCTTCTACTTGGTCAAGTGTTTTACGAATCGGCTGGCGATTTTCCATGTAAATTATCTGACCAGTCCCTGCTTGAATCTCGTGTGGGTCATAACGTGTTTCAGTCGCTTTCGTATCCGACGTTGCGCCTTCTTCTCGAACTAGCAACGGGTTTTGAACCAGCGAAATCTGGCGATAGCCCTGATTGCCGGGACCAAACAAGTGAATGAAGTCTGCACCTGCTAGTTTAGCTCGAAAACGCAACTGCACTGCGCCTACACTGTAAATCGTCTCATCGTAGTTTTCATTGAAAACGATGTTCTGATCTAGACCCCATGCAACACGATCAGCGATAATGTCTTCAGGGAACGGGCAAACGATGTATTCTTGAGTTACGTTCGTAAGAACTTCACTCGGTGGAATAGTGTAAAGATATTCCCATACGTACCCATCACCTGTTTCGATTGCATTCCCTGTGCCGTGTGGGATGTTTTCTTGGTTACCTGGTGATGACGGTGCATTCCATTCACCGCCGACTGCTACACAGTCATTTTTGTTCGTTACTGTCGCAATCGAACACGTACCGCGAATGTTTGTGTTGTTCGGGTCTGTTTCTGGGATGTCTATGCAACGATAAACCATGTAGCCGTTCAATGCACTTGGGTGACTATTGATCGGCATAGTGTTAACTGTTACAATATCACCGAATGTGAATCGAAGCGAGTTATTCAAATCAGGGTCGCCCCAGTCCTTACGAGGAAGAACAGGGCGAAGCTGTGATTTTGGAATCTTGATCAGACCGAGCGCACGCGCCCAAACGTCGGCTTTTCCGTCTGGGCTGTCGTTCGGGTAAGGTGGCGCGAAGTTTATTTCATCTTCGCGATCTGACCAAGGCTCATTACGACCGAACATAAGGTAAATTGTGTTCTTGTCGTCTTCATCACCTACGTTTTCGTAGAAGTTCATCAAGTTGTTAACTCGATATTCTGTTGTGATTGTTGATCTGTAAATTTTTGCCACTTTATTCACCTATTTGTTTTTGAGTCGGCGTTTCTGGGTCGTATGGGTTACCTACGTTGTCTTTCAGTCTGTAGTCAGTATCCTCGTACATATCTGAAATACTCGTTGCCCCTGTCGACCAGTCAAACATGAATGCAGGCGCACGTTCGTACGGCGTCATTCCCCATTGCTCTGAGTTGTTCGCGTCTGCTGGTTGAATTTTCGCAGTTGGGTTGTAATTCGGGTTAAGAACGCGCTGTTTCCCACCCCAAATGTCATTAATATCACCCGTATCTGTCTCTATATATCGTTGCTCATCAATCGCAACCGATTCGTCAAGGGCGATTACGCGATCATTACGCCAGTAGTCGTTGTATTCTGTGATTGTCACGCCTTGCGTGTTCAGAATACGATCATGAATCACATGGTCTAACGGATTTTCAAGAGCTAACGGATGCGGCTTCACTTGAAGCTCACCGAACGAGTTGTAAACACGCTCTTCATACATGTCAAGTAATGACGTTTCTTCTGTGAAGTTTAGACCGATACCATTGTCGTATCTAATCAAACGATACGAATCAACGATTGTTTCATGGTGCTCTACTGAGATACCATGATTGATCAGTACGGTTAGTAGCGTAATACCCAAAAACCCAAATCCAATTGGATGCACAAATCGAATTACATCATCTTTGTACTGACTCAATTGCATTTCAGAACGCAATTTCATCACGTAGTATGACTTGCTTCGATCTAAGAACTCGTTTGAGTCGTAGTCGATTCGTTCACCTTGTACGCGAGTGATCGCGGTAGCGGTAAAATCCAGACCGTCAATTGACAAAACATCACCGATGTTCAATTCACCGATTAAGTTGTTCAACGTCAATTTCCAGTAACGTTTACCCTCAATGTAATGTCTAGAGATATACGTAACATCCGCATTGCCTGTACCTGAGTAGATACGTCGACCGACAATATCATCTGTTACATCATTTGAATTCACCACAATTGCATACTCAAATGTGTTAAGCGATTCAATCTCAACTTCAACATCTTCGTTGTACAGTAACTTGAACAGAAACTTGTATGAGTCCAAAATACCCTTCGTGCTGTAAAAGTCTGCTCTGCGTGCTAAGAAGAACTTAACAACTGCGTCGCGCTTCTCTGGCTCTAAGATACGATTTCGCTCATATACAAGCTTGTGCAAGTATTCAGTGTAATGGTCATCTAACGGGTTTTTGCTGTTCAGCAAGTTGTACACGTTATTATACGCTGTTCCGTCGCCTTTACTGATGAAATCCAAGTAGTGCTTCGCGAATTGCTTGTAAAATCCGTCTGCATCTAAGTAGTTTTCTGGCATCATTTTGTAAATCAGTGGCGTCAACGTAGGATCGAGCATAGTCGTTGGATCTTCTGCTGGCGGCTCGATGATTACAGGTGTGTAATTTGACAGACTAGCAGTTATCACACGACGCTCTGGCGACCAACGAATCGGTGCGGTGATGTCAACGCGATAAGGGAACTTGTAGTAACCAATCACTTTGTTATCATTCTTTGAGTGAATGATTGCACCTGCCGCATACCCATTGAAACCGAAAATAGATAAGTTCGGTGCTTCAAATGTGTATTCGCCTTCGTTAAACGTTTCTTTCCAACGAACATCATCAAGATCAGCAAAATCATGGCGGAAGATAGACTCTTTCTTGTAGTACATGATTTCGTTTGCCCACGATTTCCAATCTCGCGTTTCTGCACGCTGCATCCAGTTAAAGTGCGCTGAACCGTAGTAATCTTGTGGCTTATAATCCCACGTATTCCCGTCTTTCGTTGCGATAATCTGAGTCATCGGCTTAACATAAGTCGTAAAGAACGGCTTAGTAAACATGCGAACTGCTTCGTCAACTTCATCGTTGTCTGCAACTAGGTACGGGTCATCGACTGTGCCGTAATTGCTACCGAGAGTTGAGTGATAGTTGCCAGGCGCGCCGCTAGATTCTTGACGATTATCATAAGCAGGGTTGCCTTCTTCACCATAGTTCTTTGTCAAGTCATGCCCAACGATTAGATGAGTGTTATCGCGAGAAATAACCGAACGTTCGTTTAGCAGCAAACGCTCTTCAGCAATATTACCGTATACGCGCTCCCAAGATAGACCTGAATAGCCTACAACGATGTCGCCGTTCATGATAGCGGTGCGATTCAGACGATATACGCCGCGAATCTCATTTGGATCAGAAGTTCCGATTCGTTTGCCGTTACTATCATGCTCCCACTCACCTATAACCAGCGCATACATGTGACCATCTTGATAATCAAGACCTTGCTCAGGATCATCAAAGTACTGAATCTTTTTCACGCAAACATCGGCAGTATTTTCGTCGAAATCTGGGCGACTAATATCGTTCTGAACAATACGAGCTTCGAAATAGACCGGCTCATTGTCAAGCTCACCTACTGTTTCGAAAATACGTTCACCGTATAGGTCAGATTGAACGTTGTCGAAAATACGCGGGATTCTATTGTTGTGCCATACGTATGTGTTTCCGTATGTTACAACGGTCATTACATCATCAACCCCGAACGCATCTGCTTTATGACGCACTTGTGGTGGTAAAATAGCAAGATCTTTGAAACGCTCAACATCAAAACCAAAACCCAAGTCAAAGTCTAGTTTATCGAACGTAAGATCAACCGAAGCGTGTGAGTATTCCAGTCCGTTATCATGCGAGTAATCAACGTCAGTAGACGAAACGCCCTGAATAAGGTAATCGTACCCTAGAAGATAACTAAACGTGTTAGACTGCTTACAGATACAGTCGTACACAGGGCTACCTAGACGCGAGTTGGTTGCCTTGTATGTCTGCCATGTTTTCCCACCGTCGTTTGATACTTTACAAACTTGTTGCCAACGCTCGAATGCATATATCACATCGTCGATCACCGACGGGATCACTCGACTATTGCTCTGACAAACTGACGGCACTTTCCCGTAATTTGCGCTAAATCCTGGGTTAGTAACGAACCAATACGCGGCTGAATCAGCATTGAACATATTTGGGTCAAATTCAAACCCTGGTCTTACTAAGGTTGCTTGCAACTGGTTGCGGCTGTTAAGATACTGAACGTTATCGTTGTTAAGACGCGCTTCTATAAATGAACTAGCAGGCGTGAATTCGTCTTGCGTGACAATATCGTAATCGTTTGTTTCAGACGTGTAACCGATGTCTGACTGAATCCATTCACTCGGATTAAATCCTTGATAAACTGAACGAATGCGCCACTGATAGTAGCGCACTGATTCGTTAATGTTTGTAAACAGACGTGTTTCAGCCGTGAACGGGTTTGGGTATAACGGCGCGAAAGGCTGCGTTAAAAGCAGTTCAGCACTGACCGCCGAGCGCACGTGAATTTCATAACGGAAATTCTCACCCACGGTTGTCCACGAAAGTTCAGCATAGTTTCGTGTCAATTTGTTAATCGACACTTCCATAATTGGCGGTGCCTGTAATACATTTGCCATTAAGAAATACCCTCTAGGACGATGTCTGTGTATTGAGGACGCAGCTCGTTCTCATATACAATCAAGCTACCGTCATCTGTGTATATATTCACACGTGTTGGCGTTGCTGACACGATCAGGTTGCCAGTAACATCCCAATCTGATGAGTTGATACCCAAGTTGATGAAGTCATAGTCCATCATGCCTGATGCGTAGTTAATTGTACCTACACGGTAATATAGACTGCGACCGCCAATTACTTCGCGATCAAAGTCGTTGTCTGTGTATGCGCCAGTTGGCAAGCCAGTCTCTGGGTCAACTGGCGCTGTGATGTCACCTGCTGCAAATGGACCCAATAGAATTGTACCAATATCTTCTTGTGTCGGCGCAGTACGAGCTTCAGTTGTTCTCATTTGAACTTTGTAATTACCCGGGGTAAACGTGATGTCTTCGGACTTCACAGTTGCTGGTGTAATTGGGTTCAAGAAACTGTAGCCACTCATAGGAGTTTGTGCAAAGTTGGTCAATTCGCGAATCAAGCTGATGTCACAGCGTGAACCTAGAATAGACGGGTGCGCGTCATCTACGTAGCTCAACATCTTTGACACGTGAAACGATGCGTTGAAAATCTCCACTTCATTGTAGTAGTAATCTGAAATCGCATTGATGATCTGAGCTTTCAGATAGTCAGCACCCTCAGCCAATGAACCGGTACGGTAGTTGATTCTCAGATTGTGCTTGATGTACAAGTAATCTGGGTCAACAACTTTAGGTGTTACTGTTACAATATTAAATTCTTTCAGATATTCTTCGATGTCATTACGAGCAACTTGAGGCAGAGTCAATCCGCTTTTCGGTTTAATCGAAATGAACACATATCCCGGCTTGTCTGAGCTACCGAACGCTTGAACAGCCTGAACGATATTACCGAACTTCTGAGAAACGAACGTTTCATAGTCAAGTTTAGTCACGCATCGACGTTGCGACTCGCGGAAAATCGGTGCGAGTTCTCTAATACGTTCTGTGCCTTCAGCATAGCCACCGCCGATAGATCCCACGAAGTTCTCATCGTTATTCGGATTGTCGTCGATGTTCTTGTCATCCAATTGGAAATTCGGGATGTCATCTGCCCATGTGAAACGTTGTGAACCGTTCGCAAGCGGTCCCGATGTTTTCACGTATTGAACACGAATGCGCTGACCTTCAATTGGTCGCAAACCACCGATATAACCGGGATTGTATGCACCTGCGTTCTCGGTAAAATCAGTCAGAACACCCTCGCCGAAGTAAACCTCAGTGTACCCGTCTACTGTTTCGCGAAGATAGAATACATTCGAGCCACCAGTTACGTTCACGATTGATTTGTCAGTCCAGTTAGTCCATTCTGCATTATCTACGAACACACGAACATAATTTCTGTCTAAATCCGGGTCTTTGATCGTAATCGACTCACTTTCACTGAAAATCGTTTCATAGCGACCTAGTGTTCCTTGAACCAAATCAATCTGGTCTTGATACACTAAGGGACTCGCAGGATCAAGCGGGTCTTGTTTCGCACCGATTAGAATATGAGGTTCCCATACGATGTAGCTGTAGTAATCAACACCATCAACATCTGCGCTGAATCGAGTACCTGTACCTAATGTGATCTCAACTGGGTTTTCAGCGTGATACGCTTTGATACCGATAGTATGTGTTGCTGCCGACAAAGAGCTTGGAGCATAACCCATATCTTGAGCGTGCTGAACCACACTGCTGTGTTTCTGTGCAGTGCGAATAAATCCCTCGAATAGTGCTGCATTCGAGTAGTGCTGAAGATACATTGTGTTGTATGCAAGCAAATCTGTTAGTACGTTCAGGCGACTACCTTTAAAGTCGTAATCCTTGAACTCGTCTTGACCTTTCAGATATTGAATAAGGTCTTGTTTGATTGTCTCAAACGAGCCAGAACTAACAGGCAAATTCGAGTTAGTTGTCATGTTATTCCCCTGTTGGTAAAATTATGTAAATTTCGTTTCTTATATTTAATGCACAAAAAAGCCCGCACAATGGCGGGCTGTTCATTAAAGACGATTCACAAGTCTTGTTTTAAGCGCAAACAGTCGATCAAAGTTGGTGCGTAGATGATACTGAACCACAATTTCGTATGTGTTCTTGTCATAAAGCGGTAGAACTTCAATCTTTTGAATCACCACACGCGGTTCCCATTTAGAAATCGCGTTCTCAATACTGTATTTGATTGCAAACGCACTTGCAGGCGAAATATTTTCAAATAGCTGATTGCTGATGTCACATCCGAATTCGGGATTGAAAGGTCGCTCGCCTTTCTTTGTACTCACGATTCCGATGATTGATTCTTGTATTGCTTTCAAGTCATATGATGCGCTCAAGTCATTGTTTACAACACTCTTGCCGAAATTTGCTGGGATGTCACTGAAGTAGTAACTCCCTGGCTTTAGAGTGTTCAACTCTGCAATTGCCATAGATTTTCTCCGAATTTTAAATTTATTTATAGAAAAGTGTTGACAGGGGTATTTGTTTTGCCTACTATGTACTCCTCAGCGCAACGAAGCGCACAAACAAAATGAGAAATTTGTGAAAAACAACTTGACATGCTGAACTACACAACGTATCATTCACATCGTCAACTTAACTAAGAGAGCAAAACATGTTTAAAAATATCGCTAAACTTCTTTCAGTAGCAGCACTGGGCTTCGCACTAACTGGCTGTGGTACTCCTGCTGAAATCCCAACCGGCTTCGTTGGTAAGATTCAGACTAAAGACGGCTTCGATTTGACTCAAGAGCCACGTCAACCATCTAAGTTCCGTCTTGATTGGGCATGGCGCTACCCAGATCGTCTAGTACTGCTTGATGTATCTGACAGCTTCTACGAAATGAAGTTTGACACTTTCATGCCGAAAGACGAACTAATGCTGAAGTACGACGTTGAAATGACCATGGCGGTCGATCCTGCGAAATACAACTTCGTTTTTGCGAAGGTGCCGTTCAAATCGCAGACTGATCAATTAGGTGTGATTTCACAGCAAGATGTGTTCGTTCGTTATGCACGAGCTAAACTGAACACGATTATTCCGTCAATCATTGCTGAATACAGCATTTCGGAAGTCGCATCTAACCGTGAAAAGCTTAACCAGTTCGTGAAACAGCGTCTTAATCAAGAACTGAAAGATACGCCATTCGTTCTTAAAGTCGTGGGTGTTACTGACGTAGTTTACCCTAAAACGATTACTGCTGCGCAAGAAGCATCGGCTGAACGTCGTCAGCAAGAAGATACTGTAAAAGCACAACGTAAACTTGACCTGCTACAGATTGCGACTCGTGAAGAAGTTTCAAAACGTCAACGCGAAATCGAACTGTACGAAGCAGAAACCAAGAAACTGGTTGCTGACAAGCTGATGAACAACAACGTACGCTTCCTAGAAGAGCAAAAAACTCTACGTGAGCTTGCGAAATCAAACAACAAGGTATTCGTACCTACCGAAATGCTTGACAAAATCGCAGTGCAAACTCCGATTAAATAATCAAAACGGGGCGGCTATGTCGCCCCTTTGTTTCACACGAAATAGGAAAATACAATGGAATTTTTATTAGTTCTCGCACCAGTCGTTGGCGTATTCGTTTCATTACTGCTAATCTTGCTTGTTGCGTTCATCTTGTCAAAGATCTTCAAGTTTGATTTGAAACTACCTTACGGCAAAATCATTGCAGTAGCTCTAGTTCTGACACTTGCTGCTGGTGCGTTTAAAGTGTTCACATCACCAATCACACGCCCTACAGCGACCGAAGTCGTAAACGACACTGCAAAATACAAAGTCGATCCAATGACGACTGTCGAAGCACCAAAAATGGTCGATAATTCATTCAAAGCTGAAGAAGTTGACGTTACGACTCTGAATAGTGAAGAGCGAATCAAATCGCACAACGCTACGAACTAGTAACCTTCCCCGCACCACCTGCTACCGTATCGCCGCACGTCAATGTGTCGCCGATACGGATTGCATTACTCCCCTCAATAAACACTTTCGGACTAAACGTTGCTGCACTACCGGCGTGACAATCATGATTCGGAACTGTGTTACAATGCGTAACATGAACCATGTTATCTTTTGATAACGCAGGTTTGCCTTGTACTGTAACTCTCCCGCTACCCCCTGTTACTACTGTCGGTGGATATGTTCCGTGACCAGTAGTCGGTTCGTCTGCCCCTGCTAAAGCTGGCATTAATTACCTCCCGCTGCTATATAATCTCTAAGTTGCTGTGCCCAATTATCCCATTTACCCTTTACGGTCTGACTGAACGTTTCGATTAGCTGACGCTCTTCGATAACACCAGGCACAAGTGGATCTTCATACTCGTAATTGACTGTGACTTCGTATGTGTAATCAGTTGACAGCGGACTAGGCGCTTCGAAGCGATACACGTGACCATGAGCCGGATTCGCTGGCAAATCACTGAATTTACTCACTTCATGATAGCTATTGTCTCGCGTGTCGCGATACTTCAAGCCACTTGGTCCCAAATCAAACGAATCCTGATACTGACCGTAATAACGAGCACCCTCAATCGTGATGCCCGTATTTGGTATAAAATTCGTGATGTTTATGTCAACCAATGTTTCGCCTTCATCCATAACAGCGAAGAACGTCACATCGACGTTCTCACCCTCTGCAATGATTGGCAATGTTGTTGGTGTAATACTAGCCATTCAATTAACCTAGACTTACTGTTGTGCCGTCCAATGCTGCTGAACCTGCTAAATTCAAAGTTGCGCCACCACCATCATCACTTATTGATGCTGCTGAACGAGTATACGATGAACTAACACTTTCAGACATAGAACCGCCCACTGTGATTGTGTAATTACCGCTGATATTCTGCGTGTAATCGCCCGTGACGTTACTTTGAACGTTACCGCCCACAGTTTGATTAACATCCCCGTCAACCGTCTGTGTAACGTTCTGATGCACTGTCTGAGTGACATTCATATCGACGGTTTGTGTAACGTTCTGATGAACGACTTGCGTAACGTCTTTGTCAACTGTTTGAGTCACGTTCATTTCGACGTGCTGATCAACATTACCCTTGACGTGCTGTTTCAAGTCCCCGTCAATCTGTTGAGTAACGTTTTGCTGACAGTAAAAAGTCGCGTCGCCAACAACGGTGATATTCAAGTTGCCTTTGATGTACACATTTTGATTCTTATGTACAATCTCAAAATCATCGCCTATAATCTTTGTCACTCGACTACCATCTGGGTGAATTTCTTCAAACGTTCCAGTTCTGTGATACGTATGAAGACGCTCTGCTCCCTCTGTGTCATCAATCTCATGAATGTGTCCTGATTCTGATTCACGAACATGATTGTACGGATACTGTGCTGCATACGGCGTGCCTTTCTCATCGTACTTCGGACCCTCTGCATTGTAACCAGCAAGTGGGATTTCTTTCTCTTCAGCCGCTCTTTTACTTGCAATGATCGGGTGCGGTCGATATACATAAGGCGCTTCACCGTTATCAAACGCAGTCTGAGATTGACTTTCGTCATATACGTCAGGATCAACGTCATTACGAGCTAGACGGTTTGTATCTGGCTCATTAAGCTTATCTGCTAACGGATATTTCTCATTCGGGTCATTAAACCCAACGCTACCGTTCGGCAAATCTTCGGGAATCCCGGGCAATACACCCATGGCGACTGCATCTTGACGCAACTTGTCTCTGAAGAAACCAAAAACCCACGTTCCCTCAACGACGCCTATAGGAGCATTCCCGATTCCGTTCATTGCTGCATTATCAAGAGACTGCATGGGATGAACCCAAAGCAGTTCTTCAGTTCGAATACCTTGTTCTGAACTTTTCTTATCTGGGTGCAGACCAATCATTCGAACTTTAATTCTACCAAGTTTGAGTGGGTCGGTTGTTCGATCTTCGACAACGCCAGTCCACCACTCAAACCCATCTAATCCCATAAACATTATTTCTTGCTCCCCGCAATTGCGATATTAACCGATGAATCACTAGACAATTCAAGAGTAGTTATAAATGAGTTGGGTTCAACACGGTGCTTCAACTCATGAACAATCCAACGACCCGATGCGTCTAAACTAGAATGATTCTCACCAGTCACCGCGTGATAATCAAGAAATACAACGTCACCAACCGTGATGTTAGTGTTCCCGGGTATTTCAACGATGATCTGTTTAGCTTTCAAATACGTCTCCTCCATAAGAGATACGCCGTGAATAGACCCCAGTGGGTGTTTGTTGTCATGTTCGTAAAAACCATCGTTCGGGAGTAGCTGAATGCTGTTTAATGGCTGCTCAGTTTCAGGAACTTCGCTTGCAAACTCAAGTTCATTAGTGTACATATGAGCGCGGTCATTCAAAATTCCAACTTGAGCAATATAATCATTTCTACGAACATCTTTTGTAGTCAATTTCTTCCGAATTAAACTATGCGAATATGTTCTAGATCCGAATAAACCACTAGAAATCTCGTGCATATTAGATTGTTCCTTCACCACAACCCGCAATGCTGTAATTGTATTCGTGTTGCCAGAAGTCCATTTACCATCGCCCGTATCAGCACCCTTACGGATGATGTATTCATATTCTTTGTCACGAATTGACCCAAGTGATGCGAATTTAACTGAGTCGCGGTCTTCATAGAACATGAATTTACAACTGTTATTCACGTCTGTACTAGCATGATCGACGATACTTTTAATAATGTCGTACGGTTTACCAATCTTCGTCACAAAATCACGTTGATATAAAGACGTTTCAATTTCATATTCTGGCTTCTCATCGCCCAGATTATCCAAAATCGCTTTTATGATATTCGAAATACTAGTCTTCTTGAATACATAAGGTCGTTTAACGTAATCGTTAAGAGTCAGTAAGTTATTTGTGAAACGCACCAATACAGTCTCAAACCCACCAGTACGTGCGGGCATTCTAGAAATACCCGTTGCACGAAATGATTTTTGATAGACTCGGTTTGCTTGCTCCCCGACATACGACGCAAATTCAACGTCAATTGCTTCAAACCCAGTCATTCGAATTGTGTCAACGACGCCAATCGAATCCTTGAACATGAACATGCCAGAAACCAACCCGTTAAGCGATTCATAAATTTCCATGTGTGTGATTTCATTCTCCACCGACGCTGCAAAATCAAGACCGCGTATGTGAATCTTGCTAACCACAAAGTTCTCAATTGGGTTAGCGGAGCGCATTTCAAACATGTTATACCCCTGCTAATTTCATGAATGTGCTAATGTAAGTACTAACATCATCCCTCGATAGTACATTGATTACGCGATTTTCTTCGTTTCGGTTGAATTCATATTCGTCAACGGAAACAGGGATCATCACGCCGTGATATAGAAGCTCACGATAATCTTCCTGCCCTTCTTCAGGCGCGTTGTTTTCCCAATCGAATTTATTGTACCAATTTCGAGGATTTTCTGGGTCTTCGACCACGTCATACCACCATCGACCTTGCTCATCTACGTGATGATGAACTTGCTCGTTGCCGCCAATAAACTGATAACGATAAATAGCGTTCTCAGAAACCGATTCGTTGGGCTGAACCCAATCATAAAAAGGGTCAACTCGTTCGTTTAGAAGCATAATCAACCAGTATAACGACGTATCGCCATACAGTTCATATGCAATCTGTTCAGGGCGATAGTCGCCCCTGATTTTGTACTGAATAGTCGTGAATGATGGGATGATCTGCTTATGATAATAATTCAAATTCTTGAAAATATTCGCAGTTTCAACACCAAGATATTCAGTCTTGTCAAATATCGCGAAAATCATTAGAATAAACTCCCAATATCACCAAAGAATGAACCAGAATCATTACGGTTACCACTTGCAGTAGTGGTACCATTGTCGTAACCACGAATGCTACTTGCTTGATCTCGCTCGTACATTGCACGATCCATAGGGATAAGCTCAGTGAACGTTACTTCAAGTTCAATACCTGCTGGGTCGCCTGCTGTACCGCGAAATGTGCGCCAATACTGATCTGGTGTTCTGTTTAATTTCACTGACGTGATACCCGCAGGTCCGAAAACGAATCGCGGGGTGTATCGTGTCGCGTCAACATCTGAAACTTCTTCAATCATCCACACTGGCGGCGTTTTCAATAGCGTTGCATACTTCGCAAAGCCATTTGAAAACCCTGAACCTAATGCAGCATTACCAGTATCTAGCAAATCAGAACTAATCTGACCTTTCACTGGTAGAGAAAGTCGATAGAATGTTTTAATGACCTCACCGACGATCTTCAGTTCATCTAGTGATTTCGGGTGAAATTGATACATCAATGTTTGCTGACGTTGAGCGGTCCCTTTGTATGCAGTTACAGTAACGTTATCCGTAACTACGCTGCTGTTCTTCTCAAGCTGACCGGCAGCATTTGATTGAATGAATGAACGCTTGATCTGTGCTAACGTAGCACCGGCTGCGGTTGCTACGGCTTTCTTACCCGCTTCTACACCCTGAGAAACAGTATCTGCACCGGCTGCTGTAGCGGCTGCGGCTAAGAAGTCATTTAAAACTGAAGTCGGTGTTTTGTCATATTCATGCGAAACTTCTTCAACTAAGTTTGGCGCGTAAAGAGCCATAGTTGCCATCAACTCACTAGGAATTTCAGACGCCTGCTTAGATTCTTTCGATGATGCTGTGAATGACTGCCGCATGTCAGTGTAATGTTGCTTTGTTGTGCTAGCCAAGTCATACGCTCGAAAAATAAAAAAGTTCGAGTGTCCAGATCTCGCGCCAAGATTGGGCGGATATGTCAGTGCAACTATATTAGACGTGCTAACTCTGCCCTGATCTGTGTCTTGGGTAATCTCAGTTGTGCTACTTTCAACGCCCCCATCAAAAGACAGTACACGATCAAGAGTATCACTTTGTTTTCCGTTAAGACCGACGTAACTTAAAAATCCCATGTTAGATCTCCTTTAAAATATATCTGTATTTAGACTCGATACTAAATAAATGAAAGGAGGCGTTTTATGGCATATTCTGGCAAATACGTTCCAACAAACAAATCGAAATACAAAGGCAACTATCAGAAAATTGAGTACAGAAGCTCATGGGAATTGTCTTTCATGCGCTGGTGTGACAACAACCCGCATGTAGTTCGCTGGAACTCTGAAGAAATCGTTATCCCTTATGTTAGTTCTGCTGACGGTGGGAAAAAACGTAGATATTTCATGGACTTTTACGTGAAGTTCAGTGACGGTCGAGAATTCATATTCGAGATCAAACCCAACAAAGAAACGTTGCCACCCGAGAAACCACAGAGACTTACTGAAAAAGCTAAGAAGCGTTTACTGAAAGAGATATATACGTATCAAGTAAACCAAGATAAGTGGGCTGCTGCGATTAAATTCGCAAAGCAGAAGGGATGGCAATTCAAAGTCTTGACTGAAGTCGGACTTCGTAAACTAATAGGACTGAGAGTGTAATGGCTAGACCAGAAAGAGCAAAGAAGAAAAAAGAGAGTCTTCTTGACAGCTTCAAAGCTCAAACACACGAGCTTGGTCGTACTCCAATTGCAAAGAATCAGCGCAAATCACTGGCGTGGTTCAAAAAGCGCGTTCATGATGCAATTCGTAGTCGAAAAGTGCAAGTTCCTCACAAAGGCAACATGTATGTTTTCGCGTACGACGCAAAAACTAAACACCAGTTACCATACTGGGATAAATTTCCGTGCATCATCTGCTTGGGGCAACAAAAAGGCTATATGCTAGGCTTGAACTTGCATTACATCCCACCCAAAGATCGCGAGAAATTTTTAACCACATTACTTAGATATGCTAACACGAAAACAGTGAGCAACTCCACACGATTAATGATCGATTGGGGTCGAGTGAAAAACATCAAGTTCAGTAAACATATGGTGAAATTATACATTCTCAAGCGAATTAAAGGGTCGCTTGAAGAAGTCAAGCCACATGACTGGTACAACGTTATTCACATGCCATTGCAACAATTCGTTGCTAAAAATGGTCGCAACATTTCTGCTGTTCGTGCTTACGATGATCGTTATAGAAGGAGATAACGAATGGCAATCGGAATAGATGTTAAGAAGTTCTTATCTCAAATTACAAAGAACGACTTAGCCAGACAAAACTTGTATGCGGTGCGATTTGCATCGCTACAAGATACAGCAAAGCAGTTGATGAATACAGGCGAGTCATTTTTGAATGCTGACTTTTCAGACATCAAAGGCGTAGGGGTACAAGATGCCCTTGCGTCAACTGCTTCTCTTTTCGGCTCAGGGTTTGAGTTCGAACGAAACATCGGAATGATGGTGAAATCAGTTAATATCCCAGGGTCGTCATACGAAACTGACGTAGATAAAACTCGACGTAAGCCACATCACGTAGTAAAAGCGAAAACCGACGAAACAGTGACCATGTCATTGTATCTGTCACCAACACACCCAGAACGTAAAATGTTACTTGGTTGGTTTAAGCAGATTTATTCGAATGATTCTGCTCAAGTCGGTTTCTTCTCGAACTATGCTCGAACAATTGAGATTTACACATACAATCGTAACGCAGAAATGGTTACGATGACTAGCTTGAAGAATGCGTATCCAATTCGAGTAGGTGGGGTTCAGTTAGGATACGAGAATAACAACGCAGTGGCTGAATTCGAAGTCGAGTTTGTTTACGAAAGCGCAACATACATGACTGAAGATCTATCAAGCACAATCTCGGATAAACTGGGTATTACTCAAAACTTCGAGAAAACATATAACAGCTTTTTCAATACAGGCGCTGAAGCCATTTCAGGTCTATTCTAAGGTAAAACATCATGACTAAAGCATTTGATATTAGCGTACTTGCTGCGCCACAATATACTGTAAAACTACCATCAACTGGTGAAGAAATTAAACTGCGTGCAATGCTTGCAAAAGAGCATAAAGCATTGCTTATCGCAAATGAATCTGATGAGAAGATTGACGCAATCGAACAGTGTCTTGAAAACTGCATTGTATCTGACATCAAAATGGATGACCTGACGGTTGGTGACTCTGAGTATCTGTTTCTGCATATGTATATGAACAGTAACGGTGTGACTAACATTCAAGCAGAATACAACTGCTGTGCTCCGAAGTCCGAAGAAGAACTTCAAAAGCTTTCTGAAGAAGAAGAGGCTGAACTGGCTAAATCTGCTGATGATATTTTTGCCGAGATTATGAATCAATCAAACGAAGAAGCGATTGAAGCAGTGTTTGCACCTGAGAAGCACTTATGCGGTGAGCGTATCAGAACCAACATCGACTTGAAAGCTGCTTTCGTGCCTGAATTTACAGGTGAAGATACAGTTCGAGTCAACCCAAAAGTTGTTATCAAACTCCAACACCCGACAATTCGAGTGTATGAGAACAACGACCCGAATACACCACAAGGTCTGTTCAATATTGCGGTTGAATCAATTAAAGAAGTTCATGTTGGTGATACTGTTTACACCAAAGAAGAACTTGAAGAGCAAGGGCAGCTTGTGAACATCATGGGCGAACTTGATACGGCAGCATTCAAAAAAGTTCAGACATTCGTCGATTCAGTTCCACGCATCACGACATACGTTGACGTGAAATGTCCTAAGTGTGGTAATCACGAGAAAGTTACGCTAAGAGGCATCGAAGATTTTTTCGTATAATGCTCGGTAGATACTCACTTGAAGAGTATTACAAGGAAAACTTTGCCATGATCACTCATGGCAATTTTTCTCTTCACGACTTAGAAACGATGGTTCTATTCGAGCGTGAAATCTATGCCGCACAGCTTATACATTACATTCAAGAAAAGAATAAGGAACAACAATAATGGCGGCTGACGACAAGAAAATGAATGAGATAATCGGAAGATTAGATCATATCATTCTCCAACAAGAAGACCGACCTGAAGTTTATACGATGCAGCGTGTCGCTCGTCATATCAACAACATTGATATTACGACCACGTCTATGCTCGAAACTATGCAGTCGGTGTTTAAAACAAACGAAAAGGCGGTGGCGCAGCAAAAGAATCTGTTTCAGCGCGTTATCGAAAACTTTGAGCAAACTTCCAATAAAGTTCGTGCTTCGATTATATCACTAACGGATATTATCAAGACTACTCTTGACTTTAAAGGACATTTGTCTCGTATTGATCGTGGCATTCAAGAAATGCGCTTAACTGCAAAAATGCAGTTCGCACGTATGCAGGAGGGCTTTAATCGTTGGTTTGAACGTCTGATCTTTAGAGTCAACGACATGAAGCGCGTTATAGGGCTTCAGAAGACGGCTGCCGACGATTTAAACAGTTTTCTACAGAACGGTGCGGGTAACAACGCTCCGTTGACTGTGGGCTTTATAAGCGCATTGTACAAGAAAATTTTCGCGTATCAAGTCGTTACCGAAACTCGCAATCGTAAGACTGAACAACTACGCTACAAAGAGAATATGAAAGTTCAGCGCAATCAAGCTAGTGATCTGCGACGTATCGCGAATCACCTTGCTGGTGAAAAACTAGGCTGGATTGCTAAATTATTCAGACTTGTCGGTGTTGGGTTAGTAATGTTAGGCGGTCAATTGGTAACATTCAGTACATCAATGGCAATGGCTGCTTCGACTGCAACGAAATTCGGAACGCTCGGTAAAATCGCATCTAACATTCTTCTAGGGTTCGGTAAGTTTAGTAAAGGAACAGGTAATATAGTTCAAGCTCTTGCTACTGATATGAGCGGCACTATAAAAGGGTGGATGTGGACTGTTGTTCGTCAATTATTCTTAGGTCTAGGTAGAATGGTTGCGATAATGCTAAACCCAGCGGCTCTAGTTGCAATGGTTGCAGGTTATGGTATTTACAAAATCTTCGAAGAAGAGCTAGACAGAATCTTCGCCGCACTGAAGAACATTTTTAGCGACCCCGAAAAACGAGCAATGCTATTCAGTATAATCTCGAACTGGTTCACGGATATGGTTCGAGGGATTGGTGAATGGTTTGGAATCGTTGGTGAAAACATCAAAGACGCTGTACCAGAAGGCGCAGTTGAGGGAATCGTATCTGGCTTCGAGAAAGTAACTTCTTTCGTTAGAAGTGCGTTTCAAATGTATGTCAATGCGGTTAATAAGATCATTGCAAGTTGGCTATCAATTCCTGACTCATTCAGACTTCTTATGTTAGCAATAGATGACCTAATGTTAAACGTTAAAGAGTTCGTCGTGAATGCATTAAATGCACTACCTGATTTTCTGAAGTCAGAAGGCATGGAGAAGTTCATTGCTGGCGCAGACATCGAAGGCAACCGAGCGCGTATTGACGCAAGCAAGGCTGAAGTCAAGGACAGACTCAATGCACGCTATCAAACTGACTATCTAGGGAAAGCAGGGGATATGATCGTAGACGGTGCTAAGAATACAGCACAAGCGGTTATAGACGGTGCTAAGAACGCTGCCGATGCAATCAAACGACCTGTCGAGTCATTAGCAAGTTCAACTGAATCCCTAGACAAGTTCCTAGCGGCTGAAGTTGAGAAGAAGCAAATGCAAGAAGACGCTATCGTTGCTGCTGAGAGACAACGTATGATTGAAGAAGGGTTGATTAAGCCATTCCAAGAGATTAAGCGTTCAGTAATCTTAGAAGCTGTAGCAGCGCGTGAAGCAGCATACAGAGCAGCACAGCAAACAAAAGAAGTTGGGACGAACTTCGTCAACAACGCTGTAAGCTCAGTGCAAAATACAACCAACTTCACTCGTCCATTGACTACAAGCGGTGAAGCTAAGATTCCGTCTACAAGAGGTAACGTGAACTAATGAAAAACTTGACGATGAAGAATAATTTCCGAATCGACATCCCAGATAACAACGCAACACAAACGTTTCAGTGGCAGATTCAAACTGCCACTATCCCGGGTGTTAATATGGAAATTGCAAGTATTACACGAGGTCCCAAATATGCCAAACTAGCTAACAACCATGTAGCAGGTTCTGGTACATCTTACGATGACCTGTCGATTCAGTTTCTGGTCGATGAAGAAATGCGTACTTATGCTGAGTTATACAAGTGGTTAATCACTATGAATAACCCAACTGGTGCTAGTACAAGTGACGGGATTGTTCCAGTTACTATGTTGCTTCATGTTTTAGACAATAACAAAGACAAGATTGTTGCAACGTATCGCTTTGTCAATGCGTTTCCAAAGTCTCTAAGTGCTATTGAATGGAACTACACTGAAGCAGGTGATGTTGAAACTGTAACGTGTGATGTTGAGTTTGAATACTCATACTTTGAAATGATCCATAAAGTCGATGGCAAAGAAGAAGTCATCACACCCTATATGGGTTAGACACAAGCAATAAGCCCCTATCGGGGCTTTTTTTGTATCTGAATCTAGAGCGAAGCGGCAGGTTTGGATTTGAGGCCCAAAAATTGGGCATCATCTTAGTAGTATTAGTAGTTTTAGTGAAGTTAGGGATATTAGAAATATTAGAGAAACTAGTATGGCTGGTGCATGTTTAGAAGATAGCACTTTCGTCGTATAATCAAGAGACGAAACACACTATTGACTGGTAACTCATTATGATAATAGGAATAAATGGACAAAAACGCTCAGGCAAAGATACTGTAGCTCAAGCCATTCAAGATATTCATAGTGATAATGCTTACATTTACAAGTTTGCAGACCCGATTAAAGAGGGTTTGTACATTGGATTGAAAGAATATGGCTATGAGTATGCAGACATCGACGGGCAAAACAATTTTGATAGAGAAGTCCCGACATTTACCCTCGACGAAGCAATTGAACTTGTTTTGACTTGTTGTGAGTACGCGAATGTAGACGCTGATTATGATTATGTCTACTACACGTTGCTCCCTCACACGAAACTGTTCAGCATTCGTGATTTACTGCAAATGACTGGCACTGACGTTGCACGTTCGCTTGATGATCAACATTGGATCAATTACGCACGTAATAAATACAATGAGCTAGTGTTTAAAAACCCGGATTTGGTGTTTATAATCACTGATGTTCGTTTTCAAAACGAATTAGAATTGGTACAAGAGCTTGGTGGCACGATGCTTCAAGTTAACCGAGAAGGTTCGCTTGCATCTAATCACGTTAGCGATACTGAATTGGGTTTTATCAAAGATGCAATTCAAATAGACAATAATGGTTCTCTTGAAGAACTACATGAACAAATCAACAAATTATTTTAAGGTGAAGAAATGTCACAACAAACTCCAGAACAAGTAATCGAACAGAAAGACGCGCAAATCAAAGATCTGAAAGTTCGTACATTTGACTTGCAAGAAGCACTTCAAGCTGAACGCAATTCATTTGGTCAATTCGTTGGTGTACTAGCTCAACTGCTAGACTTCGATCAAGAAAAAGCAAGTTCTCTACAGAACTATGTTGATGAAGTCGCTTATCTAACCGGTAAAGCTGAACGCCCTGTAGAAGGCGACGGCGAAAAAGAGAAAGAAGCTGAATAATGAAACTATCTAAGTTCCTTGAGAGTCAGGGAACTTACGTTGGTATCAAATTAGACGAAGCAAGTAAGCAAGAACTAGTTCGCTTGCAAAAAACGCTTCGTCTAAAAAATCCGTTAGATCCCGATAAATTCCACGTGACTGTGCTTTATAGTCGTAAGCAAATTGATGTGCCCGTTGTAGATACCACTTTCGTTGCCACTGTTGAACAAGTTGACTGTTGGAAAACGCAAGACGGTAAACACGCGGTCGTTGCTAAGATGTCATGTCCTGCTCTTGTAGAACGTCACGAAGACCTTATCTCTATCGGTGGTACTCACGATTACCCTGACTATACTCCGCACGTCACATTGTCTTATGACGACGTAATTACCCCTATGTTCATCAATACAGAGGTTCGCCTTGTCGATGAATATATCGAACCATTAGATCTAGAATGGGTTGCTAATAATGACTGATCTATCTACCGAAGCGGTGCTGAAGAAGTACAATGAAGCGCCTGAAACGCTGACGACTGATGAGAACGTTGTTCTACTAACGTACATCATTGGTATGCAGACCGATCAGATTGCTTTGCTTAAAGAGAACAACAAGCTTTATGACAAAGCTATTATTGAACTTCAGCAAGCAGTATCACAACTTCAGATCAAGCACGCTGCGCTTGAACGAGGTGAGACTGAAAGCGGCATTATCATTTCCGTTTAAAAAGTTAAAATAGTTGTTGACTTCATCTGAAAAGGATGTAGAATGTATTTCATCGAGTCGAGAGACAGAAAACAAACTTTCAACTCGATGAAATATTTGAAAAAGATGTTGACTTTCGCTGAGAAGCTGATAAGATTAACACAGTTGATTAAGCGAGCTAAGTTCATCGTTCTCGCCTCTTCTTGAAGATGAACAACATTGATTAAACAGACTAGACTCATCGTTTCTGTCTCTTCTCTGAAGATGAGTAATATTTTAAATGTGCGTTAGCCGAAATGAATACATAGAGCCAGTATAAGTTCTGGCATGCAGAGAATAGTCTTAGCGGACGATGTCTCAAACAAAAACTAGCTGAGTTAAAATTCGCTCAGTCGGCGTGCAAGTAGCGCACATTTAAAATATCGAGAGTATATTGGTCGAGTGTTGGTGTAGTGGCAGCACACGTAGCATACTGTAATCAGACATGATTATATTCAGCAACCAATTTACGCATATCATAGGGAGATCGTGGGAACGGTTCGATTCCGTTACACTCGACCAATGTACTCTCACTTATTAAGCGAGGTGAGCAATTTGATTGTATATCTTCTCGCACTGGTATTCATAGTCCTCTTTGCCTTGGACATTGAAGAAGAAAAGGTGCGTAATCATACTTTTACGCTAATCACATGCGAACGGGTCATCAATCCCGTAATTAAAGCGCACGATATTGGGTTGTGTTGTGATTAGCTAAGGCAAAATATACATTGAGGATCTGTGCTTACGTAGAGAAGAACCTGCGTAAGCATCCCGAAAGCATATAGTTGCGGGTTGGTGTAAGTGGTAGCACACGTAGCACAAAACTGATTCTGATAAGAATCTGTACGGCAATCAATTTCGCATATCATTCATAAGATCGTGATGTAGGTTCGAATCCTGCACCCGCAACTATATGTTTTTAACAATTTGATTAACAGTTGAGTTATCCGACTCATTAAACGACTCAGTATAGTCCCTTATTATAGGGTGTAGACTGCGGGTATTCTGAGGGCTGTTGATCACTATGGTGAAGTTAGTTCAGTTGGTTAGAATGCCGGCTCAAAAAACGAAGTCTGATAAGATTTCATTCTGCATTTACATGCACGCCGGAGGTCGCAGGTTCGAGTCCTGTACTTCACCCTCAAATTATGGAGAGTTAGCTCAGTCTGGTAGAGCAAAAGAATGTTAAAGAATACTGACAAGCATTCATGCTGCAAACCTTAATAACTAGGTAAATCTTTTGGTCGGTGGTTCAAATCCATCACTCTCCACCAATTTTCGAGGTTTTATGAATAAGTTTGATGACATAAATGACGAACTTGATTGTATCTTGCATCGCTGTGAGATTGTAAAACGCAATCTTCGAAAATATTGTACATTTGCTGTTGAAATGCAGTACAGACTTATGATAAACTTCATCGGTATGGGTTGCTATCAACAAGTACTCCCTATCTTAGATAATCTAAATCATCACCCTGATACTAGTCAGCTTGATAACATTGAGATTATGCAATCAGTAAAAGAACTGATGAAATGCGCTGGTAAACTAGATGTTCTGCATCAACAAGACGCTTTTCATCAAATGAAATCAACTGCTTTGATTGCAGAAGAAGCAAACATCTTCGCTGCTAAAGTCGGTAGATTTCTAGAACGATAGCCCCTTAGCTGTAACGGTAGTAGCAGACGACTCATAATCGTCAGGTTCTCGGTTCGAATCCGAGAGGGGCTACCAAAAATAATTTGAAAAAGTTGTTGACAGGCGTTTCATCAACGTGTAGTATACACATTATCAACTACACGAGGAAAACATTATGTCACATAAATTGCTAGTTATCACATCAATGCACGGTTACTCTGTTGATTCTGATTTCAGAACTGCAATGTTTAACAAATACATGTGTGATGTCGTGATTCCGAACGACGCTGTTGTATTGTACGCAGGTACAGTTTCAATAGATGAAATTCAAGCAATTGCGAATGAGTGTTACGCTGACATCAATATTGAAGAAGTTGATGATGCTGTCTTTGATAGCTATCTTTAAATGCCGCTAACTGGTGTACAATACGCAGTGTTTTCCCAGCATTAGTGCAGACGTAGGTTCGCAACCTGCGTTGGTACCGAATCACTGGGACCGGGTAGAAAGTGCGTGTGAGTTGTCGAAAGCTCACTCGTAGAAATAACGCTCGACTGCTCCGAAATGCTGATTAGCTCTTACTTCGAAACTCTAATTGGGTGGACGAGGTGTTGTGTTTGACGTGTGTTCGATTCACACGAGCGGCGCCAAGAGGAAATTATAATGAAACCATTGAAATTCGCACAAGCGTTTTCGAAAGAAGAACGGGCTGCAATGTCGCCTGAAGTGCGCAATAAACTGCGTGCTGAGTATAACGCTCGTTATCAAGAGTACATTGACAAGCACGTTAACGTGTACGTACGAAAAGATTTTCGGCGTGAACGTTGCTGGGTCATTCTTGCTAGATGTAAGAAGACTGGTGAAATCTCAGGTGAGATTGAAAACAGCTTTAGTATGGGTTGGTCTAAAGAACGAGTTCGTGTTATTCGACCTTATCTGGGTAATGTATTTTCGAGTGACGAACGCTTCTCTAAAGCAGCTTACAACAAAGCGTGTGCAGAGTATATCGCTAACTACGATAAGCGTTTAAAAGAGCTTAGAGAGCGTTACAGCGAGACTCACGATGTCTTTATCGCTCGTGTAGGTAGTAAGAACTGTCCGATTGCTATTGATTGGGGCACGTTCTACAACACAAAGAACAAACGAAACTTTGACTGGCGTAATTTGAAGTTCAAAGTTAAATAATTCATAGTCGGGTAGCTCAGTGGTAGAGCACGAAGAATGATACTGACAAGTATCGCTCCAGCACTCCTTCAATTGCCTGTTAAGCACGTGGTCGCTGGTTCGAATCCAGCCCCGACTACCAATTTTATAATAAGTGAGGTACAACATGAGTTTTGACATCAATAAAACGTTACTGACTCCGAAACAACTGCATAATCTAACTGACGAGCGTCTGAACGAGTATCGCAAGTCGTTTCGCAAACCTCTTGGATTCTTGAAACATCTGAATGACACCAACGAGTTGACTTCAGATCAGCACAAGAAGTATGTTGAACTGAACCGTCATTACAACGATGAAATCCTCGTTGAAATGAACAAGCGAAAACACCTAGGTCGATAAGAAAATCGCAGAAAGTTGAAGTTTTTTTCAATTTTCTGCGAAAATACCGCAAATCGTCAAATTTGGTGTTATAAGTACTATTATACAAACAAAAACATTTTTATTTTAACGTTTAGAGAGTTTCCATGACACATTCGAATACACATTCTGATATGATTTTACGCAGCGATTTTCTGCGCTCAGAATTCGTGTATCTAGCGAATCCGTGTGCGAAACAAGAGTGGTCTCCACAAACGTAGTCCAATAGTATAACATAGAAGTATACTTGAGGACGCACGTAGCGTCCTTTTTTATGGGCGAAAGAAAATCAAAAATTTTGTTTAAGGTACTTTGAAAGCAGAGTATGATAAACAAAGTTAAAGAACAAACGGGACGTGGCGTAAAGGTAGCGTTCATGCTTTGGGAGCATGTGGTAAGAGTTCGAGTCTCTTCGTCCCGACCAATTTAAAATCCGTGACTAGCTCAATCTGGTAGAGTACTCCGTTTGGGGCGGAGAAGTTAAGCGTTCGAATCGCTTGTCACGGACCAGTTTAATGCCCTACTAGCTCAATTGGAAGAGCAGCGTCCTACGAAGGCGCAGGTTAGAAGTTCGAATCTTCTGTGGGGTGCCATATTTCAGAATGCCTAGAAATGGGGAAATGCAGAGTTGCAACATACTCGGTAGAGAATAATTGATAGCCTCTGGCAACAACTGTTAGTTTACGCTATTACTCGAAGTGAGTTCAAGTCTCACCATTCTGAATTAATTTGATACGCTTAGGACCGTATCTCGTTAAGTACTGTCGTGATGATAGAATTTAACGAACTTTTTCACAAATTAGTGTTTAAGATGTCTTGAGCGAGTGTTAAGATTAACACATAGAAAAATGAAAACGTTAAGTTCTTCAAAATAAATTTAAAAAGATGTTTACAACGATATAAACATCATGTACAATAGAGAAAAGCGAAATATCATTCAAAAGTTAATGAAAAGTTTTTCAAAAAAGATGTTTACAACGATATAAACATCATGTACAATGAAGAAGAACGAAGTAACGTTCAAAAACAAACAATGCGCAAGTAGCCCAATCTGGCAGAGGCACTGGTCTTAGAAACCAGAAGTTAAGAGTTCGAATCTCTTCTTGCGTACCATGCACCCTTAGCTTATCAGGAAAAGCGGCGGATTGAAGTCCCGCAGTGCTCGGTTCGATTCCGAGGGGGTGCACCACATTCTGGGTCGTTCGTATAACGGTAGTACATCTGGCTTTTAACCAGAACGGTGAGAGTTCGAATCTCTTGCGACCCACCAGATTTTATAATGCGTCGGTAGCTCATCATGGAAGAGCAGGGAGCTTTTAACTCTCAGGTGTCTGGTTCGAGTCCAGGGCGGCGTACCAAATTAGATACATTGTGTATCGCTTTGCGAGTTGATTAGCTTGCAAATCAATATACAATTTAATGCTCGATTCGACTATCGGTAGGTCACTTCCCTTTCAAGGAAGTAGGACGGGTTCGACTCCCGTATCGAGTACCAAATTCTGGAGCGTAAGCCGCAAGGTGCGGCAGCGGACTGTAAATCCGTGTCCCGTAATGGGAAGAGAGGTTCGATTCCTCTACGCTCCACCAAATTTAGCTTGCATACTGCAATTCAACTTAATCTATTGATCGCTCGGCGAACTCAGTTCAGACAGCGATAAACAGACCAAAGAACGCAAGCTGTTGAATAATTGCGAGTTAGAGTTCTGGTGAACTCACTAGTCTCATAAGCTAGTTTAGGTCAGTTCGATTCTGGCACTCGCTACCAAATTAATGGAAGGCTTAGCCGAAAGATTCTGGGTAGCGGCAACGGTCTTGAAAACCGTCGGTCACCGGGAGGTGATGTTAGGGTTCGAATCCCTAGTCTTCCGCCAATTAGTTAACCGGGAAGTTTAGTCACTTAACCGATTAACACGAGCACTGAAATGTGCTCACTTTAGCTCCATAGTTTAACGGTAAAACACGCGACCGATAATCGCACGTTGACAGTTCGAGTCTGTCTGGGGCTACCAAATTTTAGGGACATGATGTAACGGCAGCATGACGGATTCCAAACCCGTTCGTTAGAGTTCGAATCTCTATGTCCCTGCCAATTATCAGAGGTGTTTATGTACAGACTAGTGATGGTAATGAATGATTCGACTGTTGTCAAGTCGAGCGCATTAGCTTGTGACAATAACAAATCTGAATTCGGTTACGAAGATCGCTCGATTGAGCGAAAGGCTAAAATGTTAGCTAAACGAATCGAAAAGTTTGACGATGTTGACTCTTGTAAAGTCGAGCAGTTTACGTCGTAACAGAATTAAGCAATCTTTCAGCAAACAATACAAAACTTTTATTTGGAAAAAGAGAAAAGGATTGCTGTTTAATTTAAAGGGTGTGTAGCTCAGAGGCAGAGCAGACGGCTGTTAACCGTCAGGTCGAGATTTCGAAATTCTCCACGCCCGCCATATTTTGCCTTATTAACTCAGTCGGTAGAGTGTCTGGCTGTTAACCAGAGAGTCGTTGGTTCGAGTCCAACATAAGGCGCCAGTTTGACCATGACAATGTTTGAGAGCGTTGGTTGCGATGTCTGCTTGTGTGCAGAGATTTGAAACCTCCTGCATAGCAAGATCTCACTTTCATAGCATTTGTTAAAAACAAGAACGATGACGCCCTTTAGCGAGGGAATGTGTAGTACAACTAAGAAATCAAGAAGTCGTTCAGCTAGTGTTTGGTTTGCACGAGCACAAAGCAACGTTAAGTTGTCTTTGGGGAGCCGAGGTGTAAGTGGTTGCATGTCTCCCTGTCACGGAGAAGGTAGCGGGTTCGAAACCCGTCGGTTCCGCCAAAGATAATTTAAGAATAATAGGGGATTGATGTAAAGGCAGCATACGTGACTTTGACTCACGCAGTACCGGTTCGAATCCGTTATCCCCTGCCAAATACCGAAGAGTGTTTTCAGCAAACAATTACTAATATTCTTCTTACGAAAAGAAATGTTTGGGGTTCGATTCCCTTTCAGAGTTGGTATCTCTGGTCTGGACGACGCAAGTAATAACACTCAGTAACGCCCTGATAGCACAATTGGCAGTGCAGCTCACTTGTAATGAGCAGGTTCGCGGTTCAAATCCGTGTCAGGGCACCATTTTCAAACAACTGTGAGAATAACATGAACTATATTTCAGTATGGTGTGAATATGACATTGGTGGCTATTTCGGTGGCAACAATAATGAAGATGCTTTTGCAATTGATGAAAAGCTATCTGATGAAGAAATTGAAGCAAAAGTTGCTGAATATATTTCTGACATTGTTTGTGAGCCTATTGAAGAACTTGAAGGTTTATACGGCTGGGATCATATCTCAATCACACAGTTGTAAAAACGAACATTGGGCCGTTAGCTTAATTGGGAAAGCGCCTCACTTGCAATGAGGAAGATAGGGTTCGACTCCCTGCGTGTCCACCAAATTTCGATCACATGAGTGCAGAGTCTCTTTACTACCATCGTCTGCGCAATAGCTCATGGATCGAATACTTTCAACGTCCTCATAGCTCAATTGGAAGAGCAACGACCTTCTAAGTCGTGGGTTGTGGGTTCGAATCCCTCTGGGGATGCCAAATTAAGCTCTATCATGCGCCGAATGATACTTGCTTCGGCATATCACGAGCATGGTTTGAGAGACAATATACAGCAACAAATTAAAATCTTACTTAAAATGGTAATGATCTTAACCTGGGCGGTGCTTCGGTGCAGCTTGAAAGGAAAGATTCTCTCTGTCTAGAAATAGTCAGATAGGCGCGTCGCTGAAACAGACGATATTTGCTTGTTGTGAATAACAAGATAGTCAACTCCGATTCATGTCAAAGACGAAAAAACACTTCGGTATTGTCTGTACTTAATTCGTCGGAAACGACACTACAGCCGCAAGGCACGATATGCTAACTCAGTTAGCCGTGATACAGGAAGTATCGCGTGGCATTATTATGAACGTTTCTAGTTATCGTCATGTAAAACAATCAAAACTAAGATGAGGTAATAGTACCCACTATGTGGTTCCTCGCTCAGACCATGAATATATGGTGTCAGCCCGTGTGCGATTAAATGAGTTAATTACTGATTTTGGAGATGTAGCTCAAGTGGTAGAGCAATGGTCTCATAAGCCATTAGATCCGATTTCGAGTATCGGTGTCTCCACCAAATTCAAGCAAAGAGGATAAGAAGCATGACTACTTTACACTAAGCAAGGGCAACATACGCGATAAGATTCGCTGTGTTGAAAATCGTCTCGCGAAAGAGACCAACCCGTTCTTTATAAGAACACTTACTGTAGAGCTTACGAATCTGCGTGCAATACGTGATTTGTTCGACGCTTCAGATTAACAATGCGGGTATGATGTAATGGTAGCATGACGTCCTTCCAAGTCGTTCGTCTCGGTTCGAGTCCGTGTACCCGCTCCAATTTTGGTCCCTTAGTATAATGGCAGTACGTCTCTTTTACACAGAGAAAGAAGTGGCTCGATTCCACTAGGGACTACCATTCTTTATGATGAGAAATAAATTATGACGCCTGTATTACTTGAAACTCACGAATACGTAAATCAAAACCAAATTGAAAAACTGAAACGCATGGACAGACTTATGTTTGACTGTTGGCGCGCTGGTTATAAACGCGGTAAGATTTTAGAACGTGCTCTTGAAATTGAGTCTTCAACAACTTCTGATGACATCGAAATTTATTTCAAAAATATGTTTACGAGAGAGCTATCGCCTGATAGTATCTACTTAAAGAAAACTGATTAATGCACAGGGAGCGCATTCGTTTGATGTCGTAAACATCCCAAAGTGTACTTTGGTGTGGCAGTGGGTGAAGTGGAAATACCCCCGGGTTGTGATTCCGGAAGATGCGGGTTCGATCCCCGTCTGTCACCCCAAAGTGCATTTAGCGAAAAAAGCATTGTAGTAGCGCATGGGAATTCTGAATGCTTGAGATACCCATTAAGATCGCCAGTAGTCCATGCAATGCACTAACAAATTGCCCGAATCGTATAATGGAAGTATGAGGGATTGCAAATCCCGCGGTCAGAGTTCGATTCTCTGTTCGGGCTCCACTGCGCACGTGGTCCAATTGGCAGAGGCATGAGGCTTAAAATCTCAGGGATGGCGGTTCGAATCCGCCCGTGCGTACCAAACTCTAGCATAAGCCGCGTTCTACACGAAGCTAGACTACCGCCGTTGAAAAACGGTCTCAGCCGAGCGAAAGCTGACAGGCGTTAGGGATTAAAGAGTTGCGGCAGCTTATTCAAGCCCAACTAGTCCAATTGGCAGAGGCGCTAGTTTCAAACACTAGATGATCCGAGTTCGAATCTCGGGTTGGGCACCAAATTCACTTAGCAACGCGAATCGAAAGAGAGTGATTAGACCGTACGACACTATGGTCTTAAAAGAAGATATAGCTGAAAGGCTATGTGTAGACCTGCTAAGAGTCCCGCTGGTCATTAAATTATCGAATGGGATCTGCGCTGCGCGTGGCACACGCCTGCATTAAGAGCAAATATGTGTCTGAGCATGGGAGCAGCATGCCACTGTTTAAAAGTCGTTCAGTTATAAATACAATAAACTAACTGAGGGATGACACATGAAACTTAAAACATTTGATGAATATCACAAGCTTGTTGAGAAAGTCGAGAAGCGTGGCGACAAATGGGTTGCTCTTTCATCTAAAGGTCGAGTACTTGGTACTCATGACACTGAGAAAGAAGCCAACGCGCAAATCGCTGCTGTCGAGATTAGCAAAGCAGAGCGTGGTAAGAAATGATCTACGGAGATATGGTCTAAAGGTATGACAGCACCCTGCTAAGGTGTCGGACGTTAATAGCGTTCTCTGGGTTCGATTCCCAGTATCTCCGCCAAATTCGCAATAAGACATTGTACAGCAACTATTACTAATCAAAGAAGCAAACTTTAATAGTAATGAGGCGCACTAGCTGCTTTCTCAGTGATGACGTGAGCCTGTCGCATTCTCGTGGTAGGAAATGACCATTAAGACGGTGTTCGTACTGTTAAACGAAATAGGTCTCATGCCGAATCATGGGTATTCTCTTGATGAGAAACATCGAGATAGTCAATTGAGATTTAAGGAAAGACGATAAAACAATTCTCGAATGTCTGTGTATTGCACATTAGAACCTGCCTTGAGCAGGTTTTTTTGTTTATAGCGCATGATAAATCATGTACAGTCATTATGAGGTGATAACTATGTACAAATCAAACAAACGAACATCAATATCCAAAATGAAGCGCGTCGCTGAAATGCCAGACTCAGAGATAATCTTTACCTTGAGTCGTTATGAAAATATTGACGGCGTGACAATCAAAAGTTCAAATACACTTAACGCAGTAGTGGTACGCGGATTGTTTCTGTATCGCACTGTAAGCGATTATTCACAGACATCCGAACAAAGACGTTGTGAACGTATTGAATTCGACTCAGACACTGCTCTAGAGCGTTATATGAACCTTCACACACGAAAGCGAAAACGATTCACGCTTGATGATGTACTTTACGGGACTGAACGCTGTCGCTTCGAAAATGAATTTGATGTGCAGTTGAGCCGAAAACACATTTTCTCATGACTAAATACAAATGAACTCAATTAACTGGAGATAGGTCATGAGTGAGAAAACCTTTGACAAATTCATGTCAGAAATCGAAGAGTCGCGCCCAGAAGACAAAAAGAAAAAGAAACGTTCTGTAAAAGATCGTATCAAGTCGGGCGCTAAAAAAGCCGGTAAGGCGGCAAAAACAGGTGCTAAAGTAGCTGCTGGTGCTGCTGCTGTTGGCGTAGCAAGACAAGTAACAAAGAAATCTAACGAATAATGAAAAACATTCATCAAAAATCTCATGCGCGTGAAGGGCGCGGTTTAGGTAATGGTTTTAACGATAACTGGCGAAATGCTTCGCTTTGGAAAAACATCGGTCCCGATGCTGAAAAAATCAAAAAGGAAGCTGAAGAACCCGAAGAAGAAATCAAAGAGGTGAAACAAGAAAATTTGGAAGATTTATCTGAACGCGAACGTATGCGCCGTTTGATGCGTCTAGCACACTAACCTCAGATTGGCGTAACTCTCAGTGGGAGATATGTGGTCAAGGCAATGGGTTCGATTCCCGTGTCTCCCGTATTCTATTAACTAAGAGGTGAACAATCATGGAAATACTTTCTGAAGATACACTAAAAAGCATGGAACTGTCTGAAGTTTGCAAAGTGCGCAAAGCACTTAATAAATTCATTGCCCGCTTACGCAAAGATTTTCGACAATTCCAGTGCAACCGAGTTGATGAGAAATACTACAAAGAGCATCTTATGTACTCCACGATTGTAGATCGAATGATCGAAAAGAAGTTACGCCACTCACATTAAACAAAAAAGCCCCAAAAACGGGGCTTTTCTTTTATAGCTTATGTTGAATCATTAGCTCATGCAATCCCTCAACGGCAAAGTCGTTGAGTCTATCAAGTTCAATGTCTAGTTTATCCATTGCCTGAACTAGCTCTTGACTAATCCCTTTTTTGTATCGCAGCTTGTTAATTAGCTTCTTGGCATCGAGCACATTCATTTTGATGTGTTCGTAGTTGAACCGTACGGCTTCGTATCGGTATTTGTTTTGCTTTGCTTTCTGTTCGATGTGCAGAATCTTGGTATGCATCTTAGCTAGTTTCTTTATGCTGCGTGCATCTTCACCTGCCTTATATCTAGCCCATTGCCTTTCAAACCACCCTTCATTTAGATATTCATCAAAAGAAATAATTTTTTCGTCGTTCATGTTGACTTCCGTTTGTTGAACCTGTATGATGTATTTATCAACACTAACGAAAGAGAAATATTATGTACGTTATGATTGATGATCTGCGTGACATTAATAAGTTCACGTCAGATTACGTACGCGACGATGAAAAGCTAGTTCTTCGTACATTCGAAGACGGTATGAATTTCGTCAAGCACACAAATCTAACTGACATCACTCTATTCATGGACAATGACCTAGGTGATGATGTTGGTAGAGAGGGGTATGATATTCTCTCTCATGCGATTGATCATCGTAATTTTCCGCGCACTGTTGTTCTAGTGACAAGCAATCCCGTTGGTCATAGTAAAATGGCTCTGTTGCTTTCTCACTCTGGTCAGTATAAGCGCGTTGGTTCAATTTTTATGAGGTACGATACATGTCGCACGTCAATGTAATATCGTCTGCTGCTAATGCAATTCGAGTGACACTACCGAACGGTGAAGTGCGCGACATTGTTGTTGCTGATAGCTGCCATTTCGGTCGAAACATGCAATCAGTCTTTAAGTTATTGAAAGAACTAGGTTGTACATATGAACATCGAAACGAACTCGGGGATCGCGGTCAGGGGTTTATCAACTATTGTGGTGAATACTTCAATCGAGCCGATGCCTATGAGATTGCGAAAGAAAGCGGTCAGCCGTTTAATGACGAATACACACTACCTGATATAGATGGTGATGGTCGTAAACGACTTGACAGTTCTTGTATTCGTCACTTTTCTAAGCCGATTAAGGAATATATTGATGGGTAATTTATACGATACATTAATTCAAAAAGTCAAACAGAATCGCTCAACTCGTGAAGAACTCTTCGTAGTTGAAATGCGCAAAGCAATCGAACGTAAAATCGGGGGCGTTGCTGGGTTTCAGTTTCCAATCACGATTCAGGTGAATGTTGACCGCAATGAATGTTGTGATGAAATGATGTCTCTCATCAAAGGCGTCATGCGACGCGAGGGTTTTCATAACTTCGATGCACAGTTCGGACATTACTCTGGAGATCCGCGTGATATGAGAGATTACTCATATTCTTTTGTCAAATTGACAATTCGAGAAAACAAACAAGCGGGGTTTCAATGATTAATCATAATGATCTCAAACAACAAATTCACGCTCGTGAAGCAGAAGAAAAACGAATTCTTACCGAGCATTACACGAGCGAATGTGAGAAAGAATTCATGCACGCAGTTGAGTCGGGGTCTAGTTTCCCTATCATCGTAAAAGTGCCCATTCACGCTGCTGATAAAGACAAGCGTGGTGCGACTATTATTCGTACATTCTTCGAAGAGCATGGTTATCGTTCTATCCGAACGTCTTATGAAACGGGCGGTCGCGTGCTAGTTGAGATTCACGAAAACGGTACGAATCTAACTCGAATGAATTTTCGATAAAATTGAAAAAAGTGTTTACACGGGTTCAAATCCGTGTATAATCATCACATCAAAACGACATTTTACAGCAATTTAATATGAGGAATAAACAATGTCAGCATTTATGAACGCTATGCAATCAAACGATTCACGTACAGCAAACGGTGCAGTTACTCACAGCACTTCAGGTAACGAGTGTCTAAACTTGTTCTTCGGTATTGCTGCTATGCGTGGTAACGATCAGTCTAAAACACTGTTCGGTCGTGCGTTTGCAGAAAACCCAGAACTAGCGACACGCATTCTTTTGTGGTCTCGTGATGTTCGCGGTGGTGCGGGTGAACGTGGTACTTTCCGTACTCTATTCACTAAGCTTTGTAATGAGCAGCCTGACGTAGCTCGTGCTGTAATGTCGAAAATTCCAGAACTAGGTCGCTTCGACGACTTGATTTCTGCTTTCGGCACAAGACTTGAAAAAGACGCGATCACACTGTGGTCAAATGCGATTGTAAACGACAAGAACGGTCTCGCTGCGAAGTGGTTCCCACGCGAGAACAGCAAAAACGGTCATGTGTTCAAGCGCACAATCAAGTCTCTTGGTGTAACTGCGAAGCAGTGGCGTAAGATTCTAGCACTTTTGTCTGACACTGTTGAACAGAAGATGTGTGCGCAAGAATGGGATGCAATCGACTTCGGTAAGTTGCCATCTGTAGCGTCTGCTCGTTATCAAAAAGCATTCGGTCGTAACGCTTCTGTTCGTTACACAAGCTACATCGAGTCGCTTCAAAAAGGTGAAGCGAAGATCAACGCTGGTGCCTTGTTCCCATATGATGTCGTTAAGAGCGTTAGTCATGGTAATGCGTCTGTAGCGAACGAGCAATGGAAAGCCCTGCCGAACTACATGGAAGGCTCTGATGAGCGCATCATCCCAGTTGTTGACGTGTCTGGCTCTATGAGCACGCCAATCAACGCAGGTGCAGATCGTTCAGGTGTGACTTGTAAGCAAGTTGCAATGTCTCTTGGCATCTATGTTGCTGAACGCAATGAAGGCATCTTCAAAGATCAGTTCATTTCGTTCTCAAGCGATCCGCACTTCCACCAGTTACGCGGTAGCTCACTAAAAGAGCGTCTTGACAACATGAATCGATCAGGCGAAGACATGAGCACAAACATCGGTAAGTGCTTCAACGTTCTGTTAGAACGTGCGAAACGTGCAAATCTTTCACAAGAAGAAATGCCGACTAAGTTGCTTATCATGAGCGACATGGAATTCGACCAAGCAAATACTGGTGGTGGCTGGTACGGTCGTGGCGAACGTGCAAACTTCGACGCAATCAAAGCTATGTACGCACGTGCTGGCTATGAAATGCCACAACTAGTCTTCTGGAACATTCGTGGTCGTCTTGGCAACGTTCCGGTTAAAGCTGGCGAAGCGGGTACTGCACTGGTATCGGGTTGTAGCCCATCTATCCTGACTTCACTGTTGGGTGGTGAGCTTGAGCCAGTCAAGATCATGCTGAAAACTGTAGGCGTTGAACGCTACAGCTTTTAAATAAGTGATAAGGGCGGCATTGTGCTGCCCTTTTTTGTACAGAGGTGAAAATGTTCGATTGGGAAGCAATTGAAACAGCTATCAATAACAGTCATCCGAACAGTACGATTTATGTTGGGTGTGATAGCAAGCGTAAGAGTGATATGATTAGTTACGCTACTGTAATCATCATTCACCTTGAGGGTAGCAAAGGCGCTCAAGTATTCAAATCTATCGAAACTGAACCAGCGTACATGTCGTGTAAAGATGGTATTCGTAGTCGTTTGATGAATGAAGTCTATAAAGCAGGTGAAACTGCTCTGCGTGTTAAGCCAATGTGTGGTACTCGTGGGTTTGAAGTTCACGTTGACATCAACCCAGACCCATCCCATCGTTCACACGTTGCGTATAACGAAGCTAAGGGCACTATCTTGGGATACGTGGGCCAAGAACCCGTTTTCAAGCCTGATGCGTTTGCTGCGTCGTGTGCTGCGGATTATGATGCAGTTAGACGTGCAGACAAAATCGCAAAACGCAAAGAGTTGCGTAGAGCAAAAAGAAAAGCAAATAAGGCAAATCGTAAAGGGCGCAAATAGCGCCCTTTTTTACGGCATAATAAATACTGTCATATGAAAAATTTCAATAAATGGAATGAAACTAATGGCAGAATTACGTTCAACAACCGCGATTGGCGGTAACATAGTTTGGCATGGCGGTAATTTGCGTTTCGATCCGCAAGGAGAAACAGTACTTTACAATGGCTACAAACTTTATACAGAAAATGACAAGCCAGACCCTCATACAGATTTAACCGAGTCTGTTGTTAAACGTGCTGGTGATGTCATGAGTGGCGATTTGCAAATCGCCAAATCGACTGCGCAATTGCACTTGAGCAGTACTGCAAACACCGATGCAAGTCTATACTTGACTGAGGACAACGGAAATCACGGGGTTCGTTATCACTATGATGGCGATGTCAATCAATGGCAGATTATCAGACGTGAATCGAATTCTGAATCGGTTGTCATGTACGGTTCTAGATCAAACAACAACGTTGTTATCAACGGTATTGGTTATCTAAACACAACGCAGCGAATTTTTGCAGACAACTATCACCCAAATGCCGATAAATGGACGACTGCAAGAACGCTTACTCTATCAGGCGAAGTAACTGGTTCAGTTTCAATTGACGGTAGTTCAAACGTCACTATCAATACAGTTGTTCCAAATCATACAACATACGCTGAAGTTGGTCTGAGCGCAAGTAACCCTGAATATATCGCGACGGGGCGTACTCTATCGGGTGTTGATACCACAGTTGACTGGGATACTCTTTATCGAGGTGGCTTTTACAACAAGTTATCACAAGGTTTAAATCGACCTTCTGGGTTTACTGGTTACTGGTATGCTCAGACAATGACATATGGTTCGACTACTAACGCGACTCAAGTTGCTTACCCATATGGTATAAGCGGCAACTCAGGTACAATTGCACTTCGTACGAGATACGCAGACGTGTGGGAAGACTGGGTTTATATGTACCACACCGACTACCACCCAGAAGCTGATAAGTGGACAACTGCAAGAACGTTGACGTTATCTGGTGATGTTAGTGGATCAGTTTCGTTTGATGGTAGCTCGAATATTTCACTCGCAGTTACAGTTGCTGACGACTCTCATACTCACGATGGTCGTTACTACACCGAAGCAGAATCTGATGCTCGTTTCGTAAACGCGACTGGCGATACGATGACTGGTTACTTGAATGTACCTACTACACAAGCTCAGTCAAGTAACGTGGTTTACGGTTTTGGTGGAACATCTGGCGGCAAAATCGGCTCGATGCAGCTATCTTCCGGTGACATTGATGATTACCAACGAAGCGGTTTCATTGATGTAAATAGCTCAATCACGGGTAAGCCTGCTGAAGAAACTGGTTGGATGTGGGGTGTTCATACTGAGCACAACAACGGTAACGGTTATGCAATGACTCTTGCTATGGGTCAGAATAGTAATCGCCTATGGTGGAAGCGTCGAGAGTCTGGTGTTAGTTCAGCGTGGATGAAGATCTTCGATGATGAATATCACCCATTGGCTGATAAGTGGACAACTGCAAGAACATTGACTCTGAACGGCGATGTAAGTGGTTCTGCTTCAATCGACGGTAGCTCAAACGTTACCTTGTCTGTTGTGGTTGCTAATGACTCACATACGCACGATGGTCGATACTACACCGAGACTGAAGCAGACGCGAGATTCGCACCTATTGCGGGCGGCGGCTACGTACAGAAAACTGGTGATACGATGAGTTCATCATTGATCATCACTGACTCTGCTGGCAATACGGCTCCTGCATCTGAAACGGTTAAAGTTGATAAATTTGGATTGATTGGTAACCGCACTGCGGTGTATTTGCACAACTCAAACACGGCAGGCGAGGTTGTTCTTGGCGTCGGTGGTATACTAGCTGACAATAAACAATTTTCAGTTAAGAGTACTTCAATTACATCGACTGTGAATATCACAGCACCGACATTCATCGGGGCATTGAGTGGTAACGCTACGACTGCAACATCTGCGACTTCAGCTACACAAGCGACGAAGTGGACAACTGCTCGTACGTTGACAATCGGGAAAACTGGCAAGTCTGTAAACGGTACAGCTAACGTATCATGGTCTCCTCAAGAGGTTACAGGCACTAACGGTGCAGGTCAAATTTCATTTGGGACAAATAATCGAGTAACGACTGCTGAATTTATTTCATTGCTGTCTGCACAAGGCGCGTTCTCAACTTGGTATTGGACATGTCGTGGTAGTTGGTCATATGCTGCTCAGGTGACGGTAGACACTGGTTTTGGTGTGTTTGGGACTGCGGGTTCTGTGATTGAAGTTCATGGTACTTCAACTACAAACTGCACAATCAAAGTTATTACACCGACAACTGCTTCTGGTGCGACAACTAGACAAGAATTCATCTACATTGATAATGGGTCTAGCTATTCACCGGGATGGCGTGCGAACTACAACTCATCTTATCACCCGTTGGCAGATAAGTGGACTACGGCTCGTACTCTGACTCTGAACGGCGATGTAAGTGGTTCTGCTTCAATCGACGGTAGCGCAAACGTTACATTATCTGTTGCGGTTGCGAATGATTCACACAATCATACTCATTCTGATGGAAGCTTCACAGTCAATGGGACATTGATCTCAACTGGTGTTTCTTCTTATGATAAGATTCGAGTGTGGTCTAGTGGTTCATATACAATCGGCATGGCAAGCGGACAATCCTTTGGTTGGTTGAATGACTACGCAATGACGTTCACAATGAACAACGATACGGATCGTGGATTCTTGTGGCGTGATGAGGGTGACGCAGCGACTGATGGGGCAATGTCTTTGACGACTGGCGGTAACCTGATGGTTAAGAACGTCATTGCATTGGGTGGCGATACTACACGATACATGCAGAACTCATCGAACGAAGGTAGCTGGCTTTTCCGTTCTGATAACGGTAAGACATGGCATTTCGGAGCTCGTAATACATCATGGATTCATAACTCAACTGATGCGACAAGTGGTTTCTACTACTATCAAAGCATTCAATCTGCTGGTAATATTACAGCATACTCGGATGCGCGAGTCAAGACTAACGTTGAGCGAATCACAAATCCGCTTGAGAAGATTGACCGTCTGAATGGTTACACATATGATCGTACAGACGTTGAATGTCCGCGACAAACTGGTGTAATTGCTCAAGAAGTTCTTGAAGTTCTACCAGAAGCTGTTGTTGAATCCGGTGGCGATGCTGATGGTCACTATGCAGTTGCATACGGAAATATGGTTGGTCTATTGATCGAGGGTATCAAAGAAGAGAAGCGCAAACGCGAAGCTCTTGAAGAACGAATCGCTAGACTAGAAGCACTACTAAGTTAATAAAAGCTCCTTCGGGAGCTTTTTTTGTATCTTCATAAATACATGATAAACGTACTCAATGAGAGAATAACATGGCAGAACTAAGATCAACTACCGCAATTGGTGGTAATATAGTCTGGCACGGAGGAAATCTTCGCTTTGACCCGCAAGGCGAGACTATCCGCTACCAAGGCTACAAAATTTACACAGAACACGACACACCACTGCCAGGCGAACTAGGTAACGGTGGGACGACTTCTGCATTTACAAAAGCTGAATCTGATGCTCGATTTGCCCCGATTGCGGGCGGTGGCTACGTTCAAAAGATCGGCGATACGATGACGGGTAAACTGACAAATACGGCGAATGAAATTGAGATTCGAGGTGGTTCTCCGCGTCTGTTGCTTCAAGATAATGACGGTACAAAGCGTTGGTATCTGATCAACGATGGTGGTAATTTTAGTTTACGTGAAAATGATACAGCGACAACTCGATTTCGTATTGATGCAACGGCAGCAAACTTCGGCATTGAGAACATTGACATCAACGCGAAAACTGCATTTCGCGGATTTGATTCATGGTTGAGAATCAATGACCAAGCCGCATTTACAACTGGGGTATACTTCGGCTCGTCTCTAGTTCGTACTGATGGTACGTTGCAAGTCGGTTCAGCGACTGCAAGTGGGTTTGTTGTTAATACAACTGCGATCAAGTACAAAGATAACAATGTGTTTCACGACGGTTATCATCCAAATGCTGATAAGTGGACAACTGCACGCACGCTCACAACGACTCTAACGGGCGATGTAAGCGGTTCTGCGTCTATGACGATTGATGGGTCGGCTAACGCAACTGTGACCGTTACAGCGACTGTAGCGAACGATTCACACACGCATGATGGTCGTTACTACACTGAAACAGAATCTGATGCTCGTTTTGCTAACGTGGCTGGCGATACGTTCACTGGTAACGTTGCAATTAGCAAAGCTGGCGGGCGTTTGAGTTTCAATGAAACTGATTACGCAAACAACAATTCAGGCATCAACTGGATTACAAGTGCTGGTCAAAACCTTGAGTTGATTCACGAGATCACTGACGGTGATATTAACACGGCTGGTGGCAACGGTCAAGCATTGATCATTCGTGATAATGGCTCAATTGCATCACCTGCTGGTCTTGAAGTTGAAGGTGAGATTTTCGCGAAAGTAAACCAACGTGTGTTTCACGATGCTTATCACCCGAATGCTGATAAATGGACAACTGCAAGGACGTTGACAATCGGTAACACTGGTAAGTCAGTAGATGGTACGAGTAATGTAACATGGACAGCTAAAGAGATCACGGGTGATTTCTACGGAGGGATGTACAAGTATCGCCGAGACTATGCAGTAAACATCAATGCTCCTGCTAAGTTGTTAGACCAAAATGGGGCTGCGATTACGCAAGGTTCTATCCGTGTACGAGCTGTAATTACGGGCACTGGAACTACTGACTCGGCATCTAGCGCGACATTCACTAATATCAACGGTGCATGGACGGTTGTTAATACTACTCAATCTGCGGCAAGTAGTAATAGAATCAATTTCTTCATTGATGTAGATGGCGATCCTGCTGTTTCGACATGGCACACATCGAACTATACTGTTGAAGTTTACCATGAGTTTGTCAATACGGGCGGCAACTATCACTCAAATTTCTGGGGTATTGACGGGGTATTGTCTTCAGTTGATGGGGTTTTGAAATACGGAAGCAACAATGTGTTTCATGACGGTTATCATCCAAATGCTGACAAATGGACTACTGCTCGTACGCTGACGCTAAACGGCGATGTAAGTGGCGCAGTTTCGTTTGACGGTAGCTCAAATGCGACAATGACAGTTACTGTGGCAAATGACTCTCATACTCACGATGGTCGGTACTACACTGAATCTGAATCCGATGCTCGATTTGCACAAAATTCCGAGTTCTCGACAACTCAAACATTCGCAGGGATTGTTAACAAATACCTAGCAAAAGTTACATCTGCTGGTGTGCTTGAAGTTGCGAGATATATTGATTTCCACACGACTAATAGCACGGCTGATTATGACATTCGCCTAGACTGCAATTCGTCTGGTAATATATCAGTTATCGGTGGGACTATGAGTGGTAGCTTTGTAGGCCCACTGAGTGGGAATGCAAGTACAGCAACGACATGGGCTAATGCTCGTACATTGACAATCGGTAATACTGGCAAATCAGTAAACGGATCTGCTAACGTTGCATGGTCATTGGCTGAAATTGGTGCGGTTAGCAAAGCAGGGGATACGATCAATGGACAGTTGACGATTCGACACACAAACGTTCAGTTGAACTTGATGGACAGTACGTACAGCGATAACTACTGGCAGCTTGACCATCAAAACGGTGTCATGGCGTTTAGATACAACGGTAGTGCATCTGATGATTTCAGATTGAACGAAAACGGAACTGCGGTGTTTGCGCATAGTGTAACAGCGCCGACATTCGTGGGTTCTCTGAGTGGCAACGCTACGACGGCGACATCGGCTACGACTGCTACCACAGCAACCTATCTCGGGTCTTCTTTGATTAGCTCAAATGGCGGTCAAGATTTCAAGATTCGTGATAAGCGAGCATTAGTAGGTACAACGTCAAACTTGATTGTCAACTATGGGAATGACTTTACTGATGTAACAGTTCAAAGTGCATTGTTGTCTACGGGTAGGATGACGGCTTACGGATCTGCGGCATCTTATTCGTATGCTTCGCATTACACGTCACAAGCCCCATTTTATCACTACAAATCAAGTTCGGGTACTAGTGAATATCATGCTTTTATGAAAGGTGATATTAACCACTCGGGTGGTCGTTATCAGCACTCATTCGGTGCAATTTTGAGTTCTTCAGGAGCGCATACGGCTCAGATCGTTTCGTCGCTGAATAGCTCAACGACTAAGCAATGGTCATTCCAGTATTCAACTGGTAACTTCACTGCGCCGGGTAACGTGACAGCGTACTCGGACCGACGTTTGAAGAAAAACATCAAGCTTATTGACAATGCACTCAATAAAGTAGGTGAATTAAACGGGTATACATATGACAAGCGTAGTTCATTCGATTCCGACGAATATATTCGTGAAACGGGTGTGATTGCGCAAGAAGTGGAAAAAGTACTGCCAGAAGCAGTGATGGAAAGTGACGACGAAGATCGTATTCTATCAGTCGCGTACGGCAATATGAACGGTCTTTTGATTGAAGCTATTAAAGAGCTTAATGAAAAAGTAGACACGCTTCAGAACGAAGTACAAGAGCTTAAACGCCCATGGTGGAAGAAGTTGCTTCGTTTATAAATACACCTGACAGTCAGAGAATAAGATAAACCAACATAGGAACCAATACTATGAGTAAAATGGCGCAATTTTTGTTAGCTGTTATAGGTACTATTCTTATCCCTCTGGCTATCACCTCAATGAGCGTTGCGACAAACTACGGTAGTATGCAAGAAGCATTACAAGTTGTCCAAGAACAAGGTAAAACCGCAGTTGCTCAAAACGCTAAAATCATGCAAGAAATAACTGACATCAAACTAACAAACGCAACGCAGGCACAACAACTGATTGGCTTAGAAGGAGCGCAAGCTCTTATCGTTAAAAAGCAAGATCAAGTGCTTGTAAACTATGGTAGTCTTGAGAGCGAAGTAAGAGCATTGAGGAGTGCGTCAGAGTTGGGCGACAAAAATCTAGTAAACTCAGTGGAGAGTATTAAAAACACTCAGAACGCCATTATTACTAAGATAGACGGTACCCATTCACGTTACTCTAAGATTGAGACTGATTTAGCCAGAGTCGAGACATTGATTAACATTGATTCAACTGACCGCTTTACGGGGAAAGATGGAGAAATGCTTAATACTCGTATTGACAATCTTGAAAGTAAAGTTCAAGAGATTGACAAGCGAACTAAGAAAGTACAGTGACCAAAAAAAGGGAGAGTAACAGTTGTACTCTCCCTTTTCTTTATTCGTCGTGAACGACCCAATCTTCAGCTAAAATATCAGCTTGAGACGCTACCCACCCAGGTTGCCATTTCTGTTCAGCCGTGAACATTGCAATATACGGTTGACTGTCTAATGGCGTATCTTCGCCGATGTGTTTTGCAGTTCGATCATTGACTTTTCGCATTGTGTCTTGCGTGCTAAAAGGCGGCAAGTAAAGTGCTGGCATAAGAACGATAAACATACCCTTACCATTCCAACCTTCGCGTGATATTTTTCGACCGGCTTTTAAAGATTCAAGTGCATTTCCAAAATTCATAATTTACCTTAAACATAAATGCTTTCTAAAATTGATTCACCTTGCGGGACATTACCCCACGAGAACGATTCACGAACTTCGCGCTTAGTCCCTTGCGGAAGACGAGCAAACATTTGTCGAAAAGACATCTGCGTGAATTCTTTGCCCGTTGTGGTTCTAAATCCTGCTTCATTGCACATTTCAACAAAGAGTTTCTGATTTGTGACACACTCATCATATCCCATCTTGACTAACAGTGATGCATATGCTGCAATATCAAGAGCCAGTTCTGGAGTGCTTTTGTAAGTTGTTGTTGATACTTCTTTCATAAATTAAAACTCTTCTTCGTCTAACGACATTAATACTTTATCTAAATCGGATACATCTGGAATAACAATCTTTTTGTGAACTTCTTCGAGTTCATTTTCATCATTCCAATCGTCTTCATCATTATAGTCTAAACACTCAATAACGTCAACCGTCTTCTTCCCGATCTGCGCTGGACAGTTTAGGTTAGCGGTCTTGTCATAAGCGTCTACAACATACCTAAGTTTACCTATTGCAAATGCATACAGCTTCGGCTTTTGATTCTCATCTAGAACGAGCATTGCACATGCTTTATCCGCTGAACGTCGAACGTTCGAAAGTCGCAATCCGCACGTGTAGAACATCGGTAATTTCTCGCGAGTCTCTCCGTTTGGATATTTCACTTTGATTTTGTGTTGACGTAATATTGATTTGAACCAATCTTCTTGTTGCTGATAATAATGATGATAGTCGTATCTTGCCGATTTGATACGCTTCATGCCGTTGTTTGCTCTGTTAGATTCAGTGAAGTTAGCATATAGATTCATCGAGTTTAAAAAAACTAGTGATTCCGCGTCCATTAGCGTAATTTCTGCTCTGAACCCATCTAGTTTTGACCCTTTGATTCTATTATCGTACAGTGTGTTTGTAACACAGCGCACGTGATAGTGATCGAGTTTGCTAGTATCGATCACTTCGAACTCATACCCCGCATTCCTTACACTTTTCGTAGGAATGATGATTTCTGCTCTTTCCATTAATCGCCCCGACGTGCTGAAACGCACTCTTGTTGAGATAATCTGTAGATAGTGTTTGGAAGATTTTCGTAACCGACATGTCACGAAATTCGGGTAACTGCATTAGTTGTTCTGCGATATGAATAGAACATCGAACTTTCAATTGTTGCTTGTCTTTCATCGACACCTCCCGTCTAGATATTTTAATGTAAGTTTAGGGAGTTCTAAACAAAAAAAGCGCCCGGAGGCGCTTTGTTAATTGAGTTTCGAAGTTACCTGAATTCTATGTCGGTCTTTCTTCATGTCGTAATCCGGTGAATTACGGTCTTGAATTAAAACGCCTAGCACGTTCGTGTAATGTTTCGAAGTTTTTGTGATGTGAGAATACACGCCACCAGGAACTGTTGGGTCTTGGAACGACTTGATGTTAACGATTTCGCCGACTTCTAATTGAAGCTCAACCGAATCGTTAGTTCCGCCGACTGAATACCAGTGCTTGACTAGTGTATTGAAATTGCCTGTATCAGTGATTTTCACAGTCTGATTTACAATCATTTTTCCCATTATTGAGCCTTGTCGATGATGTCAAGAGCAAGCTTACAAGCACCAGAACGAACTACGTCCTTGTTTGTGAACTCAATAATCTCGATGCCTGAGCGTTGCTGATTACGAATTTCATTTACCATCCACGCTAGACCACTGATTTCTTTCTGACCAGTACGATAGATCATCTTATGGTCGTCTTGTTTCAAGTCGCCGCAGAAAACCATTTTCGTATTCTCGCCGATACGAGTCATGATGGTCTGAATTTCAGTTTTAGTTAAGTTCTGAGCTTCATCGACGACGATGAAACAGTTGTCGAATGTCTTGCCTCGAACGAATTGAATAGGTTCAGCGTGAATGCGTTTGTTCCAGTCGCATTTGAATTTATCTGCGCCTAGTCGGTCTTTCAATGGCTGCGTTACTGTTTGAATCCAAGGTTCCATCTTTTCTTCAAGAGTACCGGGTAAGTAACCGAGTTCTTCACCGCATGAAAGCGTCGGCTTCAAGATGATGAATTCGGTGTAGTCAAAAGCTGAGTACATGTCTGCACCTAGAGTCGTTGCAAGCCATGTCTTACCTGTACCCGCAGAACCAATCGCAAATACAAATGCACCTGAGCCGTCTTCACCGACTTCTTCCTGCAATGCAGCCGCGTATTGCTCTTGGTTGAAGGTCAGTAACTCAATGCGTTGTAGTGTGCGTTCTTCAGAGTTCTTCTTTTTGCCCATGTAGTAGACCTTTTGTTGTGTTGTTTGACAGATTTATAGTAACGGCAATGTATCGGCAGATAAACTAAAGTTTTCTGCGGATTACTTCGTCAGCATCAATAAAGCCTTCTTTTGGAGACCAACATTGAACATCTTCGCTGTTACGTACGTCGATGTGAACCCATGACATAGATGTTCCGTTTGCAAGCGGGCTACATTCAATGAATTTCACATAAGGGAATTCTTCTGGGTTCTCTAAGATGTATTTACGCACTTGATCTGCGGTGTGATTTCTGAATTTGCAGTCGGCTGCACGACCGTATTTGTGCTGAGAACGGCTATCAAGGTACTTTTGTGTCGATCCGTAGAAGTTTTCGTCTCTGAAACCGCTGTATTTGAACGATCCGCCCCAACTCCAATCGTTTATGGTGCAGGGACCGAAACGTTCTCTGAGCGCGTCTAGCGTGCGTAATAGACGGTCGTCGAAAAGTGACCAACATCTTTCACCCCATGCAGCGTGCATTTGTGGAGTTACAAGCTCTTGGATTTTGAAATGTTTACATTTATACATGATTCAGTCCTAAAAAAGGGAGCGTTATTGCTCCCTAGTATTTAGTCCCAATCTTCGTCTTCTTCCTCGTCTTCGTATTCATCTTTGAGATCATCCCAAAGTTCTTCGAAGTGAGCAATGAATTTAGTGGGTTTGAATTGATCCCAGTAGTCGAACGAACGGTGATTGACTGATTCAGTACGCATTTCTGCCATGTCGAATTCGCCGTCCATTTCCCAATACATTTCTGGCATTGACTCTTCGATCACGTCACCGTCAGCGTAGATGAAATTGAAATGACTTGCAGGGATTCGACCTTTGTACCCGAAGATACCGATGCGAGTACTCAATCCCCCTAGACGTTTACCAAATCGACTTTCGATGTCGTCTCTGTGATACTTCGTACCGTCACCACGCGAATGTGGCATTTGATAGAAGATGTCAGCATACCCAAGCTCGGATGCTTCTTCTGAATTAGCGCCTAGAACATCAATTACAACGTCATAATCAGATACAAGCTTGCTTTCGTCTGGAATACGTAGCTCGATAATCACAGGGAACGAGTTGTTTCGGTTCGCTGAGTGTGTCGCGTGGAACATTGCTTTGTCAAGTTCTGTTGTAATAAAGACTTTATCAGCATGTTCAATATTATCGAATTGCGTTTCATTCGGATTCGGTTTCAGACCAAATTTCAACATTGATTCGATGAACGTAGTCGATGTACCGTGATAGAACGTCTTCTGAGACAGTTTCTTGTTGAATTCTCGACGGTCGGTCTCGAAATCGTGCTCAACTTCATCGTAATCAGGGTTAAATGATTGCGTTCGACGAGTCACGCCGTTCAGGTTAAGGGCTTTAATAGTCTTGCGAAGCGTGTCAGACGCTACAGACGGGCGATAAGATGATTGCCCTTGCATATCTAGCTTGCCGTTTTCAATCGTCGCGTATACCGCTTGTGCGCCCTCTTCGTACCAAGAGTCTAGATCGTACTCTTCTTCAAAGTCGGTTCCGAGTTCACGATTGATAAATGGCGCTAGACGTTCGAACTCTCTATCGCTATTCCACACCCAAATATTCTTGCCGTTCGCAAGAACCTTAGACCCGTTTCGTGGTCGACCGCCACGAATGAAGACTTCGTTCAATGATTGAAGTTCTTCCATAAAAGATTTTAGATTTTTCATTGCATCCTCACATTTTATTTGTATTTATGACAGACACAAAAAAGCCCCGTGATAATGTTACTGAATTAGCACATTAACGGGGCTTTTTAGGGATTATGTTACGTTTCTAGAACATTACGCAGTGAATTCTTCAACTCGCTTCGCAACACGTTCTGCACGCTCTTTAGACTGCGCATGAACGGCATTTCGCGCTGCTAGTTCTTGCGCACGACGCTCTACTTCTTCACGTGCGCGACGCTCTTCAGCTTCGTTTGCTTCAATTTGTTCTTGGTCAAATTGAGCACGTGCGCGAAGTTCGTTCGCTTTCTGATTCATGTCTTCCAGAATGTCTTCTGTTGGACGAGGAGTGTTGGTGAAGATTGCTACTAGTTTTTGAAAGAATGTCATGTTTTTCTCACTTATTTTGCAGGCGTTTATAGCCTTTGATGATATACTCACGATATTTGAATTCGAGTGTGTTTGACCACAAGTCGATACCGTTATTTTGAATTTGTTCGGTCACAACTACGACACGATTTGGGTCGCATTGAAGACCATCATTTAACAGCACTTTGTACTGTGTAAACCCGGTTACGATGCACGGTTCGACGCATAATCTCTCTTTCGAAAGACGAAACACAATATCTTTCATTTCGATTACATTGCCGAGTACATCTTTATGCATCTTTAAAATCTTCCCACTTTGGTTCAGGGTGTTGCTCTAGCCCGAAATTGGGACCGCTGAACATATACTGACACCACGCTTCATAGATTTTATTTCTGCGTTCGTTTGTCATTCGCGACTTTAGCTTAGACAATTCACGTTCACCGCGAAGATATACGCTGTGATCATCACTGAATTGATAGAACCAATCAAACCCAGCACAATCGTGAAAGAATTGATGGTCGTCAGATTCTGGGATGAACTTGGGTTTCTGAGGCGGCATGGGTATACCAGCTAAAACATCATTCATCATAGGCTTTCCCTTTGTGTTTCATTTTGCGCTTAGTTAAACGCTTTGATTTCTTCTTTCTATCTTCTTCAACTGAAGCATGATTGAAAGTATTCATGTGCTTTGCAACGAAGTTTTGTGGCTTATTGCTTGGCTTTTTATTTTTAGACATTAGATTCTCCAGTTTGTTTGTCGATTCGCAGTTGATTATACACGAATCGACAAGCTTATCAACTACTATTTAGCGTTTTTTCGCAATTTGTAGTTCTTGTATAGCGCGGTGCCGCTAATGTAAATCCAGAATAGCTCAATCATGAAGCTACCAAGATTGAAGTTGATTAGCAAGCTAATCGTAAGCAGTATAGCACCTGACATATTAGTCCACAAGTACTTATCATCGGTAGGCTTATATTTTTCACTCGTCACCATCCAGAATGCTAGACAGATTAGAATCATACCGATTGTACCAACCACGTGACCAAATAGAATCATAATAATTTCTCACTTCAAAGGGAATAAAAGGGCACTTACGTGCCCACCGCGTTACCCCAAATCCATACGTGAGTTCGTACAGAAACGTTGTAACCACGCGCCAATGCTTTCCCTGCGATTGACGCCATATAACCATCTTGCTCTTGCTCTTCTTGAGTAGCGCCACATGGCATGATATACACCGGAACGTTGTGTAAGTTGCGTTCTGCTTTGAACTGTGCGATCACAATATCAAGCTCGTCCCAACACGCTTCCTTGTCTACGACGACTGGCTTTAGCCAGACTTCTCCGATGCGTGCATACTGGTTGACAACTTTTGGCTTGATTGCTTTTTCATGCACTTCGCCAGTTACGTTGTACAACTTAGCCGACACGCTGAAACTCAAGTGAACATTACGATGCGTATTCCACTGAATTAGCGCCCAACGCTCTGCAAATTCTGGCTTGAGTTCTCGCGTACCATTAGTTTCAATCGTGACATGTTTTGGATAATTGTCAATTTTGATGAAGTAATTCATCATTTCGATGATTTGAGCTTGATTCATCATCGGCTCACCACCTGTAATTACCCAATGAATATCTCCCCAAACTCGATTAGGCAGTTTCTCAAGCATTGCTTCGCATACATCTGCGACTTCAGACTTTGAAGCAAGATGAGCATACTTTTTAGCCCACGTGTAAGAAGAGTCACATCCACGAGTCCATACAGGCAGATCTTCGACTGAAGTCACGTTGTTCGCTTTCGGGTCGTAGTCTTTGAAGTCTAATACCCATGTATCTTTATTCGTCGGATCTTCTTGCCCGAAGCCGTGACATTCTAAGTTACAACCCCAGAAGCGAAAGAACAAACTAGCTTGACCAGTGTATTTCCCTTCGCCTTGAATGCTGTAAAACATTTCTGTCCATCTTACCTGCATAATTTACCTTACTCTGTTGGATTCCAGACGTACAAAGGCGTTTTCTTATTGCCTTTAAATTCAGTGTAACCAGTCGGAATTTCACCGACACGATTCGCTTGTCTGGCTTGTGATTTTGATTTGTAAAGACCAAGATGACAAACCAAGTCAGTAAGATTGAAAGTGCCAGGCACTCTCAATACTTCTTCGTCAGCAAATAACGTCGCTTGATCAGTCGGCAAAATGTTGCCGTTTTCGACGATAATATTCATTATATTGCCTTGATGTCTTTGATAAACTCTTTCTGAGCAGTTGTTTTCTGCCAGTAAGAAAGTTCTTTCTGAGCCACTGTGGCATCTTTCTCAAGCCGAGCAATCTCATCGTCAGTCATTTTGTCGACCGACATATTTAGAAGCTCTGTAACATGCTCAGAAAATGCTTCATCGGCTTTAAGTTCTGCTGCTACTTCAGCACGCTTCTTACCGAATAATATAATTGTACCCGAAACAACACGTTTGATAAACTCAACTTTTGCAATTGCTAGAGAAGCACGCTTCTCTGTGCGCTCTGTCGAGTCTTGAATGCGTTTAGGTAAGAACGACATGCGAAAATCAACAAACCACTTCACAAGTTCTCTCACGTCGTCAAAATGACGAATTTGATAGTTCTCGTCGATGACGTTGATGTTCTGCGTGAATGTGCTTTGCAACTTCAGAGTCTTGATTACAGATTCTTCAGTCATCTTCGCGCCACGTTTGAATCGCACACGAAACTGAAACGTTTCGCTAGTCTCGTCTACGTAGCTACTGATTTTACCTTTCTCAACGAGTTTGTCAAGTTCAATGATGTATTTCGCGTGATCGAACCCTGTCGGGATTTCAGTAACAACCGCAGTCAGACCGCTAATTTCAACTGTACCAATCTGAGCATATTTGTTATGTTCGAGCTTTTCAATCTTGCCGTAAAACTCAGGGAACTTAACAACTGGTTCACTGATTTCTTTACCCGCTAGATATTCAAGAACAGCTTTCTTAACCCACTCAGGGTCATGGGGTAGAATGTTACACGCGAAACCCGTCGCAATCCCTTGAACACCGTTCATGAGAATCATCGGAAGTACAGGCACATAAAACTGTGGCGGTACGTGTTCGAGATCTTTATGTTCAGGCGACAAGTGAATGTCTTTGAAGTACAGATCAAAATTGTCATGCAGTTTTGCATAAACGTAACGAGCAGAAGCCGACTCTTTAACCATTCGAGAACCGAAGTTGCCGCGACCTTGTACAATCGGGACATTGTTCTGCCATTCTGCTGCCATTAGTGCTAGAGCGTCTTGTGCCGAAGTCTCACCGTGATTGTAACCAATCTTTGACACTGAGCTACCTAACGCTGCGACCTTGTCAAACGATGTACTAGCGTCTTTAATCACGTTGTACAGAACAAATCGCTGAACAGGTTTAAGTCCATCAATCCCGTTTGCCAGTGCGCGGTTCTCGATGGTATACATAGCGTATTCTAACGCTTCGTCATTAACGATACTTGATAGTGTACGTTGCATATATCCCTCATATGAAAAACGGGGCTTTTCAGCCCCTCAAAGAGTTTATTTACGCTTCTTAGATAGCATAGTCATCTTCGCAAGCATTTCCCATTTAGTAGGCGATGTTAGCATCATGTCTGCAATGTGTAAACATGTGCGTAGTGATAGTGTACGCAGTTCAAGCATGTGCTTTTCAATCCACACTAGCATTTCAGCAATCTGCTCGCCGTTTAGACCAAGATCTTCGAGCATTGTAGTTGCTGTAACAACTTGCTTGATGCGAACCATGATTTCTTCTTTAGTGTGAACACCAAGATCAAGGTAGATGCTACGTGAAATCAGTGCGCTGAAGTGCGGTGATAACTTTGTGTTTGCATCAAGTTCGCGGTCGAAGTCTTTGTTTGAGATAAAGATTACTGTACCTTCAAACAAGAATTCTTGTTCGATACCTTGCTCTTCTAGGTAAGAACTTGCTTTCATCCAAGAAACCCAACGCTCTTCACCAGTGTCTAGTGCTGCTTTAAGAAGGTTTAGCTGATCTTCGTCTTTGAAAACGTCTACGTCATCTAGAAGAAGAACATCACCTGGGTTGCGACATTCCCAAAGCTTAGTGAACAGACCGATACCAGAACATGTACCAGCAACTTTCTTGAAGTTGATGTCACCGCGATCTTGAGCTTTGTTTAGTTCGCGCTCAAGTGTGAACGTCTTACCAACACCTGCTGCACCAGAGATAATCAGCGATTTAACGTGACCAGCGATAGCACCTACTGTGAAAATGTCCATTGCTTCAAACGCTTCAGTGATGCGTTGTGCGATTTGCTCTTCAGTTTCAGCTTCAATCACTGGTGCAAGTGCAGGGATTGCTGTTTGTGATGCGTCAGCTTCATCAACGTATTGCACGTCTTCTTTGTTAACGCGAATAGTACGTACTGCACCGTCAAGCATGATTTTCATACGACCATTTTTTGGTGCTGCGTCTGAGCTATTCCAAACTTTCTCGATTAGAGTGTAAGTGCCGTTGATTTCAGTGTTGCGGTAAAGTGCGTTAGTGATGATAGCTTGCATATAATGTTCTCTCTTTAGTTAGTTGCGTTGTTCTCTTCAACACCGTCTATATTAATGATTTTTGAGACCAACGCAACCACTTTTTTCATTTTTTTTAATTTATTTCCATTCAGTGTCATTACCGACACGAATTAGGCTTTGACGCTTCTGGCAATGCTTACATACGCGCTTACTGCCTTTCGTATATTCCCACGTGTGCCAACCAAACGCACAAAAGATTTTCAACATCCACTGATTGTTCATCACAATCGCCCACGCAGTTGCCCAAATTAATATCTGTCCCATTAGTATAACCCTCTCAATAGTTGCTCTTTGCAAGGTTTTAGTTTGCGCATAGTCATTACGATTTTTTCAGAGTACTTTTCAGCACGCGCTTCCCATGTTTTATCTTTGTAAAAACCCCCATTGTAACTCGCATAGATTTCACGCCAGTTGTTTTTACCGCGTATCTTCTTCCAGTATTCAAGCTCTTCAATGGCAAGCTGAACGGAAACCGTACGGTCAGTAAGCAATATTGTTTTTACATCTTCTGGATTGTTGAGATCATAGGGACCGAAGTCTCGACCTGCTTTCTCCCAACGTTTCAATCGAGCAGTCGCAGTTTTGATGTTGTTTTGCATCAAACCATAATCTTTCGTTCGATTGTTAATCATTTGCTCACCAGCACTAGATTCGACAATAGCGATAGCAGCAAGTGACCAACTCAAGTCATTGTACCAACCGTTGATGAACACAGCACGAACATTGTGCCATTGCTTCTCGGATAGTTCTTGACCGTTGAACTTGACGTGACATACATTGCTTGCAGATGCATTGAACGCGCAAACTGCTAGAAGCAGTGTCATTAGCTTTTTCATATTTCTCACTCTTTGTCGATTTAGCAAACGAAGCATACAAAAAAGGGCTGACATCTGTCAACCCTTTTCTTTAATTATTTGATGCGTGCATCCCAACGAGCTTCTTCAATGGAATGTATCTTAGCCTTGAAGTCGTCAAAACCACCCACATGAACACCGTCGAAGAACACTTGTGGGAGAGTCTTTAGCTCTTTACCCATTTCATGCATTCGCCTTTCTAGTTCTTCGCGATTGTGTTTGTGTGCGTCTGTTACCTTTTCTTTTGCAAGCGGGATGAAGTCAAAGATCATGCCGCGTGTTTCAGCTAGTCGTTTTGCTTTCAAGCAAGGAACGCAGCGAAAATCGCTTTCGTCCCAACCAAATATTTCTACCAAATTACACCTCTAACGTTTTTAGGAATTCAGGGCGTACTGTCGAGTCAATCTGACCAACAAGGTACGAACTAAGTTCAGCTTCTTGCGCTGCTACTTGTACTGAATCACTATTTAGCCACTTACGAATCCATGGAAGTGGGTGTTTACGTCGAGGGTACGGACTATTCAAACCAACTGAACGCATACGACTATCTGCAAGATATTCAACATATTCACAAAGAATTTGAGCGTTTAGACCTGGAACTGTACCTTGTGAGAACAGAGAATGTGCCCATTCTTTCTCTTGATCAACGACTTGCATGAAAATCTTTTCGGCTTCTGGTTGAAGGCGAAGCGAAATTTCTGCCATTTCTGGGTCGTCTTTGTAGTTCTGCCAGATGCTGATTAACGCTTGTGTACCTTTCAAGTGAAGCTGTTCATCACGAGCAATCAGCTTCATTACTTTAGCGTTACCTTCCATAATGCCTTGCTCGGCAAAGTTGAACGTACACGCGAATGAAACGTAGAATCGAATAGCTTCAAGAGCATTTACTGCGTGCATACACAGATAAAGAGCTTCTTTCACTGCACTCTCTTGCATAAGAATGTGAGCTTCATCTAGATTCATAGTTTTGAGCTGATTTAGCTTTTGCGTTTCGGCAATTAGCTTGTCATAATGCTCGGTAACTGCTTCAGCACGTGCCATGATTGACTTGTCAAGAACAATTTCGTCAAACACCGCACTCGGGTTTGAATACAAGTTGCGCATGATGTGCGTGTAAGAGCGACTGTGAATAGTTTCACTGAAGTCCCACGTAGTGATCCAGTTTTCAAGCGAGTTGTCACTACAGATAGGCAAGAACGCGATATTAGGCGCACGACCCTGCACTGAGTCTAGCAGTGATTGATACTTCAGATTTTGCGTGAACACGTGTTTCCAGTGTTCGGGCATTCGATCAAATTCTTGAGAGTCAAGAGTCAAATCGACTTCTTCTGGTCGCCAGAAGAATGAAAGTTGTTTTTCAGTAAGCTGTTCGAATACGCCGTGTTTCACCGTTTCGAATCGTGAAATGTTTGGGTCTTCGCCCAAGAAAAGAGGTTGACCAAGATGGTCAACCTTATTTTTATTGAAAATCGTCTTAGACATGTATCTACCTTAAACTTTGCAACCGTCACAGTCTTCCCCGTCTTCAGTGCCGTCAGCACCGTCACGAGTGTTAGAATAATAAAGAGTCTTGATACCGTAATGGCTACAGAACGCTAGTTCTTCAAAAATACGTTCCATCGGAATCTTCCCATTTGGGAATTTAGAAGGATCGTAATATTGGTTCGCTGAAATGCTTTGATCAACAAACTTCTGCATGATTGCAACTAGCGTCAGATAACCAAAGTTATCTTTTTCGCAAACTTTCCACGCAAGTCCGTATTCATCTTTCAGCAAGTCAACTTCAGGCACAACTTGGTTGAAAACGCCATCTTTTGATTGCTTAGTCGATACTAGACCACGTGGTGGCTCAATACCGTTCGTGCTGTTGCTAATCTGAGAACTACTTTCACATGGCATGAAAGCTGAAGTGGTGTCATTTCGCATACCGTAACGAATTACGTCAGCGCGAAGTGCTTCCCAGTCTAGATTATAATTCGGCTTGACAAGCTTATCAACATTTTTATTGTACCAGTCAATTGGCAACTGACCTTTAGCCCAGCGCGTCTTACGATGCCATTTGTTCGCGCCACGCTCTTTTGCTAACATCATTGATGCTTGAATGTTGTAGTAAGACATTGCTTCCATCCATTCATGCACGAGATACTTAGCTGATGAGTCGTATCCAACGAAGTTCTTTGCCAAGAAATATGCAAAGTTAGTGATACCGATACCCAATGCGCGACGATATTTTGCTTTTTCAGCGGCTTCTACTGGATAATCTTGGTAATCTAGTAGATTATCAAGCGCACGAATAACGATTGGCGCCAGTCGAGCAAATTCACTCGGCGATTCGATTGCACCTAAGTTGTAAGCAGCAAGCGTACAAAGTGCGATTTCTTCATATGAAGTACCAAGCGGGTACGTCGGTAGCGCGATTTCCATACACAAGTTAGATTGCTTGATTGCTTCGATGTACGGTGACTGTGCATTCAAGTTATCTACGAAGATCGGGTAGATACGACCCGTACTTGAACGCTCTTGACCAAAGATACTGAATAGTTCAGTTGCCTTGATGCGTTTCTTGCGCACTTTCGGATCAGCTTCAAGCTCTAGGTAAAGACGCTCAAACTCTTCTGGGTTTGTGTGATACTCACCGTAAAGCGCACCGTGACGCTCATCGGGGCTGAATAGCGTGATGTACTCGTTATTAACCAGGCGTTGCATCATCAATCGGTTAATTGATACGCTGTAGTCAAGATGACGAATACGGTTCTCTTCAACACCTTTGTTGTTCTTCAGAACAAGAAGCTTTTCTACTTCTAAGTGCCAGATCGGGTAAGTCAGAGTCGCAGCACCGCCACGTACACCACCTTGAGAACACGATTTAACCGCAGTCTGAAAGTGTTTCCAGAAAGGAATTACGCCAGTGTGACGAATTTCACCCGCACGTACAACCGAACCCTCTGCTCGAATTGCACCACCGTTTACGCCAATACCCGCACGTTTACTAATGTAATCAACGATAGCTTCAGATACCTTGTTGATCGAACGCAGCGAGTCGCCAGATTCGATTTTCACACACGAGCTAAATTGACGTGTCGGGGTACGAACGCCTGCCATAATCGGTGTAGGTAGCGAAAGTTTTTGAGTTGAAACAGCGTTATAAAAGTCAATAACGTGCTTTAATCGGTCGTATTTCTCTTCTTGGTGCAAACACATAGCAATGAGCATGTAAGCATATTGCGGTGTTTCGTAAATCGCACCAGTACCACGGTTTTTGCACAAGTATTTTTCTTTGAATTGCATTACACCTGCATACGCAAAATCAAAGTCGCGCTCATGCTTGACTTGAGATTCCAGGTATTCTAGTTCTGAGTCTGACCATTTTTCAAGAATCTCGGAATCGTAAACTTCGATTGCAGTGTTTCTTTCAATGAGTTGTTTGAATGGAATAGGGTCGAATTGACCATATACATCTTTGCGAAGACCATACATAGCCAGTCGAGCCGCGACGTATTGATAATCTGGCTCTTCTACTGAAATGCTATCGGCAGCGATTTTGATCGCTGCCTTTTGAATGTCTTTGCTCGTCATCCCGTCGCTAAGTTGAGCTTTCACGCGGGCAAGTAATTGATGTGGATCAATTGTCGTATTCTTACATGCGTCACTAAGTACGCGCATCAATTTACTTTCTTCAAATTCTTCTGTAATGCCAGAAGACTTCACTACAAGCATCAAAATTCCCTCGTTTGTTAATTGTTTTCTATTTATTGATCTGAATCAACCTCACTTTCTGCGCCTTCAAGTTCTGAAGAAGATTTTACACGAATCTTGTATGCTTCGATGATGCGTTGACGGTATTTGCTGTTGCGTTCTTTATAGCACGTTCTCAAGTTCACATAAACTTTACCTGTTTGCGCTTTGTTGATTGTAATGCCAACCATGTACGGTGAATCTGGCTTGTTGCCGTACACATTGATGTGCTTCGGTCGTTCTTCTGCTGGCATATTCGCGATTTTCAAAATCTCGTCTTGGTGATTTTTGATCAATCGACCAACGATGATTTCAAATACACGTGCAGGGAACGAATGATCCATGATGCGAACAATCACGTGATAGTCCATAGTGACGTAAATACCTTTGTCAACTGCGCCATGACGATGTGCAACTTTGTTGATGTATTCACGACCTTCACGTAGAACTTTGTAACGGTTTGTACCGTTAAAAACTGATTCATATGCCATATTATGTGTCTCCAATCTTCTTTAATAGAAAGTTTAATAGTTTTCTTGCACCTTGCGGTGTCTCAGTATGCTTCTCAAGCGAGTAAATAGTCTCATCATCTAGAGTGTTGAGATAATCGCATATTTTGATCTGCGTTTCAACACTTAAATTCACGAACGGTAGCTCTTCTACACGCAAGCGAACTAAGTCTTGAGATAATAGTCGCATTGTTTAATTCCCATTCTGCTTGAGATACAATTAGTCTACAGACAAACACAGTAGGAGTCAACACTTTTTATGAAAAAAGTTCGCTACGTAGTAACTGACTTTATGTTGGGAATTGGCGGCGGTATTTACACATTCATTCAAGATCACGTTCGTTTAATGCAATCACTAAACTGTGATGTCAAAGTTATTGTACTCGGAGACGAATCGTGTCCGCACGTGAGTAAATGGGATTTCGGGTGTGACTTCATTTTAACGAAACGGTCTTATAAAGACTACAAGGCAAACGCAATGGTTATCAACGCGATTGATAGCGAAGCGATTATCTATACGCATTCATATGAAGCACTCCGCGCATGTATCGAAGCGAAGCGCCGTTGTTACAACCAACATCATTTCGGTGACTTGATAGTACCAGATTCATATCGCGAATACATGGACATTCATCAAATTTACAACTTACCTCAATGGCGACACATGATGTCAACGTCATTAGTCACTAACATTGCTCAATCGAACGGGATTGCACAATGGGGTCGAGAAGTAATCGGTGGCAAACATGTGACTGCATTTGAACCTTTTGAGCTTCCGTCCATATCACAAGCTGATATTGACGCTGCTGAAGAGTCTGACGTGATTATCGTGTCAGGTGCATACAAACGTAAGCAGATACCCGAAATGCTAAACGCGCTTGCATACAGCGGTCTTAAAATTCGTCTATTCACAACCGAATCAATAAGAATCCCGAATGGTGTTGATTGTATAGTCGAAACTTGTCAGCGGCGTGAGCGAGTCATGGCACATATGATGAAAAGTAAAGTTTTGCTTCATATGTCTAGAATCGAGATTATGCCATATGCGTTATTAGAAGCATGTCAGTACATACCTTGTATTGTTCAGCATGACGCACCTTACACAAGGGATTTTATTTTCCCAGTGATTCGTGCTGATATAAACAATGATACGTTGATTCGCGTCATTGATGATGCAATCGAACAGAAATATCAAAAATTTGACATTGAGAAGTATCGACAAGATGCTAAAACACATTGGAAAGAACTCTGGGGCTTATGATGAAACCAAATTTTAAAATACTAGAAATCGACAAATGGGAACATGCAGTAGTTATTGATTGGGGCGACGACTGCGTTTACAAACACCACCTGCCAGATGAGATCGTAAATCACGATCTCCCAGCCGAGTCAATCATTCACATTCTCGAAGATCTACGCCCTCAACCACCAGAGATCAAGTCGTTGAAGACTCTAACAGAGTTGATGACTGGTACAATCGACGCTGAACGCGACGAGGAATTTCAATCACTTCTTGATGAGCTAGATTAATGGATAAATTCGGATTTAAAGACGGGAAGAGACCACTTTGTGGCTCTCCCTTTAATACACGTGACGCAAAACCTGATGGGTATCACATTTGCTGTTCTCAGCTAAGTGAACCATTCCCGAACGTTGAAGACTGGTGGCACAGTGACATCATCAATGAACATCGTGCCAAAATGTTTGAGTATGACACTTTACCAGAATACTGCAAAGAATGTATGAGTTATGGCGAATTGTCTGATCAGAAGTACTTCGAATATGAAGCACTCGAAGAGCATCCTAGAACAATTCAAATATTGATGTCAAACAAATGTAACCTAGCGTGTCGAATGTGCTATGGCAAGAATAGCAAAACATACATGGACTTGTATGACATTGACGACCATTACGATTACACACAACTCGATTTCAGTATCCCGAAGGGTGTTGAAACTGTTGTGCTATACGGCGGCGAACCGTTCATGGACAAGAGAACAGTCGAAGTTCTGACTGAAGTCATGGAAGAAACAAATGCGGAAGTTTACATTCTGACAAATGGTACTGTGTTGCATACGCCACTTGCGAAGAAGATTCTAGCCATATGTAAAAAGTACAAACATCGTCTAGTGTTTACAATTTCATGTGACGGCGGAAAAGAGCGCAACGAATACATTCGTCAGAACATCGACCACGACTTGATGCTTGCAAATGTACCGTTGCTAAAAGAACATAGCAAACATGTTTGTATGCACCACACGCTAAGTCGAATGAGTTATGACACGATTTATGACTTCATTCAAGTAGCTGAAAAGGCTCAGGTGTTTGTTGACTTTGGCACAGTAAAAGCACCGCGAGAAATGTCAATCAAATTCATGGACCCGAAGATAATCAAAGCTGCTATGAAAAAGCAATATGAACAGATGAAGGGAATGAAAGAAGGGTATTACAAGTCGGAATTGTACCGTTGTCTGAAGCAAATGCTTTCAGTCGAATACGAACATCGACCAGAATATGATGTTGAATTTGAAAAGAAAATGGCTTACATGGACAATCAGATTCAAATCAAAATGGTGAAATGAGAAAGGGAGCTTAGTGCTCCCTTTTTTATAACCAATAACCCATTTTTCTACCGTGTTCGAGTTCATCTTCGCTCATTAGATGAAAATCACCGATTCGTTGATGAGCTTCAGACCCATAGCAAGGGTCAATCTCTGACCAATTATTTGTGTCAATACGCCCCGCTTTATTAATCTTATCTGCGAAACGTTCTGCTCGGTCACCATCATCACCGAAATTAGTTCCCTGAAGTGCGAATCGAAAACCGCATGGTAGTTCAGCTACGATGTAAAAGTACTCGTTATCGTTATAGTCGATGTCGCTGCGTGCAAATGCGTGGAAGTCTGTGATAATCATAATGTTCTCTTTGTGTTCGTCGTTTCGATGTAGCTATATTAGGCAATTGCCATTCATCATACAACCGCTAAAACGAAAAAAGCCCCAATTAAGGGGCTTTTATGTGATTCAAGTCATGTTATTTGTTGAGTTCGACTTCTAGTTTCAACATTTCACACTGTAGAACTAGACCTTTAACTTCGTCGTAGTGCTTTGTAGTTAGCTGCTCACCGGCATCAACTACACTCATTAGCTTGACTTTAGCGCGATTACAGTCTTTAACTGAGCCACGTAGTTCACGAACAAGTTCAGGTGATAGTAGCACATCATCTTTGATTACAACGGTGTCTTCGATGATTTTCTCAGCTTTGATTTCTTTCTTGCTGAATTCTTGTTCTTCGATGATTACTCGATCTTTAGCTGCTTCAGCATCGGCTTTTGCTTTAGCGATCTGCATTTCAATACGAGCACGGTCTGATTGATTACATTGCTCAAGAAGTGTGATGCCGTATTTCATCTTCCATTGATTGCTCAGTGAGTAATCACGTTCTGTTAGATTGTTTTCGCGCTCTGCTGCGATTACAGCGTCGATTACATCACAGAACGGCACTTCTGTATCTGCTCGTGGAATCGGCTTCTGACCGAAGTGTACGCGATTTTTGACCACTTCTGCATACATGTTGTCGTAACGGCTCAAGAAGTTCGGAGCAGCGAATACATTCAGCATATCTTTTTCAGTTTGAGAAAGAACTGGCATGGCTGCTTTTAGCTGATCAGTTGCTGAATTGTCGATGGTGTCAGTACAACCAGTCATTGCTACTGATGCTGCTAGTGCTACGATTGCGATTAATTTTTTCATGATGTTCTCTCTTATTTGTCAAATTTGATGTAGAAGTATTGTGCGCCATTGCGCGGGGTTGGTACGCAAGACAAATACGGTTGCATACCTTCAGGACACTGCGCGAAAAACTCAGGATTAAGTCGTTGAACTACGTACCAAAATTCACTGCGTTTTTCTTCCCACTCAGCCAATGCTTTCTTTCTGAATTTCATCGGTTTATTGTAAAGTACGAAATATGCGCGACGGTGCAACCAATGATTCTTAATGTGCAGCGTAATTTCATCTTTCATAATATTGTTCTCTCGTTAGGCGTTGAGTGACATATTACAGCCACTCACGCACCTTGTCAACTACTTTTTGAAATGAATTTGTGTATTTTCTTCAACATCACGTAGAACGTCGTATTCTTCAATGAATTTATCGAAAATAGAACCATCACCGTAAACAAAGCTTGATTGTTCTTTTACACTTTCAATCGCTGACAGTAGATCTTGATATTCTTGTTCATCTTCATCGTACCAATCAGCAAAACGCTCTTTCAGATTACTTAGAGACAGTTCAACGCGCTCAGAACGAACTACATCAAGTTCAACGTGCTCTTCGTAGTGATATTTGTTTTTCTTCGATTCGATGATGTCAGCAAGCTTACGAAGACGCGACGCATGAGAAGCAGTATCGTAATCTTGACCGCATGTCATCACAGGTGCAAATTCGTAGTTGTTACACATCATCCATCGAGCACACCATTTTGCACCTACGACTGCTTCAGCTAGTTTGTGAAGTAGTTCTTGATTGTCTTTAAGATTTGCCATATCTCGGCTATGAGATTGATGTGCAAACCATTCAGCGCGTTCGCCGCCAAGCTCAATACGGTCTTCAGCAAGCCATTCAACCATTTGTTCGAAGCTCTTGTCAGCATGTTCACGAGTATATGGTTCGCCAGTGCGTTCATTGATTTCGCCCGCGTCAGCCTTAGCGTAAAGCTCATCACGCATGTCATTCATTCGCTTCTGTTGTTGCTCGGTTAATGCATCAAAACCTGATACTGAACCACTATACTTATCTGTGAGACGTTTCAAGTCGTCGGCAAATGAATATGTCTTCGCATCATCACCCCAACCCTCAGTCACGTTACCTTCAAGCATCATTTGGTACACTTCTTCATGCATTGCCATTTTAACAACCGCAGTTACATTACCATGCGCACCTTTAACTCGAAGCGAACCACTGTGTTCCATATCTTGAAGCTGACTCATGTCTGAAATCTCGTCGATTTCCATGTAATCATGATATTCATTGTAATCTTCAAGCGTCTTACCTTCAGCTACTCGATTTGGTACGTATCGTTTGTTGATTGCAGCCAGCGTCATATTAGCCATATCTGCATCTTCAAACTCGTAATTGTTGTAATCTGCATATTTGCCGAGCAGCGGGTAACCGATGATCTTGAAATTATCCCATGGGTAGCAACCACATCCCATCATGATGTTCTTAAACAGACCTTGACGACCGTAATAGTTTGTTGCAAATGCGTCCATTTCTAAGAAAAAGACACGCGCAAGACCGCCTTCTTGAATTGGTGTACGAGTGATTGCGCAAGTAGTGTTAAATGAACCCATTATTTTGTCTCCAGTTGAGCGATTTCAAGATCGTGTAGTTTATATGCACGCCATGGCAGACATGCGTCGGGGTTGGGATCGTACTCGTCGATGAACTTTTGACATTCTTCAAGAGTTGCGAATGTTGTTATGATTCCCAAATTAAACGTATACATTGGCACGTATTTCGGGAAGCCATTTACGCTCACGCTCTTTAGAACGAATTGAACGAAATGACTAGTTGCTTGTATTGCGTACATACTACCTCACAGATATTTGTGTTTCAAATCACGAACCCAGTTGTTCAGTGACACAAGCTGCTTTTCGCTGATCTCATAACGACGAGTAGGATTCGCTTCACCGTCTTCTTTGACAGTAATGATTGCAGCTTCGATTGCTTTGATGCGACCGTCATTTACGTAGTACGGTGCGTTTTTGTCAAAAGCGTAACCGTATTTGTCAGCAAGTGAATTGATTTTCTTTTTAAGTTGTGGGATAGTTGCTTTCATAATGTTCTCTCTTCTCAGTTGATGTAAGTATTCTAATTGAATTAAGCGAAGTGTGCAAGCACTTTTTTACCAAATTCGTTAGATTCTTCAAGAGAAGCTTTACCAGAACTCATTGTTAAGAACTGATCAGTCATTGCTTGCATAAGAACAATGCGGTCAAAATCAGCAACTGTCGCTTCAGGAATAATCGCTGGCTTACCAGTCACGATAGTAGAGATTAGATTGAATCGACGTGCAACATCTGATCCTTCCATAGCATAAGAACCGTTACGGAACTTATATTGACCTTGACCTGTTTCACGCTCGAAGTTGAAACCTTCAACAACTTTAGTTTTTTGCGCTTTAGTCATGTTAGTAGTTAGTTGCATAATGTTCTCTCTTTGTTTTCGTATCTCGTTTCGATGTAGCTATAATACGAAAAAAGGGCTGCCGAAGCAACCCTAAATTTACGATTTTTAGTGATCAATGTCACATTTTACGCAGTTTGAATCTTTTTCGCGATTTTCCATTCACCTTCGTTCAGGAAATCAGCTTGTACGTCAGACAGTTTACGCGCTTCTTCTAGTGAGAAGTCGGCAACTGTTACACCGTCTTCGAAGATTGTCTGCATCACGCTTTTCGGGTGTACGCGATTGTCGTAATCTTCAGAAGAGAACGTCACGTAACCACGAGCCGCTGGGTTCGGATTGTCTGCATCAACTGCAATCAAATCCAAGAAACCTGCTTTTGATGCTTTTGTCGGATCAGTCTTCGGCATTTTGAACACGCTAACGTATTCGCCGTTGATGATTGCCGCTGACATTTTCATTGCAAAGCGTTGAGTATCACGGTCAAGTTGTTGAAGCAACCCGCCACCCATACCGAATGCAATATTTTCTGCCGACCAGCCTTTACTTTCCATGTAAGACAAGATTCGACGAATTTCTTCGATGTTCACGCCGTCACCTTGAATGATACGGTAGCTAGGGTGCAATACTTTGTAACCCTTGCTGTTGATTGTATAACCAACGTTTTTACCAAGAATCTCAAGACCTTTCATTACTACATCTACAGGCACACCAGAGTCAGGACGAGCAACAAACGTACCGCCTTTGCTGATGATTAGCTCTTTGAAGCGACCAGTCGAGACACGATTCATTGCTGCTTCGTAGTCGTAGCTGTCCATTACACAAGCGTATAATGCAGCACCCCATTGCTCAATAGAGTTCAAGAATGCTTGGTCTTCACCAGCTTCTTTGTAGATTGTAGTTGTTGAGTGTTCACGTGCAGGGATTGAGAATCCTGCAATGAAGTCTTCAACATCTTCAGCGTAAAGTTCTTCAACTGCAACAAGTGCTTCTACAGTGTCAGTACCCAAGAAGTTTTTCAAGTGAGCAGAGCCGCCGATAGCCGCAGATTCGCCACTTGATACACCACGAGAACCAAAGTCGTGAAGTTTGAACGGCTCTTGTTCTGCAATGCGTTCATCATCAACCGTCTTCTTCATGAATTGGCGAATGATTTTCTTCACTTCGAACGAGATCGTTGCTACAGTTGTCGGGTACCAAAGAGCACGCAAGATGAACGTTTCAAGATAGCCAGGCAGCCAACCAAAACGCGGATCTGTGTTCTCAATCGTCAAGATAGGGTGTTTAACTGGTACTACAGTACCTTCTTTGACCGCACGAATCTTAATAGGCAGTTTGCCTTTCAGTTCGTTAACGATGATGTCCCAACCCTTGTCATTGAAGACTTCAGAACCGAAGTGCTTTTTGAACAGACGTTTCGCACGCTTGACATCGTTCATCGAAACACCTTTTTCGAGAATACGACACATGTATGCCATACCATCGACCATAATTTTGTCGAACTTACCACCCCGGCTTTCGACGTAATATTGGCTGTACTCTAGACCACGAGGGAATTGAGACCAGTGTGAAACTTTGTAGCTGTCAGTTGCGATTGCGATATTTTGATTAAGATTTAGCATTGTATGGCTCCCATTTTATGCTTGATTGTGTGAGACTTTAGTATATGTCTCGATGAGTCGTTATTAAACAAAATGTGCAGACGAATCTGCACATTTCAATTAAGCTGTCAGATCAGTTGCCAGCTTAACTTCTTTCACCTCAGCCTTTTCAGCTTTTGGTGCTTCTTTTTCAACTTTAACTTCTTGTTTAGGGAAGCCGCAGTTGATTGCTCCGATTTTGCACATTTCGATGCCAAGGTTACCACCTAGCGTACCGCCTGAGCCGTGTGCGAAAGCACCAGCAGAGAAAGTCATAGTTAGAAGAAGTGCAGTTGCGATTGATTTGAAGTTTTTCATGTGTATTTCCTTTTTTGATTAAATGTTGTCTTGTTTGTTTAACTTGTTTCGTTAAGTTGAGATAAGTATTACATGAACGAAACTAAGTGTCAATACTTTTTTTCGAAAAATTTTAATTTTTTTCGAGGTAGTAATGAAAAAGACGATCATCATAGATGTAGACGGGGTTTTGCTTAACTGGAAAGCCAACTTGCCATTCTTCATGATGCAATTAGGCATGCTTGATAATTTGAATATCAACGGTTCAAATACTGATACCGATGCACGCTCTTTATTTATTAACGTGAGTGACATGCAACTAGGAAAGCTTATAGGCGCATACAATGAACATGAGTGTGCAAAGTACATACCCGCATATGAAGACGCTTACGATGCGTTACGCGAACTCTCAGACCGATATAACATCATTGCACTAACCAAGTTCAGCATGAGTAGAACTTCATGGTCAAATCGCGTGTATAATCTAAATGCGTTATTCCCAGGGATGATAAGTGAGGTGATTTCGATTGAGTACTTCGACTCGAAGGCAAAGTATGTCGAGAAGCTGTGTGAACTGCATGAGGTGAAATACTTCATCGACGACTCGCTAGACAACATCCGAGAAATCCAAGAAAGATTTGACATTGAATGCATACACGTGAATAGAGTTGACGATCATTTCAATGCCCTGAAGACTGCTATATATACAAGTAGCATTTTTAACTAAGGACAGAAACATGAAACCACTATGTTATATGCCGTTCAAGCAGTTCATCACACGAGCAAACAATCAAATTACGTTTTGCTGTTCGGCTGATTATGAATGGTTTACTGATGAAAAAACACTAGCAGACGCTTGGAATGATGAAAAGCTTGTCGCTTATCGTGAAGCAATGCTAAACCACGACATGAGCAAGCTGTCAAAGGCATGTCAAATGTGCATTACTGATAATGACCCACAGCGTCTAACAGAACACGATTCTGAAGTTTCACCTATTATGCCCGCTGATTCAGTTCGCTGGCTACAAGTATTCCCTAGTAATGAATGTAATCAAGCTTGTCGTTACTGCTACAGCAAATTATCAGACTTGAAGGCTAGATTGTTCAATGAAGAAGATTCAAGTACTCGATTCAATGATTTGAGTACGACAATCAACACAATCAGCAAAGGACTTTCGTCATTGACAATTCTAGGCGGTGAAATTACCCGCTCGTCAAATGCTCCTGAAGTTCTTCGCAACGTAGGCGACATTAAAGCCGCAGTGAATATTTTCACGAATGGCTCATCACTAGTGTTAGCCGATGGCTCAGATCTCATCAAATCGCTTAAAGAAGCTAATGCATCAACGGTGTTCGTATCAATCGACGGTCTACGAGAATACCAAGATTATATTCGATTGTTTGCAGACATCAAAAAAGTCAAATCAAACATTGAAGTCATCAAGCAACACTTTGATGTAGTTATCACTGCGACCGTGTCAAACGTGACTCTTGAACATCTTGAAACATTGGTTTCAGATTTTGATTCGCTTTATGATGGTAAACGTGTACGTTTGTCTGTGCATGTCGTCGGTGAGCCTGATAATCCATACTCAATTTACAACATTCCAGTTGCATTTCGAGACCAGCTATTATCAAGATTCAAAGTGAAAGAAGAAGCGTATTTAAAAGATGGGCGTGAGGATTTGGCTAGACCATTTAAGCACGTTGCTGAATGTCTTACTCTGGAACACAGTGTTTGTAAATTCAACCCTGAATTCTTTGTTCTTAACAAAAGAATAGACACGAAGACGAAAACTAATTTATCGTCTGCGTGTCCAGAGTTTTACTCACATATCAAAGCGTATGATCTGATCACATAATCACGCTGTTGTGATACTGAGTCAAAAACTTATCATAGCCAAGTTTGAATTGATTTGACAATGGGCTGGGTTGCTGTCTCAAATACGGCAACTGATTGAACAATATGTCATCAATGACGGTTTTGGGAACAGTTGTAACGCTAAGGTGATGCGGGTATGTACACATATTCGCAATCACTTTAACTGAGTTGTTTTTCAAATGCTTCGGGTTGATCTCGAAGAGCATTTCATCATACAAATCAACGTAGTGATGAATTGACTTATTCGTGAAAGTATACTCAATTGCCACATGCAAGTTTGGGTAATCTTCAATCTCGTCAAGAACTCGATTAATGGTGCGATAGATTCTCTCTTGCTTCGCACCAGATCGAACCACTTCATTAAACTCTTTCGGTCCGTCCATAGAGAATATCAAAGTCGCGTCACATTTCAATCTCTTAATTGCATTCAAGAATCTGTCTGGAAAGACTGTCCCATTTGAAGTAATAATGAAACGTTCTACCACGTCAGGGTCTAGATTCTCAAGAATCTCTGCAACCTTTTTGTCAATGACAGGGTTCCCGCCCGAAATAGCAACGGCTTGTGTTTCGTGCAGATACGGAATAACATCAAAGTCATTCTCAATAATCCCCAACTTACCGTCATTGTATTTCTTGTCATAGCTATGTGAGATTGATGAACTGCACATTTCACAAGCATATTCACACTTGTTCGACCGCGCAATGTAAAGAGCTTTGAAATTCAAGTCAACATGAGTATCAGTTGGTTTTTCTTTTGACACAATCAACCCGTCACGCATACTACGACATGCCTTGCACGATTCAGGAATTTCACCAGCGATAATCTGTTCGCGAATCTTGATCACTTCATCACTATTCCAGAATGAAATATCAGGGTATACTTTCTGACCTGGCATGCTGCAAATTTTAAAACCGTCTGGTGTAATAGACGGCGATGTAAACGGCGCTATACAATAATTCATAACTAACCTATAACCTTATAACCAGCCGATGTTTGTTTACCTGTCGTCATCTTTGAAACTCCGATCCAGTTGTCGTTTTTCTTAACTGCACACACTTTGTAAATCAAACCAAATGTGTCTCGTGATATATTGCTAAATGCAAAGCTACCAATCCCGTAGAAAATTCGCTTATTGCCTTTAAAATGTCGCACTATCTCTATCCACTCATCGAGTGTAACACTTTCAGCTTGTGCAACAAAGCATTTTGTTTCAGCTAGAACTCTCTCAATTGTTTCAATTATTGGCTGAGAGTCAACCATCACAGTCCCTCGAAAGTCTTTCTTGTTGATCAAGTCAATGCAAGCTTGCTTATCGAAAGTATCAATCATGATGCCGTTATAATGTTCCATGCAATATTCCTCACCGTTGATTAAAATATCACTGTGCATCGCAACGGGTATTTTCTCATTCGACGATTGATAAAATATACGTGCGAACACATCCCTTGCTTTAGCTGACTGTTCTGGCGTTGAACTCGCCCGTCCGATTTGAGGGTATGCTGAACGAGCGTCATAGCCGTTTTCATGCAACACATCAAGACAACGGTGTAAAATCGTACCGACCGTGCTCGAATACCACAACTCATTGTACAACAATGTTTCAATCATGTTCCCATATGCGATACGACTATGATCTGTAATCGTAACCGTGACCGCAGCTTCGCCTCGTTTAACCAGCGTACCCTCTTGAACATGCTTGATTTCAATAAAATCACAGTCTTTGACTTTATCAATAAGAGAGTCTATTCCATACAGATAAAAATCATGCGTTCGACTACCGAAATACCACTGTACGCCTTGAACGTCTTCTCGGTAACTATGCTCGAATTTATCAGCAGTCTGTTCGATCAAATTCATCTAGAAATTCCTTTATTCTGTCAACTGTATCAACACCAAACATGTGATTAGCCAATGATGCCATACCCGAGTCATTAACTATTCGTTTCAGCCACATGATGTCTGGGTTGTCGGTGTACATAGAATTAACATGTGCATCCACACACTTGCTACATCGACCGCAGTTGTGTTCTCGATTGTAACAATGCTGTAATGAATTCGCATCAATACCGTATTCGACCGCCATTTGCATTATGTCACGTTTCGTTTTGTCTTTGAACGGTTGTTCAATTCGACACTCTTTATTCAGCATTTTCGACCACATAGCTGCGATTTCATCTGAATGCGTAGGCGATGCGTCGTAATAGAAATCATCACCTTTCAACATCCCGCGATAAATTACGTTTGGTCTGAATGCATGGAAAACTGAGTTAAACATCAACGTATTCCGACCAATTAAATCGGGATTTCTTGGTGTCTTGAACTCATACGGATCATGTTTCAAATGCAAAATCTCTGGCATTTCTATGATAGTTGTTTCTTCAGGCAAAGCAGCCATTTCAATGTCGTCGATAGCAAAACCCCATTTAAAGTAAACAGGGTGTGGCTTTCGTTCAAGAAATTCATATAGAACTAAACTATCAAGACCAGATACTAAAATTATCTCATCATAACCCATCACGTAACAACCCTGATTTTCTGTAATAAACCGAGTGTGCGAACTTATGACAGTTAGCGCGAACTCGCTCAACGTATTCAGAATCAATATACTCTTGGTAAGTGATCATAACGTGAAAATAAATCTCCCATGGAAATACAAGCGTGTAAAAGCTGTTGATTTTATTCTCAGCAGCAGGGGCAAAGTCTTTGCAGTTGATCGTGATTGCGCTCTCAATGTAACGAAGCGCGTTGTAATACATGTCGAGATCGCCATGTCTCGAAACATTGTAATTTGCAATTGCAATATCAGGGTGAATCAACCCGCTTCTTTCGCCATGCTTTTTAATGACGAAATCATCATGATCATTCTTTTGCCAAGTACATCGCCAAGTACCACTGTCAATGTAGCTAACAACGCCGTATGTTTTTTGTAAAAATAGATTGTCAACTGAAATGAAAACGTACTCTTCGGGTAGTTTTTTCTCAAATGACAGTCGAGGCATCGTGAAATCAAGTTCAAGATCAGTCACGCAGACCACGCGACCTTTTTTGTGCGTCTCGATGAAAGACCCGACAAACATCACTAGTTGGTTTAGCTGACTTTTGTCACTAATCGAAGTGTGAATTACATAATCATACATTATCGAAATTACCCCCTAGTTCTAGAATCACATTACAGTATTTCTCGTGATGCTCTTCAAAGTCTGCCATACTACCATACAGACCTGAGTAAGGTGACGAGATAATTTTATTCACAATATCTTTCAATGGATCACCGGTTTCTTCATGCAATTCCCATACTGCGTTGATGATTGACGTGTACGTTCCACAGAAACCATCTTTAGAGATAAACCCGATTTCTTTGTCGTAGTTCAAGGCACTAAACCAGAACTCAGACGTTGAAGGTAGCCAAACACGTTTAGCAGATTTAAGAACATCAACACCGCTGATCTTCTGAGAAAGCACGCGCTTCGATCCATATCGAGTTTTAAGCATATTGATGTAATACAGCGTCGTAATCGGGTGTGGTTTGATCACTAAATCGGGATAATGTTCGACCAGCGTATCAATCTTGTCAAAGTCAATTGCCAATTCAAGTACATTCGATCCACATAGAAATACGACGTTTTCATATTCTAAAAATCTAGGCTTCGCTGATAGATGATATTTGTCAGAATGTTTGAACGTGTCAAAATAGTCAACGACGTTTTCAGTGTTATGATAGGCATGCTTGAAAATCTTCGTTTGGAAATTAACGTTCATGTATTTCAAGTGAATGAAGCGGATTTGTGACACCCATTCATGCACGCCGATGTTACCACCGTCATTGTGATTGATGTCGAAGTTAGATGGTATATTTTTAGAGTTCAATAAACGAACAACGTCCATACACATGGCACGGACGTTGTCTGCATCGGATTGTAATTTCAACTTACCGGTGCGAGAAATGTTATTGAACCCAGTCATTTCTCTATTGCTTGGGTTCATATTTGGTCACGATCTCATTAAGTTTGTCATCATATGATGCAAGAATCGAATCCCTCTCGGTCTCAAGTGATGCAATATGTTCGATAATAGCTTCGCTGTTCGAAGTCATTGACTCGACCAGATTTTCAATTATCGACTCAAGCTTTGAAACCTTGTTCTCAAGCTCGTTGATTCGGTTCTCGTGTTCTTCATTGTAGCTCATAATTTAACCCTGTTAAACTGCAACTTGCGTGCTTCGCGAAGTTGTGTTTGATGTTGATACTGTTGTGTTGTACGTGGTTGTCCATGATGTTGTCCACGTAGACGTATAAGCTGTTGAACGTGTCGTGCTATATGATGTTGAACGTGATGTAGCACGAGAAGTCGTGTATGATGTCGAATACGAACCTTTAGTCACCGACGTAGTTCGGCTAGTTGTCCAACTAGTAGTATACGCAGTCGAGCGAGTTGTACTGTATGCAGTACTTCTAGTTGTACTTCTTGATGTACTACGCGAAGTCGTATTCGATGTTGATACAGTGGTGTTGTATGTTGTCGTAAATGATGTCGTATACGTTGACAAGCGATATACACCGCGCAAGTCATTCAAGCTAATCGCGCCTGAAGTTGGTACGTGAGCATTTTCAGTAATATCAGGAACAATACCGCCGCCTCTGTAGTACTGAGACAATGAAGCAGCGCCGGTTCTACTGAAATAATCACGAACGGTACCGATTGAAATCGCACCTGTTGTAGGAGTTGGCATTGTCGTAATTTCCTTGTTAGTCCATATAGAACTATTTATGCGGGATGTCGTAACAACCCGCATCGGAAACTACTTTTTGCTGCGAATGAACTTAGCAAGCTTTGCGTAATCTTGAGCAGTCCACATCTGCGGGAACTGATTCTTCAAAACTTCAGCTTCTTTGTATTGCTCATCGGTTACGAGTTGGGATTTTGCAATACGCTGTGGGTATTTTGCAGCATTCAACGCATAGCAGTAATTTTCGTCAAACGGATCGTCACCGATAATATAATACTTTTCATTCATGTAATAAACATGATCTGGATCGAACAACGATTGCGACTCAACTTTTAAAGCATCCACAGCCGCTGCCATTTCAGCTTCGACGATTGCAGCTTCAAGCTCATCATCGGTTATACCGTGTTCATTGTGACTAACCGGGTCAGGTCGACCGTCAGCGAATCCTTGTGAAGCGTCAAACACATCAACGGCTTGCAATTCTGCAAGTGCTTTATCAACGTCTTTTGAATCAATGAATTGAGCATTCAAAGATACAATATCAGGGCGCCAGAACTTGCAATCATCAAGTTCACCGAGATAATGCGATTGACATTTACCGATTTCACCTGCTTCTGTTTTGTACTCAACGGGCAGATCACCCATTGATGGTTGATTGAATGAAATATCACGCCAGTGAAACTCTCGAATTACCCACGACGGTAGAACCGAGTTCTTCAAGATATTGTCATTAGCAACGTCAGGGATTTGGCGCCAGTCGCGAACTGAGCTATCGTCGTTGTTTGCGTTCGCAACTTGATCGAACGGATGCATTCGGATTTTCAGTTCTTCAATCGCAATATTTGTTCTCAACATGTTTTCTCACTTATTCAATTCAACTTCAAGTTTATGCATTTTGCATTCGATAATTAGCTTACGTGCATCTGAGCCGTCAGCTTGTGTCAAAGGTTTGCCTGCTTGCGTTAGTTCAAGCAATTTGGTTTTGGCTCGATTACACTCGCGTGCCGATTCGATCAGATAGTCGTACTCATGCGGATCAAGTAGCTCAGTCGTCGCGTCGGCAACGTCATCAAGCGTTTCAATACTCTGTGCTTGTTGCTCACGCTTTTTCAAATCAGCTTGCATTTCAAGTTTCTCAACGCGCTCTGCTTGCTCTTCGAGTGTTTCTGGTGGAGTATAGCCACATTGCTGATTAAGACTAATGCCGTATTGAGTTCGCCACTGATTATTAAATGTACGCTCGTACGTGCTTCGAATATCTTCTTCAGATTTAGCAAGAGCTACAATGACATCACAGAACGGAACTTCATCATCTGAACGACGCACAGCATTAGAACCGTATTTGTTACGAGTAGCAAGAGCAGTCCAAAGCTTGTTGTAAAGATAGTTACTACCGTCAGCATCTGCCATCCAGTAGTTAATCATTTCACGCTCTTTTTTGTTCACAACTGCATTAACCGTGGTGAATTTCTTGTCTGTCTTAGTTTCCAGGCGTGGCAAATCACCACATCCAACAAGAGCTACAGCAGCGGCAGCTACAAGTACGAGCTTTTTCATTCTAATACTCCTAATATTACTAACTTCACTAAAACTACTAATTCTACTAAGATGATGCGGAATTTTTCCGCCTCAGTTGGCTATTCCGCTTCGCTTTTCTCAATTAAGTTCCCGCATAAATCAACTTCACCATAAATGAAGTTATTCTTGAATGTTTCCCAATCGTAGAATGCTTCGTGGTGTTCGCACAGATCAAATCCATCATAGCTATTCAACTTTCTAGTACTCATCGAGCCTCGAATCAATGCCAGACTATTACTCGATAAGATTTTTCGAATTAAGTTCTCATTGTACGCTGATATTTCTCGACCATAATCGTACTCATCGAATACTACTCTAACTTGTCGGCGGTCATGCTTGTCTACTAGAATAACTGCACGACACTTAATAACCCCTTTATTACACCAAGAGCTAGATACATCGAACGACTTCTGAGCTGTGTATGCGGCTACTTTCCATTCAGGGTCTGGAAATAATGCTCGCCATATTTTCTTTAACATATTGACCTCTTATAGAACGATTCGAGTGTGGCGGCCATCAAACTCGGATTTCAATCCCGCATGACGAAGAAGAGATTCTAAGTCAGCTAGATTTGGCACAGTGTACTTGCCAGAATCACGAAGATAAGTTGCATAATCTGAAATGAAGTTGTCACTACCAGCTTTCATTGCATACTCAAGCACGAAGTTCGTGAACTCGCCAGCAACTTGTTCGTTTTCGTCCCACCACATTAGAAGTTTGCGAAGATTGATTTTCATAATGTTCTCTTTTTGTTTAACTCGTCACTTGATGTAGCTATAATACAGAAAGTGGCTGCATAGAGCAACCACTTTTCTTTAATTAATTCAAAATTACGTACATCGTTACTAAACTAACTGCATGTAAGAACTGATCGAACCCGATGACTTGGAAGAACTTACGAGTTTCACCTTTCGCCCAAAGTGAGCTTGTCATCCTTGAAGTCATGTAATCGACAACCATGTGCAGTATACCAGTTACGATTGCGAACAGGATACCAAATGGCAAGAAGCACAGTGCGTATGTTAGGCAGTGTCTAGCTAATGGCCAGATGTCTTTGCTCTTGTTCATTGCTTGATGTTCAGTTTGTACGAAGAAATCTGCAATGAAATGCACTGCGAACAGTGCAATCAATGTACCTAGTGAGATCATTCAGTCACCTTTAGAGGCTCGAAACGTACCGAGTCTTCCTTAGTTGCCCATGCTTGATATACACGCGCTTTCGAGTTTTCAGTCTCGATGCGCTTTTTAATCGCGCTTTCTGCCAACTCACGCGCACCCGATTCAGTTTCTGCACACCAACCACTTGGCTTCCAGTTATCGAAGATGATGCCTTCGTTGAGTTCTTGCGTGTACCAGTAGTAACCGTCGCCTAAATCACCACAATCACGACCGTAATCTTTGTTGTATTCGTACACGACACGGTATTTCAATAGCGGTTTTTCAGCAAGTGGGTCAGATTGAATCACTTTAGTACCAATTACACCGATTGCAACGGCAAGTGCAAGTGATACAAGTGGCTTTGCTTTTACAAATTCGTTTACTTTTTCTAACATTGTTTTACTCTCTGGTTGATGTTCGTGAGTCTTGACGGGGATCCCGTTTTCATAAATGATCATAATTTCAAACTAGAATAGTTGATAATTACCATAGCCGTGTGAATGTATGATTGTGCCAATTTACCGTCTTCTTCTGAGTAGTTGTAAGTAAACGCATACCCATCGACGTGAGGGTGTCTTGTAATACCCGTTACTTTGACAATATCTTCGCCGCCTTTAAAAGGCTTGCCTGATTTCTTCGCTACGTATTTTCCGATTGCATGTAACGGATCGTTGATTTCGCATAGCGTTTTGTCAATGCGCTTTTCGATGCAACTGATTTCAGCTAAAATCTTTTCGTTCATTTCGTCGCGTTTCTGCCACATGAACTGAATGTTGTCTGGTAACGCTGACATGACACGCTGACCACGATGAGACAAATCATCGTTTAATGCTTCTTGGAAGCTAATGTCTGTATCAAACAAGCCAACTGCTGCTCTTACGCGCATTGCATGACGTGCAAATTCTTCTTGTGATTTCATTTCCAAAACTCCCACCAGCGTTTATCTGACTTCTTAATACCAACCATTTCAACGCCAATGCCACGATCACTGTTTTTCTCAGCTACTGGCTCTTGAGGACGTTGTTTTTTGCGCAAGAATTTGCGTTCGATTTCTTCTTGTGCTTTAGTCTTCTTAGTCTGCATACCGTCGTCATATGCATCACGTAGCTGTTTTGCTTGTTCCCATGTGAATACCTTTTGAGTAGTTCTACCAGTCCAAATGCAAGTCATATCGGTGCGCCATAACTCAATCCCATTGTCGAAATCAACCGTGTGAGTTGAGACGCTGAAACGATCATGCTCGTCTCGCATAATACGACACATTTCATCGACTGAATCTTGCATCTTGTGTCGAACAGGTTCTTGTTTTGAGCGACCTTCAAGCTCGTAATCTGACCAACCTTTAGTCATTTTTAACCTCGATTTTAATCTCGTGCAAGTAATGCATTGGTGATTTACTATCATACGAACCGTAACCTAAGCGAACATGCAGCAAGCTGTTTGTCGATTCAATGACAATGTGGCGATTGAACTGTCGCATGAATGATCCGCTTGTTCTATCAGCGATTGATTGATTAACAACCGCGATCACGTGCTCAAGTTCTTCGTGCTCAAAGTCAGGCAGTTTCTCACCGTCTTTTTGAACACCTGAAAGTTTGTAGACGCCTTCATCTAAGATGATAGTACTCGTCCAATCGGTGTCGTAATTGATGTCGCCTACCGTGAGGCGACTAACGTCTTTTTTAATCATAATCTACTTCTTAAAAATTTGAAATGATGCACATGCATAACGAGACCATGGCTTGTTGTACTCAGCCACGTAAGTATCTGGCATGATAGCGTTAAACTCGCGTAGAACCTTCTCTATCGTCTTCTCAGCGATTGTATGACGAACTCCGACGAATCGTACGCTCTTACCGTCAATGTTGCTACGATGCGCTGACGTGCGTTTCTCGCGGTACAATTTGCGATAACTAATGTTGTTCTTGCGAAGAATCTCTTTGAACAGCTTAGTCACTAAATCATTTGATGATACAGAAGCGTGACCGAAGTGAGTGTCGCTCGTAAATGTGATTGTAGTCATAATTTTCTCTTTCGTTGTTTCGTTTCGATAGACACATATTAGGCAAATTCTAAACACTCGTCAATAACTTTTTCAATTATTTTCATCAAACCTAAAAAAGCCCCAATTAAGGGGCTTTTATTAACGCCAGTCTTTGAAAGACTCGTATGGCGTTTTCTCAATGGTAAAGACAGTCTTCCCGTAAATGCGGTTGATTTTGTCTACTGACCAACCTTTCAAGAACTTGTGAATGTATTCACGCGGGATGATTTGGTCAATCATGCAATAGCGAATTGAACTATTGTAATTAACAGGAGAGTCGTCGAGCATGTCAAGTTCATAATCACGATTCCCGTGCTGATCTTCTTTCAATAGTAATCGACATTTCACTTGTGGTCTGCGAGTAGTCACTGTCCATAAATCGAGATTTTCAGAACGACCTACAACATTCCATTTGCGTTTGCTGAATAAAGCTTTAACAGATTTGATCATCATAACTTCCCACAACTTCTTTGAACTCACGATGACGGTGAAGTTCTCGTTGAGCGTCGCATTGAAGACATTTAATTGCATCTTCAATAGTCTCGCACTCAACAATGCCTTCACTTCCTGCATCATTCATTCGTTTGTAAAATGTCCAGAATGGCCAATACCAATTCTTGAACTGTATGCGATACAGTGATTTTCCCGTACCGTCTTCGAATCTTACTATTCTTGTCTTCATTTTTCAAGCCATTCAAGTGTGCGTTCTAAACGCTTTGGGTTAAACCAATTGTTTATAAAATCTTTGCAATTGCTCTGACCTTGTTTCTTCACACCACAGAAACGATGCTGGTAAGATTTCTTAATGACTTTCTCACCACATCCAGGACATTCGAACTCATCACCCACTGACATTTCATCGGCAATCATGTAACGAGTCTTTGCAAGTTTCTTGCGGTCGGCATCTGACATACCGACATCTTGCATTAGATGATTCTGATACACTTTGTGTCGTGCTACGTCAGGATAATTCTCGAACGTAATGTCGAGATAACGCACAGATTGTTGAGACATTGCTTGCAATAGCTCACGCTTGATTCGAAACATATCGAATGTGTCATCAACGGGATGTAATGAAATGTGCTCGTCTTCTTCATCGAAAACGTTACGGGGTGTAACGTCACGATTCATGAGAGTTTTCACCAATTCTTCTAGCTTAGACACACGTCGTTTCAAACGGATGATTTCTGCTCTGTGACTGTCCATGTTTCACCTATGAGATTATGTCTTGAATATGAGTATGATATTGCATAGTCAACACAATTCTATTTGTGTCTGTTTCTGACATCTTAGCTGGTGCGTGTAGAATGTCACCGTTGAATAACGCAATCATACCACGTTTGTGCTTCAGCGTGTAAACAAGCTGTTCTGGGTCTTCATTTGCATAAAAATGAGTGCCTTCATCTGCATACGCATCTGGCATGTAGAAAATAGTCATCCACGCATCTTTATGATACAGCAAGTTACCTTTTGCATTGTCGTAGTAATGCGGTTTGTATCGGTGAATTCGTTCGCGAGAAAATATCGGCTTTAGTTCTTCAATCGTGAACTCGTGATTGAACTCAGCTTTGATGAAATCCAAAACGTGTTGTAGTAGCTGTTCTGAAAGTTCAGTCAACTCTGGATCATCGGCAAGTTCAAACATATCACCTTGAAGAGTTGCTGAACGATCTTTAACGTAATGGCAAAACTTAAAAATGTTGTCGTCGTGTTGCCATGCAAGTTCTTTCTTCATTGCTTTATCAAGTTTTTCAACCAAATCTTCTGGCAATAGATCTTCAATCAATACAAACGCGCACCCGTCGATTTGAAGTTTTTCGTATTTCATGCGATTACTTCTCTAATTGGTTTAAGATGAGACGGGAATACAAACTGCCATACCATAGTGTATCGGTAGTCATCAAGCGGTGACGGCTTCGCGCTGCAATGCATAATATCACTTGCATTGAATATCGCAACTGACCCGCGCTTATGCTTCAGAGTGTATACGTGCTTGTCACGATCACCGTCAGCGAAGAAATACGTACCGTCGTCATGCTGGTCGCATGGCATATACATGAATGTTACGCCTTTGCTGTCATAATGAAACAGCATTTCATCGTTTACTTTTTCATAATACGATGTATTGAAACGAAACGCATATTCCCATTCGTTGATTTTACGAAGAACGTCTTTATCGTACTTGCATCCGAATTCAGTTTCGAGTATTTCAAGAATTCGGTCGAGCGTCGATTCGGCAAGTTCAGCTAACACACCAGTTCGCAAGCGATATTGGTCACCTTGCAGTATCGCGGTTTTGTCTTTGACAATCGTATTGAAGTCAAAGATGTTGTCGGCGTGATCCCAATCGTTGATTGATTTTAACGTGTCCTCGATTTCATCAACAACTTCACTAGGTAGAAAGTCATCAATCATCAAGAATGGCTTGCCGTCTACTTGAAATTTATTGATCTTCATTTTTACTCACCGAATGTAATCGCGCTGTTTTGAGTCGAAGGTGCAAAACGAATCAAGTGACTGAACTTCAAAAGAACTTCTTCTTGACTGAAGTAATATCCACCAATGAAACAGCCATTGTCTCGACAACTACGCAATGAAACGCTCATCAAGGGACCGCCAGCAAGTTCCATACACTTTTGCAATCCAGCAGCAGTATCCCACAGATTACCTTTGAATTCTTCATAATGATAACCTTTGTTCTTGAATACAGTACCACCCTTCATGCGTAGTTTGAACGTACGACCTGCAAAACCGCCTTGTTCGCCGATTGTAAAGTGACGCCAAACACCGTCTGTGTTGCTGATCAGAAATCTCCCGTGTCGTTCATACACTGCTTCGCTAGGTAGACGATCAACGATTAGATTGAAAGAACCTTGTGCGAGTGGAGACCCGCACATCATACCAGTTGTTAAGTTGTTAATGTGAATTGCAATTACTTTCATTACGCACCTACAATGTGTTTTAAGTCACGAGCAATTTTCTCGTAACGTTCTGCCATGATTTCGTTCGTTACGCTTTCACGCATTGATACTAGCGTATCACTTCGCAATGCATTCGCTTCTTTCTCAAGCTTCTCGACATAAAGACGAATATTACTAGCCAACCCGTCGGCGGCATCGTGATTCCATGCCATTCGCTTGTTGCTGAATCGCTTGTCTTCCGTCACCTCGCGAATGAACTCAAAAGGTGAGACGAATGCTTCAGCTTCAGCTTCATCTTTGAATTCAGCTTCGATTATGTAAAAAGGTCGATTCGTGAAACGGTCAGCATCGTAATGTACGTCGTCAACTTCACCTGACCACCGAACCTTTTTAATCAATCCCGTCGGGACGACTTCGGTTGTATTGCGATTTAGCTTGTCATCTTTCTCAATCGAATCTGTGATCAAGTCTGCATAACCAGATTCAAGTGGGATATTGATTTCACGCTTGGCAATGCCGTCACCGTGTGGAATCTTGATTGTGAATTCAAGCTTGTCAATGAAGTTTTCAGACGTGGTTAGTCGCATACGCGCACCTAGCTTGCGTAGATTCACGCCAGTTAGATCAGGACAGTCTTTCGGTGCTTTAATCAAATAACCGCGACCTTCCTTCACTCGACTGTTGATGTAAAACGAGCCATCGACGAATGAGATCTCATCTTTCTTGAAATAACGCTGAAAGATGTTCATTGAAGTGGCGCCGTTATCGCGATAATGCATCCAGTTTACGAATTCACGATACTGTTCAGCAGTGACTAGCCATTTGCGCTCGATTTCAATTTCCATGTTAATCTCCGATAAAGTTGTCGTTTTCGTCAAGTTTGTAGTGTTCGCGGTAATGTTCATCGACGATTTGCTTAACTACTCTTGCATTTAGACCTCGTGATGCTTCGATGAGTTTAATATCGTGCTCGATTGATGTAATCTGAACTGCAATGTCAGTAATGATTTTCTGAACAGTTGCAATGTCATCACCTTCTTTTTTAGGTAATGCAACAACCCAACCGAATTGTTCTGACTTGAGGGATTCAAGCTTTTCATTGAGTAAATCAAGTGTGTACTGCATTAGATATTCTCCACTGTTTTGTCTAGCTTACCGCACTTGCAGCAGCTTAAAATTATGATACGTTTGCGCTTTGTAAGCTCTTCCATGTGATACGAGTTGCGCGGCGAGGGAACTTTTCCAGTCATTTCACCGTATATTTCACCGCGAGATTTTGTCGTATCGTCTTTGATAGTAATCCAGTCGTGCTTGCAAGGTTCTTTTCTCACAAGAATGTATATTGCATATGCAACAAAACCAACAAATGCAATGAAAGACATATATTCCATGATTATCCCCACTTGCGTTCAAACGTGACTGTATTAATGATGTAGTCTTGAATAGCACTGCACCACTCGATTGTATAACGCTGCTCGTGAGTACAAAGGCGATGTTCGTTCCAACTCTCGGCGACATCGTTAATGATACGTTCAACGTCTGCAATTGTACGTTCGCTTGCACGCTCTGAGAAAAGCACATCGAATGAATCTTCAGTGATGATAACAATCGTATAGCTATTGTTATGAAAGTTGATTGTCGCATCAAGAGGCGGCAGTACGTTAAAGTGGTCGCACAGCGGTACACTAGGGTGAACAGCGTCGAATACAAATTGATTGTACTTCGCAGCAAACAGACGAATGCCAGTACCTTCTACGTTAGGGATCATTTCTTCCCAAATGCGAAGACCAGTTTCGCGTTCAACATCTTGAAAAGACCAAAGTACAGGTGATAATGGGTAAATCATAATGCGCTCCTTATAGTGCGATACCGTGAACAGATTCTGTGTCGTTTTCTTCGTAGATTTCAAAAAGCAGTTCTGACATTGTTTCGTTAAAGATAAGACCGAACTCATCTTCGTGATCAAAGTCACTTGCTTCAACTGCTTTTGCTAGTGCGAGAACATCTTCGCGAGATAATACAAGATGATACACAGTCATGTCTAGAACTGTCTTCGTCTCAACGAAGTTCATGATTGGAGCACTTAGTGCTGAATCAAGTACGCAGAAGATAGCTAGTTGTTCTTTGTTAGTAGATAGTGTAATCATAATGTTCTCTTTTCGTGTTTTGTTTCGATGAAGCTATAATACAAGAAAGGGTTGACCGTAGTCAACCCTTTTCGAAAAGTTTTTTGATTTTGTCTACAAGTGACGGTGGCACGATAACTGGCTGACTTTCTTCAGTGTAACCAATCAATGGTCGACGTGCTAAACTGTAGCAGTCATTGCACAGAATCATACCTACACCGTCACTGTACCCGTCAGGGTGTCCGCAGATTTCACATTTCATCTATACCTCTGAGAGCGTCTGTGCGTCGATTTGAGACATTTTAAGATTAACGGGACCGCATACAAAGCCTTTGTCTATTCCGCCCCATATACCCACGCTACGCTCGTTAGAATCGCACATGTAGAACATATATGCCCTACCTTCGATTAGTTTCGGTGGTGGCTTGCGAATTGTACCAAACACACCGTGAACTTCTTCGACTGTGTGATATGCAAAATCGAAATTTGCTGTCATCGGGACGATTTTAGTTTCACCGTAACCGAATGGGCCATTGTCAGTGCAACGAACTTTATAATACGCGCCGATCTGATATTCATGACCGGCAGAGTCTTTGATTGTTTCAGCGGGTTTGTATTCTGGCATGGCTACTCTTCATAGTTTTCAAGTTCAACACGAAGTTCATTTGTTAGAACGACATCTTCCCAATTCGTTTCCGGACAACATACAAACCATTTTCCGTCTTTAAACATGTAGTTGTATTCTTGCTCGGGGATGTTGTCGATGTAGATTTCGAGTTCTTCACCGCGGTCACGTGCGTAGAAAACGCTATCTTCGATTGTACCGCCAAGTGAGCTACATCCACCTTGGTCGATCAGTGCATTGACTTCGGCTTCGGTGCGATAGTTCTCGATCAGGGTTTCAGCTACGCCACCCGTCCACATACCACCATCCCAATGACAGTAGATTGAACGAACATGACCGTTTTCTTGTGTAATGCTAATGCTTGAATTTGTGCTCATTAAATTGCTTCCCATGTTGTGACTGTTACTTCGTGCGCTCGTTCCCATTCATACTCTTTCAAACATTCTTGAACTGAGTACCAATAAGGGTCGATTTCGTGAGATAGAATCCAGTAGCCGACTAGCTCTGGGTCAATATCTAGTTCTTCGCATGAATCTTGACTTAACCAAGATGTTTTGAATTTAGTATACGTGCCTTGTCGTATCTCTATGACATACTTCGCTTGTGGCACGCCCTTTCTATCTGCAAGATTGACAGTATCAATATGCGAGTAGTTGTGCTCGATTTGATCAAGCTGCTCTTCAGTGAATACCATAAGTACCTCAATACCCAAGGAGCTGATACAGTGTCGCCAGACACTCAGCTCCGCAGGAACGCCGATTTTTTGTACTATTTTTGTACAACTTCGTATCGTGTCTGACCATTCTCGATTTTCGGGACAGCTTTCTCAACAACGCCGCTGAAGTTGAACTCTTCAAGCGAGATTGCCGCTTGCTGTTCTTCGCCAGTACCGAAGTTATTGACAGGTTTCGCGTCGACCTTGATGATGTCTTCGGCAGGCACCGGCTCATTTTCGGGAATTGTGTAGAAAACACCGTCTTTGTGATAGAACAGATTCCACTTGTGCCAACCATCCTCGGAGAACGTCTGAACACGAAAGACATCGTTGCGCCTTGGTAGCTGAATCGTGTAGCGAGTGTCACACTCAGGGCAATGACGTACTGAACGACCTTTCATGTCTTGCGAACGCATACTAAGCAATCTGTAGTCTTCAGAATGGCATAGACATTTATCGTCTGGTGTTTGATGATGGTAGCGCATGATCTCAACTGAGGTCGCAATACCACAGAAGTATGGCGCGTGGAGTGCTTCTTTCGGCACACGCTCGTCAATAACATAGGCATAAACGTAGTTCTGGCGCTTATTGTCTCTAAACAGTAGCACTTCGATTTGCCCGTCAGGCAAGTAATCGTTAGCTACTAGATGTTTAAGATTCTCTGCCCATAGATTGACAAAGTAATAGCCTTGTGTGTTGCTACAGTAATTACCGTGTGAGAATGGAAATGAACCTGATACACCACAAAGAGACATCATACCGACTTGTGCTGTGATTTTAGTTTTTTTCATTTGATACTACATCCGAGATTAGTGAAATTCCAAATCCGATAACTACCATAGCTGGTGCGATAACTGTCCACGGATTGCTTGCGTATAGAGCAGGCGTCATTACACCCGCTGCATAGATTGCTACTATTCGAGATAGTGTGAATACTGCTTTCATGATTGCTTACCAATCTTACCGCGAATCTTGGTAAGAAGTAATTGAATTGGCTTTTTAACGTCTGCAACAAACGTTTCTGAGTTCTTTTCCCATTGATATACTACAAGGGTGACGCTCATGCCGATACCTATGCCAGGGATTAGACCGATTAGCATTGGAACAGCGTATTCGTAGATTGTCGAAGCAGTCCACAAGTTAACCAATACTAAGAATGCATGAAAGTAAGTTAACGAAACGTGCGGTAGCCAGATACTTTGTTTCATATTATTCTCCTAACTCAAGTACTTCGATGATTTCAGAAATTGCCATGCCAGCCGCTACATCTGCGCCTAGCCGAGCTACAGCCATGCCTCTGATCTCGCCTTCAGTTAGACCGTCGATAATCTCAGCAGCGTCACGAATCGGTGAAGTTGCATGATACACAGTCTGACCAACTGGATCGTCGATGAAATCATCTACTGTGCGCGATACGCTGTCTACTACGCTATCAAAAATACCAAACATGATGTGTCCTCTTAGTGAAAAGTAAGTGTTGCGTTGTCTGCTAGTTGATACATTTCAGTATCGTCTTTGCGACTATCTGAAGAGAATACATAAATGGCATCATCTTCGAATACTGCAACGCATGTGCCGCGAATCAACCCGACGTGAGTTGTGAAAACTCGTTCAGTGCGAATGTTTTGCACACGAATTGGCATACCGACTTGAACAACTTGTTCAACATCAAATACAGTTAGTTTCAACATATTATTTCCCTTGATTGAATAGTTCGTTTTTGCTGTCAATGTAAAGTGAGCGGTATTTCGCTGGGCGCTCGAACTTATACATGCCAGTTTCCATTAGTTCAGCGTTGTCAAGAAACGCATATGTTTCTTTTTCAACGTTGATGCGACATAAGCTTGTACGGTCATCATTCATAACGCGATACACTTTTGAATGATCGATTGATGCATTCTCAAGAAAACCTTTTTCGAATTCATCAAGAGCAACAATCACCCAACCGTCAGCTTGATTGAATTCATTATTGAACCAACCAAGTACTTCAGTTGTGATTTCAAGTTCGATGTGAGTTGTGCTTGTTACTGCGTTGTCGCGTAGATGAGTTTTCATAATGTTCTCTTTCGTATCTCGTTTCGATGTAGCTATATTAGGTCTATTCGTTGTTTCATGCAACCGTTTTTTGCAATTATTTTCTTCAAACCGAAAAAAAGACGCCGAAGCGTCTTAAAAAACATACGATGGTTCGTAGAAAAACCACATGTATGCAATGAATACCATTAGTGACATAAAGATCAAAAACAAACATACAGCTATTCCAATTTCTGATTCGTCTGTTTCGGGTATCCACTCCATTGCTCCCGCTGTGAATAGAAGAAGAAACGCTTCTATTACAGTGAACAAGATTGGCGACTTGATGATCGTGTAATGAATTGCATCTAGCATTATTCACCACGTCTTGGTGCTAGTTCTGGTAGATGACTCATGACAGTTTCTTTCGACCATGCCATGCCGTATGCAATTACGTAATCCCATTCGACGCCTTTCTTCATTGTGCCGTTTAGAATCTCACTTCGTTCGATGTCGTCTGCAATATCTGCTAAGAAATGTTCTTCGTGAAAGAACCAACCACAGTTGCAGAAAATATGACCTAAGTGTTCACGTTCACCGTTTTCGTGAACAGTAAAGAAGTGTGCTGTACTAGGTGCGCTCATATTAGCCTCCCATAGGCGTATAGAACAAGGCAATGAATGTCATGATGCCGTGAATAAATGATGAAACGAATAACACAGCGCATTGTTTAAACGTAATCGCGTGCATTATGATTAATGTCAGAGCGACAATGAAACACATTGTAATAATTTCATTGTCGTTCATTAGATGGAAGATTAAATCTGGTACTTGGTTCATGTGATACTCCTTTTTTAGGAGTATACACGAATCAAATCGCTACATCAAGTATCTTCTTTCAAGTTTTTCACGTACTACATCAAAAACTTCCATCATCGTTTCAAGGTGATAACGGTCACGGCTCATAAAGCGCCCTTCACTATATCGACTTTTCTGAAGCGCGATTTCGATATTTTCAATATCTTGTTCACAATAGCTAACCCACCATTCAGCGCGAAGCGGGTACTCTTCGTCAACTAAGTGGTGCGGGTAGTACAAATATAGCTTTGATTGATCGCCATTGTATAGTCGATCCGCTTCTTCTTGTCGTAGTCGATTCATAATACGATTACGCTTGCCGTCGATAATCGCGTTATTCAACGTTCGAACAACCGCCATTGCATGACACTGAGCTAAACGAAAACGTTGCTCTTCGGTTAGCATTTTGCAATCTCGCCAATAAGGTTCGACTTTATCAAAGACGAAATGTAAATCGGTCATTTGCTCTTCAGTACAGTGTTCGAAGTTCTCACGTAAGTTGAACTTTCGATATGTCATGCCCACGCCCCGCGAATTCTGTAAATGATACCAGTACCCGGGATTTCTGCGTGATGATCAACGTCATACAAGTACAGGGCAGTTGCGCCTTCTTGAATCGCACCGTCAGCGAGTTCTTCAAGTACTTTCTCAAGCCACCAGTTCGGCTTGCTCAAGAAGCTTCGCATTTCCAATACTTGCTTTTCGACATCACCTTCAGTGCCGTTGAGCGGTGCTTTGGTTTGCGCATCAATCATGATGCACGGTGCGCCGACTAGATAAACAGGTAACCCTTTAACAACCATCGCCAATCCAACCTTTTGTTTTTAGTTGCTCGTAACCGTTTAACATGACTTGACAATCAACGCTGTTACGGTCGAGATTGTGAATGAATGCAAGCTGCAACGCTTTGTCTAGTGCTTGCGGTAGTGCGTTATCAAAGACAACTGCTACAACGTCAGTATCTGGGAATCGTTTTGTGAATTCACCAGTTGTTTTGAAGACGCCGTTTACAGCGTCTTTCACTTCGTCCCATGTACTCATGCTTGTGCCTCGTTTTTCATGCCTTCTTTATGCCAGATTACGATTGCATAAAGCGCGTTTGCTAGGAAAATGCAGTATTCAGCAGCAACTACAATTACGCCCTGCGTGCTGTAGTTCACAATGCACACTACGTTTACTGCAACCCAGTACCACCATGCTTCGACTTTACGCTGAATCATGAGCATAAATGCCATGATACTTGCTACAGTCGTGAATGCATCTTGCACAGCGAGTTCAGCAGGGGCGTGTACGTAATCGGTAACAAGCAGTGAACCACTGAAGTTCATAATCGGGTCGATGAAGTACGCGAGTGCCGCAGTACCAATCAACGTCGCTATAATCGAACCTGCGAATTTACGCATCTTCAAGTAACGGATTTTGACTTCATCTGTACCTTGCTTGTTCCATTGATAGAAGCCGAAGATCGACATTGCAATGAAGAACCCCTGCAAGAGCACGTCACTATACAACTGAATCTGGAAGAACAGAATTGCGAACCCGATACAGTTCACAATGCCGACTGTGAAGTTGTGCTTCATATTCATTCGTGCCATGATGACACAAATCAAACCAGTAAGAGTTGCCCAGAGTTCTAGACCAGACACTGCATAATCACCAATTGAAAACACAGTGTGGTTAATGTTAAACAGTAAATCAAACATGATATATTTCTCTCAAAGTAATTGTTAGCGACGAAGACGATTCAGTTTATCAAACACGTCTTTACCGTATACGAGCATCATAATCTCTTCATATGCATATTGCGTGTCGATTTCTCGATCTTGCAATTCATCTTCGAGGTATGATTTAGCCAAATTGACTAGTCGTGATTCAACTTCTTGAACCGGTGTCTTGTCAATTACTACTTGAATGCTACCAAGTAGTTCGCGTTCAGCTTCGCGACGTTGTAGTTCTTCGCGAAGAGCGTTCTCGGTGTAATTTGCTAAACTCATTTTTTAATCAACCCTGTAATGAATCGGACAATGAATGGCATGGCGATAATCAGCCACACGACGATGCTTTGCTCAATCAGCCACAAGCTGATTAATGTTACTATGAATCCTACAATCAAATCAAGCATGAAAAACGCAATTGCGTGATCGTCACCTTCCATGTATGGCCCAAATAGCCATCCATATTTGAACTCTTGGTATGATTCAGCCCATTTAACAAACGGGATGTCACTGCGGAACATGAAGTTGATCAATGACCCGCCGAGTGATAGAACTACTGGTATAGCTAAGTTGATTAACCACGCCAGTAGAAGGATTGAAGAAATCGTCTTGACTAACATTTTTTCACCTTAATCACAATGATTCGAATTAGAGCAAGCAGTAATACAACCACTGCAACAACTGGCGCAAAGTGTGCGATTAACCACAATACTCCCAAACAGACTATATCAAGAATGATGAACGAAAAACACCAGAATGGCATATCGTCGTGTTTGTGGTCTTCGAAATATTCATGAACTTCACGAGTGAACAAATGACGGTACTTAAAGCGTTGCAGTTTGTCTAAGTAACGTTCCCATCCAATGTCGACCATGAACACACACTTGATGATGAATGTCACAAGTAACGTCGCGACGACAATCGCAATATTTGAAATCCAGATTATACCCATTTTACTTTATCTCTCAGTAGTGAAACATGACTTGCCGTTTCGTGTAAACGTTCTTCCCAATCATTGCCTTTCTGAACAATCAAGAATGGCTTGTTCAATCGAAGAAGCATAGACTTTGCAAGTTCAAACCAGCGTTCGCGGTCTTCTTGCGTCTGTGTGCGTGTACCATCTTGAACAAACTCACAGTTTGGTCGGAAGAGTACATAAGCATCAATGTTTTCAAAAGCAGCTAATGCATTCAGAAGAACCGATGATTGATTGAATTGAAACTGACTGTAAACTGCCGACGTAATAGCTGAAGAATCAACGATTACAGTGTCACTTTCTTTACCGGTTGCTTCGATTCGTGCAGTTTGTGCAATCGCGAACTCAAGAATATCGTGTTCAGTGTAGTGATTGTCGCTCATGATGTCGCGTGCTGCTTCGAGTACGAGTTCATAACCGTTAGCGGCTGCGATTGATGCTGCGTTCCATGACTTACCACAAGACTCGGGACCGATGAATGCAATTCGACGTACTCGGTCTTGTTGTGCGCTCGGGCTGTAGAACTCGTGAGAATCGTTCTCGCGAACCGAAGTGCTTGAGCAAGGTGTGATTTCTCGCGCTTCATCGTAAATGATTCCGTCAAAGTTACCGTACTCAGCACAGTAATTGATGTATTGCTCAGAACCAACGAATGCATCAATTTCAGGGTAACGCTCGTCGATAAAAGCAGCCCACTGCTTTGATACTTCGCGATCAGACTCTGATTTGTTCGAGAGATTTTCATCACTCGGGCAGATTACACTAATGCGAATACGATTACCGAAATCTTGGTGCATCCATTTCATGCGTGTTTCAACTGGAATTGGATCGCTGTCTTCAGTGCAAAGCAAAACAGTTACTTTGTCTGCAAGCGATAGCGCGAACTTGATCAGTTTGAAATGACCTTGATGATAGTTGTTGAACTTGCCAATTACACCTGCGTGCATACTTTATTCTCCAATTCGCTAAGATGGTCAAGAAACTCACCGTATGATTTGATGTCGTTCTCTTTGAAATAATCAAGCATGTGAAACGCTTGAGCGTCTTTATCGTACGTGTGAATCAATTGATCTTGGTAAAACACACCGTTCGTTGGTACGATTTGTAGCTTTTTCATGTCCATTCTGGTGAATGGCTTCACTGTCCAGCAATCAAGTTCAGCTTTTCGCTTGAGCACTTGAGGCTGAACGCGAGTCATGACATTTGCTAAATGCTCTAAACGGCGCTGATCATAAGGTTTTGCTTTGAGCAACTGAATTGCTGTTTCTAGCAAGTCGATGTCAGTTGGTAAGCCTTTTAGTTCGTTATCGTTCATTTGAATACTCGCTTGTTCGCTTCTTCAAGCGTGTTGCTTTTGTGACCGACAACATGTTCGTTTGCGTAGACCTTTTCACCGCGCCTTACTTTGCCGTGAAACGACTTACCACGCTGAACAGTGCCATTCTTACCAACACGATATTCAGTCTCGTCATTGAAATGCAAGTAAACAAGCAGACCTTTCTCGTGCTTTGTCGCATTTTCGTATACTACTTTCATAATTTTCTTCCTCTGATTCTTCCCTGACTTTATCGACGGCTTTGTTGAACTCGTCGAATCCCATTGGTGATAAGTCGTTTAGGGATAGCGTGAACTGCATACCATCCCTCGTGTGTTAGAAGCTACGCGAGATAGCGACCGAGAGATTGTAAGTGAACATCACAATGACTCGTGCGACGCGCCAAATTTGTACTCGTGTTTTAAAGCTCATTTCTCTTCCTCAACGTGGCAAGCAAACCAACGTGTTTTAGTTTCAGATCTTCGCATCAATTCAAGTTTGGCAATTGCCTCAGCAGAATCATACGATACGAATATTGGTTGATAGTCGAAAACAGACTCATCATGATACGTCACGTCTTTTTCGTCATATTGCATTATGATGTATTTCAAAATCATAACGTGTCTCTCTTTAGTTGATGAGTTCATTATACGCATCTGATTCGGCATTGCAACCACTTTTTACATATTCCACACACCGATGTCTTCAGGCATCAAACCGTTCTCAACTGCTTTGTGATAATAGTTCTCGTGCTTGACGATACCACGCTGTAGATAATGACGATTCGCTTTGATGAACTGATCAGCAGCTTCGATGGAATCTTCGTGTGGGTGTTTTAGTTCAAACGGAGCACCGTTGTCAATGAGTAAGTTACATAGTTCGATCTGTTTTTGCGTTGCTTTCATAATCAAGTTTCTCATAGTAACGGTAGATATAACGCTTTTTCATTTTCCAATGATATGGATCGTCGTTTTCATACGCCTTGTTGTCTATCATTTTGTAAATGTAACGAACGTCATCGCCGTCTTTGCTGATTTCAGTGATTTCGATGATCGTTACTTCATCGGGGTCACTGGCAAATTCTGCTTCTTTGACAGACTGATATACGTCACCAACTTTAATGTCTGGTTTGAATAACGAATACCCAGTGATGTTCATGGCTACGAGAAATATAATACCAAGCCATACAGCTACGATTGAGCCTACGAATTTGGTCGCTGTCATTTTGTTTTCTCCATAGAGTGATTGATTTCAACACTGTCAGCCGGTACGTAAGAACGTTTCAAAGCACTAAACGCCATTTCTTTCTCATCTACAGCATCTAAGTTGATGTACTTGTACCGTACTCGCTCGGCTGCGTAATTCACGTCTGTGATTTCAATACCGAACAATACGCTTTGAGAGCGTTCCCATCCCACGTCTTGCAGAAGGTAATAACGATCCCCAATTTCTATCTTGCTGAAAACCCCAAAGAACGCTGCAACTGCAATACCAAATATCGCAAAGAAGAACCAGAACATGATGATCTTGAAGATGTTCTTGTCTTTCTCTTCAGTTACTTTGCAGTTCGTCTTGCGAGTCTTAGGCTCTTCTGGCATCTTGAAGTCAAAACGTTCAGGTAGCTCTTCTCTAGGGTCGGGTGCTAGTGCCATAATAATTTCCTCAGTTTAGTGCTTCTTCTTTTGCAGCGTCGAAATTGCTACGCTTTACTAATCGCGCCATGTTCAAATACATGTCTTCTGGTCGCGGTGTCCAATAGTTCCAATATGGCGTGTCAACGAACGTTCGTTCAATCCATTCACAAATCTCATCGAACTGATCAACGTTGATATTCACGCCACGATGTAATAACTCTTCACAAAGGTCACGATAACGAACGTAAAGATAATGCAACTTATCAAAAAAGAACGTTTCGTGACCTGTACCAAGTACGTAATGACTAGGAATAGTCACATTACCCATTGTATGCGCTTGTATGCGCTTCTCAACCTTGTTAAACGGTCTGGTTATCTCTTTGTACTCTGCAAGCAAATGCTTGTCAGAGAGCGTTTCAACCGGCATACAATTGATTCGTGTCATTCTACTTTCTCAAATAATCTGTAAAGGTGTTGTGTCGGGATTTCATACGTGCTCGTTGATGAGTAGCTACTGAGTGAAAGCGACTGCACAACAGGCTTACCTTCAATTTGCGTGAACTCGTATTTCACGTATTTCCCGTCTTTCGATACGTTGGTGACTTCGATTATAGTCGCTTCGCGTTCAGTGTCAACCCAATCTTTCTCGGTTTGGCGAAATTTATCACCAATTGATGGTGGCGTGATAGTAGGGAACAGCCACTCTTTCACTTTAGCTAAAAATTTCATGCTTTCTCCAGTTTTTGAATTGCTTGCCAAAATTTGTTTGTGTACTCTTCAGACGAACCGTACATTGGCCATCCGTCTTCAAATCCAAGTTCTGCGGCAATCATATCGAATACAACATCGCGGTCAGCAGTGTCTAACGACGTGCAATCATGAGTGTAAAACGTATTCCAATATTCTTGCTCACACTCGCGTGATACTTTCTCTGCGATTTCAACAGGCAAAACATAACCCGTCTTGTCTGTGAACTCACTGTTAACTGCTTTTAAAAGACTAACCATGCTACCCCCATACCAATTAGAAACCAACGTGTTTTGTATACAAACACGCATAGGTAAAATAAAATGCAGAAAAACGCTTCGTCGATCTTGCTCATGTTATACCTCTAGTACTTCACGTGAAAAACCAACACAACCCGGGATTGTACGCCAATCAAAGTTCAAGTAAGACTCAGCACACTTGCTCATTGCAGGACGATTCGCTGCTTTGCGGTCTAAATGACGCTCTGCAATCGAACAGATAGAAGACATAGCAATAGACACTTCTTGGTCAGATTGAGCACGATATGCGGCGCGTAGCTTCTCTACGTTGCCTTTTGTAATCTTGTCTGATTTCAAAGTTGCAACTAGTTCAAGACATGCTTTGATTGTTTCAGTTGTGTAGTTCATAATGTTCTCCTCGTTTTGATGTAGCTATTATCGGCTTTTTGGTGAAACTCGTCAAGCATTATTTCAAAGAATTTTCAATTAACCAAAGCGCAAGGTCGTAACGGCGTTCAATCACTAGAGACTCGTTAGTGAACAACTGAACAAACTCTAGACGCTCGAACGGAGTCATGTGATTGTGCCAAATGTCAGTTGCGATCTCAGCGTTAGATGCTACGTAATCGAAAGAAGCATTTTCAGCAACAACTGCGTCTTGTGCTTTGTGAATCACTGTCATGAATTTTTCGTTGATTACTGAAGTCATAATGTTCTCTCTTTCGTTTCGATAGAGCTATAATACGCAAAAAGGGCTGCCGAAGCAACCCCTTTCTTTGGTTATTTTTGAATTAATGGGAAATCATCTTTCCACAGTGTCAGATAGTAATGAACTTTATCAACACCACCACCTGAGCCAGTATTCACACCCGGAATATAACCAAGGTATTTACGATAGCGATCTACTGATTTACGACTACCTTGATGTTCCCATGTGCATTCAATAGCACAAGCAAGACCGCTCTTGATGTCGTCTTTGTTTTCTGACCACATCGGGCAAGTTTTCTCACCGACTGGCGCGCTGTGTGTCTTGCGCTGTTCTCGAAACTGCTCGTGCTCGTGACAGAAATGACAGTATTTCCATTTGAAGTTCATCATACGCGGTGTTTTACGCTCTTCGCCGTAGAAGTGCAACACCTGAACCGCTTCGATGATCATGTCTTCCTCGTCTTGAATGATTTCAAACAAGTGCTTGAACGAACATGCACGCAATCGAATCGTATCAAGATAGGCATGAGCTTGTGCTTGCTGAATCGCTTTGACTTTTAAAAACGTGTCGTGCTGTGCGCAACGCTTTTCATGCGCTTCGACTTCTTTTGGTAATATGCTTTGAAAGTCGCAGTAGTCACATACATGAACTGTCATTTTGTGCATTTGGTAGCCCCGTGTTCAATTCTATCTCTTACATCTATTGGTTGCATTATGCTTTCACTAAGTCGCGTAAGTTAAGCCCTTTGTCATCAAGAACACCACGGTGATTGCGAACAACGTACTTCACGTTCTTTTCATATGTGTTCGCGTGGCTGCTCAAGATCTTGCGTGCAGCAGGTGTTTTTCCTTCGCGAATGTATTGAATGACAGTAGCGATACCAACTTCGTTTGAAGTGAACTTCTTGTGACGGTACGTTTTGTCGATAATCATTTCAGCAACGCATTTTTCAATCAGTGCAATAATGCCAGTGCGTGGTGGAGCATTACGACCGTCACGGTAAGGTACGTTCTTTAGACCAATCTTATCAGCGTACTTACGACATGTGTAACGATGCGCGAACTTAGTTGAACCAGCATACTTCTTACCTTTAACACGAGTTAGCAATCCCGCTTTCACGCCTTCTTCAAGCTCTTTAGCACATTGACGACGCACCGAGTCAATATATGTCTTGCTTTTGCTTTCATCATAGAAGTTCTGACCAAGTTCGTATGCAGTTGGCATGTAAGTTCCAGCGAATGCGATTACTAGTTGTACTGATTTGTTCATAATGTTTTTCTCTCAAGTTTGGGTATAAAGTTTTATTTGTTTGCAAGTTGTGCTTTTAGTTGCTCAAGGCGCTTAATCTCTGCGTCGATTTCTGATAGCTCTTGAGCACGCAGTGTTTTCTGTAACTGTATCTTCGCACTGTGAATCGAGGCTGATTCGCCAGTAACTCGCTCAACGTGTCTCAAATACATTTGCTCAGACGAAATAAGACCATCATGCATCGAAATTAGTTCTCGTGCTGATAAGTCATTGCGCATCAACGCAACTGCATATCCCATCGGCGTATTCAATGACGGTTGACTATTATCTTCACTTTCTTGTTTGCGTTTTGCTGGTTTAGTATCGTTTTTGTATTGTGCGTATGCAGCTTCGGCTTTATCGCGATTGATATTGGTATTAAACGTAGTTCTAGACGGCGCATATGCAATAGTCGCATTTTTGAAAAACTGTTTGACACAACGACCTGCGTTTGGCCAATATACGATTGCTAGAGTGTTGTTGGCGTGCATAACCAATCCGTACTCGCCATTCTTGCCAACTGACTTGTGTGATGTTGCCGTTGAAACTACGATTTGACCTGCTTTGATGTTCATAATATGTCCTTAAAAAGTATCAGATAGTGTTGTAATAAGTTCGAAAGATTCTAGCTCGTGAACGTCGTACGTGTCAAGAACTAATTCAATATGTGAAAGCTTTTGTACTTCACACTTGTTGTCACGGTGAGACTTGACAATGTAATCATCACCATTGATACGTCGTACTTGATTAACCATTACAATGCTCCCATTACTACTAGTTTCTTCTTGAATACGTCTAGACGTTGCTCAAATGCTTCGCCTTCAGCGTCAGTACCCATGATGTACCAGTCTTTGTATTTGCCACGCTGTTCGAAAGTGATGTCAGTCAGACCTGTAACTTCAGTTGCTTTCTCAGCGACTAGCTCACGTGCAGCAGCACCGCGTGCGTTAGTCTTCTTAGGCGCTGGCTTAGTCTCTTCTACTGGAGCAGATACTTTAGCTACAGGAGCGACTACTGCAACTGGCTTCGCTTTCGGCGCGTTGAATTTCTCAACTAGAACGTCGTATTGACCAGTGAAGTCAAGAGCAATCGCCATTTCAGCAATCTGACCAGCAGTGTGCTCAACGTCGTTCAATTCAGCTTGCAAGTAAGCTTTCGCTTCTTTCAATGTGTCACCACATACTTCAGTAACTGATACGTGAGCGTCTGAGTTCTCATCGTATTCTACAGCAGCGCGTAGAACAATCTCGTCAGCTTCTTCAGTAGCAAAGATAGTGAAATCTTTGTATGAGATAGTGCTGATACCGAATTCGCGAATGTCTTTGATTTTGATGTTGTTCAGATTGCTTGGCATAATGTTCTCTCTTAGTTAAGTCGTTTAAGATTGTGTATCTCGTTTCGATGTAGCTATAATAGGAGATTACCATTCGCCATGCAACCACTTTTTGCAAAAAAACTTAAACTTTTTTCTTTTATTTTTCTTCAGACCTAAAAAAGCCCCAATTAAGGGGCTCTGGATAAGTCAATAGTAACTGGCGGTTCAAGACCTATACTTCTGTAATACGCATGTTTTATCGGACGGCTGAATTCACGCTCTGCGTCGATAGTCGTTATACCGTTTTCAATGCACACTGTGATAATGTGCTCTAACCATCCACCAATCTTTAGATCGGGCCAATGTGAATTCGCTAGAAGCACATCAATCATAGATAGACAACGGTCACGCTTCTCAACTGGTAAGTGAACAGACAACAACGCTGCCCGCTCACATAACGCAGTTAATGTACCGATGTCCATTACTTGTAAACAGTCATGGTTACTTGATGCGGATGAACTTCTGTTACATCATCAAGCGTCGGCATGTCTAAATCCATGTCACTGGCACAGTTATCACCAGTAATATGATAATCAAAGGTCTGGAAGTATCGCTCTGTCCCGTCGATGTCAACAGCATGTACCACAGAACGAACATCATACCAACGATGCTCAGATTCAGTTTCTTCTTGTACAATGCGTTTGCTTAGACATTCTACAAACGTCTCGTACATCGAATCTGGCTCGTTTGAATAACCATGTTCGTCGTTGTACGCTTTTACTGCGTCATATAGTGCTTGGCTCATTTCGCCCACCCCATCTTGTATAGCATTTCGCAAACTGCTTCAACGTCATTTTCGACATCGGCAACCCATTCGAATAGCTTTTCGTTAATATTACATACGGCATACATGTTCATGTAACCGCTCATATACATGGCTGCTTCGTCCACTAGCACTTTTACGTATGACTCATCGTATTGGACAAGCTTTCCGTTGGCATCGACTTCAATCGAATACGCTTCTTCGGGGTCATCTTCAACTAGCTTCATGACATCTAGAAACTTGTCTAAACACGGATCTGTCATCGGGATAAAACGATGCCATGTCTCGCCTTCGTTGTCGTTGAATTCAGTATAACGTACGTACTTCATTCTAGTTCCTTTTTCACTTTCAAATATGTCTCGTAATCGTGCTTCTCAACTTTACCTTCAGAACCGATTACACCAGCAAGACGATAATTCACATTGTCATCATCTGAGTCGAAGTGCATACGAGAACCGCAGTCAATGCACTGCACTTCATTCCAGTAGCAATCAGAATGCGGATCGTAATTACCCGTATTCGACTTGAACTCATATGTAACGCGAGTATGACGACATCGGTTACGCTCGTCTTGTAATTCCCGTTGCAGAGCCGCAATCTGCGACTCCAATTCAAGTACTCTGTCCATTTGCATCCCTTAGAAAATGCTTACGACACATACTACGGTAATCAGTATCACCAATATATGTCTGTTCGCCTTGTGTTACACGCTCACCACCGATATACAAGCCGATATGAGTTGCTTTCTTATGACAACCCTCGACTGAACACATGGCTTTGATTTCGCGAATCTCATCGGCATGACACATCAATGCAGCAGAACCAGCAAACAAATTACCCATGTAATCATTGCGTATACCGTAACAAAGCACTGGAATGTTGTACTGATCAACCAGCGTAGCAAGCTGAAGTACTTGTTTCTCAGTAAGGAACTGACATTCATCGACGAAAATCGCGGCTGGAACTCGCTCAAATAAAGCATAGTCAATGAAATCGAACTCTTCACTGTATAACACTGCGTCATGCTCTAAGCCAATACGACTTGAGATCTTGCCAACACCACCAAAACGGTCGTCTTGATAGTAGTTAAAATACCACACAGTAGAACCAGTTTGTTCGTAGTTATGAGCAGCTTGTAATAGCTGTGCAGATTTGCCCGCGTTCATAGCGGAATAATTGTAGTAAAGTTTTGCCATTAGATAATCACCATTAGTACAATCGCCAATACCCAATTGACTTCGTGATTTAGATTTTCAAACGCAAACGGGTACGGCTTAGTGTATGTGCCATTATTCACCGTGATATAGCGACCGATGTAGTTCCCTGCGTATGCGGCTAATAGAGTAAAAATGAACTCAAGAATGATCATTGCTTAACCTCACGTAATGCATCTTCTACTACTTCAGTCCAATGAGCACCACCGTTATAGTGATACGTCTCGAAATGAATATCACCGTTTTCTTGAACGTCAGCACGTGCAAGATGATATAGGTCTTCGCGTTCGGCTTCAAAAGTGACAGTGTAAGGCTTGTCACAAACCAAAACTAGCCCATAATCGACGTGATTATCCAAGAGATATTCGACTTTAGAATCGTAATAGCTTGGTAAATCTGTCACAAGCTCTTCAGCTAGTTCTTCAATCGACTTGCTAGTTGGATGCAATACGCCTTTATTGTATTCCATTTGGCTCATTTGTTAAACTCCCGTTTGAAATTTTCCTTGCATTCTAATAGATGCTCTAGACAGAGATCAACGTCATCTTTCAATGCTCGATACTCTTCAGACTGCGTGTAATCGTCGCCTTTGACCGTTGCATATACTGCAATAGAAGTCGATAGCATTTCATAATCTTCATACGGGTCATCGTTGGCGTCATACTCGTTTTCTTCAATATAGCAAAACTGCCAGTTGTCGCTCGTGTGCTCGTCAATATATGCATTGACTTCAGACCAGAACTCAAGCAGATAACGAGGATCGCTTTCACCGCCGTATTCCATGAAGAACGTTTTCACCAGAACTGGTTCTTCTTTCTCCCATGAGAATGCATTCGCTTTAGCAACGGCTTTGAGATATTGCGATTTCGCGTCTTCGAATTTCTGCAAAGCATATTCAAGCCATTGGTCAATGTCTAGTGAAACTTGTTGTACCTGTATCATTGCCTTTCCTCGTTTAGCTTACGACAAAGCTCATAAGCCCCGTTGTAAGTGAAATGATATGAAACAGTTCTGCGGTCGTAGTTGTCCGCGAAGATAACGACTTTCCATAACAACCCGTATAGAGAAGAACGGACGGCGTACATTTTGTTCATCGTTTAAACCCGTGTTCTTGCATTGCACCATAACCAGTGCCGTTCTGACCGCCATGAAAGAACACGTACAACGGCTTGTTGTCATGTTCAGTAATTGCAATTATAGTCACTGGCTGACCGTCGATGTTGTGATAACGACTAGCTGGCGCAGCAGTGACTTTAACAACATCACCTACGTTCATTCTACTATCCCTTGTAGCTGTAACCACGTTTCGAGTTCAGTTCGTGCGTTAATCAAGTTGTTTCTCAGCGCGTGAAACTCTCTTGACTCGACGACATTATACTCTACAGACTGGTAATCGCTGTAATGCAACATGGCGTAATCGAACCCTTCTTTACCAACCGTCCGAGACAAGACTGATTTATCTTGTGCCGAAAGCGTCAGTTCTTCAGTTTCAATCGAACCGAGACAACGTAACTCACGGATATCGTAAGTGGTGAAGTCAATCGTACCCCAAGAATGAACGTTACCAAGAAGCATATAACGACCATGATTTTCATTGTATAGATCATGCATATCGGTCATGTAAGCTCGTGTGCCTTCGTTGGCATGGTCGTCTGTCATTTCAATGAGACAGATATTATCGGGTGTTTTCCAGAAACGGTAAATCATTTTGTCTCTCCATACACATCTGGGAAATACGACTTGTATTCTTCAAATCGACTCGATTCGTGCTCTTGAAGATATTCACCATATTCAAGAACGGCTTTATCGCTCGACCAGAAATCTTCAATACAACCGCCACATTCACATTCGGGACATTGAATTTCAGTATAAGGCGGCATTTCCCAACCGTCATGATGCCCGTAATCATGAATGCAATCTGTAACTGCAAAGTCTTTATGACATACAGTACAGCGACATTCATCCATTACGGGGCCATCACGTTCTTGTTTGACTCTGGCAATCAATGATCTTAGATTAATCATTCTTCTTGCGACGGTGTTCTTTGTAAGCTTTTCGCGCTTCTACAAATGGCCATGCAATCGTTGCAATTGCAGCGCCTAGTACAGTCGCGATAATACCCACTACTACTGCCCCTAGTAGCACAAGCACACCAATGATAAACTCAATAATCGACCACACTAGACCGACAATTGCCATGAAAAGGACGACGAACACGCCGACAATACCTGCAATTAAATCACTCATCTTCTGGAATTTCCCCATCTTGACCTAGATAACGCTCTGCTACCCAGATACTTTCAATGTCTGAAACGTCGGTAGCGAGTCGAACTGGGTCTTCTAACAATGCAATGTTCTGACGTGCTAAACGCTCACGAAGTTCATTACTCTCTTTTTCATCAAGCGGATTGGTCGCTGAATGCCACTCAACAGACGCGCCACGCATCGTTTCTTCATGCGTAAAGGAATAAACCCAAAACGCAACGGCTCTACCACTCTTATAGTTGATCACGACAACAGCGCGGTCATAGTCTTTTACTTCTTCAGCCATAGTTTCACCATTTTAAAACGCAGTTCAAGTTCACACTTTAACAAAAGTAACATCAAAGGGAACCATAATAAACCCATAAACAAATAAAGCGTATGAGTGCCAGAGTGTGTAATCGGGAACTTGTTGTCTGCACGACGACCGTTCTTGAAGTACAAAATCCAGTCGTGTGCTTCACAGTAAAGAAAGTACACAAGTGCAATCCCGAAGTACCACATTAAGATATTCAGAATCATAGCGGCATCCAGATTTGCTCAAGACGTTCTTTATGCGGCTTCAAGTACTCGACAAAACGCGGCACGTCATCTTCCGTAATAGAACGAATGTAAAACGGCGCGAAAATACCTTTGCGTTGCTGCATGATAAAGACTTCAGCGTAAAACTCACCAGTTGGCTTGTCGTGTTCATCGTCTAAAATCGGCTTTACATCCCAACGAAAAACAAGGTTGTAGTCAACGTCAGCGTCTTCGAACTCGTCTAAAAACTCTTTCATTGTGTCGTAAGTTGCACCAGCTTCGCGACTGTAGTAATTACAGTCAGCACAGTAATACGGATGGTCTACTGCTAATTCAGCTAAAGTCATTTCTAACCCTCATATTTTGATAAAAATTGCAGCCATGCTTTACGAGCAAGTACAAAATGCTCTTCATTCAACGGCCCGTATGAACGCGCTAGTGTATGAACAAAAGCACCAACCATATCGTATTCAAGATCTTCTAGAATCTCGTTTTTAACCAATTGCGGTATATCAAAGCCAAGGACAGACTTGGTATCGGCAATTACTCGACGCAAGAACGCTTCACCTGCTTTTTCAACAAAGCGATTGCAAGTTGTCCAGATTACGGCATAATCACTCTCTGGCAATTCATCGTCGATTTCAAGTGCTGCCTTATCACAGACGACACAGCAGCTATACGCGAACGTGTCACGTAAGAGTGAATCGTCTTCAGACATGGCTAAAGCTGTTTTCTTAATAACTGGCACGACATTGTAAGACATATTTTTATCCCTTATTTGTAAGCGGCTTCGATTTTCTCAATGATTTGACCGTAAGGCAAACCACTCTTGTATAGCTCATTGAACATTTTGTTTACGTTGTTCGCAACTTCACGAATAACAGTAGCTGAAGCAGCAGTCGTTTTGTGACTGATTTTTACACCAGTACGACCGATGAATAGCTTTACTTCGCTCTTGTCAGAAGCAATGATTTTAAGCCAAAGTGAATCGTGATTGATTTTGCTGCGTGTGATTAAGTTCATAATGTTCTCTCTGTATCTCGTTTCGATATAGAGATAATACAGAAAGTGGCTACAGCACGCAACCACTTTTTGCACTTTATAGTGAATTAATCAAGAATTTTAACCATGCTTTACGCACATCTGCAAACTCAATACCTTCGTCATCGTCAAATGAACGCGAAATGCTATGTACAAATGCAGTAAGCTTGTGTGTAAGTATCTCGTCGATGTATTCAACCGTGGTTGAATTCAATTCACGACCGAAAACAGCTTCTGGTTCAGCGCGTACATGCTTACAAAAAGCAATACCAAGATCATGAATGAGAAGCATACTTTCTAAGCGACAATGCTCGCCAAGCGTGTCAGCAACGTGATCTTCAAGAATATGACACGTGTAAGAGTCGTCATCACTCAAAATCTCGGTGTTTTGACGTAATTCAAGTGCTTTTTCGCTGATTACACGGCGAATTTCGGTGTTATTTTGCATAATTTTCTCTCTTTTTTGGCGAATTAGTAGTTTTTGAACACTGCAAATGGCAATAGAATAGACTTCACAAGCTCAATGTTGTTTGGCTGGTAACGCGCTTCAGTGTATTCCCACGATACATCTTCCCAACTAGAGATATGTTCAATAATCATTTCATTGAAATCACCCCAACCAATAGTAACACCAGCGAATTTCAATAGCGTTTCGATGTACTCTGCTAACTCGGGCCATACGATAGTCGGCTCTTCGTTAGCTTCGATGCGTGTCTTGAATTCACGGATTTTGCTTTCTACTTGGTTAAACATAATGTTCTCTCTGTTAGTCGTTCTCGTTTCGATATAGAGATAATACAGTAAGTGGCTACACCATGCAACCACTTTTTGCTTAAAGTGACAAATAAAGACCAGTTTCTTGCTCGAAAATCTCTTTTAGCATGTCGTTGTATACACCATTTACGACTTTCTTCTGAGCGTAATGCGGCATCATCACTTTAATACCAATTGCTTTCATGTCTGGACAAGCTTTGCTAGATTGCTTACCAAACTCAATATCATACAAATCAGCGTCAGTCAGAGTGATTTTCACGTAGTTAATACCACGTACTGCTTTCGGCAACTTGAAAGAAACAAAACGATTTTCTACAGATTGCATGATATTCTTAGCACCAGTCATGGCAACAAGACGTGAATGACCATGGTTTGAAGCAGTTAGTTGATTCAGAACAGTAGTAGCGTTAAACATAATTTTCTCTCTAGTTAGTCGATGTCGTTTCGATATAGAGATAATACAAGAAAGGGCTGACAAGCGTCAACCCTTTTCTTCAATTACGAATGCAGTTCTTCGTCGTATTCACTCGCGGCGTAATTACCAGCAATACGATAATCACCACAATCAGAGACTAAACTATCACCACATGGCTCTTTCGGCACTGTAAACACTACTAGTTTACCATATGCTTCAAGTACCATTTGCTTCGGTCTAGATAACACCACTGTAGCATCATGCGGATAATCACCATTAAAGTCGTTAGACTCGTAAATGTCTACTATCTCACCAACCACTAACTCGTGTTCTTCAGTAACGAAATCTGTCTCGCGGTACTTGTAAACAATCTTACCATTACGCCAGATACAGTCATACCAATCCCAATCTTTCGCTGGCAGTTGCAAACGCGCTCGTACATCAATTAAACCACCACTGATCTTGCGCTGTTTCTGCTCTTGACCGTTTAGATGCTTCTCTTCTACTCGAACAAAACGACCATCATCTGTAACAAGCAGATACTGATCACCATCTACACCACGCAAACCAGTTAGATAATTCATGTAACCCTTGTACGTGTGGTAATACGTCTCAACTTGCACATGAGAATGATCTGGAAGAACAGCTTGCTTGTCTACCACTTTCTTGTGTAACTCAACTCTTTTCATCTTTAACCCTTAGAAAAATTCAGCATCACGACAGTATTCATAATCGTCAGCAGTAACCGTCACACGGTCTTTCATATAAAACACATCACCTTTACACATAGCCCAATCAAGATGACCATACTTGTTCTCTTCTTTTACATACATGTAAACATGCCGACCGCCGTCTTCATTGATGTAAACACCACGCTCTTTTGACCATGCATCACACGGAAATGACAGTAGAAAGCGTGAACCAAGCTTCTCCCATGCTTCTTCTATCGTCTCAAAATCACCAGCAAAGCCACCGCGTAAGAGATTACCAAGTTTAAATCGTCTCATTACCAATTCCCCGTGAACATCATTACACCACAGAACAACGTAATGATTAATGCAAAGTCTAAAATACATGTACCGAGATACAAGTCACTTGGTCGCTCACTGTATTGCATGTCGCGACTCATATAAAATAACGCCAATGTAATCACAATTACCTCCGTCGGCGGTTCAAATCTCTTCTCATTCTCTCACAGAATGGCATTGGCTGTCAAGCGGAAAGATGCGAAGCGATTTAGATTTTCATAAGGCGAGTACCATCCGCAACTGCATTTTACTACACAGGAGCCGATGAGGGTTCACCGATTTTTTCACTATATTACACACGTGTTGCAGCATAGTCTTTCAACTGCTTAAAATCGTGTATTTCCGAAGTTTTTTCAGTAACTTACCGTATCTGACCAACTGGCTTTTTACACGGTTTTCCTTACCAGGATGATTTTAACGAGGCATGGTGCGATATATTAAAAAGCATTGTATCTGTACCATGCTCTGACACGCTCTGAATCGCATTCTAAGCGGTTTTTAGGTATTATCTGATAGAAGCTATTACGATAGACTAACGCTCAATGAGAGAATATCCATGAGGTAATAGTGTATGATAGAGTTAAACGCAGTTGCTATTAGCAGTATCATGAAAGGAATTGTGCGGTTTGTTTTATCGGTTACAAACAGATATACAACGAGAATAAGCATTAAGAGTGATAGTACAAACATGAGTTATCCTACTATTAGATTGAATCGAGAAGCGACATAGCTTGCGCGTTGACCTAGATCGTTAGTGATACGAATCATAGGTGGTTTATTGATATGTTCGTTTACGTTATACATGTGAACGACATACTCTTTGCCTTCTGTTAAGCCAGTAGGTGGTTCTGGTTTGTCGATACGAGTTGATTGATTGTCAACACAGATAGCGCGGATTGATTGAGTTGTTTGGTTCATAGTTTTCTCTCTACGTTTAAGATACCATATAGTGATATTGCCGAGCACGAGTAGCGCGATGCCGAATATCATTAGAGATACACCGATTTTCATCATTAGCATTGCGCTCATACGATAGCCATTAGCATAACATAAGAGACAGTGCCGAATACGAATGAGAACAGTAAGCTAAAAATTCCTGGTTTGTTGATGAAGCTGAATACACTAATGCCAGTTAGTATTGCACAGCATAGTAATATCAGAAGCATAGCTGTTAGTGACATGATTTATTTCTCTAGTAGTAATTGGAATAGACTTGCGTACTTTGTAATAAAGAACAGATTGATTAAGCTGATAGCTACGCCGAACGTCAATGACATTGTTTTGTTTTCTTCTGTCATGAATGGGCGCATTTCGTTTACGAGCACGAGTAATAGAATGATGAACATTACTGCGCCTAGCATAGTTACGATGAACATAATGTTTTCCTTTCTTGATTTGATATGTGTATAATACGCGAAAGGGCTGACATCTGTCAACCCTTTTTTATTACTTTTTAGTACATTTCGCAATCTGAGTGTTTAGACGCATCAAAGATATAGAAGTCTCGATTGCCACAGCCGTCATCAGCTACAGTCAATACGTATTTGCCATCAGTTGATAGCCATACGCTTGTGCCGTATACTTCAATGCCATAGCAGTCGCCTTCTGTGATTGCTTTCTCTGTATCAGCGTATTGGAATTCACGTGCTTTTAGTAGATCATCGTTATCGGCAGCGAATACGCTATTAGTGCAGTCTACTAGTCCGTGCCATAGATGGTCGAGACCGAACTGTTTAGCGATTTGAGTTTCAACTTGATTCAGTGTGTTCAGTAGTTCTTTCATGATGTTCTCTTCACGTGGATTTCGCAGCGGCTAATCGTCTTTTGGACGATATGGAATCGTGCTTTGATATTGGTTAGATAATCGACGACCAACGCTTTATCTCGCGCTGAGTCGATTATGATTACGTTTTCTTTTACAGTAACGTGGCTCAAGTATTCTGGTAGTTTCATCTGAACTTCTCCATGTGCATTTGATTGACTATTGTTTCGTTGGTGACTACGCAGTTCCATTGATAGATTTCATCAGCAACGGCATCGGATGAGCTTAGAGTCACAATGAAATACATTTTGTCTTTATCGTAAGTGATTTCGACAATGCGATTATCAGTGCGACTTTCTATGACACGATGCAATGACTTCATGATTTGCTCGTGTGAGATCATTACATCGTTTATATTCATAGGAATGTTTCTAGCCTTTCGTTTGGCACGAATACATCTAGGTATTCGGATCCGTTTTCAGTTTCTTCAACAATCGCGACATCAAAGCCTTTACGTTCTTTATCATATTGAATGACATCAGTGTATTGATAAGAACGTAAGTCCAAATATTCTTCGATTGCATTCATGATGCGACTGTAGTCTGACATTGTTTGGTCAATCATTTGTTCATCCATGTCTCAATTGCTTGTGCAGTAACGGTTAGCTCATGTAAGAACTCACCATCATAGTATTGAACTTCCCACGCTTGAATGTCTTCGAAGTATTCAGCATATTCGATATGACCTTCGCCGTCGTATTGTGCATTGAGATATTCAATCAGCGCATATTGGATTGATGCGTGTTGTGACATTACATTTGCTACATTCATACTTTCTTCTCAAGTGGTTTTAGTTCGATTACGCGAAAGCCTTGCTTATCAAAGCCAAATTTGTACAGCACACGATGAGCATCTTCAATTTCAGAGAAGATTGCCATGACTTTTAGTTCATTGTCAACATCGAGTTCAAGTAGATGTCTGCCTTCACGGTCTATAATTCCGAATGATTTCATTTGCGTCTCCATTCATCACGAACAGTATTGGTTAGTTGTAGATAGAAAGTATCAAGACCTTCGAATGTTTTAGCATACGTTGGTGAGTCATCGATCATGATATTGATGTTGTTCTCTTGGCAGTATTCAGCTTTCATGTTGTTCCAGATTTCATCATCGACCCATGGGCGCCCTTTCTCGTCGTATTTGATTTCAACGCCGCGATCTTCACACTCTTGATGGATCGAGAACCAGTGATCGTACTCTAAGTCATCTGGTACATCAGTGTCGAGTTCTTCTTTAATGCCAGTGATGATATGCACTTCAACTGGTAGTTTGCTTAACAGCGCGAAGAACTCTGGTGATTGGTCAATGACTCCATGAATATCAATGCCGACTTTGATAATGCCAGTTTCGATAGCGTTCATGCCACGAGTATCAGACAACTCAACGATCTTATTGGTAATGCGTTCATCTAAGTCATCAACTTCTACCATGATAGTAGTGATGTAATTGTCATTGCCACCATCTAGTGCATAGTCTTGACAGCGCATGAGATACTTTCTTGCATTACGTAGTTGTTCAATTGTCTCGCAAGAGTTAACAACCTTTTGCATTTTTCTTACTAAGTCATATGCGTTCATACAAAGTTCTCCAGTGAATTGCCATTAGGTAAGCGTTCGTATAGTTTACGACCAGTCTCGGTCTTGCCGATTGCTTTCCAGTTGCTTGAGTTATCAAGAGCACGAGCGATTTCACGTCGCAGTGTGCTGTTCTTCATTGTTCCATCGTTTTTCGCAGCAGAGGCACGCGCTTGAGGGAACTTCTCAAGCATATCGTCCATGATGTCGTATGCAGTAGCGTAACGACTCGTGTTGTTCTTCACTTCATTGCGAATAAGCAGATTGATGTTCATAATATTCCTCAAAGGGGCATTGCTGCCCCGTTAGTTAGATGCCAGTGAAATACTGAATGATTTGGTAGTGATCGTCATACAAACGTTCTTGCATGTCGCGCACTTCACTCAGTGGATACCATTTCGCTGATACAGCATCATCAGCAGGTTTCACTTTCGGGAAAGTGTTGTCTGGGTTTGGATGCACTTTCAAGTGATATGCCATTGTGATGCGAGTGTGAGGGTAAGAGCGATTTGGATTATCGAACATCTTTTCACCCACAAGCGAGCCACGCAGTACCTTTTCAGGTACTTTGATATTAGTTTCTTCTTGCAGTTCACGAATCGCAGCATCTAAGAATGTTTCTTTCTCATGCTTATGCCCGCCCGGTAATGCTAAACAGCCTTTGCCTGGGTTGAACTTACGCTCAACGAGAAGGACATGACCTGCACACGTAACAACGTTATCAGCACACGCGATATTCAAGTGACCTTGGTAAGGATAGTCTTTAAACTTCTCGATTTCGCGCACTGAGCTATCGTATTCAGCTTTCATTTCAGTGAAAAACTCTGTTTTGCTCCAGTTATCAAGAAACATCATCGTTTCTTTAGGGATAAGACCAGACATTACAGGGTGATTCAGTAGAATCTCACTGAAGTACAGTTCTCTGAAGTCAGTTGCAGAGATAACTTTGTTATACATCTTCACTGGTTCAGGTTGAAATAGCTTTAGCTCAGGGAATAACTTGAGGTAGTAGCTGCTTTCGTCTTTGTCGTAACCAACGATGTGAGTTGCGCCTCTTGCACGAGAACGAACATTTGACTGCCAAACGTCGTCTTTCGCGTAATCACCAAGCGGTACAAAGCGAACTTTGCTTCGAATGTGATCAGGCAATGCAACACCCATCATATCGCGTACTTCTTCGAACACGAATGGGTTTTTAACTGAACGATGTCGGTTAGAGCTACCGATTAGGATAGTCATCTTATCTAAATCAAGCGCGTCGAATGCTTGAGTGATTGCAGATAGATGACCGTTGTGGAATGGACGAAAACGTCCGATAAAGATTGCGTGTGACATGTTGGGCTCCCCATTTTGTCATTGTTGATTGAGATTAGATTATTACATCTTTTATTGTGCGTGTCAACTACTTTTTAAAACTCTTGACCAGTATCGGTACAAGGTGCGTTATTCAGTATTGCAGCAGCTTTTGCGACCACGCGATCAGTCATGCCAATCTCAGGGTCGCAGTTTACATAGTTATGACGTTGCCATAACAGCATATCAGTGTCATCATCTAAGATGACATAGCTTCGATACTCGTATCTACGTTTACCAATAAGCTCTTCGTTGTCATGAATCCATTTAAGAATCTCATTGCCACGAAACGCCCATGAGTATTTGTGATCGAGTATATCTGTTTTACCAATGCATTCAGCGTTGACTCCCATGGCTCGAAGCACTGTGTTGATCTCATCAATTGACAGACCACAACGCCACACACTGGTAAGGACAATGCGTGCGTCAGTCATTTCAACGAGATCGTTTAAGCGGTCTACGCATCGAGGAGAATAAATCCCTTGATACTCACCATTAAGTAGCACGTCCTTGTGCTCATCGGCTTCTAAAGCATTGTTTAGAACGCCGTCAATATCCAAGAATATAATTTTCATAGTGTTACCACTTACATAATTCACCTAATGCTTCGTATGCATCATTCATCCCGTTCAGACTGAAGTGATACGAATATTTCACTCCTCGAACGTTGTTGTTAACAACATATTCGAGTTCATTTCCTGTTTTAAGTGTCTCAATCGCCTTGATACTACCGACAAAGGTAGTCACAGACGCTTGATGTTTAAGCTGATCGTTTTTGATTCGCACATATGGATTTCCGTCGATAGAATACCAAACGTCATCCGGATTCGAGGCAATCAAATAGTCTCTTGCTTCATATAACGTGACTGACTTATCACAGTCAATGGTGAGAACAGCAAGATGATTGGTTGAGGTCGTACTTGCTGTATGTATTAGCTCATGAGTGCGAACATCCACGCGGTGAACTGTCATCCAATCGTCATGAACGTGAGCGTTCGCTATTTGTGGCAGTAAAGCCACAGTCAATAATAACAATGCGATTTTCATAATGTGCTTCCTTGTGCTAAATTACCTGCACACGTGCAACATATGTAACGCGAGTTTGTTTTCTTACACTGTATGCATACCACTGCGTTTCAGCGAAGACAGTTCATGAGAGCGCAGTGAGCCACTTTTCTTCAGCTTTGTCTCTTTCGGTTGAACGATTTGCTTTGCTTCTTCAGTGATGATTTCGACTAATTCAATGTCAGTATAATGAGTATCGAGTAGTCGTCCCTCTTTACTCACGGGCTGAATGCCAACTGAGATTGTTCCACTAGCTTGATTGAAAATGGCAGTGACTAAGCCAGTCGCGCCAGTTGCCATGCATCGAGCTTTTTGCAGCAGTTCCACTTTAAGCTCATCACGCTCACGTTTTAAACGATTGTTGATGATCTTATCGTGAATCGAGTGACCCGTTTTCTTACAGCTAATGACTCGCGCAGATGCATAAATATTCGTCTCATGCTCTGAGTATGGCTTGATCAAAAGCACATTCGGTGCTGCATTCACTGAGTATTGAATTTCAGTTACGATCCCTTTCGCTTCTGAAACTGTGTCTTCTACTTCATCACCAAGACGAATCGGCATAGTCGTATTAGTCTCGGCAAAGATAGCTTCGTACTCATCTACACGGTCAGAATTGATAATTTCAACCAGTTTTGAGCTAAAAACGTGTGTTCGGGCGATGCCTTTGTTGTCTTTTGACTGAACTTCAAGCAGTTCGCACCCCGCGATACATTGTGTGATACCAATTACAGTACCACGTAAGCCCGTTGCAATTGATTCAACAAGCATACCAAAGCGATGACCGGATGTAGTTGCAATACTCATTATATTTCACTCACTTGTATTTATCGAAATGTTATATAATATTCATTAATATAATATGAATATGTTGTTAATTTTCTGTTTGTCTCAGATTGTAGATAGTTTTACCGTCTACATTTGCTAGTGCTTCAGCGTATGCAGTACGAGCAACAGACTTACAATCATTGAACATTCTACCAGACGGCGTGCATAACCATGCACGCGCTTTGTCTAAGTATTCTTGCACTTCTTCAGCCGTTGCTAAGATCATTGTGCTAGATCCTCAAGCTCTTCAGTGTGACCTGCACCAACGTCCATGACTTTTTCTAGCGCAATCCAACGTGTGCCATTGTAGTACTGACAGTTGTTGTTCCACATGTTATGGCGCCACAAGTCCCATGGCACTGATTGGTCGATAACAGCAGTCCACGTACATGATGCAATTGCAGGTACACGAGTGTAAGTCACATAACCCATTGCTAATACAGCAACAAGAACAGCAGCAGTGATGCGCGGATGTGATTTTGCTTCTTCAGCAAGAATGATTGTGTTGTCGAGCCAGTTAGGTCGTGTAAACGTTGGTAGTTTAAATTTCATGATTTTGTTCTCTTGTTTTGTTAGGCGTTGAGTGACATATTACAGCCACTCACACGCTCTGTCAACTACTTTTTGAAATTAATTGTATAATGCCCAATCAGTAGGTCGAGTCAACCCAACGTAGACCAATTGCTGTAGAATCTCTGGCTCAGCGTATCCCATGTCTTGAGTGTACAAGCACACACCTTTGACAGTTGTACCCTGCGATTTGTGAACAGTTGATGCACCAAGCGACTTAGTTTCAATCATTTGCTCTTTCAAACCCCAGAAAGCACGCCAGTAACGCTTTGTATTACCACGCATTGACTTGTAAGTACCAGCAGCAACAGACAAGTAACGAGCAAAACGCTCTTTCTGTAGGTCATCCCACAGTACTGTGAACTCATATACGTTGCCATCTTCTTTCTCAACAGTCAGCACAGCAACATCAAACGCTTCATTGTCTACTTTTGGTAGCATTCCGTCGATAGTCTTCTGGCGAACGTCTAGAATCTTAACAACTTCACCATTTTCAATGACACAAACAGGGTATTTGCCGTTTGAAACCATTACTGGCATTTGAGTCACGAGATATTCACCGGGAATGAATGGCTCTGACGTGTTGTACACGTGTTCACGAATGATGCCGTTGAACGTATCAACACAATCGTTTGTGTACGCGAGAATGCGATAGTCAAGCAGATCTTCAGGGCTGTTCACTTTGCTCAAGTATGTGTCTAGCATTTTGTTCACGTTAGGCACGTGCAGCACACCTTGACGACGTTCTTTCGACCAGTTAGTGCGTAGCCATTGACCGTTTCGTACTTCAGTTGCGACTTGAATCAGCGGATTGTCTTTCGCTTGACGCACGACTTCGTTCATTTCAAACGTGCTGAACTTAGTGAAGAATGGTGAGATAACACCAGGCTCGTGCTTAACTGGCTGAAGCTGATATTTGTCACCGACTGCTAGAATGCGACACTTGCGCGGCATTGTTCTACCAGTGATTTGAAATAGCTCTTCATCAACCATACTTGCTTCTTCGACAACAAGCACGTCGATTTCGTCTAGACCTTCAACCTCGCCTGATTGTGTGAAGTGCTTTTGATCTTCGTATGTGTCTGGGTGAATCTTCAGCAAACTGTGAATAGTCGAGACTTCTTGACCAGTTGCTTTATGCAGTACGTTCTTTGCTTGGTGAGTTGGTGTCACCATTGTGACATTCTTCCCTTTCGACTCAAGAGCTTCGAGAATTGATTTCATCAAGAATGTCTTACCAGAGCCAGCGGGACCAGAGATAGTCATGTGACCGTCTGATTCAAGAAATGCATCCATAGCGCCTTGTTGGCAATTAGTTAAACCCACTTATCTTTTCCTCATCTATATTTCCAATTGATTGTATGCACTTTGATTGAACGTTCTCGACAGATGTCTATCATGTTCTGAGTGCCACGACCACCTTTAAATGCCAAACAAATGTCTGGTTTGAGATCAGCCATGTCTTTGTTGCGTCGATAACCCGCAGAATCGCCATACTTTTCCCATTCAGCTTCGCATGTTATTAAGTCAACGTCGATATGCGCTTGATTCGCCCAATCTTGCGCAAGTCGATCCGCGCCTAATGCTCCGCCCTCGATAATAGTCATTCGACCGATATAATTGCTATTGTATAGCTTGTCGAGCGCAGCATAAACAAGTTTTCGATCATTAAATTTGCGACCGCCGCAAACGAGTACTCTCGGTGACATCATTGTTAATAACCTTCCTTGCATAAAAAAAGCGCCCGTAGGCGCTTTGTGTTCGTTGTGTTACGGTAAACGTAAATCTTTTGCAGTAATGTAAATGTCAGTGTCGGGATCGTAGTACATGCCTTCACGTGGGTCATAGTAATACACTTTACCATTAAGATCAGTGTATGGACCCTCTAGCCCAGCCTTAGATAAGTCTGGATAACGTTTGTCATCTACTTTACGATGCTTGACAACGCGCTCGTGAAACTCTTGTTCAGTTTCTTGCAGCTTGACTTCACCTTTCTTGAAATAATCTTTAAAACCTTGCATGTTAAACCTCTTTGTTTGTTTAACGTATTTATAACTAGTACGCGCCTAGCATTTGTTTGACTTCTTCATCAGTCATTTCACAAGGGAAATAAAACTCATCAAGGTAATCATCGTACCAGGTGTAAAATCTCGCAACCAAATCAGGCGTGTGATGTGGAAGTGACGTTGTATCTTTTGCTTTTTCGAGCAATTCAAGGCGCTCTTGCAGCACTTCAGACACGTATTCCCACTTGTATTTACCTTGTTTCACGTCACGATAGAACGCAGCGTGCTTCAACGGAAACTCAAGCTTACCAACTGTCAGTATGTCGATTGCTTGATCGATCACGCGCATAGCATGAGAGATTGCTTTCCAGTCTGAGCCGCTTGCAGCACGCGCTTGATATGCACGAGCGCCGTATTTGCTCATCATCTTCTCAAGACGACCGGCAGCTTCTTCAAACGTGATCTCAAGACCGAATACTTTCTCAAGCACACTGAACGCAGGGTCTTTCAAGTCGCTTGCGTCTTTAGTCTTGGGCCCATGATACCACTGAAAACGCACGTGAGCGTCTTCTGCACACAGTTCCCATAGTTGCTTACACAACTCAGGACTTGAACCCAACTTCGCTTTAGGATCGACGTTGTGCGTCTCTACAGCACGTGCAAATTGCATAAGGCTGTTCAGTCGAGTACCTTTGATGCCGTACTTCTGTGCTTGGTTAAGCGCATAGCCAGTCATTGCTTTGACGTTTGATGTCAAGTACTTGCGAGTCATTTCTTTACACATGTTGTAGAACTCTGGCTTACAGTCATCAGGGTTCTGTAGTGCATTGAATGCTAACTCGATTGCATATGACTGACCGCCGAGAAAGTCACGCATGAACACTTGAACAGGGATGTATTCGAAGTCTTCATCGTCTGCGCCGTTCTTCTCGAACGATTTGCCAGTGGAATGCACTGAGTTCTTTATTGCAACACCACGAAGTAGCGTGCGCAACTCGGGTAGATAGACTGCTTTATAGTCAGTGTCTGACTCTGGCGTGTCTGTGCCATATAATTTCGAGCCAAATAGACTCGTGAATAGTACGTTCATTGTACACTCTCCCGCATAGCGATCATTGCAGTGTAGTTCATCACACTGACGTGATCATTGTCTTTAAGTGCTTTATCGCGCAACTCATAGAGATAGTCGATAGAGCACACATTAGGGTCATGCCAACCATGACGACCTTTCTCGCGTGCGTCGGCAAGCTTTCTAGCCATTTCATGACTAGAAGCAACAATCAATTGCTTATCAGCCCACGCTTCGTCTGGGTTAATTGATGAATCAGTCGCTAGATTCATGCTTATCTGAAAGAAGTTCATAGACAACCCCGCGAAGCTTGCATACCAACATATATACGCTTGTTGAATGGCTTAGCGATTGCCTCTAGAATCTCAACGATATTGTGACCGAGAATCGGAGAAACGTGCTCAATGAAAATGTCAGAACGCGATTGCGTACACGCAAATGCAACTGCACCAACAAGAGATTCGAGGTCAAGCCCGCCATTGACTACAAGCGCACCTGCACCTAGCTTCTCCGCCATGTCACTAGCACGCATTTCTGTAACGATCATTGTACAGTCAGATACGCCACGTTGCATAAGCATTCCCATCAGCATAGCGTTTTTACCACTACCTGGTGCACCAACTACGACTGTACTGTTCTCGCCATTGAAGATTTGAAGCTCGGACACGCGAGTATTTGCTGCACGAATGATTGATTTTGGAGTCATGTTAACCTCTTTTGTTGTATTTTTGTACGTTTCATTAGAATATGCACTATGATAAGGATATTTTACACTTTAGTCAACATTTTTTTCTACTTTTATTAGAGATAATTGCTATACGAGTGTCTAGCTAACACTAAATATAACATATAAACATTTTTCTCAGTTTCGAGGGTAGTGACTATGTATCGCATTGGTCACTGCGAGTATTGGTTCCACTTATAGTCGCTCCCTCGTTTTTTATGAGCATGAATCAAGGTGAACAGAATGGAACTAAAGACATTTGATGAATTCAAGAATTCAGATGAGTTGAAAGAAGCAACTATCGGACAATGGGCTAAAAATAGTGCTGCAATCGGCGCAGCAGTGGGTGGCTTTGTAGGTATGGCAAGTGCTTCAATTGCAGCAGCACCGGGTACAGCAGGACTTTCTATCGCATTGCCATTAGCGGCATGGGCTGGTATCTCAATGGGACTTAATGGTTTGATTGGTGGCGTGTTATTCGCTGGCGGTCAAGCGCGTAAAGACTTCAAAGAACTGAAGAAAACCATGAGAAAACTGAACAAATATCAGAGTATGCCAGAAGACAAGATCACTGACAAGACAGTGAACGTATTCACTCGTGATTTGAATCGTGCGTTGTTCTTGGTACGTAAATTGCGTGGTAGTCTAGATAGCGACGTTGATATTGCGACTTCAAAAGGTCTTCTACGTAGTGACATCAAGCAATCAGATGAATATCTAATGGAGCTTGAGCACATCGAATCTGAATTAGCTAGAATTCTCGATGTTTTATCAAAAAACAAATAGCAAAAAGGGAGCGAATGCTCCCTTTTTTATTTTCTGCGTTTACTACGCTTAACTTTTTTAACCTTTTTGACTGCTTTCTTGAAAAAACCCTCTTTTTTCTCAGGTTTCGTCTCAACTATGCTCGGTTTGACTACAGTTGGCTTAACGACTACAGGTTTTTTAGGTGCTTGATACGGTGTAACTTTCTTAATTACAGGCTGTTTCACTGCCGCGACGTAAGTCTTCTTATGCTTCGATTCGAAAGCATCACCAACTTCATCTATCAATTCAGCAGCAACAAAACCAATTGCTGCGTCACCTAGATCAAACCCGTCGTCTTGCTGAATAATCACCGGTTGTTGTACAGGTTGAACAACAGATGGCTGTGTATCAAACATTTCAGTCGTCGGTGCTTCAACTAATAGCTGTTCTTGTTCAGCATAGTAAGCATTTGTGTCTAATGTCGCAGAATTGTTATCACATGCTGCGAGTGTCATAGCTGCAAGAGCAGCAAATAAGATATTACGAATCATATGAATAGCTCCGTGTGGAATAGTTCACTTGTGTCTTTGTAGAATTTCGTCGCATCATCTTCTTTAATGAACGTGTGCCATTTCAATGATGTCTTTTGTGTTTCGATGATTTGCTGATTTATTGCCACGACATATCGACCGCTATCATCTTGACCGAGTGTGACAAATCTCTCTGCTTTGTCGTTGCTGTCAAAATACTGGTCAATCATTGTATCTATACCATGAGCATCTTTCGAAAACAACACCTCTTGACCGATTCCTAGATGTGTCTCAAGACGATCTAATTTCTGCAATAGAGCATCGTTTTGACTCTTCAACACACGATTCTGTATGCTTTTGTCGAACTTAGATGTAATCCACGCATTCGCGATACCGATGTTAAGACCAATCAGCGACGCACCAACGACAAACATAGAACCAATAACAAATCTACCACCAGTCGTTACGGGATAATGATCACCAAATCCAATTGTGCTCATAGCCATCCAAACCGTCCAGAACGCATCGCCAGGTGTTTTGATGTTAGCGTCACTAGCTGAAAGCTCAAATGCAAACAGAATATTTGACGCAACAAGTGCGATTGACATTGATATTGTGACAATCAAAGCGAATATCATCAGCATATTATACTGAACTACGCCATGCTCGTCATACTTTTTAATGTGCTTCTTAAATCGTTTCATGCTTCTTACTCTGGCAGTTTAATGTTGAATTGAAATAGTGCTTTCAGTTCGTCATAGTCAGACGCGCTCAAGCTATCTTTGATGAATTTGATTGCAGACTTCAACTCACCGTAAGGTAAGACAACTTCGTTTGCTTCACAGAATTCAAGATCAAATCTCTCAACCAGCACGCTCATGTGGTAGTCTCGGTATACTTGACGCTGAACGACAGTCATGCAGCCGTATGCGAATGCAAGTGCATTGCGATACTGTTCTTTAACAACGATTGCTACATCTTTTTGTTCTACTAGAGTTTGAATAGTGCGTAGGTCAGATTTCATATTATTCTCGCTTTCGGTGTTTCGTTTCGATATGAGAATAATACAAGAAAGGGCTGACCGTAGTCAACCCTTTTTACAATTATTTTGGTTATAAGTATGCAAACACACGTCGTCTTATTATAAATACATGGTATAAAGAATTGAAAGAGGACATAACATGGCTTATCTCTACAAAATAACAAATCCGGTTAACGGCAAAGAGTATATCGGAGTAACTATCGACTTGAAGCGTCGATTCAGCGAACACGCTCGTAAAGATTACGCAATCGGTCAAGCAATACGCAAGTATGGTATCACATTTGAAGATATGGAAGTTATTGCGTCAGGCACAGAAGAAGAAATGTACGAACTTGAATCAAAAATTGTGACTGAAGAGTATGTACTATCGGAAAGCAATTACAATCTAGTACCCGGTGGCATAGGGAGAATAAACGGGTATAAACACACAGATGAATCAAAGAGAAAGATGTCAGAGGCTAAGAAAGGAACAACGCCACACAACAAAGGAAAGAAGGCATCATTAGAATCTCGCAGAAAAATGGCAGATGCAAAGCGTGGTAAGAAAAGAGGTGCTATGTCAGATGAAACGAAATCTAAGTTATCACAAGCCAACTCAGGCGAGAATCACGGCATGTATGGCAAGACTCATAGTGAAGAAGCACGTCGAAAGATTTCGGAAGCAAGTAGAAAACGTGCAGAAAACATGTCAGACGAAGAGCGCGAACAAAAACGAGAAAGAATGAAGAAGAATAACCCAAACAACATAAAAGTAACGTGTCCGCATTGTGGTAAAGAAACAACATTGCCAGCATCGAAACGCTGGCATTTTGATAACTGCAAACATAAATCATAGTTCACATATCTTAGTCTTTCCAATGTAGAACCCGTCTTCTCGACGGGTTACCACATGAATCTCACCAGTCTCATCATTATAGTAGTCAGCGCGATTACTATTGTTCTCGCGCATGAACATAATGACTCGAATAAGTTCTTGACTAATCATTTTAGAGTATTGCGGTCTAGTTCTTTCAAGACTAGATACTCGCTACATCTTAATTTTGTATTGTTGTAATCGGAGGGTACCGACACAACATCACGCGGGTTCACTTTACAAAGCACAATGCGATTACCCGCTGCACCACCAAAGTGTGGCAAGTAGCCTTTCGAACATACATGAAGACCAGCAGAACAAGTTTGATCTTTGTCGTCGTTCACTTGGTGACGTAGCATCCACACACGAGTGCCTGGCTTGTTGCACATAGTGTTGCTGTGAATGTCTTTGTAGTTGTCGCGAATCTTTTTGTACGCTAAGAAGTGACCGTCATCAGTAAGTTCGATGTCAGCAGCTTCTAAGAAGCCGTAAAGTTCTTCAACAGCGCGACGTGACGGGTTCTCAATGAGATTTTCGAAGAACTTAACAAGCTTAGTAACCTGAGACTTGTCACCTGCTTCCATTGCTTCAAGAATACGACCAGTCATACCCCCGTCGATGTCAAGATCTTTGTACTTAACCACGCCACCCTTAACAACTACATTGCCAAGCATGAATTCTTCGATGCCTTTCGCAACATCAAGCAATGAAACTGCAAGCTCGCCGTCGTTGTCTAGCAATGCAGCAACGATTTTGCTGTAGTTCGGAGCTGTGATGTCAGCAGAAAATGCCTGACCTTTGAACGTGAATGACACGTTAACAGGCGTAATCACGTAAGCGAAATCTTCAATCGCTTCGTCTAGCTTCTGATCAAGAGTCTTTTCAGGCTCAGGCGCTTTCGTCTTTGGCTGTTCTTTAGTGCCAGTAGCGTCTAGCAACTCGTCTAGATTCGCTTTGAAGTCGGTCGAAAGTGATTTCACTTTAGCCGGGCGCTTAACGACTTGCTTCGCAGTGTTTAAGCTGAATTTGCCTTCACGGTGTTCAGCAAGCACACGGCGCAGGGTGGTTGGCGAAGTACCATGCTTCGCCGCGTTGTCTTTCTGTGTCATGCCGTTTGCAGATGCTTTAACGATTGACTGTTTTGTTTCGATTGGCAAATTAACCATTGCGTTTTCCTCTCAAGAGTTTAATTAGTTTTTGCGTTGATTCAGTGTTGGTGTTTGAACTTACCAAATCAAACAGCAACTTGTATTTCGGAGCAGTTTGGATAGTTTGTAACTTTTCCAAGTGCTTTTCTTGCTCTGCTTTGCGAATTTCACGAACAGCAGGGAAGTTATCACATAGACGATCAATCGTCTGGCAGCACGTATTACGAGACTGCGAGTAACCGAAATGGTCACGAACAGCAGTGTTAGCCCATGTGTTCTCTAGCGAACTGCGATAGCCGTACAGATTGTTATCAACTGTGTATGATTTCCAGTCAATTTTACTACGCAACTCACGCTTGTTAAACTTAATATCGAAGATATTCACAGCGTTTTTATTGTCTTTGATGTGTACGTACTCTGGACGTCGTGCAATGTACACAACATCAAGACCTTTGATACGCATAATCTCTTCGATCATTCCAAGAGAACGATGGTAATCTAGACCATGACCACACTCTGGCGTTTTCTCAATGTAATCGCGGAACAAACTCACGTAATACAGTTCGTCGTTCTTCAGCACTTCGCGCTTCACGTCAGACGCTTGAACTGTACGAACACCGTCTTCATTGATTCGCATTTCATACAAGCGAATAGTCGGTGAGACTGGTTTTTTCTTGACAGTCTTCTTCTGTGGCGTGTAGTTAGCTTTCAGTTCAGAAGTCTTCAGGACTTTGTATTCGCAATCACGTAGTCGTTCTTTAAAGAATGCAAGTGCAGCAGTCGTTGACGGCTTATCATCGTGATGATAAAACACCACTTGACCTTCTTCACGAACGTATTCTTTCGCGATAGCAACACCACCTGATTTCATATCATCGACAATAATATGAATTGGACTTTTCGCGTATTCATTGCGAGGGTTCACAAGATCATACGGACGAGCAAAGTTAGTACGACGCTGAACACCTTCTTTGTTGCTGTATTCAGGGCGAAGTTGAACAACTTTACCTAGAATCGCAAAATCTTTCAGCATATTTTGCGAGTAAGTCATTACAGACACGCCATTAAATGTCAGCTTCTTCATTACAACATCATTGAAGCGATTGTCACAAGCGCGGTACGCATCACCGATGTGCGAGAATTTCTGGTCATCAACCCATTTCTGTGCTTCATCGAGGAACTTCGTGTTGATTAAGTTCACACGCTTGTTGATGTTTTCAATTGTGTAATCGTCATAGTGAAGCTCTTCACGAGACGCACTTACATCTAGCTCACCAATCGGAAACTCAATGAATAGATCAGAGTTCTTGAAGTAATTACGCACAAGCTGAATGTCTTTGATGTGACTTTCGCTCAACGGATAACAAACGTTGCCCATTACTGCATATACATCACCAGAACGCCATGAATTCTTCTTGTTTTCAGTGAAATACCCGTCCATGTGAGTGAATTTACGCTCAGAAAGCGTGATGTTCGTCTCAACAGCAGGTGCTTTAAAGTACGGCATTACTTGATTTGCAGCTTCTTTAAAGCGACTGAAGTCTTCTTTACGCACTGGCACGATGACTTCAACACCGTCTGGTTCATCAGTCGGCGCAGGCTCTGACATACATGTGATTGCAGGTTCACCTTTGTCTAGATACGCCGAGTAAACAGCTTTCAGACCATTCTTCGTTGACTTAACAGTGAACGACTGACCGTTGTTGTAGCTGAATGGCGTTTTTGAACCTAGACCCATTGCACCAATCACGTCGTTTGAGTCATCTTTCGTTGAATCAAACACAGTCGTGTACACACCAAAGATTTCATCGTCGCTCATGCCACAACCGAAGTCTTTCACACTAAACCACGGCTCGAACTGATTCGGTAAATGTACTTGAATCGGAGTATCGAGATTTTTGTTCATTTGATGCGCATCCCAACCATTACACGTCAATTCGCGTACAATGGCTAGAATCGGGTCTTTGTATAGTGTAGTCGAGATAATACGAAAGCCTTTTGCGCTTGCTTTCATATTAAATCCAGCAGTGCGCATCTTGCCAGATGTTTGTACTGTGCTATCAGGGGTATGGATAATCATATATTTCTCACATTTCGTTAAGTACCTCGTGAATCGCTTCAAGTGCTTCATCGTGAGATACGTTGTACTGGTTAACTAGACAATCAACGATGTCGTTAACATCAATTTCTGACTCGATCATGTCTTTTATCATGTTGTCAATCATATTGCTCTCCTATGTTTACAGAGAATTATACACGACTGACAACACGTGTCAAGCATTATTGCGGAATTGGCATGCGAAGAAGTTCAGCTTCTTGTAATGCAGCGCGATACGCTTCAGGGTATTTGCTTTCAACAAGTGACGCTTCAACGATAGTAGATGAACTACCGCAAGGCAATTTGGCATTTCGACTGATACCGCTACCACCCCAGCGACTCAGCTCAAGATACTTGCGCTTACCGTCCGGCAAGTCAACAACATGAAGCACGCTCATGGTGTATGTACGACCTGAGTTCTTAGCACGCAGAACAAAGTCACCATCTTTGATTTCACGTTCAAAGAAATCTGTTTGCTTAGTCATTGTATGCCTCACTCAATGTAGCTTGACCAAAGTACCAGCTACCTGAAAAGGTAAGTGTCTTGCAGCCGTCTTTGCTGAAATCTTGCCAGAAGTCAACTTGCCAACCGTTTGTCTCTAGATCATGAGCTTCGTAGCCGATTTGCTGCAAGTAATTGACAACATCACACGGCGTAAATTCTTGCACGCTGAAACTTTGTGTCGATTGTGATTCAATTTTCTCAATCGCGGCGTCAATTACTTCTTTGATTCGAGTTTGATCTTTCATTTTCGGATAATATCCCCGTTGGTTGTGCTTACGTTACCGCCAACATCACAGCATTTAATGTCGCCGTTCGTTGATGATACTGAACCGTTAACATCGTCACATTCAATATCGCCATTAGTCGTTGACACGTCACCTTGTACGTTACGACATGCAATATTGCCGTTCTCGTTCTGAACAAGCGTACAGTCACCATCAATGTACACGTTCACCACGCGATCATCAATGTCACCTTGCAAACGACCGTCAACGACGACTTTGCCGTTTTTGATCGTCACACTTGTACCGTGATACTCAGTACCATTGATCTTAATTGTACTGCGACTTTTTAGATTTGCTTTGAAATTGGACATAAGTCCCCTTAATAATTTTCTCATAAACGTTTTGCCACGTCCCACATGTAAACATCACCGAGCATAGAGTCAGTTGAAACCAAGTAAGTCTCTAGCAATAGTTCGCATTTGCGACGAAGCAACGGAATGCCAAATAATGAATAGTGAATCTCACCAGTCACAATTTTCATTGGTTGTGGTTTATCGAATGTGTCTAGTAGACCTTCATAAGTTTCAACTGAAGTAATCATATTACTATAATCTCTGCTTTACCTGCGTAACCTTTTTGAAATACAAAGTGCGCGTACTCAATCGAGTCTGTGCCTTTTGTACCATGAAATGATGGTCGACGATGGTGAACCATCACTGCTCTCAGGGGCATTGTGTCCCAGAAAGGCTTTCTTTTGATACTACCTAGCCAGTTCAGACGCTGTAGCATGACGACATAACCACCGTTCTTGATTTCACTCAATGCTTTCTCAGCAAAATCAACTGATAAGCTGAACGGCGGGTTCGTCATGATCATGTCGTAATGATTCTTCTGAACATCAGTTTCGAGATAGTTCGCGATAATTTGCGCGTGACTGTCTTCACGAATATCCATTGTGTCAATATCGACATGATACAATTTCTTGTAAGCTACTGGATATGCTGCTTTGTGTTCAGAACAACCACCACATGATGGGTCAAGAACATGCATAGCAGACATACTCAAATGATGAGTTGTGTGTATCCGTCTCTCGAAATTTTCAAGAAACTCTTCAACAATCCAGTCTGGCGTAGCGTAGTAATCGTCTTTGTTAACGTTACCTTTTGTGCTACTCATTTTAACCGTGTACTGTTAAGTATTTGTCGCGACCAATTTCGTAGATACTACCTTCTGCGTCAAGGTCGATGAATACATCACCCCAGTTGATGTTGCTGCTTACAATGACAGGCATATCTTCGAAGCGAATACCCATTAATTCAGACGTTACATGTCTTGCATAGTCTTCGCGTGTGCCTTCAAAAACCCAACAGTCAGCAACTTTCTCGGCTGCATCTTCGTATGACATACAAACGTTATTATCATACAATGCTTCGCAGATTTCACGCTCATGTTCATCTAGATTGAACCAAGCAAGTAGACCATCGAAGTCTAGTTCTTCATCTTGTAAATCATCTGGGATGTTGTGCCATTCAAATGCTACATAAGATGTTCCCTCATGGTTGTCCAAAAAGTCTTTGAACTCTGACGGGCAAACAGTGTAGTAATTACTCATACCAGCGCATGAAACGGTGACAGCAACTTCATCGTCACACACATGGTCAATAGCTAATGCTTTTAGCTCTTCTTCACGTTCACTCAAGCTCATAGTCTTCACTCACATAATTTGTTTCAAGGACTGTATAGTACGATCAAAAAAGGAGACTGTCAACAACTTTTTCAAGTCATTTTCAATCTCCTAATACTACTAATATCTCTAACTCCACTAAAACTACTAATTCTACTAAGATGATGCGGAATTTTTCCGCCTCACTGTTCCTTTTTGTTCTTTTTAACCAGATTCCAGAAGCGATATCCAAGTTTCTTGATTTGCTTTAGCTGTTCTTCGATTGTCATCTTACCGCCATGCAGACGTTTTGGCATTCTTACTTCTCTGGCGTTCAGAAATCCATCCACTTCGATTATACCAGCCCATTCTGGGACTTCAGAGTGGTCTACAAGCCCTTTAGGGAATGCATACCAGAAGTAGTTCGACATTTTACCATCTTGCAATGCTGTGCGTTTTGGAACGCCTTCATAACGATGCCAACGTAAATTTGGCGTACTTTCGTCGATGACCTTAACGGATTTTTGTTCATCAATTCGAAAATCAGCTTTGGATACTTTGATTTCAATCTCATCACAAAGACCACTTGAACGAATAGCAAACAGATCAGCTTCATTATCCCATTTGGTGTAACAGTTTGGAATAATCGCTGTGTAGCGCTTGTGAATCCATACGCTTTGTACTGCAATTGCGTACTGCATATCTGCTTCGGTAATGTCTTTTGCGTCTTTCTCTTTTTTCATAAATGCCATTTTCTTTCACCCATAAAAAAGCCCCAATTAAGGGGCTTTGTTGTTTTCATCTTCTTCGATGCCCGCTCTGATTGTATTTAAGAGGGCTAGAAACACGATTCCGATGAACATTATAGATGCTTCGATTGACTTCGAGATAAGCAGCGACGCTAAGAATAAGCCACCGAAGTAGCTTATAGCACCGATTCCGCAAAATACAAAGAACCACGCACGCTTTTTCAAGTTTAGAAATTCCCGTCTAGAATATCCAGCCAGTTCTTGCGTAAAATTTCATTGGCGATATTCGTCAGTGAACGCTTGATCACGTCCCAATCATCACGAGCAATTGCCGTTTCGTTGAGTTCGTCACGCTCAAACTCATCTTTGGCGTCTTTGATGAATAAACCGCTGATCATCCCGAACTGCTTTTGTGTCACAGTCTCAAGCTTACTTAGCACGTTGCGTAAACGGTTTTCCGTTAAGTAGCAGCTAAACGCAGCGTGTAGTTTCTCTTGCTCTTCAGTAAGAACAACAGCAGCACGCGGAGTTTTACCTGCTTTGTTCTTTTTCTCTTTGAACTTATCGTTCTTGACCTTAAGAATTGCACGAGAACCGTTGTGTAAGCGTTTCTCATTGCGTAATTGCTTAACAACGAACCCTTCTGCTACATTATCACCGTCAACGTCAGCGGGCGTGTGAAAGCTTCTGAAGAGGGGGTCAATTCGAAGTAGTTCATCGAGTGTGCCACGAGCAATTTCGTGAGTCGTCTTGACTTTTGCAAACTCACACGCTTCGAGCACGACATCCCAATCTAGAAACTTGCCTGTTTCAGGCAGCAAGATGTCGTAAGCCCAGAAGTCTTTATCACCGTAGTTCACTTCTTTCTGAACGCCTTTGCCTGCAAGTTCACCGTAGACGATGATTGTTTCACCTACATTGATGATCCCACGCGCCCACAGCCAGTTTGAGATTGCTTCCATCTTCGCCGTGTGAGCTTCTACAACGCTCGTACAGCCGTAGAAGTCGTAATCGCCCATAACGTTAGCACCGATAGTAGAAGTGCGTTTAGCGGGCGTTACAGTGAATTCTGCGCCGTCTTGTGCTTCATTCGGCTTGAACTCGACGATGAAACTGAAGTTTGCACCATGAATCTTCTCAAGTGCTACCCACTCGCGAACGCCAAGCATGTCGCATTTGTCTACGAATGCTTGACGGTAGCTGTTTTCTAATGATGTGTATTTCACAAAGCTCATAAATTTACCTTAAATTCCTAAAAAGCGTTCACGATGTGCGAGTTCTTCAAGACTCGCGATTTGTTTTTCAATCTCAGTGTCTGAGTATTCAACTCGACCGGCTGAGTCTGACATTACAATGATTGCTGAATTCGCATCTACATCGAATGTCAGTTCGGGTGTTTTGTAGCGTTCGCTACCGTTTTCGAAGTATCGCACTTCAACTTGACTAAACTCACACAACGCGAGTGTTTCAAGTCGTTGTCTTAATAGTCTTGCTGCCATGTTATATTCCTTATACGAATTTGCCTTCTCATTGTACATATAAACAAGAGTATAGTCAATAACTTTTTGAGAAAAATACATGAGCAAGCAATTAAAACAATCAGAACTGACCGAATGCCGCAACGAACTCATCATGAGCCAACTTGACCGTTGTGTGTTATGTGGGACGAAACTGAGTGAAGAGAAGAGCACACCGCATACTGATCATGACCATAATACTGGGCATATCCGTGGCGTTCTTTGTCGTGCGTGCAACACTTACGAAGGTGTTGTTATTCACAAGTTCACTCGCTCTGGTTTGAAGGGTCGTGGAATCAATTACGTTCAGTGGTTGCGTAATCTCGTTGATTACCTAGAAGCCGATTACTCAGATAATGATTATCATCCACAACATCCGAAAGACCAAACTAAGATCTTCAGTCGTTTGAAGCTACAAGAGCAAAAGGAACACCTGGACAGTCTTGGTATTAAGTACCCAGACAACGCTAAGAAGAGTGATTTAGAGAAGATTTATAGAAAGAGTTTCTTGCATAACCCGCGTTGTGACTTTGATAACAACAAGTATGGTTACGCCGAAGATGATGAATAGCAAAAAGGGAGCAATTAGCTCCCTTTTGTGTAACTATACTTTCACTTTTCGCTGAATTATACAACGATAGTTTCAGTACCGATTGTGATGACTGTTTGTGTCTTGACTTCAATCGTGTTGTTCATGTCTTCGTTCAAGCTGATCATTTCTTCAATATCAGCATCTTCAAACACATCTTGGTCGAACATGATTTCAGTAATTGACCAATCTTCACCTTGAGATTCGCTCCACGCCAATGCCATATCACGTTGGTCAGAGTAGATTTCAATATCAGCATGAGTTTCAGAATGCTTACCATCAAGGTCGCTGAAGTAGAAATCGAACTTTCTGATTTCGTCTTCGTACTTCTCAACGAATTCAGCAGTCACCCAACAAGTATGTGCCGCTGTAGCGTTGCTGTAGTAACCAGTTGCTGAAACTTCAATCATTCGTAAGTTGTCGTTCATCTTATTCCTCGTCGTCGCGATACACAGCCGCGATATTTTTGTAGTGAGTGTGTACCCAGAGTGCGCGGTCTTGATCATCTGGCTTCATGATACCTGCGATAATGCGTGGATCTGGAACGTTTTTCATATTGCCTTGTGGTAATAGAACTTTATCACCGACTTTGATGACGTTTTGGTCAACGTCTTCACCGACAGAAATTACGATACCGTGTAGCGGAACTTCACCTTGTGTTGCACGTCCTAGAACGATGCCGCCTTCGGATTTGATTTCTTCACCTTCTTTAACAGCTTTTGTGTCGATGATGATTTGTTCGCCCATTGCGTATGCTTTAAGTGTCATTATTTCTCTCGTCTTTTGTATTTGCTTCGTGTTTCTTCAAATGCTGCAATGCGTTCGTCTGTAGCTTTCTTACGCTCTTCAAACTCACGACATTTCTTGCGCATATTACCGTGCTCAACATCGTAATCTCGACTCTCGGGACCGCGTTGATCCCAACCAATCCAGAAGTTGTTTACGTCATTGAGTAATTCTTTATCTGTAGCCATTATATAGATCTCACGAAAGTTGATGAATTGATGAGTTAGGGCCCATCACTCCTATTTGTTGATCGCTGTTTTATCAGCGCACTGCGACCGTCTCTCAGTGCGGACTTATGCTAGTTCAAACCCGCGGAAGTCGTCGTATGTTCTTGTATATACGTCGCCTAGTTCGCTCGTGTAAGTGACAGAATTATACCATTTACCGTCGAACTTGAGTTTGCCTTTACTCGTTACTATATACACATTACCCGTCTTCTTGTGAAGAATCCACTGTCCGACGCGCAATTGTTCAGCAAACGGGTCGTTATACAAACGATTTTACTTCGCGAAGATTTGCACGTTTGAATGAGCGCCAGCCGTTAGCTTCAAGATCGAAATAACCGCATGTTGCTTTTTGCTTTTCTGTTTTCTCTGGCTTCGTCTCGCCTTCAGCTAAAGGCTTTTCTTTCGGGTGAAACTCAGCAGGGATGAAATCGAGATTGCGCGTACCAGTCACTGTCTTGATAGTACCGTCTGCTTTCTCAAATTCAAATGTGACTTTGCCGTTTTTAAGCAAGTCGTCGATATTCACTTCAATCATGTTTTACCTCACATAAAGAAATAGGGGTTTTCTAGAGTCTTGAACTCGTTTACGATTGACATTTTAAACGTCTTCAAGTCGATGTTAAACACTTTATTCGGCTCAACATGCTCTGGCGTGAGAATCGTTCGCGTGCTGCTAAACGATGTCCCGTCTTCACTCATGAACAGCGGGCTGATTTCATTGCGAAATACACGCAAATGACCGTTTATGAAGTGAAAACAAGCAAATGTACCGTCAAGTTCGTTTAGTTTTCCGTAGCAAATTGCTTCGGCAATGTGTGCAGTATCCCAATCTTGAGACTGCTTTTTCATGTAATGATCTTTAAGAATGCCATTGTGCCACACGTGTGAATCGTGTAATTGGCCATTCTCTTCGATTGTCACAATAGCGGGATGTGCTTGAGCACTTGTTCCCGTCGGTGCTTGTACGTGACAAATATAAAAATCTGCACTATCGGGAACATTCGTCGCGTCAAACGCGCCTGTAAACTTATGAATCGTCACGTGACCGTTCTTAAACGTACTCACAGAGTGAGTACGCGAACCACGATGAATGTTGCTTTTTGACAATTCAATAAGCTCTTGCTTGCTTCTAGCAGCAAATAATCCACACATTAATGACCTGCCTTAGCAAATACTTGCTTCCACGGGATGTCAATTGAGTAAGGCGCAGGATCGACTATACCAGCTTTGCCGAAGTTCATGATGCGTTCAGCACACGACGGACATTTACCACAGCTTTCGCCAGCTTCGTTCGGGTCGTAACAAGTCAGACTATCCTCGAACGGCACACCAAGCTCAACACCGATAGCGATTTCATCAGCTTTTGACATTTGAGCGAACGGCGCATGTAATGTGATTTCGTGTTGACGATTCAGTGCTGAAATTTTGTTCATACCGTCAAGAAAATCTTGCGTGCAGTCCCAATAACCATATGCGTCATGCACTTGAATACCCGTAAACACCGCTGAACAACCATTTGCTTGTGCGAATGAGAACGCGATTGTGTTCAATAGCATGTTACGATATGGAACTTCAGTTGGTGGCTGAGGGTCACCGAGAACATCTTGAATAGTTGGCATAGCAACATCTGAACCAGCGATATTCGCACAGACTGGCGCGACGACTTCACCTAAGAATGAAATGTCAATTAGACGATGCTCGATGCCGAGCTTTTGACAAGTCAATTTAGCTTTTTCTAGCTCAATCGACTGTTTTTGACCGTAGTAGAACGATAATGCAAACACATTGTCTTTGCCGAATTCGTCAACTAGTTTGTACGTAAGGATTGTTGAGTCCAAGCCACCGCTTAGAACAGATACTACTTTCATTTTTAACCTCTCAAGTATATGAGTGCTCACAATTGAACACTCATCATAGCTCTTATTACTGACGGAATAAACAACTTCCGTTAGTGTGCGAGACAGATTTACTACCAAGTGCTTCTGGCAATAGCTCTTCGTGTGTCGCTCGTGCTGGACAGATATTCCATCCACCGCGACGTGTGTATAACGCTGTGACCATCAGTTCAGTCGGGTCGAACTTGTCAAGCAACGCTTTGTAAATCATTTCAACGCATTCTTCATGGAAATGATTCTCTTTGCGGAAAGAAACGATGTATTGCATCAGACTATCAACAGTCGGAGTCTTTTCGCCGCTCATGTATACGTACAAATCACCGAAGTCGGGTTGATGTGTAACGCGACAGTTTGAACGCAGATTAGGCGTGAACACTTTCAGTTTCTTGATGTGCGACTCTTGCAATAGATCAGCGTCAGCACCACTCTCAGAGTCAAACACAGTCGATTCAGAAACATATTTGTCGAGTTCAGCAAAGCCAGTCATACCATGCGGTTGAGTTAGTTTTTCAGTGAAGAAACTTACTTGAACAGGCGCACCGATGACTTCAGATAGATCACGCGACGCGATTGCTTCAATTGCATCTTTCACTTCAGCACGAGTCGCAGCGACTTTAGCCATGTTGAAGCTGTTCCAGTACAGTTTCATTGATTTACTTTCAACGATGTTCGGTGAATCACTCGGATACACTACTTTAGCCATGCCTGATACAGGCAGACCTTGTTCAGTCAGTGCAGAAACTTCGAAGCCATGCCACGTATCAAACCCTGCAAAGTCTTCATTTGTGATACCGTAGTCAGTTCGATTCAGTTCACGCGGGATTGGCACGAGTAAATCAGGGCGAACTTCTACGATGTCAACGAAATCGCTGTAATCGCCAGCTTTTTTACCTAAATGTTCAGCAGCAATAGCTGAAACTTGATCATAATTGCTCATGTTTACCTCATAAAGAGCGCCCGAAGGCGCTATTCTTGTTCTTTGAAAGCTGGGAATTCAGCAGTTGTGCCGCGACGAATGCGCATTGACGGTAGTCTATCAACATAGCTACTGTGCCAGCGATCATATGCTTCGATAGTTTTAACGTCAAGTAGTTTATCAAGAACATCAAGACGACGAATCGCTGACCACTTCTTGAATCCCTCTTGCGGCTCTTTTTTCTCAATAGAACCACCGAAGAACGCTGACAAATCAGCAGCTTTTGGCGTATTCAAGTCAAACGTTTCAGAGATAATCGCTTGAAAGTTGTTGACTTGTGATAAGATTATACACAAGTTGCAAGCAACTTCAAACACAATATCTTCGTCAGTCATTGTTTCTTTGTCGAGTTCTTTCAACCACAGACGTGTCGCGAATTCCTTGAACTCTTCTTTGCTACGCGGTAGAGTATGACCGAATCGACCCCACACTTCATCTAGCATTTCATCAAGCTCACGAGAAGGCAATTTCTTACCATCTTTCATAATTCCGTGACCTGAGATTTTACGACGGCGACCAAGCTTGTCTGTGTATTCTCGGTTAGTCAGACATCCAGTATGCGTTGATGAGTCATAGCTGATATGAAAGTCATCACCAAAATAACCACTTCTGATAAGTGCTACAGCAGGCAATAGACGTTTAACTGAGCCAACTCCCAGCATATGCACTGATTTCTTTGCTTTCTCTGGGATGTTGAGTTTCGGAATGACGCTCATCATGTCGATAGACTCACGTACGCCATTACCAATGCATGTATCGGCAGCAGCACAACCAGCAATGTGATCTTCAACGCCTTCGAGTTGAGACATAATCCCGTCACTGAATGCTTTAAAGTCGTCGTCTGAGTTGCCTTGTAAGATGATATACGGTTTGCATTTGCTACCCTTCTCGATATAAGTTTCGATTTGTGCGCGAATGTTCTTACCTGTTTTGACGCCGTACTTGTACGCTAGATCATACATGAAGACCTTGTCTTTCGTGTTGATACGAGCAGCGCCACCACCCTTTGCTTCGTTGTGCAATGGGATTTCGTCAAAACACATGCCAATATCACCAGATTCTGCTTGATTCTCGTATACTGCTTTGCGAAGTTCGGGCGTGTTCTCTAAACCCAAGTTGACTATCTGTAGACCACCCGAATCGACGTGTACCTTGTATACAGAATCACCGAACAAGTCATTGATTTGATGACCGACTTTCTTTTCAGTATATGCATTGTACAGCATACTGATTTTGTGAACGCCGTCGAGATCTTGCGCTGCATTTAAAATGTCGCGCAAATAGGACGTGTCAACCACGTCCATTAGCTTATGTGCTGCGCCGAGACGAGCATGACCCGTCGCAGACATAACGTATTCAATTATCATCAATTACCCTCGTGCAAGTGACATAAACTCAGCGCGAGCCTCTGGTTCGTTACGGAAAGCACCAGATAAGTGGCTAGTCACTGTGCTTGAGTTGTTATCTTCAACACCGCGTGCTTTCACGCAATAGTGTTTGGCGTCGATCAATACCGCTACGTCTTCAGTTTCAAGAATGAACTTCAGTGCTTCAGCGATTTGAACAGTCAGACGTTCTTGAATCTGCGGACGACGAGCGAAGTACTCAACGATGCGATTCATTTTCGACAGACCAAGAACTTTGTTCTTCGGAATGTATGCGACAGTGGCAAAGCCGTCGATTGTTACGATGTGATGCTCACACTGAGAAAGAACAGTAATTCCTTTTTCACAAACCATCTGATCGTAGTTCATCTTGTTGTCTACAGCAGTACATTTCGGGAACATATCTGGCGATAGACCGCTCATAAGCTCATTCACCATCATCTTAGCCCAACGCTTCGGAGTATCAACTAATGAATCGTCTGATAAGTCAAGACCAAGAGCTTGCATGATGTCAGTGAAACGATCTTCAAGAATAGCTTTCTTTTCATCATCAGTTAGACCGTTTTCAACAGTCGGCGTGTGCATCCCGATTTTACGAAGATGCGCTTCAACTTTTTGTCCAAGTACTGGATCTACTTTATTTTTGTCTAACATTCTATTTCCTCATTGATAGAAAACAATAATAGCACGCCGAGACGTGCTACTAAACATTAATTTGTTGATTACTTATAGAGCAATTCTTTGTTGATTTTGATGTCTACAACCGAGCCTTTTGATAGACCCTCAGATACCCACACACGCTGAACTCCCATTCGTTGGAACTCTTCTTCGTATGTAGTTGCAATGTAATTGGCTAGATTTTCGACTGTAGTTTCCGTCGGGATTACTTTGATATTGCTGTGTCTCAAGTAGAAGTTGCCGCGTTTTGAAGTGTAAGACACTTCATCTTCTTTGCGAATGTTTTCTGACCAAGCAATATAACCGCTCATTTCTTTAGCAATGCGCTTCAGCACCTTGCGACCGTTACTGTTCAAATGCTGATCTACTGCAATGAATGAACGATGACCGTGTGCAATGTTCTGACATCCGTATGATGTGCTTGAACGCAGTCCGTGAGCGTAATTGAATTCAACGTGACTGTTTGCCCATGATGGTAAGTCAAACGACTCTGAAAGCTCTACAGCGACGTGTGTAACGGGATAACCTTGCTTGCGTAGCTGTTCAAGCAGCATATCTTCAAGATACTCAGTAACATACGACATGTACAGAGAATCGCTAGGGATTTTAAAGTCGGCTTCAATCAATTCGCTCGGCTTGATGACTTGATACCAGTCGTCAACCGTGGACACTGCATGAAAGACCGGCGTGTCGATTTGAATGCGTAGTCGATCTTCGACTTGAGAAAGAACTGCATCACTAAACCCGTCAACGACGACTAGACGATGATCAATGGCGAATTCAGAATCATCCACAAGATGTTTGATTGCTTTCTTACAACCACTGAAATCAATAACAACTTGTTCAGTCTCGTCAACTTCACCGGTAATTTCTACACATAGATTGTAGCTATTACCATTCATTTCACCCATATCATCAACCCATGCATGGTCGATGCATGTGATGTTGTTCAAAAACATTGTACTTTTCATATGTTTCTCTCTTGTTAAAGCTCTATTATAAGTCCGAATTACTTATATTAAACATTATTCGTCTTCGAACATAATAACTTTCACACCGCGATCACGTAGCCAGTGCCACCAATCGGGTTGCGAACCGCTGTAAATCGAACCTACAATGAGAATTTTGATACCAGCCGCGACTATCAGCTTGGCACAGTTATGACACGGCGACGCTGTGACGTACATAGTCGCGCCTTCAGTAGATATGCCAGCGCGTGCAGCGTAGCAAATCGCGTTTTGTTCAGCATGAATCTCGTGAATTTCTGACCATTGACGGTGAGTTAGATCACCGAAGTCAGCGGTATCTTTACAGTGAAGCATGCCTGACGGCGTACCATTGTAACCGTGTGAGATAATGCGATCATTCTTGACGATGACAGCACCTACTTGCTTCTGTTTGCAGGTGCTTTTCTTAGCAAATGACTTGGCGATGTCAAGATACACCAAGTCATAATAGCTTTTATTCTTCGGGTACATTACGAGAACAGGGCTGATTTAACCATTTCGTCGAACTCAGCATCGGCTTTCTTCATGTACACTGGTGCGTTGATAGTATTGAAGTCAGCTAGGGCAAGAGCAGACAGATTGCGAAGATGGAACACGCAGTTGCGAGTTTCAGCATATACTTTGTTGTCGATTACTTTGAACGCTCGAACTGCGTCAGTTTTCGCTTGCTCACCTTGCTCGTGACCGATGCGTGAGTTGTAGAAACGACCCTCGATACGGTTAGTTTCAACAAGAGCTTTAGTAGTTAGTTCGATTGCAGCAGTGAAGTTTACGATAGTAGTCATAATATATTTCTCTCAAAAGTAATCAAAAGTAGTGAATCAGTTTGTATTAAAGCAATTTTTCTAGTTTTTGTAAAGCGGAATATTAATCCCGCGTTCGCTTGCGGCTTTAACCATTTGTGCAATCTCATCATGAGACACATTGGTTAGCTGGTAGCGACTCTTAGAGTGCGTTACAGCATACACAATACCACCGTTGATTTCAACGTACATGACGTTTGAAGTCACGATTTCACCCGGATTATTGTAGTACGAGTTAATGTGCTCACTTGCTTGACCAACAAGAGAATGAGTTTTGTGCTCGTTGTATGGAACGTCAACGAATTCTTTCATCGACAATTCAAGTTTTGATGTTACATCCATTTCGTTTTCCTCTTTCGTTTCGATGAAGCTATAATAGGGGTTTTGAGCATTTCATGCAACCGTTTTTTGCTCTGAAAACGAAAAAAGGTAGCCGAAGCTACCTTTCTGATTAATATCCAAGCAATTGACGTGTCCCGCTTGATAATTCCGAGTCACTTTGCAATTCTAATTTCTCAATACTTGGCCAAATAGTAATTTCCATGTCATTGACGACCCAAACTTTACCATTGATGATCGCGATCTTCTGTTCATCATCGAACCATTGTTCGCCTTCTTCATCGTGATACCATTCTAAGTCGTAAAACGCATCGTACCAAGCGTCTGACATTCGAATTGGACCCGATGTTAGCGTTACTTTTCCGTTGCGAACAATCAGCTTGTTCCAGTTATTCAAACGCCATTCACCATCACCTTCTGTGACTTTGGCAATTGCAGCGTCGTTGACTTCACGCAGATCGAGCATTTCAGTACCCCACGCTGTATCATAACCAGTTGGTTCTTCTACGTTGACTGCAACAGGGTTTACACGTGTCAATACGAAAGAATCACCATAAGTGGTCATTCTGAACCCGAGTTCTTTGCTGAAGCGTTCTGCCATGCGCTTGTACAATCGAAAACGCTTTTTAGCATCTGAACTGTCAGAGTCTTGAAACGCACTGAAGCTGATTCGATTGACCGGTTTGTCGTTCATAAGTCGCTTGATTTCTGCAATCACGGTTGCAAAAACAGTCATGGCGTCTTTTGAGTTGCCTTTGGCTAAGCTGTAGTGGTACGTTGCTGAATCACCTGGCTTATGCATGAAGTCAACTCCGAGTGATTTTTTCGAGTCGTCGTAATACAACCCGACCATGTACTCAGTGTCACCAATCATGAAAAAACTCTGATTGCCACGACGTGCTGTGATCTGTGCAGGTCGATCAAATGCTTCCGTTAGCTCGTTTTGATATTCGCTAAATTTCATTTTTAAGATTCCATTATTTCTGGGTTTAACCATGGCGCGTCGAAAGCATTCACATATTTTGTAAACGCAGCATCATCGGTGTATATTTTTAGACTTGTTTGACTAGTCAACACGATATAGAAGTTTTTAAATGCCCCGACTAGATATGTTCGATCAACTTCAGGACCCTCGCCATAGTCAAAAATAGGGTGCTGAAGAGCCGCAAGCCACCCTTCTCTGTCAGACATTTCATACACCACACGATCTACTCTCAGACGTGCTTTAATTTCGTTTGTTGCTCCTACGAAAGCTCGACCTTTACCTAGTACGCCGCTCTTCGAGTCGCCTTCATTTACCCCAAACGCTCGTATAAACGCAAAGGCGTTGGCATGTGATAAATTCACTTCAACGTGGTCTGATCTTTCTTCATATCCCACTGGTCTACGTGCTCTTCTTGAAAATTCCTCGACTCGTTTTTGGTAATTGACATCGTATACGATGAAATCACGCCCAACGTTTCGGAAATCATATTCGGGGAATTCACGCAGTTTTGCTTTAGTCATGATCTGATATAAACGAAGTCGTTTAGCCGCATCTGACGGATCAGCATCGTTGAATGCAGAATATAATATTTGAGCAGGATTGTATTCGCGTACGAAGCTGAAGATAGCATCAACTACGGTTGATAGTACAATTCGTGCCGTTTTATCGTCTTTTTTGGTTAGTTGATAACCACTACCGTCGAGTGCTTTGAATGAGACTTCAGCTTTCATTGACTGCATCCCATTAGGCTCTCGTATGTTTGATTTCTGAATGTCTATTTCATAATAAACACCATCAACTTGAAACGCATACACGTTTAAGTTTGGGAGTTCTCTAACCAGTTTATAATTGGCAGGGCGATCCAGAGATTCGTTTATTCTTTGATATTCACTAAACTTCATTCTAAAAATTCCCCGTCTGGTATCGTGTCTTTGTCGATGTTCCCATTTAACGGTAGATCATCGTCTAACCCGACATCTATTGATTTCAAATGTATCTCTAAGTCGTCGATGGACTGCTCTGTATAAAGATACTTGCTTCTGTAGTCGTAAAATGAGTAGCAATCTTCAGTGTATTGCACTTTTAATACCGTCTCATGTCCCGCATGAACATATAATACTGGATCGCCAAATGCGCTAATGTCAGTATATCCCATTCTCGTGTTGCTTAATAATGCAATTGCTTCTCTCATAGATTAACCTATAAAATTGTTTAGTGGGCTGCTCAATCTATCAAGTTCTTCGAGAATTACATCGCCATGGCACGCTTTTGGCTTACAATGACAGCCGAGAATCTTTCCTTTTAGTTGCATAAACTGCTTTTTAAATTCGTCGTCTTGTAATTGAATGCGCAACCACTCTCGATAAAGCTCAATAACTTCGCTCCGAGTGCCGTCGATCCCTGCTTTGAATGGATTTCCGAACGGTGTGCCGCGACCAATGTACACATCAAAAGAATGATGAGCAATGTTAACTATCATTATTTAGCGTTACCTCGAACCCGATTCCGTGAATTTCGTTCAAACAGTCTGGTAAACGACCAATCGTAGGGACAACTCGCACATCAGCATCTATCTCAGCATAACGCAGCAACTGACGAACGATTTTCACGTCGTGCTCTTTGTAAAGCGTGTATTGACCAACTAGAAATGGGTTATGATTCTTCGCAACGTGTCGGATGATTTCAGCACGTGCATGACGTGCAGCTTGACCTTGACGATATAGCTCGAATTTCGCATCGTCGCGCTGAATGTTTAATATTTGTTTCTTCATATGAACCTCAAAAAGCCGCGAAATGCGGCTTAAATTGCGTCTGTGATGTAATCTACGCCAAGCAAGAATGCTTCAATGCAGTATTCATTGTATGATTCGTAGACCACTGTACCATTGTCGATGACTTGCCAACGTGATTCGCTGTATTCATTGATTGCTTCGCGAAATTCAAACCCGCGACGCTCAACTAGTTCTTGAATTTCATGCCTACGCATCATAAGCCGACCTCTCTAACTTCCCAGTCCCATAAGTCCCATTGATCTTTGAATTCTTGTGCGACACCAACAGTTTCGAACATGGATGCTTTGTCAATGTCAGGGGTGCAACAAATGTCACATCCAATTTGGACGATATACCCGTCAGTCTCGTGCTGAAGAACTATCATGCCTTGCGATTCCAGTCAGATTCTTTAACTTTAGTCCATCCAATTAGGATAGCTAGAATCAAGTAGAAGAACAGCACGCCGACAAACCCGACAACAAGTGCAATTTGTTGCAGTCGTGATGCAGAAGCCCATAGTTTCTTAGGCGATGTTGTTTTGTATCGCAATTCTGGTGGCAGTTCGCTCATGAAATAAGCGCCTAGAAAGAATGATACAAGCAGAAAGATTGTCATAGTACAGTACCCCATTCATCAAAGTTTCGACCAGTCCAGATATAGTCACGGTCGGTTAATTCATCAATAGCTTTCTGAGTCGGTTCGAACTTAAAGACTTCACCGATATACTCATAGCCGTGTTTGGATTGTTTAGCGATCTCTCGCATGTGCTCGCCTTTTGCCAGAACATCAGCTTCAGTCTTGGCAATGATGTAACCATCTGGTCGAGTTCCCCATCCTGGCTCAAATTCAGTTACGTGCGCTGCATAGCAGATAATTTTTGTTTCAAATCCCATTATAAACCTCGTACTTTAATGTTAGTGTACACGGGTGCGACTTCTTCAACAACAACTTCACGAATCAATGGTTGATTGTTGTCGATGTTAATCGCGTTGATGAATGCAACAACACCATCGAGCGTGTTGAATTCCATAGATTCGAACCCAAACATGTAACGACATTTCACTAAACGCCATTTGCCTTGCTTCTCAAGTGCAATATAGTTCGACTGACAAGCTCGACGCAATCCCATACCCGACAAATCGAAGTTTTTGTCTCGTAATGTCGTGTTGGCGACAATCGCAGTGTGTGGGTTGCGGAAGTCGATGAATAATACAGTTTGTTGCATTAGAATTCCCTCATTTTAGACAGTTTTTGCCAGAATTTCGTTTCTTCGATTTTGGCAAAGATGAACAGCAGAAAGAACACGATGCCGACAACAAATGTACCCATGAACCCGTACAGTGCAACTAAGATCATCGGTACGTTGTATTGGCGATTGAATGCCGCATACAAGCAAATGAAAATCGAACCGATGTTTGCCATTACGAACGAGAAGATAAACATTGCCAATAGAAAATCGCCCATGAGATTAACCCTCGTACTTGTATGTGTAATCTGGTGTTGGTCGAATGAAGTCACGACCGTCGCGTTGACCTGCTTGCCAAATATCGTGAGCACAAGACTCGCAGTAATACGCTCTCATTGCAGTGTTGTAAGAGCTTGCGCCTGGCTTTTGACACTGAGTTACGTTACAGTCACCGCCTTTCTTACCTTTACGCTCATTGCGTTTAGCAAGGTCAATCATTGCTTCGTGACGCTCACGAGTACCTAGACGGTCAATGCGCTCACGTTCATGAATACGATCCATGATTTCGACTTGCTTCTTGGCAGATTCGTGCATCTTTGACCATTCTTTATCATAGTCGCGTGGCTTGTTTTTCTTTACTTTACGCAATTTGCCGTTGATTACTTCGTATGCCATGATTATGCCCCGTATGCTTCGATTAGTTGTTGACGTTTTGCTTGGCGGCGTTTCTCTTCTTTCGCACGTTTCTTAGCACGAATATCGTTGATGCGAGAATTTACAAGATGTGTAATTGCACTGCAAAGTGCTTTTTCTTCGTTAGGTGTAAACACTTTTTCAGGTGTTGCAAGTCGCATTATATCACTAGTATGGCGATAATCTTGCATCTTCGCAACGAATTTCACACCAGTATCACGATCAATTAGCACAGTTGAATTGTTCGTCGAACTGACACACAGTTCATTATTGATGTACTTTGCAACGTGAAAACGCTTCGGCTTGTTCAGCATCTTGTCGATGATTGCAAGGGTCGGCTCTTCAACACCATAGTCGTAATCAAGATACGTCTTAGTCACGTAATTTGCGTATTCGGCTTTGCGTTTGATGATTTCCTTAGCCACGCTCGACCAAGTACCTTCGATTTTGTCACAATCATCACGAATATCATGCGACCAAAAAGAACGTCCATACTTGATGTTATGTCGTTTATTCACGAACATAATAAAGCGTTGTTTGCGTAGGTGCGGGTTCGATAGATAGTTAATCACTGGCTTACCATCTGAACCCTTGATTTTAAATACGTCTAGATTCACAACCGGCTTTTGAAGCTCATCATGGAAGATGTCGTATACATATTTGCGTGCTGCATTAGTCATAATGTTCTCTCTTTCGTTTCGATGAGAGAGATATTAACCTAAATAAGTAATACAGTCAACCGAATTCGAGAAAAAAGATGATTATTTTTGAAAACGTACAATCACAACGCGCATTAGAACAAGCGTCAAAAACCATCGTCGATACATTGGAACGCCAGTTAGAAGGCGCTCTAAGTAAAGCACCATGGGATCCAAATAAACTATCCGTCAACACAAAAACTCTGAATATCAGAACTGGTGAGAGTGAGTTCGATGCATTACTAGCTGAAGGTATTCTAGCATATCTGAAGTTAGACAATAATAACCCAACCGAACTCGGTGTTTGGAATGGCAAATTACATGACGACTCGATCACAGAAGCAGGGTATCTCAAGCTTGTCGTGGATATAACTGGAGTAACAGCAGTTAGTCAAATCATGGCGAAATTCAGATTGCAGAAACCACAGTTGTATAGCACTGCATTACATGAACTGCAACACGCTTACGACAACTATCGTTCTGGTGACATTGAAGACTTCGAGACAAGCGACGCAGAGGGCGTGTATCAACACTCAGGGCGTAAACGCGGATACATTGATAAAGAGTTCATCCGTCACGCTAAAAGCGGTCACGAAGCGTCTCACGACGAATATCAGAACTATTCTCATGAGATTAACGCACGCTATGCACAAGCCATTGCTGATACGAAAGCATACTTCAAAGGCTCACCAGCTACGCCAGAAGCATGGATGTTGAACTTCAAGAAAAACTTTGATGGGTGGTTCAATCTACCAGACGCAGCTAAGAAGAGATTGCTTGCTCGTGCTGGTGCTGAACATAGCGCATATCGCAAGCCGTTTCACGGTAAAGAAAGTAACTTAGCGTATGCTCTGAAAGGCTTTGATGTGAAATACACAAGAGATACGAAATTCAGTAAGATTGGTTATTGGTTCAGTCAATTCAAATATGACGGTCGTACAACGTCTGATTTGCTTGATAAACTAGAGCTATTGGCGCATAAAACTGAAGGTGTTGTTGCACTGCCACTTGATGACATTAGAGCAAACCCCGCATTCTTCGTTGAAATGAAAAATCGCATGAATCTAGGTACATGGGAACGAATGGGTTCAAATCACATGATCTACAGACCATAAAAAAAGGGGCGAATGCCCCTTTTTTTATTCTTTTTCGCAAATTGTATATGCTTCTTCTTCAACAACAGAACTGAATGCCCATCTGATTTCGCGTTCTGCGTACAGTAGATTCCCAACATGAAACCCACAACCATAAGACGAACGATGCCAGCCGTTATACGGCTTATCTGGTCGAATATCAGCCCAAATCGAATCTAGCTGAAATACAAGCGAGTCGTCGCGCAAATCCTCGTAACCAAATCTCCACTTGCGTTCGCGAAGCGTATCGAGACCTTCAATCTTCCAATCACGATGATCACCGAAATTCCAACCCTCGTGTTTCACACCTTGACCCTCGACACATTTACACAATGGTATGTCGCCAGTCTCTTTGTTGATAATTGCAATGACAATTGCTCGATCAAAGCACGATACAACGTTGTTGATGATCAAAACGTCATGCTGTTCTCTGTATTTCTCGAATGCAGGCTCGATTGATACATACACATCAGCATCACCATACCAAATTTCTTGATTATATCCGATTTTCAATCTCATGTGTTCATAAATTGAAAGAATGTTCGGTTTCATTACTTCATTTACGATGCGTGTGTAAACTTGGTTGTTGGTGATATTCAATTCACGTAGTGTTTGTTCAACGTTCATAATCGTCTCTCTTTCGTTTTGATGTGCTCATGATATAGAAAAGGGCTGCACAGTGCAACCCTTTTTATTCAACTATTGTAGAAAAATAGCCCATCTAGTGTTTTTACCGATTCTTCATTGAAGAACCACGCGATTGCGTCTTCGCGACGTTTAAAGCGTTTCATGTACGATGTGTTGTCAGTTCCATAAAGCACGACCAACCACTCATAACCTTTATTGATTCGCTTCTGTTCGCGTTCTTCTTCATCTGAGCGTGTAGCTTGTTGCTCAGAATCGAATAAATGGACAGCGCACCAACGATGGTCACTCTCAGGTACGTTCATTCCCCAAGAATCGTCAGGCGCTGTAATCGGCATGAATCCCAAGAAAATCGTACCTTGTACGAACTGAGAACTCATGTAATTAACCATGTTCATGAAACGATTTGTTGAATACTTGTGCAGCATTAAATCGGATTCCCTTTTCTATCGTGCACCAAGAAGAATGCGCGTGCTTTTTCTAAGTCGCGTACTCGTCTCTCTTCAGCTTCAAGAATCGCAGCGTATTTGTCAGCACGTGCTTGACGCTCTACACGTTGCTTTTCTCGCTCGACGTTTGCTGGCTCTTGACACTCACCGAAACAACCAAAAGTGCCGCATTCTTTGCAATCGTAATGTCCCATTTGTTCACCTCTCTTGTTATGCTTAAATTATAGTCAATAAACAAGAGAGATTAAACATTACTTACGAAGCTTCTCTATGATTTTGTCGATTTCACCGATGTTTTCTTTCCACGATACGAGTCCACGAGCGTAGAACTGATCGGTTTGTGAGTCGTCTTCTGTGACTTCGCGTACAGTTGCGTTGGCAATGCAATCTCTGAAGTACTCAAGTTGCTCGATTGTGTCATCGTACTTCGAGTTTTCGAAGTCATACATTGGAATGTATCGACGATCCCCGCCCCATGCATATACATGCAGATTGGTTAAATCTGGATGAATTTTGTATGCTTCGTCGATGTTACATAGTCTTTCGACCGTGCGTTCATCTTCTTCAAGCTGTGCGTCGATCTTCTTCTTGAATTTTTCGACTAGCTCTGGGTGTTCATCACCGAGTTCTTTGACAAACCGAGCCCACATGCCTAGAGAATGCTCAGAAGCGTCTTTCACTTCTAGAATGATGTCTTCACGCGATAGCAAGGGCTTTTGCTTTACGTCACGAGTCTCGCGATCATAAATATAACCGTTTTTGAGCGTGATTCCATTCCCATTCGTAGCGAAAAGGTGTTCAAGCACAGAAAATCGTGTCGGGAAAATCGTGTGATATTCTTGCATTGCGTGTTTGATGTAGTCAGCTAGAAGCATGTTTTCTCTCTTAGTAAATGAATTCGATTTCGCCAATTTCGTCGTTGAACTCTTCTTCAAGTTTTTCAACAACGAATGCTTCATATTCAGCAATGGTAAGATCGGTATTGTCGACCTTTTCAATAAAGATGCTCACGCCTTGAGAAAATGGCAGCATTACGCCATGCACGTCTTCTCGGTCGATTACGTCTTCAATTCGGTCAAGTGTTGCATCAACTTCATAATTTTCGTCATGAAAATTGATAAAGATTTCAGTTAAGTCTTGGATGTTCATATTACTCTCCGTTGATTTCTTATACGTAGAATACACGAAAGGGCTGACATCTGTCAACCCTTTTTTCATTATTCGTCTTCGTCTTCGTCTTCTTTGTACTCAGAAACATCAACGCCGTTTTCTTCAGCAATTTCGATTAGTGCTTCATCGAAAGATGGACCGAAGTTACCGTTAATCGCGTATTCAAACACTTCTTCTTGGTAAGGTTCAGAGTTTTCCATCAAGAACTCAGCCGCTTCTCGACCATCCAGACCCATTACCGTGAATACAGCATTGATTGCAGAAGAACGCACGTCTTCGTCATGGTCTGCTAGAAGTTCTTCAAGACGATAACCTTGTTCAGCTACGTATTGACGCTCTTCATAGTCATCTGAATCGTCGATCATGCGATCCCACACGTCTTCAGCCATTGCGCGACCGAAGTTGCCTTCGTAGCGTTTCGCGTATGTGATTCGAGTATCAGCATCGTCATTTTCAAACGACCAGTCCCATGCAGCTTCGCGCACGTCTTCGTCAGAGTCAAGAACAAGATCCCAAATGCCAAAACCATTTTCAGCAGCTTGTTTACGATGTTCCCACTCAGGCGATTCGGCTAGTTTCTCGCCCATTTCGTAGTCTGTGCGGATTACCGCGTTTCGAACGTCTTCATCATCATGGAAAATCAGTTCATCGTGCATCAGACCCCATTCCGCAATGCGAACTAGAGTTTGCCAATCAGCATGTTCGATGATTTCATCTTCACGACCATCATTGATCCACGCTTCGATTTGGTACTGGTCTGCTTCATCAACGTAGTCTTCAAGAGACGGACCGCCACCGAATGCTGTGTCGTAGCTGCTAGGACGTTCGTTTTCGTTGGTAAGAGTGAACGAAACAGAACCGCTCATGTTCATCAACGCTTGGTTAACGTCGTTGTCATTCATCGACAGAATGCTTCGAGTCACGTTCTTACGAACGGAACGGAAATCATTCGCGCCCCCTGCAAGACGAGCAAGCCAACGGTCGCTAATTTCAGTTGAATAGCCGTATTCTTTACCAAAAGTCAACGATAGTGCGTAGTAAAGCATAGGGCGAGAAATCAAGTCTTTCAATAGCTTTTTCTTGCTTTCTTCATCTAAACGAGTTGCCTCGCGACGATTGTTAACCAATGAGTAATAGTCGTGATTTCGCGGTAGTTCGTACGCTGCGCTGAAGTCATATTCATATGGTTTCATGCCCATTTCTTCTTCGTACGTTTCGGTGAATTCACGTAAAGTCGTCAATACGCCAGAGAATACAGCAGCCGCAGAGTGTCCCGCTCTACCAGTCTGAGAATAGCCACTAGAGTTCTGGAATGTGATCGTGAAATAACCCGGGTTACTCTCGTCAACGCTAACTTGAAATTTCTCACCGGCTGCATCAAATCTCGCCGAGGTTTCTCCCGTCCCGTTCTCATGACCCCAATCCCAATCAATGTCGATATTCGCACGATCTGAGATTTCGTCAAGACGAACTTCTTGATAAAATTCAGTAAACAGTTTCATTATGATACCTTTTTGTGTTGTTTCTTCTATTTAGATGAAAACTAAAAATCCCGCCATTAAGACGGGATTTTGTTAGATTTCGTTTTCAATGATGAATTCCAATTCATCGTCATCGAAGAACTCTCGCGCTTTCTGCTTGTACCATTCAATAAACTCATTTGTGTATTGAATGAATGCATCATCAATCGCGATTGTCAGATTCGCAATGTCTTCGTCAGACATACGTGCTTCGAAGTGATGACGGTCTTCAGACAAGCTCATGACTAACAAATCACCGTAGAAATGACCCACATATGGGTGCTCACGCTCTCGTGCTTCAGCTTCAACGATGAATTCAATGAAGTTATCCATGTCATCGCCGTCAATGTGATCACTCACAATCTCGATAACTTTGTTACCGAAGTTATGACCTGCGATTTCAGTTGACTTGATGATAGTCGGGTTAAGTAGTGCAATATCAAAATCAGTCATGTTTAATTACCTCGATAGCTTCAAAACGACGGTCAAATGCAGCCAGACACGCATCAGCATAGCTTGTTGCAGTTGATGTTTCTTTACAGTCATTAGCGTTAGCAGTATGACACCACGCTTTCAACCAAACGTCGCGACGCTGTAGTTCGTGATCAACTTCATGTGGGTATAGTCGTTTAGCCATTAGTCTTTCCTTTTCCAGAATTAGTGTATAAGCCGAAGATTGCAGCACCCGCACCGACAATTGTCGATACGAATGCTGATTGAGTTGCTGACGGATCAGGCAGTGCCATGAACCATATTGCTGTAGTATACAGTAAGTAACAGTACAGTGCAACTAAAATTCTAGGCACTACACGCCATGAGTCAAATGCTTCGGCAAGCTTTTTGTTTGTTTCAAAACTCATTTCGGTAGTCTCTTTCTCGCTCGTTGTCTTATGAGCTTGTGACGTAGTTTAACACGTTTCTCCTCACTCTTGTCAAGCATTTTCGCGATAAAATATGCAAAAATAGCACCAACAGATAGAATAGCGAGAAAAATCAGTGCGTTATACACAAATGCTGAGGTAAACATAAATCACCAGTCGATTAGTGTGCCTTCTTCGAAATGTACAATGACAATTTCTTTATTTCCACTTGATTTGTCGATGATATGGCGAATGATTTCCCAATCGCCGCCAGCTAATCCAGCACCGATTAATGGCAAGTAGATCTTGTCGTCATTGTCTTCAAGGTAGCGAACCATAGCGCGAACGCCTTCTTTGATTGCTGAATATTCAGCATGACGCTCACGAGTCCCCATACTAAACTGCGTGTACAGGTTGAACACAGCAGCTTGTGGAACAGTTCCGTGTTTGTCGAACAATGCAACAGAGAATTCACCAAGTTTCAACGGATCGCCTTCACGACCGTAGTCAATATCAGCTTGATATACTTCAGGGAAACGCCGTAGCTGACCTGCAATGCCAGAACCTTGTCTGATAAAGCAGTTACAACCCTGCCCCATGATAAACGTACGTTGATGATTCGGATTTTCAATTGCTTGAGCAAGGGTGGCGACCAAGTCGCCACGAATTTCAGATACAATCATTAGTCGAAGCTCCCACCTGAACTACTATCGCTGCTTGAGTAACTTGAACCACTGTCACTTGAGCTTGAGTAGCTTGAGCCGCTATCCGAACTACCACCGAATGAGTAGCTGCCTGGGCTTGATACGCTCGGACTACGTTCTGGCTCACTGTAACTCGGCTCAGGTGCAGAGTAGCTTGGTTCTGAGCGTGTTTCACGTACCGGTTCATCGCGTTCATACAGACCGACCGGGTCAGTAATCGGATTTAACGGGTGCAGCGGGTTCGTGATGATGTCATCGTCGTCACGTCGCGTACGAGAACGTGATGGTGCGCTATGTCGAGAAGAACTCGCAGGTCGTGATGGAGCTTTAGGCTTCATACGAGAAGCACCGTTACTCATTGCGCTGATTGATTCGAGTTGTTCACGTGTGCGATTAGCCGCAGCTTCACGCATTGACAATGCATTCGCAGCTTCTTCTTTTTGCTTGGTACGAGCACGTACGATCAGTGTTACTACGAGTGCTACAAATGCAATTGCAGCGATTGTGATTAATACTTCAGTCATAATTTTGCCTTAAAAGTTACCTGGTTGTACTTGGAACACTTCAACACCTACTTCACGTAGAGTATTGACTACTTGATCACGATCATCGAACATCACGATAGGACGACGATAACCACGTTTTGCTAATTCTAGTAGCAATTCTAGTTTGATTACCCAGTCTGGGCGTGAATCGCCTTTACCACGCATGACCAAGTCAAACCCACTTGAATACGCGAATGGCATATGCTTCAATAGCCAACGGCGTGTATGCTCTTCACAAACACCATCACGACCGCTCATGAAAATGATTGGATAGTGGGCGCTTAGAAGATCTAGCATTTCGATTACGGTGTCACGCGGTGAGTCTTCTTCAACACGTAGCCATTCAAATGGGCTACGACGACCTTTAACACCTTTGTGCATTTCAGCAACTGTGCCGTCGATGTCAGACAATACGCACAACTCAGTACCTGCTTCCCAAAGAGGCTCAAGCAGTGATTTGAAGTGCGCGATAATCAAATCGCGGTTGTTTTTGTGGTAGTTCTGGAACATAGTTGTTAGAACTTTACCACCAACTGACATTTCACGAGCTTTATCGCGTGCAAATGCTTCATCGAAAGAGATATGAAACAACTTCTCTTCGTATTCAGCACCAAGCTGTTTAGCGATATTACGCCACTCTTCACGACGCTCTGGCACAAGGTTAGTATCAGAGATTACAACGTCTTTACCAGAACGTAGGGCAAGCATAGCTTTGTCTTTGTTGACTTTCGTCACAAGTTCTTCGTTCTGCTTCTTGAAGCTGTATTCGCCCCACTTGAAAGGACCGAACAGTTCTTGACGAGTGTCGTCGCGATTGACATTTACTGCTTTTCCGTTTGCACAGAATTTCTCAGCCCACGTAGTTTTGCCGGACGCAGGCACACCGACGGTTACAATCAGTTTCATTAAGCTTTTCTCACTTGTTTGTTTTAAAGATGGTGACTTCAGCGACTGTCAGTAGTTGATCAATACGTGTACCAGTCAAATTATCGTAATCGTCGAACTCAGTGCGTGCAGACTTCACAACAGCGTTGTCAGAAGCGTGCTTTTCGAGTTCAGCGAGTAGACTTTCAATTTGAAAAGCACTACATGCACCATACTGTTCGTATTGAGTACGCGCTTCGTTTGTTGCATCAATAAGTTCGTTCATCTTACAGCCCTTTTGTGTTTAAGTAAACGTCATTTACGTATTCAATTGCTTCTTTCTTCGTTTTGAAGTCATCAGCGACAACTAACAATTTGAAGTCGTTGTCTTTAGACGTAGCACGAAGAACCCATTTCTTGTCGAATCGACCGCGAGTGATACGCAGCTTGTTGTGAGTTTCACCTGTTACGTTGTTGTAAAAGTTACGCTCATTCAAGTCGTCGCTTTTAAGCGCGTCAACTGAATCATATGCCCATAGTGGAGATTGATTGTCAGGTACAAGATTTCTGCGTTTGAATTGAATCATAATATGCTCTCTTTGTTAGTCGATGTCGTTTCGATAAAGCTATAATACGAGAAAAGGGCTGCCGAAGCAACCCTTTTCTTTAATTATTTTCAACTTTTTTCTGAATGTTCGGATCTTGCTCTTTATACAGTCGAATAACTTCAAGCAAATCTTGGTTATATGACTTGTACGAGTGCATCCATTTCGCGAAATCTAGCCACTCGTCGTACTCAAACCCCACGTAAGCTGTATTAGCTTTGATAGTGTCCGTCGTAATGACCAATATTTTAACACCGGGATTTGGCGGCGGGGTCGGTATGTTCGGATGAACGATTTCATTCTTTGGCGGCTCTGGTACTGGCTCTTTTGGTGTACCGATACACCCAACCAGCGTTAAGCATAGAGCAATAGCTATGATTTTATTGACCATTACGCACCTCATCAAAGAACTTATCAAGAGCCTTCTGCTCTTTAATCTGAACTAGACCTGGCTTTTTAAACACGATGTCTTGACGTGACTTATACGTGTCTATAGTTGCGGTTAGTTCGTCTAGATCTTTCTGAAGTTTGCTTCGATACTGCTCTTGCTCGTTGTAAACTGAACGCCAGTTCTCGATTGTGTGGTCTTTGCTTTCAACAGTCGCGTGCAAGCGTTCATTATCACCGGTCAGTCGTTCGACTTCAGCAATTTGAGTGACTAGTTCTTTCTCAAGACTAACATTCTCATACTTCAGATAACCAATAGACCCAATGAACACAGCAGCAATAGCCAATAGCACATAGATTTTGTATTGTGCGAACATGATATTACTCCCATATTATTCATACGGGAGTATTTATCACTGGTAGAAGACAGGACTGAACGTCTGTGTGAAGACATTCACGTAAAACGTAGACACGATACCATCTTTGTCCATTATTTGAACATCAATGCCTTGAATAGTGTCTGTTTTAGAAGGGCCCGCATACACGATTCGACCACCGCGAGTTTTCGGGTCGTCATCTAATCGTTTTTGCAGCTCTGGTAGGAAATATTTGTTGAATTTTTCTATGAACTCTTGTGGGTTGCCGACTCGCATCGGCTCCCCGTTTTGAAATACAAAGTGGTGCATTTATGCCTCATTCAGATACTTCTCAGGAATGAGTAGTTCTGGTCGCTTCAGATACGCACCGACTAAAGCTTCGTACACGCCTTCGACGGTTTTCTTCTGATACGCGATCATTGCTACGCCAAATTCCCACGGTTTAAGTGCTTTCTGACCTGCGATTGCATAATCTTTGCGCGACATATGTCGATTTTTCACGTAAAACTGACTTACAGCGTGGAACGATGCAGATACAGTCTTCGATACGTGAGAATCGAACTCACGAATGCGGTCGATTGTCGGCTTGTCGTCGGCAAACAGCGCGTACAGGTCATCGTGATTATTGTTCAAGATAGTTGTCACCAACTTCTTCGGAACGTTCACAGAGTCTTTTTGCGAGTGCAGATCGACATACCACTGAGTCTTGATTTTCACCGATTGACCGTTTGCTAGGCGCAAGATCATGCCTTCGATGCCTTTAGTCGCACGCAATTTCTCAACGAAATCGTCTACGTGTGCAGTTTCAGGGTCATACTCATCGACTAACCACTTCTTGACACGCATCAACGCAGGTAGCGGGATGTCGTCAAAGCTCACGTAATCACCTGTTTCGTTGTCACGAATATTCAAGATGACCAGCTTCGCTTCTGGATACTCAAGAACAATACGGTTATTTGGCGCGCACCATTCCATGTTGACTGTACAACCTGCTTGAGTTAAGTCGTCACAGAATTCCCACAAGTCGCGATTCTCTGGCAATTTGATGTAGCGATTCGCTGCAACGGCTTGCTCAGAGAAGATGCTTGTTTTTGACTTCAGCGCGAAGTTCTCACCAGTCAGATACGTACTGATTAAAGAACCATCAGCTTTGTCCATTAGCTGAACAGTAGTCGTCAAGTCAAGATCCATCGTAAAGGGATTCTCGTTCAGATTGAAGAACTTCTCCATCGGGCGAGACACGATACGAACCATCTTATCTTGTTCGTCAAGCTGGAACATGATACCACGCGCTTCAAGAGCACCCGGCAGCAGCCAGTCAGAGTACGACGCAATGTGATAGCTAAACACGCGAAGTTTCTCACCGAGCGGTGAAATGTGATCAGCAAAGAAGAACTTGCCTTCGGCGTCTTCGGTCAGTGTCATCAAATGATTGTATAGTTCTTGTGTAGTCATTGTCTTTTCCTCTCAAAATAGTCTTTTAACAGTGTACACGAGTTCATGCACACTGTCAACGTCTTATTTCAAGATTTCTGTGATTATTTCTCTGACCTTAGTCAGGTCAAGGCAAACACGAGGTGGAACAATCATCCCGTGAATCGACGGCTCTTCATTTTTCAACGTGATTGACAGAACATTGTTCTCTGCATCTACGTACCAAGATGAAATGTCGAGGTGAATATCATTCTCGTATTTCACGTAATTAATCGCAGTCGTGTTCCAATCCTCATGCCAATTTCTCGAAGTCGGAAAGTGGTCACGACACACGTCGCCAATCTCAGGGCGCATTTCTGCGCCCCCGATTGCAAATTTATCTACATTAGCCAAAGAAACTCTCCAATGTGATAGTTTTCTTGTAGTCGAACTTGATTGCTTCAGAAATCGCGCTCAACGGTTTGATGAACTTATCTTCATACAGACGATTGTAATCAACGTGATCAATCAAGTATGAGATTGCTTCAGGCAGTTTGCCACCAGACGGGTAAGCAATACGGTCAATACCGTGCTTGTTTCGAGTCAAGAACACAACAGCGATTTTGTCACCCTCGTTGATCTTGTCGAACCCGTGCTCTTCAGCAAGCTTGTTGTAGTACAGCGCGCCTTTCACGTGACCTGGGCATCCCTTACCTGGATTGCCTTTATCATCAGAGTATTTGTTCATGTTGTTTGCACTAGATACAAATGACACTTCTTGATACGGAGCTGCCTTGAACTCTTTCTCATACCCCTTTACAAATTCTTGAAGCTTCGCTTCGCCTTCTTGCAGAATCAATCGAATTGCTTCTTTAAGACCTTTTTGGCAAAGTGGTGGTGTTGAACTACGTTGAGTCTCAATACCCATGATTTTCAGCTTCGGTTTACGAATGCCTTCGTTATCTTGTACGTCAAGTGCATAACGCTTTTTCGCGATAAAGAAGCCAGTACGTGCCAGTACCTCACGATCCATGAACATTTGACGCTCGTACGTGTTCATGTACTTGTGAAGTGCTTCGTATGACGGGTTGATAACTTTCGTTTCAACAGTCTCACATACTTTAGCGAATTTGTCTGTGTAGTCGTCACCCTCAAGCTTGTTGATGCCTGTCAGTTCAAGCAACGGATCGAAGTTAACGTAGATTGAGTCGGTATCACCGTAAATCACGTAGTCTTTGTCAGTTGTCTTACAAACTTTGTTCAACCAAATGTTCACATCACGCGCTACCCACTTGATTGCAAGCTGACCATAAGCTGTTACTGCTTCAGCGTTACGCAAGTCATAGAATCGGAAGTATTCGTTACCTAACGCACCATAGAGTGAGTTGATAAGAATCTTACGAGCCATTTGCTGTACGTCGTAGATCTTCGCTTGATGTTTCGCTTCTTCATACGCTGCACGCAGTTCAGGCGTTTCACCTTGTTCATCCATCTGTTTCTGGATGTCGATTGCTTGTTGCTCGTATTCGAATGCTTTCTTCTTATTCGCTTTACGCTGGAAGAAAACTTTCTCAATTTCAACTGGAATCACGCCGCGTACGTCTTTGCGATACTGCATACCGTTCGCGCTGTTTGATAACTCATCAGCAGGGAACGTGATCAACCCTTCAACAATCTTGTCGATACGATCTTCAAGAGACCCTTCGTAGTCAAGCTGACCAACGATTGTTTCTGGTGAAATGTTACATTCGCGAATAATCGACGGGTATAGTGATGTCAAGTCGAATGAGCCAATTCCACGATGATAACCCACTTGAGGCGCTTTAACAAACGCACCCATGAATCGTCCACCTTCGTGTGAACGCATCATCGGAACAACCTTCTTCTCAGCTTTCAAGCTGTTAAAGATGATTGCATCCCACGGTTTGATTGTGCCTAATACCGTTTGATAGTTGATACCAGCATAGTACGCTAGAGAGATAGTCAAAAGCATTAGCTGAAGCTTCTCATCTAGGCGCTTAACCAAGTTAACGTCTTGAATCTGGTAGTCAATGAAGTTCTGATAATCTTGCTCATAGAACTCAAGGTAGTTAGCTTGCTCGAACTCGACCTTTTTCTCATCAAGCTCAACTTCACCGATGTAATCTAGACGATATGATGGTCGTGTCACATATGTGAATTTCTTGTAAAGTTGAAGATAATCGAGTTCAGATACGCCGAGAATATTCACTTTACATATTTCTTGACCGTAATCGTTGACTGTAGTTGATACTTGAACTTTACCCCATGGTGACAAGCTGTTCATCACTTTCTCGCCAAACAGATTCTTGTATCGGTTGACGATGTACGGCATATCGAACGATTCAATGTTCCAACCTGTTACGATTGCTGGTGTTTTCTCACGCCAGAATTGAAGATACTTAACAAGTAGCTCTTTTTCTGTAGCACATCGAATGTAAACAGTCTTTTCTAGAAGCTCTGGCTTAACGATGCTGCTTTCGCGTTTCCACTCAGTGTTTGACGGGATACCGTAAACGTAGAATTTATCGTCGATGTTGTCATAGTGACCAATTGACGTGATTGGCACTGGCGCATGTGCTGCTTCAGGGAACTCCACAGACGGAGTTTCAATATCTATGTTAGCAATGCGAATGCGAGACATATCGAATTCACGCTGCTTATACACATCTGAGATATACGTAACGATGAAATCATCCATACCAAGCACTTCGTTGAACTGCTTCGTTTCTTTGATGTACTTACTCGCTTCGCCCATTGTGTCAAACATCTTAGGGCGACAGTTGCGACCGTAAATGTCTTTGTATCCAGTTTCTTCATTGCAGTGAATGAACAACGTCGGTTCGTATTTCACTTTGCGCATATGCTCAAAACCGTCGTCGTCGATGTAGCGTTCGCAAAGATTAGAGCCGATTCGTTCAATTGATGTATAGATTGTCATGTTATTCCTTCACAAGTTGTTACGTGCTGTTATGCTATCAGAGAAAAATGCAGTTCTAAACTACCATTTCCCTAAAAAGTGCAAATCGTCGATTAGCCAGGCTTTAAACTCGCCTTTTTTGTTTTTGTATTCGCGAAACGCAGGTATTTTGATGTCAATCGGGTCGTCTTTTGCAAAATAAACCGAGCGTGTTTCTTCATCACCGAACACATAGAAAATACCATCAAATCCCATGTGGCGAACTGCGTCGCGATACTCTTGAACTTTGTAGGTGTCGATTACGCCATATAATTTACCATCAGTGTGTCGGTAAAAGCGTTTCTTGCATTTGATTTCTACGCAGAATTGTTTGCCTTTTGTGAAAACAAACACGTCAGGTAGCATAAAGCTTGCGGATGTGTCTTGACAGTACATGAGGCGTTGACCGCGCTTATGTTTCTGGTCTGTTTTGGATGTTGCCGTATTGATTAGCATTGCGTCTGGGTCAGCGTGACAGAACACTCTTGCTATCTTAGGCTCAACAGCAGCTTCGAATTCGCCGCCGAATTGTAGTAGTTCTTGAAAACGTTCGTTGTTCATAGTGTATTCCTCAAATAAAAGGGGCGAATGCCCCTTATTCATTAAAACCAGTCTTCTTCTCTGCGCATATTAGCCACCGATTTTGTATTTGTACCTTAGATTCCAGTTTTTAGAATCGCGGAACGAAATTACGCGGAACTTATTGTCACCAGTGAATTCATGTGACTCAGGATGAGCAATCTTACACAAGTTCCAATCTTCGAGTAACTTGGCGATGTTGTTGCGTCGTTCAATGTCTTCAGCAGTGATTTCCACACAACGACCGTCAAGTGCTAAAAGCTCTTTGAAGTGTACCAGAAAGTAAACGCCACGCTTCTGAAGAATATGACATGACTGGTACAGAGTGTTTGTTTTGTTATTGGCGATGCCAATTCGCGTTAGAGTCTCGCGAATCTTTAGAAAGGCATCGTCATCCGGTAATTGAATTTCAAGTTTGTTAATAATGTCCATGATTAATCTCAACAGCATAATAAAAACATATTTATTAGCGTGTTAAGCCCCCTGTTCGGGATTCAAACCATGTAGTCAACTGCTCAAGCTCATCAGCGGTCAGACGATGAAGCACATCAATAGCTTTTTGCTTGTTGATTTGATAGATTTCCATGATCATATCAACTGCTTCGTATTTCGTTTCTTTCGCCCACGAGTTGTATCGCTTACCTTTTCGAACTGCATGATAATAGTAATCATATTGCATATCAGGTGGCAGTTTACTACCGACTTGATCCATGATGTACGCATGAACCACTGTGTCGATGCCATTCGACATGCCGCGATTCACCATGAATGCTTGATATTGACTCTTCACATCATCGTTCATGATGTAGTCTTTCATGTACAAGCTATTGAGAAAGTCAAATGGCGAGAGTTTTTTGACTTTCGCCGCCTTCATTTCAGCTTCGAACTCAGCCTGTTCGTTCTGCGCTGCTTTCTCAGCTTCTTCACCTTTCGCGAGTAGTTCAAAAATGTCCATCAAACCCCCTTATGCGAAAGTACATTCAAGCATGATCTGAACCAATGTGTACGCTAGTAGAATTTCAGTATCGACACATGTGGTCGCGTTGTTGTTCGCTTCACCGACAATTTGAATGAAGACAGGGATGCTATTGCCGTCCAAATGCGTGTATGCTGCTTTGTAAAGATTATGCAGAAACGATGCAATGTCACCAGAGTATTTCGGAATCAAACTACGCACAGTTTTGAAGTCTTTCGATTTCAATGCGTCGAGCATTTCAGAAATATCGTCATTTGCGGTGATTTCAGACAGAATACCTTCGTCAATCACGCCGTTTCGTGCGTAGTTTTGCAATGAAACGATGGTTTTGCGATTATCTGGGTAGTTACGCTTCACAAGCTCTTTGAGAACAGCAGCGTTAGTAACCGATACACCTTCTTGTTTACAGATTTGCATAGAGCGAACAATCATTTGCTTAACGCAAGATAGCTGTTCTTCTTTGTTGTACACGAATTCAAATTCTTGCAGACGTGAACGAATCGGTGTCAAGATTTTCTGAGCATAGTTACACGTTAGAACGAATCGAACGTTTTTGCTGTACTGTTCAATCAAACCACGTAGAGCTTTTTGAGCGTCTGGAGTTAAGTTGTCTGCCTCATCGAGAATAACCGCTTTTGGATTACCAGAGAATGAAACAGTTGAGCAAAATGCCGGTAAGTCGTTTTGAACAAGACCAATACCACGGCTTGATGATGCGTTAACAAATAGAACTTCATAACCCATATCTGCAAGTACTGCACGAGCAACAGTCGTTTTACCAGTACCCGGTGAAGAGCTACATAGCAGCATGTTTGGGATTTGATTGTCGTCTACCATTTTCTGAAACAGTTTACGAACACGTTCAGGCAGTACACAATCTTTGATTGATTGCGGACGGTATTTTTGTTCCCAAAGAAGTTCATTTGCTACTGATTGAATTGCCATTTAGTCGTTTCCCATAATAAAATATTCAAAAAAAGGGGCTGTTACGCCCCGTAACTTACAAAATCTAGCTCTTACAGTGCTTCAGTTGCAATGAAGTACTCAAGTGAAAGACCAAGGAATCGAGAAATACCCGCTGGGTGAATCGAAACTTTGTAGTCTTGGTCGACAATGTTCAAACGCTCTGATTTGAAGAAGAATTTGAATTCAGTGTCAACATCAGCTTCGCCAACGTTGATTTCGAACGTGTGCTTGCTGGAACCTTGTGCGTCAGTAGCTGACAGCGTGATTGCAGTGCTACCCGCTTCAGTGCGTACACAAATGTCAGACAGACCAAGAGTCGCAGACGCTTTCTTAACGCGCTGTAGATCTTCACCTTTAAGGTCGAATTCAGCACCGCCGTCTAGTTCAGTTGGGAAGTTCACTTTTTCAGGAGCTTCGGTCACGAACTCAGCGTTTGCGTATTGGAAAGTCAGCTTAGTGCCACCGTCGCCAGTAACAACAACGAATTTTTCTTGGAAATCAAGTTCAGCATTGTCAAGAAGATTCAATGCGCTCAGAAACTCACCCAGATCGTACACTGCGAATTCTACAGGGAACGAATCTTCGATGTCAGCATAAGCGATTTGCTTGTTCAAGTTGTCTTGAGTTCGAATACGTGAACCAGCATGAATAACCATACCGTTGTTGATGCCTGCAAAGTTCTTCAGTACTTCGATTGTAGATTTGTTAAGTTTCATTCTTTTACCTTCAAAATTATGATATAGTCTTCAATTACAGTTTAAAGCCACGTTCAGTATATTCAAAGTTATACTCGTAAGCTGTAAAGTAGTCGTCAATCCCAGAAGTGATTTTCTGCCAACGTTCTTGACCAAACGCTTCAAGCAGTTGAGTTTCAGGGAGAATTTTTTCTTGGCCAGTGAAGCTGTCAATGATGACCCAGTGCTTTATCTCTGGCATTGATAAGTGATTGTCTAAGTTCATGTGTATTTCCTCAATAGCTGCGCTCATATTAGCACAGCTATTTATCGGTCTAAACACTATTGAATGAAGAAAAACGCAGTTTTCTTGTTAAACTCACGATGCAAAATATGCATCAGTTCATCTACTTTCGTAGATACACCGCGAATGCGTTGTTCAGCAAACGAATATGTGTCAAACAAGATGATGTCTGGCATGTTCGCGTTGCCACGACCTACAAATGCGTTGTGATAGAATCCATCACGCACGATCTTATCATAAGTCGTTGCCATATCATGATTCCAACCACGGCGATTCATTGCGCGATTTGCTTCGTTGTAATAGACTTCAAGGACGTTGTAGCCTTCACGACGTAGACGTTCTGCCGCCTTTACCATCGAAGTTGTGTGACCAGTTGCACGACCGAGCATAAAGCGCCCGATCTTAGTTTCTGGACAGTCTGGGTGTGCGTCGTTAAGTAGAAGATACTTACACATCGTGTAAATATCCTCACTGTAATCGACCGTCATCGGTACGAGTTTCATTTGACCTCTCTTGTGAAGTTGCCTTTTTTCGCAAATTTAATATGCTTATCAAACATGCTTTGTTCGTGCTTCTCGCTGTGTGAGATAATAAACACGTTGTCTTTAATGCTGCTTAGAATCTGGTTGATAGAATCAACACCGTCAGAGTCAGCCGCTGAATCAAATACCTCATCAAGAACCAACAAGTTAGTCATTGAGCCAGTACGTGCGCTAACCAAATCACGGAAAGCAAACAGCAATGCCAAGTCGATACGACAACGCTCACCTTGAGAGAATGACGTGTAACTAAAGTCATCACGACCACGAGATTTGATAGTCTCGTTGAATTCTTCATCGAGCACGAAGTTGTAGTTCGCATTCATGGTCTTCAAGTAATCATTGATGTACTTGTTGATCATCGGGATGTATTGGCGAACAATCATTGATTTCACACCGTCATCTTTCAACAGCGTGCCGACAATGGTACGACAATGCTTAGTCTGCATGTCAGTTTGTAAGCCTTTCTTAACATCACGAACTTCAGCCGTCAATTTCTTGATTAAGTCCGTACGATCTTCAGTTGCAGCTTTTGCTTTAACATCAGCAATATCTGATTCAACCGTTGCGATCTTGGACGTCAGGTTCTTTTCATCAGCCAAAATCTTCGCTAGATCAGCTTGATATTTGCCAATGTTTTCAGTCAGCGTTTCACGCTCACTCGCACCTTTCTTCGTCAACTCAGCATTAATCGTCGCATGTTGCGATACAAGTTCAGAACGAGCTTTCGATTGCGTATTGCGCAATAGAGAAAGAGCCTCATTGAATGTGCTTGTTAAGCTCGACATTGCTTCACGCTGCGCATCTACGACTCGCATACGTTCAGTTGATTGCGTTTTAATGAGCGTAGAACGCTCTGTACGCTGTTTTTCTTCTAAAGCTGAACGTTCACTAGCGCGAGTGCTAAGATACTCACTACGTGCTTTAGATTGCGCTTGCGCTGCACGTATCTTCTCAGCCAGAACTTTCGTTTCTTCAGTCAGCGTTGCGATCTGTGCGTCTGCCATATCAATGACACTTTGCGCAAAATCAGACGAGATTGTTTGCTTACACGTCGAACACTCGCAGTCACCGTTCTTCTCAAAGAATTCTTTATTCTCTTTGAGTTTCGTGATTTCTTTCTTGTTGCTCAAAACCGTAGAGGTGTCAGCAGCAATCTCATCAGCATCCGGTGCTTCCGGCGTGTTCAGTTTAGTCTCAGCGTCAAAATCAATTAGAGCCTGTGAATGATCTTTATCGAGATCTAACACCGCCTGTTCATTGAGTTCATCAATGACGTTCTGCTCACTCGTTTGCTTGGCTTTTAGCGCGTCGATTTCAGCTTTTTGTTCAGCTTCAATCTTTTCGATGTTTGCTTGATGTTCAGCATCAAGTGCAATCAGTTCAGTTGCTTGCTCTTCTTCAGCCGCAGACAACTCGAATGCCAATTTTTCTTTCAAGTCACGCAATTTCTTGCTATCTTCGCTGATCTGCGATTCAAGTTGAGAAATTTCGAATGAAAGTGGTGCGAGTTCAGCTTCAGCTTCTGATTTACGTGCTTCAAGCTGTGCCAAATCGCCGTCGCGATTATCTTGCTGTTCTTTTTGGAACTGAATGTGCAACTTCAATTCGCCCATTCGACGTTCGATATCCGCTTCGGTGTCTTTGATCTGCTCATTGAGTTGCTTCAGTGCGACTTTGTTTAACGCTGCCATGTCACTGAAAATACCAATATCAAGCAAGTCTTCGACGATTTCACGACGTTTCGCAGCCGGAAGCAACATAAACGGCGTGTAACCCGCAGTGCCGAGAACAGCGATTTGCTTAAACGTGCTCAGATTCATCTTCAAGATGTTCTTTTCAAGCATGTCTTGGTAATCAGCAACCGCGGCTTCTTGCGGAATCAGTTCATCGTCTTTGTAAATCTCGAACTTGTTTGGTTTGATACCGCGAACAATCTTGTACACGTGCTTATTGTCTTGAAACGTAATTTCAACCAATAGCTTTTTCTTGTTCACAGCATTGACAATCTGTGTTTTCTTGATGTTACGGAATGGTTTTCCATACAGTGCGAAACAGATTGCCTCGATGTACGTTGATTTACCAGCACCATTCGTGCCAGTAATCAACGTTTTGTTAAATTCGTCTAGCTTAATCGTAATCGGCGTATTACCAACCGACATGATATTGCTATACGTCACTTCTTTGAACTTAATCATTCGCTATTTCATCCCATCGGTCAATTGCTTCTTCTTTTGTAGCACCATAGACTACTAGACTATGTTCAACAAAAGGTGGAGTGCGCTGATCATCGTCGTCATTGTCACACTCAACAATCCAAGCTGTGAATGAACAACCATTCGCCATTACTGGCGACTTATGAATGAACGGGAGTTTACCGCATATTTTACAAGGACTAACCAAATCACGTTCCATCACGCATTCTCCTGAGCTTCAGCACGAAGCGCCGAGAAGATTGCTTTGACTTTTGACTTGACTTCAGTCGATTCGTCTAGAGTATCTGCATATTCAGCAACATAATCATCAATATCTTTAATAGATTTGATGTCATCTGCTACGTCTTTTTTGATGTCTAGCTCATCGAGAGTCTGACACGCATGTGCAATTTGCGCAATGCGATCTTCGACTACATCAAAAGAGATTTCACGCTTGTCACTTGAACGACGTTCAACGATAATCTTGACGTTGCGATTTTCATATGACGGGATTGTTTTCGCGTCAAACGTTTCAGCGTCAAAATACAGCTTGGTGTGCCAACAATCGGGGTTCTCAATGAACTCCATTTCGTGTGTTTCAGTATCAAACAACCAAAAACCACGTTTATCATCAGCATCTGCAAGAGTCAATGTATACGGCGTACCGAGATACTTGATATTGCCCGCTTCAGACTGAGTATGAAAGTGTCCAGACCAAACTTGTTTGTATTTCTTCAAGAAACCAGCATCAAGACAGCCAGTTGCTTTTTGACCTTTATGAAATTCAAACCCGTTCAACTCAAAGTGACCGACACAGTATTCAGACGTTGAATTTTTAATGAATTCGTCGATTTCGACTGCATTTTCTTTACAAATCCACGGAATTATGTCAATTTTAACACCATCAAACTCAACAGTCGTCGGGTGCTCGTAGATTGTAACGTCTGGTACAACGCTCAATACTTCATACGGAGTATTCGGTACAATGCATTCACGCAAGTGCATGTCATGGTTACCCACTAGAACGTGTGTATTGTGACCTTTCAACATGCCATTCAGATACGTTCGCTGAAACATCAGTGTTTCTTGCGTTGCTCCTCGACGTACGTCAAACCAGTCACCGAGTTGAATTATTTCTTTTACACCGCGCTCTTCTAGTTCTGCGAACATAAAGTCGAAGAACTTGCGCTGGTAATTTTGTACCCACATGTCGTCATCTTTGATGCCGATATGTAAGTCACCTAGCAATGCTACTTTCATTTGTTCTCACTCGTAAGATAAGTCACAACCGAAAACCAGTCAGGGAATTCGTCTGTGCCAAAGTGAATGTGTTCGCCCATGAACTCACCTGCACCGTTTTTCGTGCGGTCGTCGATGAGATAATGACCGAAGTTTAACTGCTTGTGATGTGACAAGATCAGTCGCTTGTAAGCACCTTTGCCTAAGTAGCGTTCAACCCACAGACGCTTATCTTGCCATGACCCAGGATTATCCCACGGGGCGGTAGACAGTATATAGCAATCAAAGTGTTTGTTCAACACTTCAAATGCAGCAATCGCACCTTTCATCGGCTTCATATGAGCGAAAATACCCGGACATTCGTCATATCGACCCTCATACTGATTCTTTTCCCAGATAGAAAGAGAATCTATTCCACTCTGAAAGTCGACCAGCACGTTGTCCATGTCAATGTATACGATAGGCTTGTCTGTTTTCTTCGCACGAGCAATCGCACGAATCATTAATTTAACTACATTCATCAGCTTCATTCTGCAAATGTTCCCGAATCACTGTCAATCGGCTACAGAATTCTTGTACAGTTAAAACCGTCTCTGCCTGCTTCTTACGCCCGATTGAATGTGTAAGGGTAGCTTTACCGGTAGCAAGCAGTGCCTTTTGAAATTTGACGTTCTGAGCTAATGCAGCGTATGCGTCATCGAGCAACGTTTGATACCCAACCGAAGCACGCTGAATCGGCTCACCTTGCCAATAAAGTGTCTGAGTGCGTTGCCAATTTTTCTTTGAACCGCGTGCTTTAGCAACTTTACCCACGAGTTTGCAGACTTCACGTTGCATTTCTGGGTTTTTGAACTTCAACGACTGAAGAAACCCTTCCATAGAAGCACACTCAACACCACGCACAACGAATGCGTGAGGCGCAAAGTTTGACAGCGCACTGGCTGGATAACCAGCGCCTGATTTAATGTCCATTATTGACCTGCTTTCGCTTCTGCAAATGAGCGTGCGATTGTTAGTACTTGCTCACGACTCGTTTCCCATAGCGTTTCAAGTACATCGTCACCCACGGTCTGACCAGTAATAGAACGAAGTTTGCCGATTGCGTAGACGTAACCCGCTTTGTTACCTTCGATTAGACACTTTTCAGCATGTTTACGCAGACGTTTAATCTCACGCGAGTTTTTCTTGATACGACGATGTGCTTCTTTCTCAACAAGCGCACGACGTTGAGCTTGCAGTTCATCAAGATAGTCAAGAACTTCTTGATCTTCGACTACATCAACAATTTCGTCGTCTTTGAGTAAATCTGGCTTCTCTTGCATTACTGCTCCTTATTGTCGACCGAAGATAAATGATCGATAATGAATTGAAATTGTGTTTCAGTTGTGAATGGTAGAATTCTACCGTTATTTTGAGCGTGACGTTTCAGTTCATGTCGATCTTCAGCAATCAACAGCGTATCGAGATTGTGCTCGACTTCTTGAAAATCTGTGTACATCACATCAATATTCAAGTGCTTGCCAATTGCATCAAACCACGCACGTTGCTGTTCAGCAATAACTTCTACTTTGCTCAGTACGGCGATGAAGGGAATTTTTTGATTCAAGAGAAAATCAAGTACAGCAGTCGATGGAAGACGTTCGTATAGCTTGACTTCAACAGCTTTGTTAAGCACATTGTCACGCTCTTTTTTCTCAAGTTTATCAACTTGAGGCGCGCCAGCCATTGCAAAGCCGAGAGTGTCATCAGAAAGGATGTTGCTTGTTTCAATGTAGATCATAATATTTCCTTCAATGTTTGATTATTATAGGATGAGATAAACCGATGTTAAACACGTTCTTTAATCTTTCTAACATGTTCACTTAGTGCGTCACCGAACATTTGCTCAAGAACTTCAAGCGTCATATTGTACGGCACAACAACTTCGATTTCGTTCATCTTGATTAGAACGTTTTCATCGTTTTCAACAAAAGTTAGATCTTCATCAGGGATGATCATGAATTCTTGTGACCAGAATGCAAGCGAAGTAGCAGGGCAATCTAGCATTTCGCGAACTGTATTATTGCGTAGGTATTCAGTAATCATCATAACGTTCTCTCTTTGTATCTCGTTTCGATGTAGCTATAATACGCAAAAAGGGTTGCCGAAGCAACCCTTTTATTCAAATAAATTAAAATTATTTTGTCCACACTACCGAAGCACCTGAACCAGATTTCTTGTAACCGTATTTCGATAGGTCTGGAATACGTTGGAAACTGTCTTTAGCTGTTACAACTCCACGGGTTGCAATCTCTTTAGCCAATTCTTTCGTCCCACCGTTCGCGACAATCTGACCGTAAATCTCTGGATATTCTTGAGCAATGAATTGCATCATTACGTCATTCTTGCTCTTACCGCTGATTACGTTGAATACAGTCTGAGTGATGTCAGTACCGCGTGTAATATGGAACACTTTACCGCGTGTACGAGACTCAACATCACGGATGATTTCTGCTTCGATTTCTTCAGGAACAACGTTCAATACGTATGACGTGAAGCCGGTATCGAATGTCTCACCATTTGGGATAGTTAAGCTAACTGCGTTCCAACCATCAGCCGATGTCCCATTGAATTTGTCGTATGCGTAAGTGCGAATGCCTTCACTGCGAAGAAATTCAGCATTACGACCGTATTTGCCCGCGCCGTAGTCAAGTGCTGTTCCGCCAGGCACGAACATGCCTGACTTGAACAATTTAACCAATGCAGCAACTTCTTTGCCGCGAATCGACGTAGCCGCTGAACTGTATTTCTGAACTTCAGCTAAAAAATTACAAAATTGTTTCATGATTCACCTTATTTGATGTCGATATTGATTAGGTAATTGGTTGCATTCACTTTGAATTCAATCAAAGTCCCGTCCACTGATACATCAACACCATCAGAAACAATGCTTTCCATCATAGAGTATAGCGTTTCTTGGTCAAGCATTGATTCAGAGAATGATTGTCCGATTTTGAACGTACTGAACTGATCATTAGCAAGCGCACGAATTAGACCGTCAACATCATCAACCATTTCGGTCACAGGACGTAGGCTTGACATAATATTCGGGTGAAATACGCGATTACTAGCAGATTCAGTAACAAATGCAGTCACAGTCTGGCGCTCTGGCGTAACACAGCCGTCGAATTTCATCATTGATTCAGCAAATGATTTACAATCAAAGCGAGTCATGCCTTTGCTTTCCATCATTGCGATCATATCAAGAAGAGGATAACCTGCTTCAGATAGCTCGACTCGATATTCTTCACAAACACGACCAGCACGCATTGCGTGTTCAGCGTTTGTTAGAACGATGCTTGTATTGTTGTGCTTCAGTTTCCAACCGTTATCGAAGTAAGCTTCTTTAACATCAACAAGATTTTGCCACGCAGTCGAAGATAGCGGAGCTACTGTAATCTCTTTTGTGAATGCGTTCTGAGCATGTTCAATCATGGTGATGTTCTGTTTCAGATCGTATGCCTTGAACCCTTCAAGCATTGGGAGACCAGTGTCTTCTTTACGCTCACGTGCATATGAAACTTCTTTCGCTTCTTTCACGATAAACTGATCCATGATCTTGCGGTTAAGTGCAGCTAGTGTCAGCGCATTTTTACCAGATTTAATCTTCAGTTCAGTGATTTCAGACAGTTCAGCCTTAGAATCAACCGATTCTACAGTCACATAAACGTCACCAAGCTCGATGTTTTCAGCCATTGAAAGAATCTCAGACGCTGAATTGTCGTCAATTGATAGAGATTCAATAACAAGCTTGTCAGAGTCAGCAAGATTGATTTTCATTTCACGCATCGGGAAAACAACGTGAATGTCACTTTTCTTGTAGCCTAGTTTCGTTGCTTCAGCTACAACTTGATCCAATGAACCGCCTTTAATCACGATGCTAGGAAGACGTGCTTCAGTACACATGATCATTGATTTGACTTGCTGTAGCTCATGAGCTGGCAGCGCCAAGAATTCGTTTTCCATAAGCAGGTTAACCGTGCTTACGTTCTCGCTCAGATTGATGTCGAAATGTTTCTCATCGACGTTTTTATCTTCAGCCAGTTTATTGTTCATGATAGATTTAAGCTCATTTGCCTTCTCCATCATGCCGATAGTTGTTTCAACGCCTTTGCCTTTGCTGAACTCAGTAGATGCAGTGCCTAGCTCAACAATAACTTGACCAAACTTAGGGTAGATTTTTCCACCCTGAGTTTGACGGCGATTTTCACTCAGAAATGAGTCAAAGTTACCTAACATGTTAATTCCTTAATCGTAAAATTTCTGTAAGTTAAGTGGTTCTTTCTGTTCATCTGGTTGAGCTTTAGCCGTTTTGCCAGACTCGTAAGAATTGACACGCTCTAACATTTGCTGAAGAAACTCGAAATCAGTCTCTTCGCCTTCAACTGTGTAGTTAGACGAATCACATAAGAATACTTTATATTTAATCGCTGTATCTTTTCTTTCTTTCTTAATGCGTTGCACGAACGCATTGAAACAGATACGAGTGATGTAAGCGTGTGGATTATTGTACTTATCAGTATCGAAATTTTTGATGTAACGCAAGCAATGTTCGATTGCGTCACCAATCATTTCTTCTTTCCACGTAGCAGTGTAACCACTAAAGTTGTAACGGCGAGACAGGTTCTCGCTAATCTTCATGATGCTAATCGCGACCACATCAGGTACTGGGATTGTCGCATCAGGATTCTTATTCATTTCGTCTTTCCATTCGCATAGTGATGCGTATAGAGCTTTATTATCTACATAATGATTTTTCATGTCACACCTTATACTGTTACTGCGTATGTGTATGAAAGCTTTGAGCTATTAGCAAGCGCACCTAAGTTCGACCAATCAATCTCAACTGCACCAGTCTGATTGTCTTCTAGTGGCGGAACAGTTAGTGCGTAACGAGCAATAACACCATACACAGGGTGGAATGATTTCGGGTCAGTGCCCTTGTATTGATAAGCAATCGCACCGTCATTCGCTTGGTCGAATTGATACGGGCTGAATACTAGACTTGAGATTTCATAATCACCCATGTCTTTCTTAACACCTACAGTCACGTAATCGCTTGTTGCGTATTTGTCGTGTACGATGTATAAACCAGACCATGCTTTGTAAACGTCCGATTCGCCAACTCGCTGTACAACACCACAACCAGTCAAATAACCGAAACATTTACCGCCCGCAACGACATATGTGCCTTTACAACCAGTTGTTTTTTCAATTTCAGACGCTGCTAGGTGTACTTTCGTATAAAGATCTTGACCTTTTTCAAAATCAGTATTACCCGTCAGAGTTAGTGCAGCACCAACAGTTGAAATGCTATTCAACGCACCGATAATCGACGTATTGATTTCATCAGCAATTTGGTCAGCTAGTGAGTCTACGATCACTGAATTACTAACACCAAGTGCTTGCATATCTTGCAGCGTTTCAAGAGAGATTTCAGTCTTCATTTTTGAAGATTCAACTTGAGCATACCAACGATCAAGTCTAAACCCAAATTGTGTCCAGCCGCTGCCGTCATCAGCTTCAGGTACAGCTTTAAAGCCGTAAGCAGTTGCAACGGGTTGCTTTGTTGGCTGTTCAGAAACGATTTCCGTGAAGATCAGCGGATATAGTCGTTTTTGAACAGTAACAATGTCTGGTAAACCGTTACTATTAGATACAGTCATTGTTTGATTCCTTTAATTTATTGCCGCATTTCAGCGGAGAGAATGTACGTAATTTCTTTTATTTATACGTCTGTTCATCAACCCATTTCTTCAATTCAGGCAGGTGACCGATGTATGTGTCACCATGCATAGCCAGAGGAACGCGAATATTGCGATTGCCACCAAGCTTTTGATGTAATTGGTCGATGTCAGTCTGTGACTGTAACTCGATTACAGTATACGGGACGTGTTTGAACTTACAGAGGGCGATAGCGTGACGACAACCGTCACAGTTAGGAATTGTGTATATCGTTATCATTTCATCACCTCGACGTGTATTATACGGCTGTCAAGGTGTTTGTTAAACAAATCTTACTAATACTTCTAATATTACTAAAAGCACTAATTCTACTAAGATGAGACGGAATTTTTCCGGCTCAAACCTAAAAAAGCCCCTTTCGGGGCTAAATGAGAGATTACAGGCTGTGTTTCTTTTTGAAAGTGTCTAGACGCTGTTCGATTGTGTGAGCTTCTAGTTCAATCATGATGTACCAGTCTTTGTATTTGCCACGCTGTTCGAAAGACACTGACTTACAACCTTTATGAGTAGTAGTCATCACGATTTCTGCGATTGCGTCACGAGCAGCTTGACCGCGTGCTGAAACTTTCTTAGCTTTAGGTGTTTCAGCTTTCTTAGCTTTAGGTGCAACTGGTTTTGATGCTTCAGCGTTATCAGCTTTCTTAGCTTCTAAATCAGCTTTGATAGCTTTGAACGTCGCTGAAGAAACACAACGAAGTTGACCTTCAGTTTCAGCTTTGCGACCTTTCAAGTATAGAGACTTGATGTGTACTGGTTGAAAACGCTTAGTCATGCGATCCATTTTTTGAACTACTTCTAGTTCACCTTGAGCGTTTTCGAAGAAAACAACGTACTTGCTGTCTACGGCTTCAGGATTTGAAACAGTTGAACAACGTTCAGCAGTACCACCTAGTTGACGATGCACACGCTTCCAGATAGCACCGTGACCACGTTCGTTGAAATCAGTGTACGCGATTGCGTGAGCCATTTCGTGAGTGATTGTGTTGATTTGCTCTTCTTTAGTACGAGCATTCAAGTACACTTCAGAAAGACGTAGTACTTTAGTACGGTAGTTACAGTCACCAAGTGCAGCTTTGCGAGTTGAGAATTCGAAAGACCAACCTTCAGCAATCAAATCGCGTTGCATTAGATTGTTACCGCTCATTAGGTCAAGTGCGATTGCTTTCATTTCTGCTTTAGTGATTGTCATAATGTTCTCTCTTTAAGTAGTTCGTATCTCGTCTTGATGTGTTTATTATCGGGTATTGATGTGTTATTGTCAATACCCGAAAACTACTTTTTCGTGAGTTAGTTCACATTATTCACTAATTGACTTCACTTTTTCAATGATTTCAACGATTTCTTTCGCTGAACGGTTTGAGAAAATAATTGTCGATTTTTTGCGACGCTGTTCTTCTTTCTGCTTTGATGGATTCAGGTAGCCGAGTTCACGATCAAGCTCTTTGTTTGTTAAAACACTTGAGCGAATCATTACGCGGTGACGATCAGGCAGACCAGCAGTCACGTACACGTTCAGACCGTGTTCTTCAGAGTCCATCCCTGGCTGAGATTCGCGAATTTCCCAGAAATCTGACGACTCGCTTTGTAGTTCTGCAAGTAGTTCTTCGGCAGTTGCTTTAGGTTGTGCTTCAGCGCGTACTTTACGTGCTTTCTTCGTCTTAGCAGCTTTCATTGCTTTTTGACGTAAGTCGGTCAGGTAATGACGACGACCTTTCGCATCAACTGCTTGAAAACCGTTTGCGTCAACTGTCATGTCGAATAGTTCAGCGATTTGAGCGTTAGTCATTGATTGTGCATTCATAATTATTCTCTCTTGTTTGTTAATTCGTTTCGATGAGATAATAATAGGAGACAACACTATCGTTGTGCAACCTTTTTTTGCGAAAAAGTTTAAAATATTTTCAACGGGTGTTATGTGCATCATAAATACTCATATATTTTCTAAAGGGTGAGTCTATAAAAATGATTGGATTTCAACAATTAACTGAAAACATGAGCGCAACGTACGACTACTATCCGGCTCGCTCGACCAAAGAAAACAAATTCTTTGTGATCGATATGAAAGGCGAAGCTCGTGACGTTGTAGTTTCGTTCACAACTAAAACAAAATCAGACATCGGAAATCGTGGAAAACGTTCGTGGTTCTGTACTGTCTCAGCAATGCGAGGCAAAAAAGGCGGATTAACCATCCGTGACATGGGAGACCAAGAAAAGTTTCAAGAAACATTGGTTAAATTGATCCAAAGTTTCATGTTGAAAACACGTGCCAACGCTGTGTCTATGCGTATTCAAAAGATCGGTAGCGGTAAAATGTTCGACATGCGTGTTAAAACGCTGTTCAAGAAACTTCGATACGGCTGCGAAACGACTAAAATCATGAACGTCGGTGATAATGAAATGGCTGAAGATTTCAGCTTCTTCGTGATCACGAAACCCGGCTATGACGCTGATAAACTCGTCGAAGCAACCGAAGAAACAATCAATATTCTTGCTGCTAAAATGGCGAAAGAGACTGACATTTCAAGCAAGAAAACAATCATCGTGACTGCCGATGCTGGCTATGATGATTATGAAGATGATGTTCTAGGTCAATGGGTAGAAGAAAACCCTGCCGTTCGCGTCCCAAATCAAATTCTACAAATGCCACAAATGGAAGCGCGGGTCAGTGCATCTATCAAGCAGCAATTAACAGAAGCGGCAGCAACTGACGGTCTAACGAAATTGGCTAACGCTGCTCAAGCAATTGTTGATATGAACATCGACCTTGTTGATGTAGCAGAACGAATGAACCCATATATCGACGCTGCACGCTCTGAGGGCGTTAAAGCTAACTTGATTAGCGAAGTATGCGGCGCACTGTTAAAAGCCCGTTCACGTGCGTTTGAGAAGCAATATGACCAATTATCGTTGCAAATGATGCAAGAAGATTCATATGCTGGTCTATCTTCTCTTACTCAAGCTGCAATTTCTCGCTATTCTGCGTCTCGTTATTCGTGGAAGGTCAATGAAGAGTTAGTTCACGGCGCAGGTGATGAAAAGGTTAGGGATGCAATTTCTCGCTTAGACCGAGCTTTCTATGAAGCTGGTAAGGTGTCGAATGGCGTTACGCTATATCGTGGTTGTGAAATGTCTAGCAAACGTGTCGGCTCGATTCTTGAATCTGGCGCGTTCGTTTCAACTGCGTTCATCACATCATCAACTGATCCATTTGTTGTATGTGACTTTGTTGAATCTAGCGAGAAAACAATCGTCAACGCGACGAGCAAGAATAGCAAATCAATTATGCGTGATATGCTCGAATCTGACAGAAAACTGAACGTTGTGTTTGTTATTGAGTCTGACGGGTTACCTGTTTTAGCACCAGGCAAATACGGGAAGAAAGGCGATTGTGATTTCATCATCAACCGTAATACGATGTTCGAAGCCGACGTTGTTCAATTATCAGAATTCGATGCGGTGATTCGCTTGAAAGCCAAAGACAATTCATCGAAAAGCGGCGTCCTGTCTGCTTACAAAAAGCAGGAACGTTTGAGTGAGTTAGCGCAAGTTGCTAACTTCATGCGAGTTGTTGATATTGAAATCGACGAAGACCGCAAAGTGAAAGAACGTAGTCCTCTGACACCATGATCAAAAAAGGGAGCAATTTGCTCCCTTTTCTTATTCAATCGAGTCGATTTCATATCCCCAGATTTCTTTGAAATCATCTTCAGAACTTAGGTAATAAAACGTACCTTGCTCACACAAAATCATATCACCGGCATCTAAAATCGCGCCTTTCTCTGATATAGTAAATGTGCTTCCGCCTCTAGCTTTCACTTTAATATCAGATAACATCGACATCCAAATCTCATCTGAATCTAGATTGTCAAAACGACCTTTCGGTGTAATTGCTTCGATTTCAATCACGTCACTTGATTTTCTCACAATGTGAATACGACCGTGAGGCAATGTAAGTTTGATGTAATCGCCGTCATTGTCGAGCCAGAAAATCTTCGCCCATGTGAATGCATTACAAGCAGGGAAATTTACGTATGTAAGTTCATCTTCTTTGTGAATGCCGTCATTGTGCAGTCGTCTGATCTTAGGTGGATTGTTGTTTGTTAGTGTGAAGCTATTACCAGTGATATGAACTGTGTAATTCATTTGCTTTGCGTATCGCTCAGCCATACGCTTGTACAGTCTAAAACGCTTATTTGCGTCTTCGTCCTCTGCGTCACGAAATGCACTGAATGTAATTTCATTCGGTTCAACTTTTGATGCCTTGTCAAATGTTGCTGCCAGTATTGTGCTCAATACCGTCATTGCGTCTTTCGGCGAGCCTTTAGCAAGTGAGTGAGTCCATTGACCAGTTGCGTTATCACGACGCTGAAATGCCACATACAGACTTAAACCTCTTGCTGTGTCATTATCTTTGATAAACGCAACATACTGCACGTTCCCAACCGTAAATCGGGCTTCGTTGTACATAGAATCCCATTTGTATGGTGCTGGGCGATCAAATGCTTCACACAGCGGATTAATATCTTCGAATATAATCATTTTCGGTTCTCTCTAAATGAAAGTATTTATACGAAAAAAGGGGCTTTCGCCCCTTTTATTAACCCTTGAACCCGCTCATTTCTTCAAGCGTGTTCGCAACGTCTTTGTCGTCACGGAATTGCACGAAAATCGGCAAGAAGCATGACCACGTGTCTTTGTTTCTTGCGCGAGTAATCGCGTTGTAGTTGATTTCTACAATCATGCCGATAACTTCATCACGACGCGCCCAAATTTCTTCGCGATCTTTGTCCGTGAACCCGCTACCAACTTTAGTAATCAACTTACCGCAAGCTGAACGCAATAGAAGAGCACCCATCTTGCCTTTATTCTTCTTGTCGCCTTCGATGACTTCAATGATCTCAAGATCACCGTCATGCACTTCTTTGTACTTCACAAGTGATTTGCTTCGCTTGTTTTCCCAAAGCGCATCTGGATCTTTCAAGATGATTCCTTCTAGACCCTGAGCAACGTACTGATTGTAGATTTCAGACGCTTGTTCTTTAGTCGAAACTGTTTGCCACGGAATAGGCTCAATGACACCCTTTGCTTTAAGCGCAACATCTGCTAAAACACGCTTACGCTTGCTGTACGCCATGTTGAGTTCGTTTGACTTGCCGAAGTACACATCTTCTGGGATGATGTCCCATACTTGGAAGATGATGTCAGCTTGCTCTTTTAGAGAAATCGTGCCTTTGCTTGCTTTGTTAACGATGCCGTTACCAGTTGAACGGTCTTCAACTGCGTGGAGACCATTCGGTGCATAGACAAGCTCACCGTCAATTACAAAGCCATTCACGCCCATTGCAGTCAATGCTTTCTCGACTTTCTGTAAACCAAGATACGGTTTGCCGTTTCTCGATGTCAGCGTAATATTACCGTCAAGATCAACGTGAGCGAAACAGCGTGCGCCGTCTGCTTTTAGTTCCGCGTATGCGATTTTAGTCAGAATCGCGTCGATTAGCTTTTCGTTATGCGCACTTGCAAGCATTTGTGGCTGCTCAGGAATCAGTTTCTTCCACACTTTGTTAGCAGTGCTGCCAGTACAACCAGTGCGCAAATCGCGTAGAATCACACGACGAATCACCTCAGCATCATCAGCAGTTACTTGCTTCAAGATGTTAGAGACAACAGTCTGAGCAGCTTGACCGCGAGTTTGTTTAGTCACTAGCGCATCAAACACATGCTCAAGTGCTTCTTCAAGCGGAAGATAGCAATCGACGTGTAGAGCAGCAGTTTCATGACAAACTTCAGGCAGTTTTTTCATGTTGTACTGATATGTTGGCGTGTACGCAAGTTGGAAGACTCGCTTCAGCAATTCGTTGCTTGCTTCAGACTTCAAAATCTTCTCTTTTTCAGTACGTTTAGTCGTTGCTGCTAGTTTGTTTAGAATCGGTAGAATCATCTGGACCCTCTATATAAATTTCAGGACGAACACGTGCAACAAAGCAACGGTCGTGTAAATCATTTTTGTACAACACTCGAAGCGCGTCATCTTCTTTCATGTACAATGCAGGCATTGTAACATCACCGAGATCAATAATCGCCACTTCTTGGTTGCTTTTCATTAGTATAGCAAACATCATTTTCCTCAAAATATACGTTGCCGTCTTGAATTGTAACTAAGAATGTTTTTCCAGCGATATGATCGCCGTATATGTGAACGATGTAATCACATGCTTCCTTGTTCCATTCTTGCCAATCCGTTTGCAGTTCAGCTTCCCACTCTTCTTTACTAGTGAAGAACGGTTTACCTTTTGCTTCTCGTTTGTCAAGCGCGACTGCGCGTTTTGCAAGTGCGCTATCTGCGTGAATAATATAAGCTCGTTTAATCATCTTCGAATCCAAAAAAGCCCCAAACGGAGCTTTATTATACGATGAGTTATTGCTGTATTAAACTTTTTCGTGAAGAAAGTCTAATAGCTTCGACATGTGATGAACATCAGCGCGTTCATCGTAGCGGTTTAGATGAATCGTTTTTAGATTCGTTGCTCGACCGATTGCTTGAATATTCTCAAGCTGGTCGTCGATAAAACCAACTACATTATGATCTGCTTGTAATGCAGCAACATACCCGACTTTGCTCTCATCACCGCGAATTGTGATCAACTCACTGAAACACCCAGGGAAGAACGTCTCAAGATTAAACTTGCGAACTAGCCAGTGATCTGTAGTGTCACCGAATTTAGTCAATGCGACTAGATTGTACTCTTTGGCGATTTTGTGTACGTGCTCGACAGCATCTGGGAAAGCAGTCATGTATTTGCCATGTTCGAGATTGTATTTCTCAAGCAAATCGAATGCAATTGAGCGTTGTTCAACGCCGAATAGGTCGCGTACGTCAACGTGTTCTTTCGCTGTGAAATGCTTCAGCGCACGAACAGGGTCGATTCCGCAGCGTTTGCAGAATAACGGTAGCTGGCTTGCCCAATCAATTAGAACACCATCCACGTCAAAAATTAGAGTTGGTTTTTGTTTCTTATCAGTCATAATATATCTCTCAATGTGAATCTACTGTATGATACTAAAAAGGGCTGCGAATTGCAACCCTTTTCTTCATTATTTCATCCACTGCTTACGCTTCTTAGAACGTTTCCAACCGCGTTGCTGTGAATGATACGACTCTAGACCATCCCAATCTCTAAGACAGCGCACTAGTTTATCACGCTTTTTGCGTACGACATTACCGTATTCTGGCTCAATTTCGTCTTTGCAAATCTTATTGTGATGGATCTCAGACATCAACCCTTTCCCTCGAATGGTTGATACCCAGTTCTTGTAGCCACCTGTATGTGGCACTGGCGTGTAACGGAAAACGTAGTTACCTTTGTATGATGCAAGACGTTCGGCTTTGCGAATCAGATCTAGTTTGCGACTTGCTTCGTCGGCAATGTAAAACCCGACTTCTAGACGCATCGTCCAGAAACGTTCGTAACGAACGTATGTTCTAGCCCATTCAGGTACCCATGAACCTTCATCTACCTTGTAAATGTATCTGTAGCGCATTTCACGAGAATTGTAGATTGGTAGTTCGTTTTCTTTTACGCCTTTGTATTTTTTGACTTCAGTCATTTGCTGTTTCTCCGAGTTAAATTACTCAGTGAAACAGCTCCTTACGATGAATTTTCTTCATTATTCAATCACCTCATAAACTTCGGTTAGAAAATCGTCAACGTCATCTACGTTGATTTGGTCTTCAGAGATTTCAAGTAAATCGCAAAGCAGCTCAAGAATATCGTGTTTACGAATTGTACCGTGACTGAAGACAGTCTGACCAATCCATTCTGCCACCGACCAGTAATAGTCTTCAAAATCACCGTCGCAATCGTAATTCGCGAGGTTGTACTGCTCAAGAAGCATATTCAAATCGTGCGTCATTTGTATTACCTTTTACGTTATTATTAGACGCACGTATTTAATACGTTATTTTAGTTTACCAAACAGCTTTTTAATCAGCAGGATAACTACGAATAATGGCGATAGTACTACCGATGCTACATTCATAAGAATGATGCTTTCGCCACCCATTTGCTTAAAGTGCTTACTCAATTGAGGGTTGATAGCAATAGTAAGCAAAGCACCGATTAGTAAGTAACCAAGAAAAAAAGTCATATGTCGAAAATCCTAAGCCCGTAATCCGGGTTTTCTGAGCCGTATGCACGTGGGTTACACAGTACATTACAGTCGTTTACGTGATAGTCAAATTCTTGATGAACATGACCGTGAATTGCAAAGTTGAACCCTTCAAGCAAATGCTCAAGGTCAGTGCAATAAAAACTATTCGTACTTGAGTACGCATAGTAAGATGAAATGCTCTTCAGAGACGGGGCGTGATGTGTTATTAACACTTTCTTACCTTCAATCTCGCGACATTTCTCGATAAATTTTACTGATTGGCAATGAAGCGCGTGAACATCTTCACCATACAAAGGTCGCCATTGAGGGCCGCGAATCTTACGACGGTCGTTCATGTTTTCTTTCCAGCGTTGACCTTCAAACCAGTCATTGACTTCGTGCCACAGCGTAGTCCCGCAGAATGTCACGTCGTCAATCTGAACTGTATCTTCAAGCAATACGTGAACATTGTCAACCGAAGTTTCAAATTTGTGTCGCTCGTGAATCGCAAGACCCCACCAATCGTGATTTCCCGGCACTGCGATAACAGCACGCCAACGGTCTGCGACAGCTTCTAAGTCGCGCACTGTTCGCCCTTTGCTGTTAATGTCACCCGCTACTACCAATACAGCGTCTTTGTCGCCTGTAATGCGTTCTAGCGCGTTTTCATCGTGATAATCGTTATGAATATCACTACAGTAATAAACCTTTAAATTTGCCATCGAATCTCCAAGATGTCATCAACATAAAATGCGTTGTAATTGTGCAAACGCAGATATTCAATCAATAGTCGTTTCAGACTGTGGCTATTGATACCCGGCATTTCGTCGCGAATTCGAATATTGATACCAAAACGCATTTCGTCGGTTGCTTGTGCAATGCGCTCATCTAGATGTTCTAGATCGTCAACTGGAAATTTCTCTTCCATTACTTTGATGCTGCGTGCTCGTGCTTCTTCGGCTTTCATAATCATGCCTTACGTCTCCAATCAATTATCGTCAATATCATGTGTTCAGAACCGCGTTCTCTCAACATACGATTCACATAAGCAAGTGCTAAACTGTGAGTTTCGTACTTTAAGTAACCGATTTCTGGCGGCTCGTGAGGATTGATTCGATTTTCAATATCGAATGTCTTCTTCACTGCTCTGATATTGTAACCTAATTTCTCGAATTCCACAACCGCTGATTCATAAAATTCAGCTTTTATACCGACTTTTATCTCAAGTTCTGTATCAGCTATTTTATCAATGGATTGCAGTGTGTTATACAAAAAATCTTGAAATTCTTCGATTTTCTGCATCTGAAGGTCGGACGGTTGTTTCGGCTTATAACGGGCCCGCATACTAGCAGCATCAAACATAATATTTCTCTCAGAAGTAGTCAGCGTACCTATCTAAGATTCGCTTCGGGATTTTTAAGTTGACAAATTTTTTACCTTTTAACCCACCATCATATGCGATTTCTGCAATCAGATCTTCATACATGTCTGGTTCTAGTTCGTCGATAATGTCTTTGTACTTCTTCGGAAGCTGTTTCTTCAGCTTCTTAACGAGCGCGTGAATCTCATTGATCGTGAGATCACGCAACTCTTGGTATGTCATTTCGTTCAGTGATATTTCAATAAAAGACTTTAGCATAGTGCCACCTCCGTCTCTTATTTAATACCTACCACTCGACCGATCATACTCATTGGGATGTAAAAAATTGCATAAAATGCAACGAAAATCGCAATCTGCACGCCGAAGCCTAGTGAAAGCAACGCGACATATATCTGAATGAGGTAGTAATCAACCTCGGCAGTCGCTGCTTCGTTCAGTTCGCCGCGAAAGTCGCGACACATGTCTTCTAGAATTCGAAGAAAATTGCTCATTACCACATTACCTCAAGTTTTTCACCGGCAATAAACGCTTCATAACCGAGGCTAATCAGTATAGCCCGTAGTTGATCGCGTTCACTTTCGGTCAGTTTGTCAGTGCGAAAATCGACACGGTTCTTCGACTGAGCGGCGCATTGCACCGCAAAATCCAGTTCCTCAAGCGATTTTTCAACAGCAGCAGGAAGTTTCTTCCTGCGTGCTCGTGCTTCTTTTGCTGTAATCATTGGGTCATCCAATCCTTACGTTTATCAGTGTCGTCACCGAATAGTAGTTCAAAACAAGATGGGTCATCAATTACAATCTCGTCAAAAACTGGCTCGTTAATAACTTTCTTGTATTCTTTTTCAGTCAATGAACCCAAACCCTTGATGTAACGAATCTTCCACGTTTTAGACAGCTTAGCCTTGCGATACTCATCAATAGAATAGAACCATTTAGTTTCTTTCTTGTTAGTCGCAATCACTACTGGCGTACGAACGAATTTGATTCGCTTCTGTTTGTATAGCTCTGGCCAGTTATAGAAAAACGCAAGCAATAACGGGAAAATCGAACCTTTACCATCAACGTCAGCGTCAACTAAAATGCCGATGTCGTGATAATACATGTCTCGAATGTCGTCGTTACCAAGCTGAATGTTCAGAACTGACATAATATCGCACAGTTCTTTATTTTCCATGATCTTAGCAGGGCGTTTGCCCCATGTGCTCAGTACTTTACCACGCAGCGGAATACCACCGTGTTTCTTACTGTCACGAACTTTGATCAAATAACCAATCGCTGACTTACCCTCAGTCAAGAACAACGTACCACCAGGCATAGTTGCTTTGATGTGGTCTACGACTTTTGCGTTCTGTGCTTTTTTCTGCTTGCGTGCTAACTCGCGTGCTTCCGCTGCATGTTGCTTTGCAAGCAATGCTTCGATGATTGGCATGATGATGTCATCATCAGCTAAAATCTTCTTGGCAATTTTGTCGTAAGAAATGTCTTTCAAGTATGGCGATACATCACCTTGAGAACTCGTTAGACGCTCTTTTGTCTGACTATCGAATTTCGGGTCAACAAAGTTTCTGATAAACAGACCAATTGTCAATCCGTTCTTCAATTGTGGTTTCGGCACGTTGATTTTGTGCTTACGCTTAATCATCGGGATTAGCTCATCGGCTAATTTATTCGAGAAATAATCAACATGCGTACCACCATTAATAGTATGCACACCATTGATGAAACTATTGTGTCTGAATTCATCCGACGCAGCAATAAACAAAGCGACGTTATCAAACTCAAATGAAACATCAGTCCCGAACATCTTCGCGTATTGCTTCAGCGTAGGTGCGTGCTTCTTACCATTGTACTTGAACGTGATTTCAGGGAATGCTACTGATAACGCAGCTAATCGATCTTTGATGATTTCTTCGTCTTGTGGTGAAATACCGAAGACACCAAAACGATTGAAATCAGGGATGAATTCAACCGACGTACCTTGTGTACCACCTTTCGAAGTTCTAACGAAAATACGCTCTGCGTTGTTCGAACAGCTTACGGTAACTGTGTTCTTACCGTCACACGTTTTACCGATGAATTGATGACTGAAGTAGTTAGTTAATGCAGCACCCACCCCGTTCATACCAACAGTTGTTCGGTCGTCTTCGAAGTTGCTACCTGCCTTTGTGCGAGTCCACGCAGCTTCTGGTCGAAGAAGTTCATTACCATGCGGGTCGATAACTTTGTCTTGCGGAATACCACGACCGTTATCTGCAATAGTAATTCGATTGCCTTCAACCTTGACTTCGATGACGTTTGCAAATTTGAATTTCGTACGAATCGCTTCATCAAGAGAGTTGTCAATCACTTCGTTGATGATTTTCACAAGACCCGGTACATATTCGATTTGCTTGTATTCGCCTAGAACAAAACGTTCATGTGCTTCTCTATCAACTGACCCGATGTACATGCCCGGGCGTTTAAGCACGTGTTGTTTGTCTGATAAAATTTGAAAATTGTCTTGCTTAGACATCATGTTCCTCACTCAATTTCACATAGCAGTACGTTAACAGTGCGCCTAGTATAGACGCACATACTGCTAAAATATACAACTTATCTAGAATGAGTAAAAACGCTGATATGAAAGAAACAGCAGCACCACTCGCACTAATGATAATCCCGATTGCTTCAAACAGAAGGGATGCCATGTGGAAAGTGAATAGAAACATGTTCTTCAATATGCTTGTCAATTTCATCAAATGCCTCAGTGGCTGGCTTGTTGATGAAAATATCACACATTCGGATAGCTTCATTCAATTCAGTGTGTTTCTCTGTATCAATGCCAGTCGGATTAATTAAAATGAATTTACAACCCGTTTTTGCCAAATCCCAATGGATTGGGTTGATTTCGAGAGTTGAACCAACAACGATAGCAATGTCGCTTGGCAATAGAGTGTCAATATCACCCCAGAACTGCGTGTACATCGGCGCGCCTTCATTGAAGAATACAACACCCGGTTTATCGCGTCGACCAGTGCGTAGTTCATATTCATTGTAACCAATGTCAATGACCGTACTGTCTTTTGATGTGTAATCTTGCACAATCTTGGTCAATTCACCGTGAATGTGCTTCACATCTTTACACCCCGCACGCTCTAATAGATCAGAAACGTTCGCAGTGTAATTGTCAACGTCGTATTTTTCGCATAGTTCAGCAATTTTGTAATGTGCTGCGTTCGGGTGAACATCTGCCAATTGCACGCGACGTTGGTTGTAAAACTTGTGAGTCAACTCGTAGTTGTTGAGGAATGTATTGATATTGCAAACTTGCATAATATCATGATTTTCCCACAAACCATTTGCGTCTCGAAACGTGCTGATACCTGATTCGGCGTCAAGTCCAGCACCACTAAAAATAAAAATTCTCAAATTGCTTCCTCAAATGTTGCAGACGGACCCTGTGTCCAATCTGACGTGAATACGGGTTTCAATAAGTCTTCAGGAATATCGTATCGCACGTAGAACGACTTATAAACTTTTTCGTTTACGATTTTTGATTCACCAAACCAAGTTTCACATTGTTGTTTCGAGAACCATTCTCTTGCTTCAGTGAGAGTCATTCCCGTAAATCGACGAATTTCAGCATACACCGCAGAAAGTGTCTCTTTGATATACTCTGAATCAATCCCACCGTCTTCATTAACGGGTAAAAGAAAAATGTCACAGTGTAACTCAGGATCATTTTTATCTGAGTTACGATACTCATCTGCAAGTTGTTGCATTACGTTTTTCATGGATATACCTCAATTAATGTTTCAATTGCTTCTGGTGTTGGATTTGCAATCGTTGCAAGATGCCATTGTTCACCATATAGCTCGTAACATGACCACGTTTTATCGTCTTCGTCGAAATAAGGGCGTTCAGTCCACCCAGTCACGTAACCGTTTTTATCAACCGTCACGTACTCGATCTCGTGATCAACAACTAACGGTACACCACTAACCATTACTACAGTTGAACAACCTTTGTTCATTGATAACAAATAGCTCATGTTATGCTCCAATTGATTTCATCATTGCGCGTTTTTGCGCGAGTGTCATGTCCATTTCTTCAATGGCAGTCATGATTTCGTCGATTTGACGCGAAGTTACTTGAATGTTGTCACACGTAATAGGCTTAGAATCGTCTATAACGCGCACTACGCGCTGTTTCATGTTCGGCAGTAGTACTTTGCTAACCTGGCAGCGTTTACGCGATACAGTTCGTTTGAAGTCGCCTATCGTGATTTCAAAGTGCTTACCTTTGCGCTGTGCTTCAGTTGCGTACTTCACGTATAGCTTGGTGATCTCAAGATCAGTCATCGGAGTTTCAATAACTTCACCTTTGTAGCGTTCAATATATGTCTGAATGATGCTTTTGACTTTCTTATCATCAGCAAGAACACGTTGAATCTGCTTCAATGTATGAACTTCTTCAGCATTTGCTTTACTCACGGGCTGATTCTGCTCGATGTAGTTACACTTTACGTTGTTAGCAAGCTGAGTCACAAGAACACAGTTCTTTGGTTCATACGGCATCGACTCATCAATGCGCTCGACTGTAGCACGCATTTTCTTGCTGCTTGGATTAAACGGGTGGTTTGTGTACGCACAACGACCACCGTTCTTCATATTTTGTAATGTTTTCCATTGTTCTTCTGTGAAGTTGAATGCAATGCCGCGCTTTTCACACTCTGCTTTCTTGACATTGTAGCTGCTCATAATTTACTCCTCAATCATACCTTGGCTTAACAGTGAATCTTTAAAACGTTTAAGAACGCCGTCCCATGCTTCGTCGGTGTAAGCATCAATATTGAACACAGCGCGAATCTTGTCAAACAGTTCTCGACGCTGTTCAAGAGGCATTTCTTTGCAGAAAATCATGATTGCACTTTGATATTCACGTGCTGTCTCATGCAAACCTTTGTACATAAGATGGTGTAGATCTAGACCTTTATGGTCAATTTCATGTGAAATCTCGCGTGATAGATGTTCACGCTTCATTTCAGTCTTGAAAATATACTTGCCTTCATCACCAGCAGCAAGTTGACCCATGTCGTAGATTTTCTTGTGCATTTCTTCAAGGCGTTGGATTTTCTTTTCCCACATTTGGTAAACTTCTGACATGATTAACCCTCAAATGATTCGATAAGGCGAAAGATTTCGTAGTCGCCGTTTGATGCTGCGCGCCAGTGTTTAAGTGACACTTTACCCGCTGCTTTGATTTTGTCAATAAGCTGCGCTGACTCATAACCTGGCCATGCACATGCTTTTTCAACTGTAGTGCTCCACAGTTTGCGACTTTCACAATATGAACCTTTCGCATCCATGAAAAGCACTTCATGCAGCATGATTGTACCGTCTTCAAGGCGCATTGCTACTTTTTGGTGTTCTGCACGCATAGAATAAACGACTTTGATTTCAGCAAATTTGATGTCGAATTTAGTTAGGTCAGTCATAATGTTCTCTCTTTGTTTTGGTCAACGTCGTGTTGATGAAGCTATAATACGCGAAAGGGCTGACCGCAGTCAACCCTTTTCTTCAAGAATATTCAAATTATATTTCGGCTTCATGTAATGACTCATGTTTGCACAAATGAAATCACATGCCCAATTCTTGGTCAGCCGTGTAATTGTCTTCTTCAACGCATGATTCCACGCATTCAGCGGCATCATACCGTGAACAATATATCGTTCAATAGCAATCACCGAAATTTCCTCGTGGAACAAATTGATCTTGTCTTCGAATGACAATTGTTCGAACTTCTCTTTACTGACTAAAACATCACAGTCGTCTTTGAGAATTTTCTCATACAACGGGCGATTGGGTGCTGCAACCATTCGATGTAGTTCATCATGGTCATACACGTATCTCACTTTGTCATTAAAGAAGTCGTCTGCGTCTTTGTTCAAGCACAGATACTCTTTATTGCCAAGCTCTTTTCGCCAATGATTCGTCAACGCTGCGTATAGCTCAGGCTTGATTTTGCAGAATCGTGATAGCGCAATAACATCACGCTTGTGCTTGTCCCACAATGTCGAACCACCAAACTGACTATATCCGACTTTATGCTCATCCCAACCAAGATGACTGCACTTAATCGTGTAGATTTCGTCAGCAGTTGCTATATCACCATCGAACATCTGCAATATCTCGACGGGCATGACAATAAAATCATCCCCGTCGTTAGCCGAGTCGGGCGAGTCTACGAATACATCTAGATCTTTAATGGTCTTACGCAGTCGAATACCATTATGATGCAACGCAGTTGACCCGACAACAATACGCATTACTGAGGAGTGCTCACGTATTGGATGATCGTAACTTGCTTTGGGTAAACTTCAACGAACGAATCACCGTAGTTGTCGTAACCGTGGTAGCTGTAGTAACTGTATTCAGTCTTGAAGTAACGACCGTCTTTTTCAAGAATCGTGTAGCAGTATTCAGAACCACCTTCGCCACCACCATCTTGTTCAATGAAGTTTACGCCCGAGAAGTCACCATCGCCATATAGCAGAAAGTCAAGATAGTCTTTGTTTTCGTAGTCTTCACCAAGAATTTCTTCGAATGTATAACGATTTGTCATTTATTTCACCATTTGTTCAGATTTTGTTTTGTGTTCGTTTTCTTTGCGCTCCCATTTGGCGAGCTTGTTACGAACAACGTTCATGATTTCAGCTTCAGTGATGTTCGGGTTATCAACGTAAATCAGATCAACGAGACACAAAATCCCGTCTACCGCTTCACCCAGAATGCCGTCAACGTCAGCGTTTTTGTACGACGTGCCGTACTTGACGCGAACTTCAGTTGCTAGTTCGCCTACTTCTTCAACAACGCTCATATGAACGTCTTTAACAGTTCGACCGTTGTCGATTCGCTTACTTGAAGCTAGAATTTCATTGATCATAGCGTATTCAACACATCAACAATTTTAATTTTTTCAACGGTGTGAAAGCCGTATTCACAGTAAGGCATTTTATCGGAAATGAACTCGATGTCATTTTCGCTAAACTGCGGGTATACTTCTGAATTCGGGCGATCTTGGCATTCGCCTTCTGTCCAACTCGCTAGACTATCACCCGAAAGATGAACAAGTGTTTCAAATCTTTCGATTTCTTCACTTGATGCTGCGGTTAGACCGCCGACATAATCACCGTCGTTGGTGTCAACTTCTACGTAAATGTGTAAAGACATTACAAATTCCTCATTAATGCGCATATGAAAGCAAAAATAATCGCTGAGACAACAGAAACAACCCACCCAGCGATTGTATGACCCGAAATGATGAGACACGTTCCGAAGATAAGCCCGCCAACTGACAGTACGAGAATAAGACAAACTGCAATGATACCATATACCATTAATGTCAACAACCCTTCTACGAACTCACCAACGTTCATGTTTACTCACCTATTTCGAAGTCAAAAAGATAGTGAATTTTACCGGCAGCTAACGATTCGCTGATATTCGGATCATCTGCGGCAACAACTTTACTGAACGGGAGCTTTAGAAGCTCACCGTCGATTGTGTCAATACGCTCAATCACGATGATTGGCGTACCTGTTTTCAGTTCAAAATAATCGGTTTTGCTGATCATGACATTTTACCTTTTAGTGCTGGGTACGGATCATAGTCGTACACAACAAAGTCGCTTGCACGTTTAGTCAACAATTGTGACAACGTATCAAATTCAGGTAGTTGAATTTGCGGTAACTCACGCGGAGTACGTCGCAATTGTTTCAGTACCTGCACAATGTGATCTTCATAAATGTGAACATCACCACCAGAGAAAATCAGTTCACCTACTTTCAAGCCAGTTAGCTGTGCTAGAATGTGAACCAATAGTGCATACGATGCGATATTGAACGGCAGACCCAAGAATGTGTCAACTGAACGCTGATTCCACTTCAGACTGATCTTACCATTACGCACGAACACTTGAAAGCCATAGTGACACGGCGGTAGAGCTACGTCAACCGAGTTGCTTTCAGTGTGGAAGTACGGGTCCCATGCTTCAACTATCATGCGACGCTGCGCACTTTGCGTCGGGTCTTCTTTAACCGCTGCAATATCGCACAGCAATTGATGAATTTGGTCGAACTCAGTCACTTCTTTGTCAGCAGTCACAGATAGACGCTTACGCCATACTTTACCGTAAACATAACCGAGATCGTCTTCATTTCGAACAATACCTGCTTTCTTTGCACGCTCGTTTAGCTCGTCGAGATTTTGCTGCCAAATGCAGAAATCTTCGTCTGAAAGCTCAGTGTATTTGCGCAAGTCGCTGATCAGCCCCGAACCACTCAAGAACCATAGAAGTTCACCGAAGATGGCTTTAGTTGCCATTTTCTTAGTCGTCAGTAACGGGAAACCTTTCGATAAATCCCAGCGAAGCTCACGCGAAATCACGCTAACAGTGTTTGTGCCTGTTCGATTCTCAAGAAAATCACCTTCGTTGAGAATTTCAGTACATAGTTGCAAGTAGTTTTTCATCAATTACCTTTAAAAATCATCGTCCCATGCAGATTGCACAGGAGTACATTGCATCAACTGACCGTCAATTTCATATGTCACTGATTGCGATTGAGTCGTGTACGATGCAGTTTGACCTAAACCCAATGCACCTGCGCCGATTGACGCCAAAACACCTAAAATCACAATCACGACTATCAATTCGATCAGAGTAAAACCTTTAGATTTCATAATATTACACTCACAAAGTTAGTTGTTAAACAGTTTTTACGGCAGTTTACTAGGCTTTCGAACTGCTTTTACTGCTTCAGGAAGTTGTAGCTCGAAATGCTCTGCTTGCGATACGTACAGGACACGTTCGGCAATTAACTCGCCTTTATCGTAAACAGTCGTGATGTATTCAGGACCCGAAGAGCTGTTCTTGACGATGACGCCAGGGCGCGTCATCAATTCTTCAAAACGAGAAGCAGTAGTCAATTTAAGATTTAAGTTATCCATGATGAGAATGAAACCCCTCTAAGTATTTTGCAAGTTCATATGTTCGACCGTACTTGTAGAACATATCTGAGTCGAAGTCTCGACGCTTCGGACCTTCGCCAATTTTACGAAGTTCGCGCCATTCTTTCATTTCGGCTTGAACTTTCATTAGCGTGTCGTCACCAATGAATGCTACACCCGTTAGAGAGTGATGTAAACCTTCTTCTTGAAAAAACGTGATGTCTTCTACAACATTCATTTCACGAATGGTCTTTTCGATTTCTTCAAGATGGTCGTGACCAGACGCAGACAGAACACAAATCGTCTCGTGGTCATTTAGCCATGTGTTGAAAACCGGATTTTCTGCTTTACGCGCAAGACGTAGCAACGCATGAGCGCCTTGAATACCAGCCTGAATACCTTTACAGTAGCGATTTACAAATACGTAACCTTTCAAATCTTTTCCTCACAATACATAAAGCCATGAGCGTTGCGAATGATTTCGCTCACAACAGTGCCATTAATCATGTCGATGTTCACAGTGTTCACTTGAACTTCATTACCTGCGTCATCGACAAGTCGTAGAAAATCACCACGTGCCCATAGACACGGTGCAATATCAATTAACTGACCAAAAAAGCTCTCTTGGTCAAGTCTTTCAGTGACTTCAATGAAGTCACCAAGTCTAATCTGCTTCATTTTGCTTTCTGCTTATGTCAATCAAAAAGAACTTATCAGAGTTTTGCTTACGTTCATTACGATATACCGTAGTGATCAAAATACAACCCGTGATACCACGTTGCATGATAATGAAAATATCTTCACGCTTGATAGCAAGTTCACGCTTATCAGTGCTGTAGTACCAAAACAGAACTTCACCTAAGTGTTTGTTAACAGTATGATACAACATTCTACGTAGAATCGAGAATTCAGCAGGACAGAATCGATCATATACTCGATGCGTGAAGTGTTTCTTCATCACAAAGTCAACAACCCCGACTAACCCGCGTTGCTTCTCAACTGCGTAATTGTTGAAATCAAATGAAAATCTTTTCCATTTGTACATGAACGTTTGGAAATTCATAGCGTCTTTTCAAACTCATTGATTTGAGAATTAAGAGCTTCGCGAGTTCGCGCAACTAAAACAGTCCCGTCTTTGTATGTCGCGATGAACTGAGCTTTCTTTTCAATTGTCCAATCTAGGCGATTCGTTGTCATAATAATATTCTCTTTTCGTTGTCGATGTGAGTATATTACACAAGTCACACCGACAACGCAACCACTTTTTACATATTTTCTGTAATTCGGAAAATATTGATCAGTGGGTATTTGTAAACCATACCGTCTTTCATCATCAAGCAGTAAAGACCGTCTTTGGTGTAAGCGTTCTTTACGTGCTCATGAACAACTGGCTTGGCTTGTGATAGTAGATGTACAGCAATCATCATAGTAGCCCAAGTTCCTCTTTCTCTTCGTCAGTGAAGTCAACCGATACTTCATGGCATTCCATTTTTTCGGGCAGTTCTTCTAAGTCAAGTGCGTAACGCGCTGCCATGATAAGCATCATTGCATCTTTAGCACAGTCGTGAACGCCGTTGTGGTGAATAAACCCTGGCATTGCATCACGTCGAATCGGCACTTTACACATGTCGCGTTGCAGCATCAATGCTTCAATACGAGTACGAACGTCACGGAATTTCCAGAATCGCTCGATGATCGCATGACGCAAACCGCTGTAACGGAAACAATCAGCCATGAGCGGAATATCGTAGTTGTTGCCACGGCAGTAGAAATGAGAACGACCGTCGTAACGAGTGTTTTGTTCAATCCACTCGATAAAAAGCTTATGACCTTCTTCAACCGTCACGTCTTCTGCGCTAGGGATTAGAATTTCTTTAGCTTCTTGAGACTGCTCAGACCACCATTGCACAGTCGCTTTATTGATGCTGCGTTTGCCTTTTTGAGATTTGATCTCAAACTTACAGCGAAACGAGTTCTTCACAAGCTCTTGGTAATCGGGAACTTTAGTAAAATCGTGCTCGAATTCAACTGCACCTAGTTCGATAACCGCTGCGTCGGGAGTCACGTCGAATCCCTCATAGTCGATTAGAATGTCATAGACGGGTTTATCACTCATGATATTTCCTTCTTCACGTCAAGTAATGAATGTAGTAAATCGAGCTTAGATTCGATTCTGCGTTGTTGTTTGTCAATATCCGAAATCATCGTTCGATTCGAATTCAACATCTTTTCCTTTTGCTCTTGATCGCGTGCAATATCCATGCGAAGAGCAGCTTCAATGCGCTCGTCCATGAGCACAGAACGCATTGACCCTAGAATCTCACCAGTTCTAGAAATAGGTGTATGCATTATTTCACCCCGCTACCACCAAACCCACGAGCACCACGGTCAGTTTCTTCGTCAAAAGTATCAACTTCTTCAAACTGAACGTTCTTCACGTAAGTGTGGAAAATCAATTGACAGATACGATCACCGCGCTCAATATGCAGTACGTCGTCGCCTTCGTTGCGAATTTTGATCATGATTTCGCCTTGATAATTAGCGTCGATAATCCCGATTGTGTTTGCTAGACGCAAGAAGTGCTTGAACCCAAGACCACTGCGCGGTGCGATTGCACCGTATACACCCAAATCAGTGTATTGTTGGTGAAGCGGGTGCGACCCAATGTGAATCTTGACACCAGACGGGATAACGACTGAATCACCCGGTTGTAACTCGATTGATTCTTCAATTGCAGCACGCAGATCAATACCCGCGTCATCTGGGTCTTTAACACCGATTGGCTCAATTGCGTCCAGACCTAGTTCAGCGTTTTCTTTGTAGTGCGGCAGGTAAATAATCTTCATTAAATTTTCTTCCATCTGTTAAGTCGATTTGTAGCCATTAGACCACTAACGGCATTTTCATAAATGTATTGCTGAATGAACTCAGCAGATACGCCAGCTTTGATGAAATCATTGATGTCTTTCTTACCAATGATTTGCGGTGGGAGCTTATCCCAAATAACAACACGTTCACCCGCTCTAATCAGAGTCTGCATACGCTTTATAACGTCAGGGTGCCTACACTCGTTATCAAGCGCCCATATGCGATTACCAGCATATGGTGCGTTGTTTGGGCTGACTTGTCCACCTACTATAGCACAGCAATTGTATAGGAATAAACTATCAATCGGGCCCTCAACGAAAATTACAGGATCTTCTTCGTTGATGCGCTCAGTACCATAGATTTTGTCAAAATCATCGTCGATTTTGATGGTCATATAACGTTGAGCGTGTTTGTTCGTCAACGCACGACCTTGAACTGCAACCAGACCGTCTTTGTTGTAAATCGGAATTACAAGACGCGGGTGGTCATTCTTGATCTCACCTTCGTACAAGTCGGGGCGTAATGTCTTCGCCATTGTAGTCCAACCGCGAGTAAACCCAAGCAAATGCCACTTGTCTTTCGGTATTTTACGAGATTCAAGATACTTGTGCATCACATGACCTTCTTTCAGTGCAGTGATGTTGTAAAAAAGCTGTTCTTCTTGTTCTTTCTCGATAACCGTCGCTTCTTTCTTTTCAACGACTGGTTCAGGCTCGCGTTCTTTGCGTTCGCGTGAGTTGCGTTCTTTGAAAAGATCAACTCGATATTGAGAAAATAGAGCGGGCTCGTGATCTTTCAAAAAAGTGTACAGCGATTCGTTGTAGTCACAGTTCCAACAAGAGCAGCGCAAGTGAAGTTCACCGCTTTTTGTCTTGACTTCATTAATCCAGAAACGAGTTTTGTACTTGTTCTTTTTTGAGTCGCCGCAAATCGGGCAACGAGCATTTATTTTGAATGGTCGATTGCTATGCACTTTTGGCAATAACAAACGATGCTGAAGCATTTTGGCATATTGTATATCAATCAAAATCTGCATAATATAACCTCCGTGTCTTATTATTACACGGCATCACGATACGATAAACATAAAAAAGCCCCGAAAACGAGGCATTTTAATTAGTCGAAGTGTCTGAACTTTTTCAGCTTCTTCTTTTTCTTTTTCTTCTTGTCACCAATAGTCTCGGGACCTGCGCTTGTAACTGCACCAGTAGTTTCACCAGAAGCAATAGCGGCTACATCGCCACCCGAATCACCTGCAACAACGGATTCTTCTACTCGAATACACTCATCTGCAAATTGGTCAGATAAACCGTACTCTTTTGCAAGTTCAATTAGCAACAGATATGACGCGCCGTAATCAAGTGCTGTCTTACCACCCGGCAATGCGCCAACCATTCGCTTGATATTGCGCACAGTTACGTGAAATAACGTCCAGTTACTCTTTTCTTGAGCAGTTACAGGGTCACGCAGTTTTTTACCATCTGCGTCGATGATCCCCATTCGATATGCTTCCCAACGGTCAAAACGAAGATGAAGCAAACGAGATAAGCGAAGAGCATAAAACCCATCTGCGCCACGTTTAGCTACACTCATTACGCCCCCAGTAGTTGTTCAAGCTGACGATCAAAGATCTTCTCGGCTTCGTTTAATGGCATAGGTACACTACGCATAAACTCAATGAGATTATCCTCACGAATCAGATTTTCAATCGTACTAGATGGTACTTTGTTCTTGACTTCAACAATCTCAAAGCGAGTGCCACCAACACGCAAGAAATGGCGACCGAGACGACGGTACTCCGCTACTTTATTCGCTTCTACGAATGCAAACACCCGAGTAATGCCTTTCTGAATCATGTTCTCAACTTCAGCAAACATCACACCTTTGGGTGCAACATCAACGTCTGAGAATGATTCAAATAGTTCAACGCGCTCTTGCAGCGACAATACTTTGTTCTGTGACTCAGGTACAAATATTTTACCTACTGCACCAACATGCTCACATGCCTCAGAAAGCGTTTTAGTCAGTTCTTTATGACCAACAGAAGGGATGCTTGAGTCTACGTCCATAATACACGCAGCATCAATCGCACACTCATTCACAACGGTTTCGTGTTCAAAGAACTCTTTCTCAGAAACAACAAAAAGACCCTCATCGAGTTTAGCCGCAATTGCTTCAGCTTCTTCTTGTTGTTTTTTCCGTTTAGCTTCTTCTTTAGCAGCAGCATTTTCTTTATCGAACATCGTGATTTTACCACGAATTGCGTCACGAACGCGAATATCCATCATCGGGGTGATGTTGGCACCGAGTTCTTTTTTCTTTTGCGTATATAGTTTTTCAATTTCAACTACGCCGTCTTTTGTAGTACATTGGTGAACCGACGCAATAAGTTCTTCCAATTTATCTTTGATAGCCATTAGCTACTCCTCGTAAACAATCGTATTTTTAGTAATTCTTGACTCGAATACAACTTCAACACGTACACCATAAGGCAATGCCTTCGAGCGGCGACATGCATCATTTCTAATCATCATATATGGGTGGTAAATTGTGTCTTTTACATCACTCGAATCTAAAAGCACTTCACCGCTAATATGTAAAGTACCGCGCTTGAATACAAAATCATCTAGAGTAAAGCTATTGACGACAACAAGACCCCTCCCGAGAATATCAGACCCGAATACAACGTGATTGATCTCATCGTCTCTAAGTCGTCTAGCAATGGGCTGGCTCAGTCGTTTTACTTTCCCGTCATCTGAGAAATCGGTTAGTGTGACGATTTTCTTGTCTACCATGCGATTTAACAGCTTACATGCTTCTGTGCCGTGAATAACGTCAGTACTCGCCCAACGTTCTGCATTTGATTTTTTGATTGAAATCGGAAAGTCGCCTTTGTCTGTTTTCAAGACCATATCGGCTTTCTTATTGTTTTTCGTGTCGTGACCAGTCATTTCGATTGACTGAACACCTTTTATAAGACGCCCACCAATTTTAATCCGCGTACAGCCAGAATCAATGTGTTGCTTTACAATAGTATAGAAATTGCGTTCATTCTCGATGCCAGGATTAGATGTTGGTTTGACGTATACTCTGCATTTTTCCATCTGTATACAACCAATTGAACTACCGGGATCGCACTTCTTGTACGTCCCGTTAAGCTCTTTCGCGAGTTTCACAATAAGACTGAGACGATTTTCATCCGTATAGATGACTATCTTTCTGCTATTGATGATCCTTGCGTCATATCTTAACAAAACATCTATCATAGTGCATGAACACCATCTTTAATACCATACCAGTATTTAGATGTTCATGCAGATAGACTACGCTCTAGAAGTCGTAACTAACCTCTTTAGACTCGCGTCGTTTGTCAAGAAGTTGCCGCAAATCGGTAAGACGGATCATCGGTTGACCAATGTGACGTTGCAAATTGTCACAGCAAACGTTAACATAACGATAGTCGTCAATTGTTTCGTAATGCACGTGACCATGAATGCTGAAATGACCACGTAATTCAGCAGGGTGTAGAGGGAAATGACTCAACCACCCAAGCTTCTTGAACTTCTCACAACCACGGATTACGTCAAATGCACGCATGTAGCTTGAAACAGGCAGATCGTCGTGATTTCCGCCATATTGTACTTTACGACCCGGTAGACCTGCTAAAATGCCAATAGCTTCTTCAGTGAATGCAGTATCGCCAAGCATGTTCACAGTGTCACGCTTGCGAACGTTCTTCAGCCAGAAGTCAACAATCCAGTCGGTGTTCGCTTGAGTGTCTTCAATCCCGTCGCGAAACTTACCGATATTTCTGTGACCTAAATGCAAGTCACTTGTAATCCAAACACAACTCATTAATTTCTCTCTTCGTCAATAACTAATTCATCATTTACCCGAACGTACAATATTTGATTGTCAGAACCGCGCCACGCTTTCTGTGTTGGTTGATGTCTCTTGTAACGTCCATCAATGAAAACATCAATATAATTCATTATCTCTAAATGTTCAACACGGGATAACTTGTACCCGCTCCACATCCAAATGTCTTTGTCGGGATAACGTTCTTTCACTGCTTTACAAATTCGCAAAATCGCTTCGCGATTACCCGGATATAACGGATCGCCGCCTGTAAGACTCAAACCATCGTGCTGTTCTAAGCTCGTCAGAACGTCTCTAAGCGTTTCTTCGGTAAAATCAATACCATCGTTCGGGTCCCACGTCGATTCGTTGTAGCAGCCCGCACAGCGGTGCTCACAGCCAGAAACGAAGATGCTCAATCGAACACCTTCGCCGTTTGCAAAATCAAATTCGTTAATTTTTTGATACTTCACTAGGTCTACCTACAAAAACGTCTTCGTTTATGCGGCAAGATTCTCTGATACCGTCGTTAGACACATGAACAATGTTTTTGCACATAACTTCACGGCGAGAAAAGGTAAACGGTACACCGTCGCAAACAACGGTGAGAAAGTCGTCGTTACAGAAAACAACCGTCGCTTCTTCTTGTCTAGGTGAGAACTGACAGTTCATATAGACTTTGATCTTGTCGCCCGATTTGATACGAACATATTCCATCTTCGTTTCAATTTTTTCTGTATTGTATGACAGAACACCGTCGTGCATAAACAGTTCTTGACACGTTTCTTGCTCTTCGATGCGTGAGATCAATAATCCGCTTGTGTTTGTACGTATTAGACCATTCTCGATGATGAAAGTCTCAGTATTCATGTAATCATACAGAATGTACTCTTCACACTCGCCTTGATACACAAATTTAGCACCGAGATATTGTTTTTGATCAACGTATACTCGAACCATACTGCCAACAGCTAAAGGCGTTGGCTGCATGACAGGAACTCTTCGTTCTCGTGGGAAATACATTAAAATTCCTCATTCATTTTAGACACATGACCGTGTACTAACGTCCAACAGCCGCCCCGAACCCATCGACCAGTCAACTTACGGCGATAGTATTTGCTGCCAGTTGATGTCGTAATCATCTTCATTGTTTTTGAAATCTTAGTGATTTCACCGTCGGGACGACTGTCACCATTGAAACAATAGCTAACTGAATCACCTACACGTGGCTTTTTGATAATGTCAAAGCGCGGTGAACAACCCGAACCTGCGTCTGTCACCATGTATAGATCTTGGTCAAGCATATTGCAGACTTCAGTAACTCGCTCTAGTGAATCCCAATCCCATCTAGATTCAACATTGTGACCCTCTCGAATACGCCACAGTTCAGCTACTGAATGTTCATCGGTTACGCTGCAAGTAGTCAAGTTGATGTATAGCATAATGTTTCTCTCTCTCTGTTAGTCGATGTCGTCTCGATGAAGTTAATATTACGCACTTCTGATTCGCGTTGCAACCTTTTTCTCCGACAAAAACAAAAAAAGCGCCCGAAGGCGCTTTCTTAACAGTGTTTAACTCGATTTTGCATTTCGACCGTCTTTCCGTGATTCCATCCACGAGCACCTGGGTTACCGAGATAGCCACAGACACGACGTGTCACGTGTAGTTTTTCAGGGTCGCGTTCGCCGCATACAGGACATGAATAACCCTCAGAGTCTGTATGTGCTTCACCAGACCAACCACAAGTACACTGGTCAATCGGCGTGTTTGTGCCGAAGTACGCAACTTTCTTATATGCGTAATCCCATACGCGCTCTAGACCTTTGATGTTGTCTCGCATGTTCGGGAATTCAGCATAGCAGATGAAACCACCATTCGCATGAATTGGGTATGCTGCTTCGAAATCAATCTTCTCGAACGGATTCACTTTCTTGAACACATCTAAGTGAAACGAGTTCGTGTAATAGTCTTTGTCGTTGATACCCGTAATGATACCGTATTTCTCTTGATCGAGACGACAGAAACGATCACATAGCGATTCGCTTGGCGTGCTGTATAGACTGAATCCGTAGCCAGTCAGTTCTTTCCATGCGTCTGTGTACGCTCTAAGCGTCTCAACAATCTTTTCAGCAAGGAATTGCTTGTGCTGCGACTCGAATGTGTGCATGTCTTTGTCAGGCGAAAGCAGCGTTACAGCCTCATGCAGACCGATGTAACCGAGTGAGATACTTGCGCGACCGTTCTTGAACACTTCACTGACTTTATCAGTTGGCTTCAAGCGTACGCCCATAGCGCCTTCACAGTACAGAATCGGTGCAACTGATGCAGTAACATCGTCAAAACGCTTGATACGCAACATCAACGCTTCGTAAGCTAGTGTACAACGTTCGTGCAAGATCTCGAAGAAACGTTCAGTGTCTCCCGACGCTTCGATTGCAATACGCGGGATGTTTATAGAAACAACACCTAAGTTATTACGACCGTCGAATACAGTTTCGCCATCTTCATTTTTCCATTCACCCAAGAATGAACGACATCCCATAGGCGACTTGAATCCGCCAGTTGTTTCAACTAGCTTTTCATAGTTCAAAATGTCTGGGTACATGCGTTTACTTGCACACTCAAGAGCAAGCTTCTTGATTCCGTAACAAGGATCACCTTCTTTCAAGTTAACACCGTCTTTCAACGTGAAAACAAGTTTCGGGAAGATAGCAGTTTTCTTAGTCTTGCCTAGACCAGCAATACGATTTTGCAGAATGCTTTTCTGAATCAGTTTCTCTTCCCACGAAGTACCTAAACCGAAGTTGATTGTCGTGAATGGTGTCTGACCATTTGAAGTCTGCATTGTATTGACTTGGTATTCAAAAGTCTGAAACGCATCATACGTTTCTTTCTCAACACGTTTACGAGCAAAGATCGCGGCTTTTGAATCTGAATCTGGATGTTCTTCTCGACCGATTTCTAACCATTTGTAGTACGACTTGCGAACATAAGGAGCAAGCACTTCGTCGATGCGATTGATTGTGTTGCCGCCATAGATGTGGCTGCTTACTTGCTGAATGATCTGAGTTACGATAGTCGCAGCAGTCGCAATGCTATTTGGCTCTTCAATTTCAGCGTTACCCATTTTGAACCCACCTTCGAACATCCCCTTGATGTCGATAAGCATACAGTTGAATTGCGGGAATAGTGGGCTATAATCAAGGTCGTGAAAATGAATATCGCCGTCGATATGAGCGTCTGCAATGTGCTTCGGTAGATATTCTTCCAGTGCATATTGTTTCGACACTGTACCAGCTACCAAGTCACGCATTGTAGGGATCACTTTCGAGTCTTTATTGGCATTTTCTTTAATATTACCCGAACCGCTAACAATGTCTAAAATGTCGTCTTTCATTCATTCCTCTTCTAACCGTTTGTCGATGCGAGATAAGACGCTCACACCCTCGCCAAGGCATTCGCCGTTGTAGAACGCTATCGGGTGGGCAATATAACCTTCGTCTTCAGCAATTTTCTGAAGAATCACATAGCGTTCATTTGGAACAAATGCGTCATAAAATGTGTATTTAATGTCTCTATTGTCTAGCGTCTCACATAATTTGCGACACGCCAGACAATACTTAGACCCGATGATCTCTACCAATTTACCGCCTCTGCTTTTGCCGACGATTCTTTCTTCTGCGCGAAAGGAGACGCCGATTTCGCTTGAGACTGAGCAGGCGCTGAATAATTCGCTGTACCATCAATATCACCCCATCGTTGTTTGCCTTTATTAACAGCAATCATAAATGTCTGATCTTGATTTCGGTCGGCATAACGCGACTTAATCTGCTTGACTCGTTGTTGTCCAAGTGCAACTGTTTCTTCAGTTTCCATTATACCTAGAATCAAGTCAGCAGTATGTGCAAGACCAGCCGATTCAGCAATGTCACCCATTCCCATGTCGCTTGCATCCCATGCGTTACGTGTAGTCTGAGCAGCCGACCAAACAGCTACGTTGTGTTCAACAGCAAAACCACGAATCTCTTCAGCGATTGCTTTAACGTGTACGTATGTGTTTTCAGAACTGCTTACACGAGAACTCGCACAGATACCCAAGTAATCGACAATCACGATGTCTGGAATAACGTTCTTCTTCGTACGAAGCTCGTTCATGAGCGTGTTGAAGTGAGTTACGTTAGCACCAGCAGTTGGGAACTGTTTGATGAATAACTTACCTTGAGTTTTCTTCTCAAGATTCTGAATCTTGTTGCCATATGTTTTTTCAGTAATAGTATCGAAATCGTCCATACTGATGTCCATTAAGTTGGCATCAATACGCTTCGATACTGCCGCTTCACTCATTTCCATACTGATGTATAGAACGTTGTAGCCTTGCAGAAGATACTCAGTCGCTAAGTGACATAATGCAAGTGATTTACCTACGTTAGAACCCGCTAGAAGAAGATTCAGAGTACTTCTTTCAACACCACCTTGAGTGATCTTGTTAAGAATGTTCATTTTGAACGGGATTTTTGCTGCTTTCTCGATATATGATTTGTATCGAGGTTCCCAGTCTTCAAAATAATCATGACCTACTGACGTATCAAAACACACGTTGAGCGCGTCACGCATTAATTCGGGAATCGCGCCTAGCGGCTTAATACGCTTGTTTTGTTGATCAAGTGGCTTTGCTGCGTTTTCTTGAATCGCTAATGATTCACTCAGGGCGTTGAAAACACTTTGTTCAATACAAAACTGTTCAGTCATGTCAATGAGCCAACGCAAATCATGGCTCGGATGTGGATCTAATTCATTAATAGTTTGCTGAATTTCCGCATAGTCGTATTCACTAATCCCCGTGAGAGATTCAAGACATACTTTAAGCACTTCAGGCGTTGCACGACGTTTATACTCATCCGCGTGATTCTTAATCATCATGAAAATGTGCTGATGAGCAGTTGACTGAAAATACTCTTTCTTTAAGTGCGGGATTACGGTAGCAAAGTACTCTTGATTTTCGATAAGATTTGAGAAAATCGACTTCTCGATTTGCATTGTTCTTCTACCCCGTTACGTTTTTGTTCTTCACTAATAAGTTTCATAATACATGCCTCAACATGCGGACGAATTTGATCTTCTTTGTCTGGATGTTGAGTAACAAATTCAATTTTGAGTCTCCCGCTATTATCTACTATAATATCAGTGATATAAACTTCAATATCATCAATCATGATACTAAATTTCACTCGTTCTTGTAGTTCAGTCAGTATTTCACTAGCTTGAGTCGGTGACATAATTTGGCGTCCTCAAATGGCTAAAAGACCCGCTGACAAATCAACGGGTCTCGTGGGTATTAGTCGAATAGGCTGTCAACTTCGCCGAATAGTTCAGATTCGTCTAATTGACCGAGGCAGTAAATGCGCTTGACGCCTTCTTTGAACGTAGGCGAATTGATGATGTCTTTCCAGAAAGAAATAGTCTGCGTTTCTTTTGCGCGATATTTCTTTTCTTCGACGATCATTTCACCAGTTTCTTCGTCAACAGTCGCACGCTGATACCATCCGTTAGACGGCTTAACAACGTGACCAGTCTGAAGAGCAATGTCAAGAAGACCAGAGAACGGGTCGATACCGTTTTCGTATGTAACAGTCAACGGAACTTTCATTTTCTCTTTCACGAAACGCGATTTCTCGATGTTCATGATGAAGTGATAACCGATGATGTCTTTGCCGTCTTTTTCTTGTTGCTTACCAAGAATGATTACCGTATCAGCAGAATACATGATACCCGTACCACCAGACATGACAGTTTTTGAGTAGATTTCTTGTGTCTGATACGTGTGGTTGATCGCAATACAAGGAATGTCTAGCATTGTGAAATACGGCGTGATGATACGAAACAATGATTTCAACTGCTTCGCACGTGACATATCAGCAACCGACTTCTCGTTTTGAGCGTCGTCGATTTCTTTTGCTGATGCTACGTTACCAACCGAGTCAATGAAGAAGATAACGCGGTCTGGCTCTTCACCCGCTTTCTTCGCACGCTTACGCTCTGCAAGATCTTTAAGCTGATTAGCCATTTCAAACTTCATACGCTCAACGCTCTCACATTGTATATGAAGAACGCGGTCTGGGTCAACCCCTTGAGAACGCAAATATGACGGTGTAATACCGAATTCTGTATCAATGAACACACAAACTGCGTCTGGGTACTTCTTCAGATAAGCAGCGACGCCGACTAGACCTAAGTTTGATTTAAAGTGCTTAGATGGACCCGCTAGAACAGTTAACCCTGAAGTCAAGCCACCATCTACTTCACCACTGAATGCAATGTTAATCGCAGGTACATACGTACGAGTGTGGTCTTTGTCAAACATAAACTGGCTTTCAGAAAGAACTTGCGCGTAACCAGAAGTGCTCGACTTTTTCAGTGATTTCATTAAATCTGACATTATTTTACCTTTTAACTAAGAAAGGAGCAGCAAATTGCCACCCCTTAAATTACAACAGAAACTAAACTAGGCTTTTTTCGCAGTTTTGCGTTTGCGCTTCGGCTTTTCTTCAATCTCTTCAACTTCTTCGTCGTCAGGATCTTCTTTCAGCTTGCGAAGCTCTTCAGCAACACGCTCGGCAATTTGCTCTTCTAGTTGAGCTTCGATGTCACCAGCAATTTTTTCTTCAGCTTCTTTCATGTCTGATTCAAATTTCTTAGACATAAGCTGTAGGCGCTCAGTAACTTCGTCTGGCGTCAACCACAAGTCTTGGTTATGGTTGATGATCTCGTCGATTTCGTCAGCATCGAAGAACGGCTCGTAAAGCAAACCACAAACGCGGTTAAGATGCTCTTCATGTGCCTTAGCTTGTTTCAACGTGTCAGGCATTTTACCGATTTGACCACCGCTAGATGTGTGGAACATAAACGTTGCAAATGGCGATACGTGCCAGCCGTTACAAGCAAGGAAAATCATAGTACCTGCGCTACATACTTCGCCTTCAGCGCACGCAATAACCGCGCCCGCTTTAGATTGCATGATTGCATCACAGATCTGACAAGCAGCAGCAAAGTTACCGCCAGGTGTGTTCAAGTGCAAGTAAACCAAGTCCGTTTCAGACGCGGTATGTAGAATCTGAAGCATTTCTTCATAATCGTTTGGCTCTTCAATCGGGCCGTTGATGTAGAAATCATGACGTACAGAACCTGCCCCTGCATACCATCCAATGTTGTTCTTAAAAATCATAAGTCACCCTTTGTTAACTTTTCAATGAAAATCGTTGAGCCATTTTGACATTCAACGACCTCTGATTCCACTCTGTGAGGGAAATGCCAGAATATTTTAGTCAAATCAATTGTAACGTCGTACGATTCAATTTCTTCAACGATTGTAGTTTTATATATGCAGTCTGCAAAAGGTAATGCAGACTCGATAACACTAGGGCCACCGATAACACTTATTTTATCAAAGCCTTCGATAAGATAAACATTTTCGATGTTCTTAATTAACGCTCCGAAGTCGTCACACGAACAGTAAACATCGGCACGCTGACCATTTCTAGCCGTCGCTGTATCGCTGCTACTAAGCACAATGTGAGGACGATGGGGCAACTTACCCGGTAGTGATTCAAACGTCTTAGAACCCATTACAAGCACGCTATTCATTGTCGCGGCTTTAAATCGTACTAAGTCTTCTTTATTGTGTTTCCAAGGGAGTGCGTTTTGATTGCCAAAAGGGGCATGTGGTGATTTGCTCATAGCATGTGCAAAAACGATTTGAACTTTCATTTAATCTCCTATAGAGAGAACAAAGGGGCTGTTAAGCCCCTTTCCATTCATTAATCGTCGCCTAGCTCTAGGTCAGCAAGCAGTGCGTCTAGCTCGTCGTCAACAGAGTCAGTTACTGGCTCTGAATCAACGTCTACTGATGCCGCCGCTGGCTTAGCAGCCGCTTTTGGAGCATTTGCTTGAGCAGGTGCAGAAGTGTTCAGTTGCGCTTCAAGATTCTGAGCAGCCGATGCTTTTGGCTGAGCCGCACCAGTTACTTGCAAGAAGCGTTTCTGTAGTTCAGCTTCTGATTTGAAAGCTGAAGGCGCAATGATTGCGTTCAGATCGTGCATTGCATCCCAAACTTCTTTAAGTTTAGCTTCGTCACCGCCGTATAGCTCAGTGCTTGGGCCGAATTTAGAGTCGTCGTAGTTAGGGAAACCAGATACTTTCTTAGCTTTCAAGCTGAAGTTAGCACCGTCGAATACACAAGTCACGTCCATGCCAGGTACACCTAGATCTTCGTCTGCTTGAGCAGCTTGAGTGATCTTGTCAAGAATTTTCTTACCGAAGCGGTATTTGAAAACTTTGCCTTCATTTTCTGGCGCTGCGTCATCTTTGATTACAACGATGTTAGCCCAGTATGAAAGAGTACGCTTGCGTTTACGCGCAATGTTTTGATTGTCTTCGATCTCAGTTTTCCAAAGCTCGCCGTTAGCTGCACAGCATGGACAAGGAAGATCGATAGTCGATGGACAGTTTTCGATGAACCAGTTGCCGTTTTCTTTGAAACCGTGAGTGAAGATTTTTACGAATGGTAGGTCGTCTTCGCCTTTTGCAGGAAGGAAGCGAATCACCGCAGAACCGTTACCTAGTTTATCAGTGGTTAGTTTCCACTCGTCAGCGTTGTCAAATGACTTTTTGCTTGACATTTTTTCTAGTTTTTCTTGAAGTTGTGCTGGAGATTTGCGTTTGAACATAGACATATTGTATATTACCTTGTATTGTATAGTATGATATTGTATCGTATTGTGTTTTATATTTTACTTTGATTTTTTACTTGAATAAACAATTCTTTCGCAAGTTCTTCGTCGATTTTCAGCAACTTATCGTATGCTAAAGCTCGCGTCTTGAACTCGTGCCAGAAAATGTCATCACTGTATGTCTTGTCGATTACAGGGACGAAGTTCAAAAGTCTATTCAGAATTACGAACGTCTCAATCGAGATAGTGTTTCGTAATACGAGTTGCATTATAACTGGATGCCCTTCGCCTCTAAACAAATCTTTGAATTTTTTATTCTCTTTATTTATAAGAGTAAAAATCGAAAGTAACTCGTTTTTGTAGTGTTGACTGTAAATTTCCAAAAATCCCGTATGTTTCAACCAGAATTCATGGGCGTCAGCACCCGCTATCTCGTATGAGATAGCGTTCGGGTTAGCTGCTAAGTTGCTAACAAGCAACTGATAGCAATCGTTCAATGTTAGCCGTTTGGCTAGCCGTTCAAAAAACACCTTATCTGAACGCTTCTCGAACGCAGATCTAGGTGTTTTCATCCCGAGTTTGTACTTGGAGATGTCGTACTTGCCACTCATATGCGCTTTGACAGCGCAATAGACGCGAAATACGCTATACCCATTGACCCAAGTCCGAGGCAGAACCAAATCGACTTCTAATAGTCTTTTCATTTATCGCCTCAGTCTCAATTTTGTCTCGCAACGTCTGATTAATCAGATACGGGAAGCGACTAATGTCGTAATCGTATTGCTCAATAAAGAATAAACACGCTTCAAGATAGGTCATGGCGGGACAGCTATTGTAAATCTCTTCAATTTCTAGAGAGATTTGCTGTCTAAGGCTACCTTTAATAGGTGGCACTAAATCACCAAGCTCTTCTTTAAGAACGTAGTCTTCACTCTTCATCAAATAGCTTCTCGTATAGATTGTCGATCTTCTCGTACTTCGCCTGTTCTTCTTGGCGGTTTTGCTTGTGATACATTTTCACAACTTTATTGAAATCAGCAGGCTTGATCTCAAATTCTTCTTTTGCGCGGTTTGCAATGTCTTTGATAAGATCGCGCTCAGAATCAATACGCAACAAAGATGCAGAAGCTTCCTTAACCATGTTAACTACTTCTTGCTTGTCTTGCGGAGTTGAAATTGTTTCGTATTCAAGAATGTCCATCGTTACCTCAATATGTTTTGTTCAATGTCGTTGTTTCGTGCTGCTCATTATACAGAAGCACGTTTCGTTCTAAACACTTTTTTTAAAATTCGCTCATGCTCTCAATCAGCTTATCTAACTTCTTAGAAGCGAAATACATCATGATTTTACTGCGAGGAGCAGGCTTTTGCGTTTCAAACTGTTCGATAATACTATCACTGATATGCTCAGGGATAAACGCAAAATCTAACAATTTTCTGTTTTCTTCATAACGAGCGTACTGCTCGTCGGTTAAAAGCTTTTTAAGCTCTTCTGGCGTTGATGTCATGAGCGTGCGAAGCTCTTCTTTGCGAACAGAAGGCGCTCGTCGACCATCGCCATGCGTGTAGTGATCGCTCGGCGCTTTCAACGGAGCTATTCCGTCTTTCTTATCGCCTTTGATGCACTTGTACATGATGTCCATTTCTGGTGAACCATGTTTTGGCTTGACCCACTTCTTCTGAATAGGTGACCATTGACTTACAAGTTTGCTTGTGTGCAACTGAGTAAAGTCGCCATCCGAAGAAGTAATCAACACTGGTACGTTTTTGCTCACGTAGTAATTAGTCAGCACACCAATATGGTCATCGGCTTCAACGCCTTCGATGTCCATGACGTAATACGGCATATTCTGCTTTATTTCGTCTTTGATTTGTGCCATTGCATCGAAAATAGTCTCAAAATCCCAACCAGATTCGTCACGCTGTTCACTACGCTTGAATTTGTAATACCATGCTTCTTTCTTGCGCCAATAACCGCCTTTGCCGTTATCAATACACAAGATGATGCGTGGATATTTAATCTTGTTTTTAAGCACGTTACTTCGTAGCGTGTTCAAAACGATATGCCGAATCAAATCGACTGTAAGCAAGTCAGTTGGCTTGTATGTCGCCATGATTGTACTCAAAACAATCTGACTGAAGTCAACGAGATTAACCCCCGCTGGCAAGCCGTCAAACGATTTTGTCTTTCGTTTGAAGAAACCCTCTAAACTCATGTTACCGTTTCCTATATGTGTATATCGTGTGTCTAAATAT